AAAAAAAAAAAGCCCCGAAGGGCTTAGACGTAAGTTTTACAAACCGTCAAAAAGTCCACGATATCCTGTGGTACCACAAAGAACAATTTGTCTTCAGCCGACATATTGTTTTCAAACTCATCGATGAAACGTTGCACGTCACGATTGTATTTTGCTACGATTGCATTAACGTCGTTAATGAAGGTATGCAATGCCTTTAAGTATTCCTTTGGTTTGGTTACTTGAACACCATTATCAAAGTACACTGTTTGTTCATTTTCCCAGTACACGCAACGTTCATTAAGTGCATTGATCATTGCACCTTTAACTTCGTGCATAGCCTCTAGACAAGCGACGTATTCATGGTCATTTAGTTTTGCCATTACTGCTGCATGCTTTTCTTGGACGGCTTTAAATGTAACGCTGTATTGATTGTTCATGCTAGGTACTCCAGTTACTGAATTTTATTCGTCGGCTTGACTTAATTTACCAAAGTCTATACCGTGTTGGATTAGGGGTTTTATTTGGGATGCTTCCAATATGTGCCTAGCAAACTCTAAGAACTTAAGTATGTCCTCTGGTACTGTAATACTATCTTTCACCTCTGCCGTTAGTGCAGCTTCGTGTAAATCTAAGAAAGCTATTAATGCAGCTTGGTATTTGCATACGGCACCGTTTAAGTGTTTTACAAATAGTCCAAAGGCGTAAGAATAATCTTTAGCCTCAATTTCTAGTTTATCTGATTCCCAGTCTTTGCAACGAAGATTAATCGTATCCAGCATGGCTTCGCGACGTACATACATTGCGTCCAAATCGGATGGGAAAGCACTTTCTATTTCTTTCTCCTTATTAGCAGCATGTGCAGCCATAATGCTTTTTAATGTATCAATATAAGTTTTGTTCATGTCGTGTATCCTTTTATAGTTTTATGAATAGAAAGCTTTATGCTTTCTTACTACTTTGAGGATATATATCTACAATCTTTTCCAGCCATTCTTTACAATAGGGGCATAAAAAGGAGGCCGAAGCCTCCTAATAACCATCACGTAAGAAACCTATGGCTCGACAGTAACCAACAGCAACCGCGTCTATAGAGTGCTCATCTAATTCATACTTCAGTACGTTAGGTGCCCAGATTAAATCAGGTAGAGCTATAACGCTATCCCTGACGTTTTCTTTAGAACCCTTATAGACAGCAGCTCCAACTGCTTTTTTTGCCGTCAGTGGATCTACAGACTCATAGATCATAGTAGGATCATGAGCCCACAGAGCTGCTTTAAGAGCATCTCTAACTTCCACCAATGCTTCAAATGCTGCTGCGAATCTTCCGACAAATGGAGACTCTGCTATAAACAAATGAGGTTGTAGTTGATACAGTACAGAACCCATATTCATGTAGATCTGATGTAACCTTTCAGCTTTAGCCCCATACTGCTCAAATCGTAAGGAGTGTGTGTTAACTCCACGCCCCACGTTTAGAGTGAATGCATCACCCACAGTTATTTGTTTCAGCACCGGATCTATCAACATTAAAGCAAACCCTAACGTAGTAGAACCTGGGTCGATCGCTAGTAACCTTACGCGTATATCAATAGGTGGGTTAGATAGCTCCCACATACTAGTTAGTCTTCGTGACTAACGGTTCAGCTACACCAGCATCGATACTAAACTGAGTACCCATGTTTGCAGAGTTGAAGTCAATGAACAAAGTAACATACTGAATCAGCAGTGAACCCATCATTTCAGTAAACTGGAATGTAGCGCCGCCTGCACCTTCAGCTGTAATGTTGCGTGGGAACGCAGCTACTAAACCGACTTCAGAGATAACCGCTAAGTCTTCATCGCCATCGATAATACGAATAGCACTAACGTATTCATTTACGTCCCATTCCGTGAAAGGAATAGTAGTTAAACTAGATACGATAATTTTATCCGCATCACTCAACGTAGGCACTACCTGGTTAGGCACAATGACAGGAGGAGTAGGTTTGATGTTATCGTTGGTAGGAGAGAACGGAATGTATGACTCAACGCCATTACGTTTCTTATACAACATTTTCTTAGTTGTTGTATTAGCTTGGTCAATAACTTTACCGTAGTAAGCAAAGTAGTTTTTACCACCATGTTGTTCTTTACGGCGAAGACCAAACTTTAAGCGTTGCTCTGCTGTCAAGTCATTGGATTCTAATCGCAACACGAAAGGGCGAATCGCATACAAACAGGCAGATGTAGGTTCGAATTCCTCTTCTACTATTTTAGCTCTACCGCCAGCCGATGCACCGAGCGTGTGGCCACCCACACCAATAACAAAATATTTCATGTGTGCATACACACCAGGGGAAGGTACTACACCCGGCTGAATGTTTAACGCTTCATTGATGGTACTGTTGGTTTCGTACAAGTACGGGATGCCCTGAAGCATCGCAGTCTGTAGTTCGCCACCATAACACGTGCGAGTAATCGAAAGCATAATAGCCCCTAAAAAGTTTTAACTGTACTAAGTCCATATGATTAGTTAAAAGACATAATGGGCGGTAGTACTACGTTAGTTAAATGCCAGAATTGTTCAACTGAGTGGTCGAACTCATCACGTATAGTAAATTGTTTGTTGTCTATGTAGACTAGGCTATCGGCTATTTTAATAATAGCTGTGCCATTAGCGCTGAAATCTATTTGCTCTATCTCTGAAGATACTAAGCCTAAGCCATAAGTAATATTGATAGCAGCAATGACTTCATCTATTGTAAATACGGGACCATTAACATAATTGATTTCATTTCCGATGATCTCAGTTATGTCTAAACGATCGTACTCTAAGGGTACGTTACCGTAGTAAGCTTGGTCAGGTAAAGCATGAACTGTTGCAGCGGTGTTCTTCCCAGTAGTAGATGTGTCGATTGCTATCGCACCAGTTATACCCACAACTGTGTACGTAAGATCAGTTCCATTGTTTTTATTTACCAACAACAAAGCTATCTCTGAGGAAGGTTTATTAAGATCTATCCGTGTACTCATAGGGAATTCCTAAAGGGGGTGTCTAACCCCCTAGGTCATTTAGTTAAAATAATTACCATTGGCTTGTAGCGTAAAGGAAATCATTTTCTCGGTACCAGTTGGGTTATGCTTAACGTAAACAGTAAGTGTAGAAGATACTGAATTACCATCAGTAGCTTTAGCAGCAACACTAAATGCAGCTACACCCATCTCCACATAAGCAACAGTCATTGTGGTGTTTACTGCATCTAAACTACCACTACCTAAAACGTACTTGAATGAGTACTCACTTGCCACGCCACCGTAAGGTAACCAGTAGTTAGCTATCTCATTCAGTTTGGCTTGAATTACAGGATTAGGAGACACCGATAGGATTTCTCCTGCTGGTGTAAACTGTACCTTAATTCTAGACTCAAGTGAACCAGTAGTAATAGGACCGCCTTTTACTATCTTACCAGTAAATGCAGTAACAACCTCACCCACTTTGTACCCTACGCGATTGATACTGTTCTCTAAGTCCAGATAAGTAGCATCAGTAGCGCTAGCCAATTGTGTATCGCTGATTAACTTAACGTTTACCCCAGTAGAGTTAAATGTGCTATACAAACGTCGAATGGTATTAACGCCATCACTAACTGTCCATACTACTAACCGCTCACCTAAGTGTAAATCATCGTCAGCTACATGGACTGAGGCTAAGATCGGCAATACACTAATGTTACTAAGAGCACCGTCGAAATTAACTAAGTCAGCTTCCACTAATTCAACTGCATACAAGCCAGGTTCAATGGCTTTAATGTTTGCGTTGTTAAACAGGTTTTGACCAGCGACAGTTAAATCTAAAAATTTAATACTAAACCCAGACGCAGGTTCACCTCCACCTCCGCCCCCAGAGGATCCACCATATTTTTTAGCTAAAATGAACGCCTGTTCTTTATTTAGACGTCGTAAAATATCTAAAGCTTGTTTAGAAGAACCCATGCATTACTCCTACTGTACTATTGTAAAGGTTGGGTTAAGCTTCAACGTATTAGCGTAGACTTTACCATTAGGATCACGGAATGACACCACGCCTTCCCACTTAGGAGTAAGGTTGGCATTACTTGCAGCAACCGCTAATACAAAATCTGTACCTTGAGTCCAATCCTTACCTGCGGTGGCAACTGTACCGTAATAATTGGTTTCTAACTCACCAGAGGTTGTCACTACCTTGAAATGCCAACCCAAAACCGCAGAGTTATCATCCATTTTAGGCATAACGAATACTTGACCGTCGTCGTAGATGGTCTCATCCCCAGTGTCGTCTGAATAAATCCCCAGTTTCCAACCACTATTAGAGAAATTCATAAATGCTACTTTAGCAGAACCATCATCAGGCACTGTATCAGTTATGGTAACTTCTTCTGCCCAGCGATTAAAGATACCAAAGTCATTACCCAATAATTGTTGAGCAATCATTTTAGCAGCATCGAAGTTCTGAGTAACTGAAACGTCACTAGATTGAACCATTACCCATGGGCTTTGATATGGGTTTGGTAAACTAGAATTACAAGTGCGACGGAAAGTCAAACCAGCATTGAAAAACGTAAACTCAAACCAAGTACCACCTGGTGGGGTGTAGTTAATAACATCAGGGGCTCGAATTATATCTACCCGCAAAATGCCGAATGGGTTAAGACGATGTACTGGTAAATCAAAAGTACTTTCCATTAACCCTGATAGGTAACCAGCTTGTTGCCCGATGTAACTACCAACAGGCATCGTTGCCATGTTAGCACCAGACATCCAGTTACGCAGTGTGGTCCAAGGAGCACTATCCCAATCTACCAACTGAATGGCACCGCCACTGGATTCTGCTAACTCAATCACATCTAGCTTTAACTGGTCTACATCAGTGCGTAACCCATTGATCAAACCCATCATCACGTTTAAGATGTCTGGGTTGTTCTGAAATGCTGCTGCAATCTCTTCGATTGTATCTAATGCTTCAGGAGCTGCACCTATCCAGTCTGCCAATGCTGCATCAAATGCTACTGAGAACGCTTTAGGAGACATTAGAGAGGTGTTATTGGTTTTGTCTACTGCTTGTATAGACGTAGCAATTAAACCCCGTATAAGCTCTTCTACGGCCGTTTGATCAGTGCCTCCAGCTGCTTTCCAGTTATGTACTAAACTAGTTGCAGGGGTAACAGTAGAAACATATACGTCGTTACCTACTCTGGCTTCATAAAAGTATTTACGTTCAGGTACTGTAAGAACGAACACTGATGTCAACGCCACTAATGTTTGATTAGCAACTATCTCCTCAGGGATACCCAACTCAGCTACAGTCGCCGTGAAGTAAGTTACCCCTTTAACCATTTTAGTGTGGCCAATCGCAGAAGGGATAGGTTCAATCAGGTTAGGGTTGGATGTCGCTAAAGGTACAGCATTTAAAGCAGCAGTAGTTACTACTTTAATCCATGGAGGATTGGTTATCTCTCCATCACCTATCATGACTTGTGAGTAGGTATGATTCCATTCACGAGTGACTACTTTAATGCCAGTTTTATCCACTACATTGATTTGCAGCAAACCTAGAGTATCGCTAGTAGCAACACCTAAAGCTGTATCAGTGAGGTGGCCAGCATAAATACCAGGGACTAGAGTATTCACAACAGCAACATCGTTAGATAGTAACTTTGCGTACTCTGGTGACTGGAAATCACGGATGATTGTAATAGGGATATCGATACTACCATGGATACGTTCTAAGAACCCAGCCATAGCTATCGACATCTGTTGATTTAACATAGTTCTTTGCATAATGCCTCACCTATACTAGGGGCAGTTGCCTACCCCTAATGGATTTAAACAGTTAAATAGACTGCCGTAGATAACTCTAAGTGGTCTTCGACATTAAGTGGATCTTTAGGTGTAGCAGTAAGCTTAATCACCAACGCACCAGTGTGCGCAAACCAGCTTGTACCGCCAGATGCATCAGTAGCTGGTACATAGTTACTAGCACCGGGGAATAAGGTCTCTAACATGGATACAGGAGCATCTGCGGTTTTACCACAGGCAATAGAGATCCACTGCATACCTTCTTCATTTACGAGATACGTAACCCCGTCAAATTCAGTACCCGTCAATACGCCATTAACCCGCTCAGATAAATTATAGTCATCGATAAACTCGAATACTCTAGTTACCCCGCCATAAGTTAATTCAATCCCTACTGTGAACAATGCGGAGAACTCATACACAGAACTTTCATCATCTGGTATTAGGATAACTCCTAATTCTACATTAGACACACAACGTTCAGGGAAACTAAACGATTTCATAGTAGGATCTAAACGATCTACTTCAGGTAACACGCCAACTAGCGGACTTTTTCTACCAATCTCTTTTACAACACGTGCACCTAATTGCAGTTTGGGATTAGCTTTGATTAAGTCATTAGCAGCTGAAACAGATAAGTCGTGGTTGATCTGAGCAGTACCTACAGTTGTACCTAACTCAGGTAACTGTGGAATACGGCTATCTAAAGTTTTAACTAACCGCAGTAAACGACTGTGGCGACGACCAGTACCAGTATCGGCACAAGTGATACGCATAACTAATTCATGCTTATACACACCTGATACACCAAATGCATAAGGGTCTCTAATGGAAACACTGAAGTCAGTGTTCATTACTACGCCATTGTAATTGGATGGGTTAGGGCCTAACGGTTCACCATGTGGCATCGTGTGACGATAGAACATGCCTTGACCAGCTAAGGTTTCTACTTGCCAAGTTATGTTCGCTGGATCTGTATTAGGAGCACCAAAATCCAACCACGTACCTGAAGCTACCACTATCGCGCCTCTGGCTTCCCACTCCACGCGAGTATCACCACTGTAACCAGCTGAGTGTACCGCATTTGACAGGATGTACCATTCTGCCGGACGACCTATGTCAGCATCTTTAGAAGTTACCCAGAAGATCAGCCCATTGGTAGCATGTCTTCCAATCATCCAGTCAGTATGCACGCTGTACATACCTAACCATTCTAAATATGGGCCAGATAAATCCAGAGGTAACGACGCCATCTCTAACTGACTAATGAAATCATACTGCGCAGTATCGTTGATATCTGCGATGTTATCATGACGAGTAAGTAAGAGTTGTTCTTCAGGAGGTCGTTGCCAACCAGCCCATAGACTATTGGTGTCCACCATATGGGAGTTCCAATTAGTGGTGTAAACTCCTCTAGATGTATACGCCGTTCTGGTTTGATAGGTTACCCCATCGAAACGCATATGTTCTATTTTTAAAAGAACTTCTTCGTCGTAACGTAAGCCGCCACACATGCCAGCTAAATTAGGTAACCCAATCTGACTAGCTTTTACAAAACCAGTGTATGGACCTACAGCTAAGGCTAACAAATCAGCACGGGTATTACTAACGATTGCATCTACTGCTGGACTAGGTACTCTTAAATTAAGCGCACCCAGTATGCCGTGTTTGGCTAACAGAGCTGATAACTCTCCAGTAGCTGCGGCTGCCTCAGCGATGTCTTCTCTAAGGGCAGTGGCTAATTGATCTAACTGGTCAGCTAGAGACTGTGCCAACTGTGGGATGTAGTTACCAATCTTTTCAATCGAATTGAGATCATCTGGTGCTGAACCTATGTTAGCATTCAGAATACCGCTAGCTACTAGCGCAGCGGTTTTAGGACTAATGATCTTATCATCAATGGTAGGATCAATGGCTTCCATCGCATCAGCAAATAACGCAGTGATTAACTGAGCCACCTCGTTTTCTTTCATACCAGCTTGCGCCATGATACGCGCAACTAAGTGGTCGATGGATTGCAAGAGGGCATTTTTAACGTCTTGACTAATCATGGAGTAACATCCTCATCTGGCACCAACGCATTCATTCGGTTAGTGATCTGTTGGAAAAAGTCAGTCATTTCAGTTTCATGACCACTCATATCAGCAACCAGTTTACTGAGTGGAGGTAAGTTACCGTTTTCAGTTGGGATAATCGTATCGACATTCCCTTGGGTAAACTTGTTGAGGACTTCTGCGCTCTTTTCTATATTAAGTAAAGCTGCCTCTCTGCGCTGGCGTTCTTGTTCTGGTATCATAACAGCTCCTAATAGATGGGGGCGAACCCCCATCGGGTTAATCTACTTTCCAAAGGTTAAGTTCACAATGTGTCATTGGGATACCCATAGCTTGCTGCGTAGCAGAAGCTGCGGACGAACCATCACCACACTTACCTAGACCAAACGTTGGTACTGCCTTCAGACCATACTGTTGTAAGGCAATAGACGACTGAGTACCTAGAGTGAAGTAACCTTCAATAAAGGTCTTAGACATCCCCTCAGAATACTGCACTGACGATACTAACAAATCCCTACGCTCGTTGTTAGAGTACAGTTTGATAGCGTTTGCCTGGATACCAAAGTTTGCCACCCAACCTCGGATGTAGTAAGTACCAGTAGGCAGGATTATGTTGTTTTTATTCAACATAGCTCCAAGCGCATTATCTTCTAAGACGTTGAGCTGTCTACCTAACCATGTCTTACCAGTAAAGGAACCACCGTTCTCATACGTGGAGTTAGCTATACGGCAGTAATTGGACTTAACAAAAGCTCCTAATTGCTTAGGTGCTGACAGTGAGTTAATACGAATCAGCTCACCACCGACTAAAGGTACGTTAAAGATAACCTTCTCTGGTGGAGTCTGGAATCCAGTAGTAACTAGTTGTCCGTTCTTAAAGATCTCAACCATGCCAGTATGAGGAATGTTGTTAAACACCGTCTGTCCTGGGTTAGCAACAAAATCTAACGGTGTAGCAACCTTCAGTGCTCCGACAGGATGGAAACCTACCACGCCACCAACTTTACCGTAATAGGTATTGTCTTGGGCTAGAGCTTCTGACTCTAAACCTTTAACAAACACCCCACCTGTAGACATCAACACAATACGAATAACGTCTTGATCTTTACGAGGAGTTAAGGTAATAACCTTAGTTGGGTCAGTTAAGTTTAAACGTGACTCGTTGAGTAAGATACCGTTGGCAAAGAATAACACCCGGTGTCCAGCGTGCATAGCACTAAACTCAGTTTGTCCTTCAAACGCAATTACGTCAATGAACGTACCTAACAGTGGATTAACTACAGCGCCTGCATCAACTATGGTACCTGTGTTCAAAGTCAAACGCAGATGACCATCGTTAGCATCAATAGCAGCACTTACTACATAAGCACCAGTTACACCAGTATCAAATACACCACCAGAGTTCATGGTAATGATTAGGTGACCGTTGGCATCAATGACAGCATTAGAGATTGCCAAGTTAGACATAACCGAACCACAGTTAATCGTAGTTAAGTCTGTCAGCGTCAGAATCAAATCACCGCTAGGATTTACCTTAGCAGTAGTAATGCTGTTGGCATTGGCTGTAAAGCCTGCATCAATGGTAGTCTCATCTGAGAAAGTAAAAATCAAATGAGAAGACTGGTTGATAACAATCCCTGTGATTCTTGGAGGTAGTGCATCTGGGTCTATCGGAGTTACAGTGTTGATAGTGTATTTAACACCATTCTCTAACTCCATTTCAAACACACCTGGGCTGATCTCAGCTACCGCCTTAACGCCTTTACCAGTAATCACCGAACCAGTTGGAGCAAACGCCATTACTACTACTTGTTCTCCACCAGTAAATGCTGGATTGAACTTAATGGAATCGCCAGCTGATAAATCCAGTCTAGAGGCAGGGGCTAATACGCCGTCTACGAACACAGCAGCTTCACCGCTATGGGCAACGTTGTATACCGCTTGTGCAGCAGTAGCCACAAAGCGTTTTACTGAACCGATGATGTTATCGATGTCAATACGTGCTTGACCAGCGTTAATCGTTTCCCCTTTACTAGTGGATAAAATCAAATCACCAGAACCATCGATTACAGCACCAATGATTGAGGCACCATCCGCACCTGGGCTACCACGTACTAAACCAGCATTGTGGGTACTGTTATCACTATAAGTAATAACTAAGTTGTAAGCATTGTCAACAGTAACTGACTTAATACCTTTTAACTCACCTAAGGTGGACTCAGTGCCATCGGTGTACTTAACCTTAATCACCCCAGCTTCTGAAACTATCTCAGACACACCTAAGATGGTACCTAGTTCTACAGGGGTAGTTGGAGCAGTGTTATACTTAGCCCAAATCTTACCGTTTTCAACATAGAACTCAGTTAGATACTTAATAGTAGCTAACTCTACACCGACTGTAGGAGCTCGGTCATAGTACACGGTTAATACACCAGTAGCTGACATCTCTACTCGGTTTAAACCTTCACCACGCATATCTTCTTTAATACCAGAAGGTATTTCAGAACCATCACCTAAGATGAAAAAGATTTCATCGGCTACGCTATCATAACGAGCGCCTGTGATTACGACTGGTGCTAACCCGCCTACAGGTAAATCAATCTCTGCATTGTTGGTTAAGGTTAAGGTTAGAACGTTGTTAGCAATAACCGCAGTGGAGATACCTACACCAGGGTCACCTTTTAAGTTAGCTACAGGTCCTAAGTTGATACGATCAGCTGGAGCAGGTTGGTTAGTGAGAGCAAATAACTCATTACCCACCACTTCCATACCTAAGATAGAACTAAAGGTCGCTATCTCAATATCCAGAGTAGGCGCAGAGGATTTAGCATACACTAACTTACCATCTACTACTCGCAGACTAGCAACACCATCTACCCCACCCAAGTCCACAAAAGTAGGAGAGTTAGAATACTTAATCTTAAGTTTACCATCTTCTAACTTAACTTCAGCCACACCGACACCAGCTAGGGCAGCAGCACTACCAGCATCTAGCTCAGTACCACTAGCTAACTGGAAGAATAAATTCCCCTCTCTAACTTCAGTGCCTACAACTGAGTCACCTACCACACGACCTAGGTCTACTGGGACGTCAGGAGCATCGCTGTATTTAAGGATTAAGTTGGAGTTAGTGATTGCTGCGCTAGTAATACCACGACCAGCTAAGTCTTCTGCAATACCAGCAGTCAGGGTGTTGCCATCTGACAGATTGAAGACTAATTCACCAGCTACAATGTTAGCGCCAGTAATACTGATGGCCATTAAACCGTTTACTGGGATAGGTATCAGCTCAGTACCTAAACCATCATCTAAAACAAAGTGGATATGGTTGTTAGAGATATATGCACTATCTAAACCTTTACCATCCCAACCTTTTAAAGAATCACGAGTACGTAAGATAACCCCGTTTGTTAAAGTAGTTTGCAGATACACGTCTGCTGGAGATTCCGGATCGGGATATAACTGCACGTCTAAGATACCCGCACCAGGGGCACCTGCGTCGCCAAAGATACGACCCAGGTTTTGCTCAGATCCATCAGTGTAGTAGATGGTGAATTCACCAGTGACTTGGTCTACAACCATAGACTGTACTGTCTTACCACTGACTTGAGTTAGTATCCGCTTTACTAGTTGATCCAAGACCCCTGTTAATTTTTGGTTATTCATAAATCTATCCCATTGTAAGTAAGACTAATAGTCTAATCATAAGATGGCCGAGACCATCTTACAATGTTAGTTTACATAATGTCCTAACTGGAGCTTACGGTCAGGAGTGAAACTCCCAGTGAATCGTTTGTAGTAGTAGTTAGAAATAGTAGCAACGCTACCAGTTAAACGTCTTGCGATGAAAGCGAAGTACTCACCGTTTAACATTCTAACGTTGACATACCACCAGATGGTAGTACCTTCAGCTGTGCAGGTCATAGTTGTAAAGTCAATAGTGTACACTGGCCCGTTATAAGGGAAGATACGCAGCTTACCATCATTACCAAATAACATCTGAGTGATTTCAGCTGTAGGCGCATAGGCAGTATCTGTACCCACACTCCACACGTGTTGCTTCAATGGCTCTACCACAGTTAACTGATTAGAGTTACCTATAGCACCATAGATCTTACCGTCTAAACCGTTCACTACGCAATCAACCCCAGTTGCCATAAATGGTAAGGTTTTGATCACTTTCTTTACAGGATTGTAAATATAGAAATCAGCTTCAGGCGTACGAGTGAAGATAAAGATGTTATCGTTTAACGGAGAGCAAATAGCGCAACTGAATATATAAGCTGCGTTTATGGTAAGTCCAAAAGTGTCTTTTCTCCAGCGGTTAGCTACAGGATCATAGAACTCAAAACCACCACGGGTATCAAAGTTAGACACAGGGATAAACATGATCTCATCAGTTAGAGGAGAACCCTGAGCAATCTCATATTTAGCAGTTACCGTACTGTGAGGAGCTCCTGGGATTAGTTCAACCACACCTTCATATTTAGCTGTGTCAATTTCTTCCGCTACGATTAACTGAATGCCATTACATCCAAACTGTACAGCGCCAGCGCTACCAGCAGCAGTAACGATAACCACTACGTATTCCTTAGCTGCTGCACCTGTAAGTCCTTCAGCCACCATGTCGTTACCAGACAACACCAGTGGGGCTAGTAAGGTTCTAGTGCCTCCTTCAACTGAATATAAGTTAGCTTCCGTAATTAGTCCATAAGTACCACGACTTAATCGCAATGCTTTAAGCGTTATCGGTAAACGTAACTCGACTTTAATCTCTGGAGTTGCAGTAGCCACAGAGTAATACTCGTTGGACTGTCCAGTGGCCTTGGAGTTCTTAAACAATGACAATGCCGTGGCATGCCCAGTTACTGGCACTGGAGCAGTTACGGTTATGTGTGGATCATGGATAGCTATAGGTCTAGGGAAATAATCATACCCTCCAGTTACAGCAGGTCTAACCCAACCACCTATAGGCATTGGGATAATCTGTACGTGTTGCGCAGCGTTATAAGCTGGCACATACACGCGACCATTGCTAGCCAACGTACTATGTTTACCGAAAGGTCTAGTACCACTACTAATGTCAATAGGGCTACCCAACTCAGTTTTGATTAACCCATCGTCAGATAAAAATACAAACTTTCTAGCTGTGTCTGGGATAATGTAGTTACCGCCATTGGGCACCTTAACCGTGTTAACATAAAGATTGATAGTACCGCAAGTATACGTGACACTAAAGGTACCAGCAACTGTTGAGATCGCAGAAGCTGGATTATACACAGCTGTTAACTGTTTCCAACTGTTGTCTAACTGCGGTGTATTTCTATTTAGATTAAGGGCAGTATCACTAATTTTCCACATCATCATGGAACAGACAATGTGGTGGTCAATACCCTCGCGGTTAATAGTGTACCCTAGATAAATGTATTTACCTGCTTTACCACGAAACAATAGAGTAGTTGGTGCAGTTAACACGAACTCTCCACGTAAAGCGGTACCTTGGTGCACACTGTAATCACCAGTTGAAACACTCTCTACCCCTAACCCGTTTAACACAACGGCATTATTTGTAACATCAAATAACTGTAACTCAGCCACGCCATCTACCGTATACTGAGTGTAAAACTCAACATAGTAATGCCCAGCAGGTAAGACAAAACTCTTATCTGCATTGAACGTAACTGGGTATGGCGATGGTTCATTTAAACCAGACACATCGTAACTGTTCCAGGCAGCGGTGTTAGTGCCTGGTAAGTAATACATTGCACCCACCGCAGTATCTGAAAACGGAGTTGTGCTCTTCCACGTAGTAGAAAGCACCTGGTCGTAAACGAATGTACCAGCTGGAGGTGGGGGAGGCACCACTGCTTCAGATAAGTCAATAGTTAACTTAAATTCGTTCACAGTTTCTGTTATGTTTAAGAAAGGTCCAACTCCAGCAAGTTTCTTAAACGCGCCAGTAGTATCATCTGCTAGTAGTCCCGTACCAGTAAACGCCGGAGGTTCTTTAGTAAAGGTAGGATTTACCCTACCTATGTTCTGTGATGTACCGTTATTAAAATTAACAACTAAGTCGTCACCGACGATAGCTGCACTGACGATGTCCTTAACTGGCAGCGGTGCAGGTGCAGGTAATTCCTTTTTTGCCGTGTCACTAAAAGTTAGTTCAACGTCACCACCTTCAGCCACTGTTACATCGGAGATAGTTCTAAGTCCTAACTTATCTCCAGGTATTTTCCTAACATCGTAAAAAGTGTTTTTCTCAATGTTCATATTACACCTTAAAGAAGTTTAATTTGGTATGCTCACTTTTGATGAGTACCTTAGATGCCATTGATATTGTATTTCTAGTGGCTACAACCGCATACACCTTTAACTCCACATCAGTATCTTCAGTGAGGTTGATGGTCCCAACCATAGGTATTTGGATGGTGCTAAAATCTGACTTGCCTGAGTACCCACCTAGGCTTTGTAATAGCGTAGCTCCGGCGGCTGTAGTCAAAATACAAGCTGCTCCAGCTGGGGCGGTTAGAGTTACAAACCCGCGTACCAAATACCTACCAGCTTTTATACGACGTCGTGTAACAGATATCTCCTCAGTGGAGTCGAGTCGTTTGGTTTCTAAAGGTACTAACGTCCATACGCTAGCAAGAACTTTCATAAACTCAGTAGCTGGCGATGCTTTAATGGCATACTCATCCAAACCGTCGATGCTGTATTTAGATAAAGACGCCGCAGGATAAGTAAGGGTAATTTCCCCATTATTATTCACTACCGTAAAGCCTTCGAATGCCATTGGTTTAGTGTAGTAATTACCTTGACCATCTTTAGCTAGATACCCACCTGTGTTGCCCCATGGGAAACTTAACCCTAAGTCGATTACCTCTTGTTGCCCAGCGTTCAGTACACTGTTATCATTTAAAACCACATTAAACGTACGAGGGTAACCTTCACCACTAAACGTAAATGATTTAATGTAATTACCAGTTTCAGTAGATTGTCCTACTAACGTAACTTCTTTTGAGTTGTTAGACAGTTCGAATGACTTACTGCCTGGCACACTCTCCACGAAGTATAACTGGAATAATGAAACCGCCATACGTTTATTTACAAGAGCATACTTGGTAAATAACAGTCGGTAATTAGAGTAATTGTGATTACCTATGTTGGTAAAGTAATGCGAAAGATCAGGAGTATTAGGCACATCAGTAACTGAATACAGATCTGTCCACTGAGCGTCCTCTTGCATTTTACCTTGTAACGTGTAATCGAGACCACGGTATCCATCAATAGTACCATCAGTTACTCTGAAGGCGTTGACCAGGAACGGTTGATTATCCACTCTACGAATGGATAGCCATTTATCACCAGCTGCCGTACTACTTGCCCATAAAGCCGATGATGTAGGCACATGGTTAATCCCAGGGAAAGCTTTCCATGCAGGGTAAGTACCAGAATAAACATCACTGGCCGCTACTGCGTACACTGCACCTACGTCTGCGGTTAATGGTGGTATGATACCTACAGCACCAGCAAAGTCACTTTCCTTTAATGGAGGAGAGAAGTTACGCACCCCTTTTAAATGTACTTTGTCAAATGCTTGTGGTGAGACCGCCTCTGTATCAAAGAAAGATAACGCGACCTCTCTAGGAATAGCAGCATCAAATCTAGTGAACTCATCTACAGGTGTAACGTAGTTATGGTCTAGTCTGATGAAGTTACAGTATAGCGAACTAGCACTATTGTAAGTGTCTTTCCCTCCAGTAATACCAAACATAGAAAACCCTGGGGATCCTACGTTAGTTGGAAAATTAAAAGTTCTGGCTAACTTATAGTTAACGTACACACTTACACGGTTGGCATCTTTTACTAACGCGTAGTGTTTAGGTTCATTTTTATTTAACCCTTCTGGGAAATCCAAAGAGAAAATTAAATCTAAATAATACCCAGAGCCAGTAAACCAGTTACGGTAAAAGTTTATACTACTAGATCCCATCGTCAACACCCAACCGCCAGCAGCTACCTGAGCGTCGTGAGACGCTAGTATAGTGATGTTATTGGTTAGGTGTGCGTAAATCTGTAAAGTCCAGGAAAGCGGAATTAAATTAAGGGCTGCATCTTCTGTCCTGTAAATGCAGTCTGCTAAATAACCAATGGCATCCTTACCTAACAACGTTTTGCCTGGGATAGGCTGGGCGCGCCCAGCTCCCACTAATCTAATACTATCGCCGTGGGTTGAAATTGGATCAACTATCCCATCGACTACTTGAAACGTCGGTAGTCTCATAACTGCCCCCTTATAACCAATCGGAATTAAGTGTGTTAACAACGTTTGATAATTGGAAATGTTGTACGATAACATACGGCGTGGTTGCTTCAGCACCAGTACCATTATTTTTAGCAGTGATGTTTAAACGAACCTCATCGCAGATAGCTGGAGTGTCTAAAAAGAACTCTCGAGTTATCCCATAGCTGTTCCTAGTGTCGTCTACTACCGTATGCAAGACTTCCCATTCAGCACCAGCTAGACGCCCTAGCAACTGCCAACTCTTAGGTGAATGGGTTGTATTATTATTGGCTGCCAAACGGTTAGTTAATTGGTATTTAGCTACCCGTTGTGGAGTGTCAAATGCCACGTTTAACCATTCACTTTTAGATGTCATTGTCCCTATTAAAAACTGACCAACTGCGCAGAGATAAGGAACGTCAGCGAATACGTGATGTTTAGTTATAGACAACCGCACAAATTTAGCAGTGACAGGAGTATCCAACCTGAACACCCTAAGTTCCGCTTGATTGTTGCGCATGTCATCGACTACAGTAGACACAGGGGTCCAATCAACTCCGTTGTCTGAGACTTGCACAGTCCAACTTCTAGGAGAGACTGCTAAGCTATAGTTACGGTTTGTTATGGAGTATGAATCAAACGCAACAGGTGTATCAAACTCCAACTGTAGCCACTGCGGAGCAGCTGGTGTAGGTGCCGCTGGAACAACCCAACCATTAGACGAGATACCAACGCCTAATGCTTCTAGACCGCTATACGCTGCACCGTAGTCTGAACTCCATGTTACGGTTTGTCCGTTTTGCGGTGTGGCTGTCATTGGAACGTTAGCTCTGGCTACAGCATCACCGAACGTAGTGGTGCCACCACTTAACCAACCATTACCTGTAGGTACAGCAGTAAATGCATTGAACCCTTTAGTACTACCATTAACCTCACTACTGTTAGTTACGGTTTGACCTGCTTCAACAGCAGAAGTCATTGGTAACGTTACACGTATCGCAATCTGACCAAACTCCCACTCGGCAGGTTTAGGCATTTGTTCTATGAACCACGCACTATCCTTACGTTCTGCAATGTAATCAAAACGGTAAACGCCAGGCGGTAAAGTATAGGTCATAACCTCCCATTCATTGCTACCTACCTTAGTAAGTACTTTATGGGCGTTCTCCATTACGTATGCACCACGATCTAACTTAGTTATCTTGAGTTTGGCATTCATAGGACTGCCAGCAGCTAGACTACATCTCCAGATACGGAAATGCGTAGCAGCACTCATGATCAAATAGTTAGACACACTAGCCCAGCGAGTTTCGTTAGCCAACGAGTTGGTGAATAGTGCACTACCAGTACCGCCACCTAAAGTTCCCTCTAAGTGTTTAAATGGGGCTGCTATTAGTCCTGCTGTTGGCAACACAGGAGCAATTACAGCAGATAAGTTATTATCTACCCACCATAACTCTAGAGAAGCACTAGGACTTCCTACGCCAACCTTAGAGAGACCACCAGTACCTTCTGTCTCTACCACTAAGAAAGTAGTAGTATCTTCATAGATTTCCAACACCCCTTCGTCTTGCACGACTACCGCTCTAGACCCGGTAACTTGCGTTACCCCTGACATGATATCAGATAAAGGATAAAGTGTACCATTGATGCTCAGGTAAACTCTAAACTTAGCTGCGTTAACTAAGGCTAAGGCGTATCTGTAATACCATCTACCACGTTTCAACTTAATCGAAGGTAGTTCATCTGCGGCAATACTACTATCTGCTCTGACCACGTTCCAAGGCACTACGTTTATCACGTTAGCCTTAAATAAGGTACGTTGTCCACCTGCTGGAACATGTAACAGATGGTGATAGTTAAGCAAGTTGAATGTGATATCATTATTGTCAGACGGAGTTAAACGGTTTGGTTCCACATAGATAGTGTCCTCATCTTCCGTCACATTAAAGTAACCAGCAGGGAAGTTAACAGGTAAAGCAGAAGCGGAGTTACCTGCCTTTCCTACTAACCAGTCAAGTCTACCTATACCTGGAGCACTACCGAAGGATAATGATCTCCAACGAATAGATTTAGCGATTACTGACTCAGCATAAATTACAGTGTTCAGTGCCATACCAGGAGATCTAGTGTCTAATGGCTGCCACACTGTACCACCGGGTGGTAAATATTCAATGATGTAGCTATGCGTGGTATAGTCAGCTCGTAAGTTCTGATACAAGTAACCCTTGATCTCTGCTGGTTTATCCAGAGGAAATTCAAACGTAACTGTTAATGCGCCTGATCCTAATAAACCATCACTAACAAATTCTACTTTACGGTTGAAGATACTATAGATGGGGTAAGCCGTACTCCACTGGTTAGAGGCTGTAACCGTTACACCAGTTACGGTAACCATACGTAAAGTGGTCAAAGATACATACTTGGGCGCTTTGCCAAACATGTATAATAGATCATTGTCTTCGTCGTAGAAATCTGTGGGGGTATCGTTAAAGAGATGAGGAAACGCAACTGGTGGCTGTAACTGTCCTTTACCTTTTAGTCTTGAAGGTATAGATACGTCCCACTTAGTTCTAGGAGTTAATATCTCAGTGTTATCACTTAAGACAGTTAATAACTCATCATTTTGTGTAAGAGTCATGGATTTGATTTGCACACCAGACATACCAAACCACGATCCCACATCGAACTCTACGTCATTGGCTTTATGAGCGATTAAGTTACCATTGCGCACTTCCAGATCTACAATCGCTTCTGGTACTTTTATTTCTGAATAGACAGCGTCTGAATCCAGAAAACTCAACATTTCAGTCTTATCCATTTTATACTCACTTCTATAAAGGTACCATATGAATCGGCACGCTTTGTTAAAAACGATGGCAACTCTAGGACTAGAGCAACCAAATAAATTTACCCAGTTTGATGGCAGAGTTTCAGTAAGTTACGATGCAGCAGCTAGTCAAAAAAATAAAAAGGATTTGTGGTGTGTAGACCTACCCTTCTATTTTTATTTAGATGAAGCTACTAAGTGCTCTTTTGTATATGTACCAAAAGGGTTCTTATCTGATGGCGCAACTGTACCTCGTATATTCTGGGGGCTAATACCACCATGGGGCATATACGGAAACGCTGCGATAGTCCATGACTACTTGTGTAAACACAAAGAGATAATCAAAGACGGAGTACGCATCAAAATCTCTAATGCCGAGATAGATAAAATCTTTTTCAACGCCATGACCGTTAGTGGTACTGGGCCTATCAAGTACCCTATATACTGGGGTGTTAGATTGTGGGATTTCCTAGGCCAACGTTAACCTAGTCCCTAAAAACTCATACAATGCCAGCATAAGGTAGGGGCGAACCCCTACCTTAGTTATACGTATTTCAGTTCTATAAACCCGTCTATAAATAGACAAGAGCTAGTTAAATGGATTCGCACTATGCGATACACACCTTGTCTGATATGTTCCACAGTACATCCTGCAATGTTCCACTCACTAGGCACCCCTGGTTTAAACTCCCATGGGTCAGCTATCACAGTTTTCAAAATATCTAGAATGACGTGTTCCTGTGCACCACCTGGAACTAGCTTTTCTAATCTATCTCGAATACCGTTAAACTCATAAGGTTTATACAGTAATTCTCCTGTTAGTTTCCCTCTTCGATAACCAGTTACCAAAGGTGCAGTTACGCTATCCTGCACTAGCAACCTTTCCAGTGAGTTAGGAGCAGGATCTTTAAATACCTTTAATACACCTGTCCATACATAGCTAGAAGGATCTAAAGTAAGTTCGTAATAGGTACGCTTACGGTTGTCGTAATCTTCCTTTACAATCTCATTGAATACTAAAGCAAACCCATACTTGGCATTCAGCGCTGATAAGACCTCATAACTGTTCACGTATTCATCGTAAGGCACAGACAACGATAACGCGTTAACAATCTGATTGATATCTACACGGGTGTAGTAGTATAAACGGTCACCACTGAAGATGCCGCCTTCTACTGCTTTAAGTCTAATCTCTGTATTACCTTTAGGGTTTGTAGACGGAGAGACAGACACAATCGTAATATCATCAGCAGTCACAGGTCTCTTCATACTAGCAGAGATGTGTTGGTAGATGATAGTTTTAGAAGGTAGGTTATATTTGTACATCATTATTCCTCGTAATGGAGACCATCTAAATCGGTTTGGTCAATTACTACTGCTAAGTCTTTACCTTCATACGGTTCTATGACTAACGCACCTAAATCATTATCCCACACTAGGTCACCAGCATCACCAGTATTAGGCCACTTAAACATAATCCTCGATAAAGATATCGGGATAGTCATATGTGCAGTTACACCTGAACTAACCACGTTAGGTACCTCTACGTCAAATTTAACCAATGGGATAGCAAGCGTTTTAATTGCATCTAAAACGGTATGCTTCTTAAGATCCCAGAAGTCAGTATACCAAGCTTGGAACTTAACATGGTCTATGCCGTATTTGATACTACCTAATTTAGAAAAGAGTTTAGTTTTTGGTGTTGCTATCCGAACAGGTTGTACGTCTAACGCATAGGAAGCGTTCTCGTTGATCGTTTGGATATACTGAGTGTCATAGGTACCTAACTGCTTCATGATGGTCAGCATAGCTTTCTGTACGTCTTTGAGAGCTACCTTTTGTGAGACATCATAACCTAAAGCTAAGTTCCATAGATCTACCATCAGGATCTCACAATCTGTTTCCACTAACTGCTCTATATCCCATCCTTTAGTTCTAAAGTAATCGGCGTATAAAGTACCAGTAGGATAAAAATCATAAGCCACGGTTTGATATACCCGCAGTAACAACCCTTCCATCTCATATCTAGCTCTTAGCTCATCTATGGTAGCCCACATAAGTCTGTGTTCTAACATGTTAGCATGCACTAGAGTCATCTGTTCATTAAAGCTTTCAGTAGAGATGATTAACCCTATAGAGATTAGGTTATCTAAGATCTTATCTATCTGTGCATCAGTTACGTATTTAGGATCCGCTAAAGGTCGTAGGTCTGCATATCTAGGTAACGGTTGGCGCAACACACTTCTAGCTTTAAGTCTAGGAATCTCTGTTAAGGTAACCCCCATTGTTTTGTTCGACACATACAACCATACTAACAATGCATCCTTTACAGTCATGGTCATTAATTCAGTAGTGTACGGGTTTTTCACATTAATAACAGATGTGTACTTACCGACATACGACAAATGTATCCAGTGATTGAACATCACCTGATCTAACTTGTAAGGTTCAGAGTTAGTAGTATCAATTACATCTGACTCGTACACTTTAGTAGGTAGTCTAGAAAGATTAGTCATAGCTAAACTAGTTTTAGCTTCAGCTAAGTCTCTGGTCAACACTAAGTCATTATCTTTAGCAACTGATAACTCTTTCTCAAAGATGTAATCTAGCTTACGAATAGTTTTACGATCTACGTTGTTTTCGTACAAGTTCAACTCAGTACGGATAGCTTCACCGAATGGGTTTAACTCTAATGGCATTAGAGAATCGTTCTGTCTGACGTCATAACTACCTAAAGGTAATTGACGTTTAGTCATGATAGCATCTAAGAGCGCATCAAACGTAACCTGCTTACCTGCGTTAGCATTAACCCAAGCTAAGTTACGATATAACCACATAGCTTGTTCTAAGTTAAGTTCTTTCTTAAACTTCCCTAGATACCCATTACTGTCTAAGTAGTTATAGACGAAATAAGTGTGTGCTTGATAGGTACGTAAGGACTCAGTACGTATCACGTTAATCATAACCGGGATAAACGAATACAACTTACCTAAAACCGCTAAATGGTATAGGTTATCGGTGTATTGGTAGTCTTTAACTAACCACCGATCTTGTGCGGCAAATAACCACTTTTGTAAGTTAGCCATTAAGTCTAACTCTTGGCTCTCTACTTGCTTAACATCATAATGCAGAATGGTATAGTCTGGGGCAGATAATGCTGTTGTAATGTCGACAGGATTTATTACGCCTCGTATTAAAGTTTCCATTTGAGGGTACTGAGTTACTAACTCTAAATAATACTTGCTACCAAAAGCATACTCACGAGCAGTACCACGATGCTGCATCATCTTCTCTTTAGTAAACGGAATTATTTCCATTGTATCTAAAGAGGTGATCATAATTAACTCATCGGTCTCATGATATATACCAGCCATATTCAGGTAATATTTCCAAGTCTCTGGGCGTTCGTTATCAACCACTATTCCAGTTACCGCAGAAGTTTCCTTAAGTGAGGCATTCATAGCTAATGCTGTGGCATTATGTTTTATTATTAAACTTTTAGCTAAAGTCATAACACTTGCTAAATATAACTGATACTTAAGATTGGACATATGTCCTCCAAACAGGAGTAAAATGATAATGGCAGAGAATCGAGCAAAACGTTTGCCTAAGTTCAGACAAACTACAGAAACAACAGCGTTAATCTCTAAACTGATGGCAGACCCTAATGAAGGTCGTTACACAAGAACACAAGGGACAGATGGCGTAAGTCCTGCTGCTCATTCATTAGGTGCTTTATCTAGTACTATCACTGGTTCTATTAACGACAGTGAAAACATATTAGCTACTCTACCGGATACTGAGTTAACTATGTTGGTTGTAGTTAGTTCCATTATGAGTCCTAACGACATGCGTAATGGTGAGCTGACTTGGAGTTATGATTATAATAAGATCTCTCCTGACTTAGGTGGCAAACTTTTAGATTATTTAAAAGTGTATTTCGAAGATGAATATCTAATCAAAAAGAAATTACCAAAGGCCATCGAAAACGCACTATTCAAAACTGGTAGCTATCCAATGGTAGTTATTCCAGAGTCTAGTGTGGATGACATGATTAACGGTAAGAGCGCTATCTCTACTGAGAGCATTAAAGCTATCTTAGATGATAAGTTTATAACTAAGTCTAAAGGTATCCTAGGTCCTGGGATAGATCCAAAAGTAGACAAAGTTCCGTCAAGTGGCATAGAATCTATGCTTAAAAACGACTTCAGAGTTAATGCCGCTCAAAGTGAATTTGACCCATTTGTTCACGTGACAGATAACTTAGATGCATTGAAGATTCCGTTGATCTTTGAACAGAAACGTAAAATAGCCTTAAGAAGTCGTCTAGCTGGAAGTGGACTAGAGTCTCTATACGATACTGGTAATTTAGAAATCTCCTTACATCGTAACAGAGCACTCACTAATAAAGAGATGATGCGCATTATGCCTTCTAGTAAGGCCTCTAGAGCTCCTATAGGTCACCCTATGGTGATTATCTCTCCATCTGATGCAATGATCCCAGCGCATAGTCCAAGTGCTCCTGAAGACCATCTAGGCTATTACATGCTACTGGATGATTTAGGGTATCCTTTAAGTAACGCAACTGATAGTAATTATTATCAGCAGTTACAAAACAAAGCTGGTGAAAAACCAGATGATGCTACATCAGCTATGTTAAAACGTAGCCGATTCTTACAAGAGGGCATCTACCAACAAGCTGGCGATGATCGTACGTTAGATGCATTGAGTCAGTCTTACGCTAAGATGTTAGAGATGGACTTGTTAGAACGTTTACGCAATGGTGTCTATGGCGATGCTGTTGAGCTACAACGTCCTGAAGAAATCTATCGCATCATGTTTGCGCGTCTGTGTGCTGGACAACGTACTCAGATTCTTTACATCCCTGCTGAACTAGTTACCTATTTTGCTTACGACTATAACAACTTAGGTATCGGTATTGGTTTGTTAGAGAAGTCGAAGTTCTTAGCTAGTATTCGTTCGATGTTAACATACGCTAACGTAATGGGTCAGATGAGTAACTCGGTACCTCGTCGTAACATCACCATTACCCTAGACGAAGACGACAACGAGCCAGAGAAAACTGTTAACTTAGTTTTGGGTGAGTACCAACGTGTAAACAATGGTGCATTACCTTTCGATGGTGGTAGACCACTGGACGTAGTAAACGGTATTCGTAACGCTAACACCAGTGTAAACGTAGTGGGTAACCCTATGTTCCCTGAAACCAACATTGCTATTGATGACGTTAGTTTAAACCGTCAACCAATAGACATGGCGTTAGATGAGGACATGGCTAAACGTCACGGTATGGCGTTAGGGGTAACTCCTGACTTGATCGACTCTACAGCTACGATTGAGTTCGCAGTACAACAGCTAAACAGTAACTTACTGTTCACTAAACGTATCGCGATGCAACAAGAAGTTACTAGTGGACATATCAAAGACCACGTACATAAGTACACAGTTAACTCAGGTACTCTGATGGCTGGTATGATTCGAATCATTCGTGAGTTCAGAGAAGGTGAAGAAGCTATTACAGCTACTAGTGCATCTCTGTCTGACACAGATGATTTGTTAAGTGGTTTAGATGATAACCCTGAAACTCCTGCTCCTGCTGTAGTAGATCCTAACGCTCCTCCAGGTACAGTTCCAGCACCTGCGGTAGAACCAATAGCACCAGCTCCTATGGGAGATGAACCTCCAGCTAGCGATGATCCATATTCGTTGTTGGATGTTAAGTTAGACTTCAATGCTAAACGCGAAGAAGAACAACTTACTGCTACTGATGGCGTAGATAAAGCCATGAACGAGTTAAGTATCATCGACGGTTTCTTAGAAACGTTATCGATTACTCTACCTCCTCCTGACTCTACTAAGATCGCTAACCAGATGGAAGCTTACAGTCAATTCGGTCAAGCGGTAGATGCTACATTACCTGCTTACGTGAGTGAAGAACTGTTGGCTTACAAGTACGGTGATGCAGGCAGAGAAAGTGCTCCTTTAATTATTACCATGATTAAGGGGTTCTTCTTACGTCAGTATCTGTCACAGAACAACATCATGCCTGAGTTAAAAGCTTTGGTAGCTGGTGATGGTGATGACGTTAAGATGTTGAACGTGTTGGAAGCTAGTGAGTTGCACTTAGACTCTATGGCTTCAACTGTAGGTAGTTTGTTAGAAGCTATCATGAAACGCTATGTAGTACCAGAAGGTGCAGACATGGATGGTGGATATGGCGGTGATGGTGGTGATTTAGGAGGGGATGACTTAGGCGATGGTGGTGATTTAGGTGGAGGAGCTGACGCAGCCGATGAACTAGATTTCGATTTAGACATAGGTGAAGACATTCCTCAAGTAGACGCAGATGCGGAAGCTGAGCCTGAAACTCCTGATGCTCCTGATGCTGAAGCAGAACCTGCTGCACCAGCTGAAGGCGAGGGTGATGTACCAGCGGAACCAGTTTAACTAAGCAAAAAAAATAGGAGCGAAAGCTCCTATTTTTGCTGTCTTACTAACTACATACGTAATTCCAGTTCAATATACTCATCGGTGGTGTCGTTAAACATTCCAAAATAGGATAAAACTGAAATTAGGTTAATTGTGTAATTTGTAAGAGGTAAACCAATTATGTCTAACCATAGATTTCTAGGTTTCTTCACAATCGTTGATTTCCCAATCTTCTCCATTTTGTCATAATGCGCCATAACCATTGTCTTTGTAAGACCTTTCGGTTGACGTGGATCCAATAGTGGACCATTTAGAATCTTTATTACCTCAACCACTTCCTTATAATTAGTAAGGTTTTTTGCTCGCTTTGTTTTGACTTGTACTTTAACTGAAATGAATCCAGCATTTTTAGCCTTATTCAATTCATGAATGGCGTATTCGCGACTTACTTTTTTATCTAGGTTAGACCACAATACTGCTAGATAAAATATATGGTTTTCCATGTCACTCCCTTTATTTTAATTGCAATACCTGGATATAGTCGTGGTTGAATACGTGATTGTAAATATCAGTAACTACCCCTAATGTAAACTCGTTTACATCTAAATCCTTGAATGGCATCCAATTTAGTGGTATTTCCCCAGGCCTATATTTAGGATCAAAGTGTTGATAGATTGGGTTAACTTTGGCGTAGTATTCGTCGATGTATTGTAGAAACCCTAATGGTCCGTAATCTATAACCCCCATGGTTCTTTGTAATTGCACAGCAGTTTGAATTAAATTATTATAGATAGCAATCCCTGCGTTGCTTTTAGTGCTAGGATCAACCCGTACCCCAGTAATTACAAACCCCATACCTAAAGCCTGTTCTAACTTTAGTTTGGCTACTTCTACTGGCACGTTAGGATCTAACGTGTTCCATAAAACACTGGCATATTCTATTTTAGGATTCATTTTAACTCCATTACGGTATATGTATTACCTTCCAGGTCAGAAGAAGTTCTTTCTCCTACCCACGTAGTTCTAACCCTGACTCCATCTTTAACCATGTACTTAGGGTGGTTACGATAACGATCAGCTGTTAACGTTTTACGATAAGCGATGCGTTGATGTCCACGTTTGGTAGTAGACTCGGTACACAAACGTTCTACATCTTTAACTGACTCGCTACGAGTAGGTAGCCTATCTAGAAAAATGATAGAAGCATGAGGTGCAGATTTTAACTTCAAGTTATCTCCAGCTTTCTTACCTACTGGTACTTCTTTCACACCTTTAAGTACTGGAGTAAGTCGGATAGACCTAGTGTAATCTAACCACATCTTTAGCATATACGACGAGGCATAATGAAGAGTAACTTCTTTATTGCCATCTGCGGGTTTACCATCTATCATCTCTACCGTTACAACTTTCAACACTTTAATGTCTTCATAGTAAAGCATGGCAGTGCTAGTATAACGTTGAGCACTAAAGACTTGAATTGCAGTAAATGCAAGAGTTGGGGCCTCTGCATCGAAACGAGTTAGAATGGCGTATTCTTCTAAAGGGTGTTCTACATTTTCTATGTCTCCGTCCATAGCGTTCTCCCCATGTGCAAACTTAGTCCACGGGTCATCTCCAGTGTACGGTAATATAACTCCCTCAGTTTCCGTATCTACGTTTAACTGTGCAACTGGAATAACAAATAACGGGAAGGTTAAAAATTTCTTAGCAGTTTCTATCGTTAGCTGCTTTGCCTTAATTGCAGCTACTAACATTGGAACATCGGCTCTCATTTCAGTAATCCTTTTATAATTAGGTGTGTACCCAAAGGTAATATATATCTAGTCTTGTTTCAAGACGGCATACAGGAAGCTCCTAGGAGCTTCCTACGCATTTATTTCTTAACGCTGAAGTAAGTACTATAGATCTGCGGAACTATCTGCTGTAACTCTGCTGGACGGTTGTGAGGGATATCCTTGATAATCTCCTCAGCAGTAAATGGCAAATCAGGTACAGGTAAAGAAAGATCTTTAACTTCTAGATCCACCTTGCACCACTCAGCTGGTCTACCATCAGGTACATGACCTTCAAAGAAGATATCCACTTCTAAGGTATGTCCACGATACGGCACTATGTAACGACGTTTAACCATACCTGACGTAGCTAACGACTTAAAGACTTTAAACATGGCTAGATTAGTTTCTAGCTGTGTTTCATCTTTGCCGTCTACTCCATCTACCCAAGACTTACCTGTTTGTATAAACGTAGTGTTATCTATCGCTCGTACTCGTAGGTTAGCATTAGGTCCCATGAAACTCCACTGTTCTTGAAGTTCACTAGATGTGGCTAACTTTTTAATTTGTTCTATGTCTACCCCACGTAATAACCATACGTGTTCTTTTTCTTTTACTGTTGCTCCAGAAACATCTTCTGCTTCTACGCTAACAGTTCTGCGTATTAACTTAGCCATATCTCATCCTGCTTAAATTGCACCATACGATACAGCAAAAAAAGAGGGCCGAAGCCCTCTAATTCCTAACTACCTTACAGACCCAAAGTAAATGGGTTAGTAAGATACTTAATACCTAAATGCAACACAGGTGTGCCATCTTCAATACGCGTCATATCACGGATATGGAAAATGTCATTGTCGTTGGTACATAGGTACACACTACTTTCTTTACGACTTAGTAATGCAGCAGTAAACATACGCAGGAGGCCAGAGATGACATGTGGCTCATCTTTTACATACTTAGCAGTAATGCTGTTGTAATCACTAGACGTTGTAGCGAACTGCAACTCAGAAGAGTTAGCACCTAACGTCATTACACTAACTGGTTGCACGATACATAGCGTCACGCCTTGTGTATCAGTTACACCTGAAGATAAAAGCGATTGTGGTAATATACGGACATCAGCAATACGTTTCACTAACATAGCACCAGCTACATCATTGTTACGTACACCTTCTACCGCTTCACCTAACAATGCATCTAATACTGGCACAGTCATAGATTTCGATACAGCTGCATAGAAGTCATGGAAGTCTTCAATGAAACTATCAATCGATGATTGTAACCCTAAGGTGTACTTGAGGAAGTTGTTAAACTCTACAGTAGCTAAACGGTCTAACTGAGTTAACAGTGCAGTAGCCATAGCACAGTCAGACATTTCCACAGCATGTTCTAAACGCGCATGCCATTCCACAATACCAAATTCGTTTTGGTCTTTGTAGTTAAGCAATGGGAACAGATAATGTTCATTCATTGCAATGTTAGCACTGGTAGGATCTTCGAAGTATTGCACTGGAGTAAGAACTTCAAATTCCACAATACCAGTCTGACGACCAGGCACGTTAAACTCAGAGTTACGGATCTCACTACGAGCTGCTACACATGCCGCTGTAACACTAAAGATCATTGGAGATTGATTCTTCAGTAACGGGATCGCTTCATACTCAGTTTCCGATGAGCCAGCATCCAACACTTCGATCGTATCAGGTTCATCGAAGGTTTCAGCTAACACCGGACGCACCAAAGGAGCCATACGAACTTGAGCTTCAAAGTTCTTAGGGCGGTCTGGCGCAGGTTTAGATGTATCAAAGATCTTTACTGACTGGTGTTTGTGGTAGTCCATTTCTTGTCCTTCTAAGCGCTTGATAATAACGCCCGTTTTCATGATGTTTTCTACAGGTGCCTCTACTACTTTTTGTGGTTGTGCTTTGGCAGGCATCGGCTTAGCTCCCGTGGGGGTGATGGATTCCCGGATACTAGCGCGCTTAGGTGGTGGAGTAGGAGCACGTTCTAACTCTGTTCTACTACCTTTGCGACGTCTGGGACCAGAATCGTTTCTATCTTCTGGGGCGTTTGTTGTAGCTGGTTGGTCAGAAGACCCTGCGCGTTGGCGACGACGGCGTTTACTACCCAAGTCACGTTCCCCAGGAGCAGGAGCGTTTTGGATTTCGATTTCCATAACAGAACCGATTAAATCATCCATCATTACTTTACGCATAGCGTAGTTCTTTAACCCTGCTATCTCAGTAGGGCTAAATGTGTTAATAAGCTGCGGTTGTTTTTCAATGAAGTGAGCAACATGCGCTTGTATAGAGTCACGCACTGCTTGCTCCATAACTGCATCAGGTGGGACACCTTCTACTGAAGCCATGGCTAACAAATACTCACAGGTGTTATTAAACAACTTATCAACCATAGGACCACGATACTGCTGAGACGCTAAGAACGAATTATATTCGTTAACGGCTCTAACCCGACGTAAGCTTTCTAACTCACGCCAAATCATTTCCATCAAAAGTGTTTCATTCACGGTGTTGTTCATCGTACTTTTACCTTTTATTATTTATCTAGCAATCAATTTCTGTGTAGCTGTTCTTAGCGCCAGAGTTTTAGGGTTAGCTCTGATATGTAAATCATGAGTGAACTCCACCCACGGATTTGCTTGCGTTTGACCAGTTGGTTCAGGTTTAGGTAAGTTACGAGCACTAGCGACATAGGCTAAGGACACATGTAGCGACCTTGAACTATCTTCTGCTCTTCTTTTACCACTACCTCTGCGAGATGTTGCATCCACTTGTAAAATGTATCTACAGGTATGTTTGAACAAATAGCAGTCACCAGGCGAGCTTACAATATTCACTTCACCATGAGACTTCGGTAAATTGTAAATGATGTTGGGATTTAAGAACTTCCCAGCTGCTTGGTTAATAACCTTTAATGACAAATCACGTTTCCCACTACCACTGTTTAGTTTATAACTGAAGTTAAAGATAGCCTTAATGTAATCTAGGAGAACATATCGGTTTACCATCAGTTTCTTTTCGAACAGGTCGTTTGGTGTGGCTCCAATCAAATGAGCGGAAATGTTTTTAGTCATATAGACAAATAACTCATAGATGTCATTAACGAATATATTAACTTTCGATAAGTCGTCTTTTACTATTGTGTCTACGTATTGGTCAAGTGAAGCTAAATGAGTTTCGATATCAGAAATCAATCGTCCCTCATTCCTATCAGAATACTCTAACAATAACCCCATAAGAACTTTCCATAACGCTGGGTCGTGACAGTATTTAGGTAGTACTCGTTCTGGGAACGCATCTACTAAATAGAAAAATGCTGCCAACATACTTTGTGTTAAGTTGTTACTCACTTCGCTACGCATCGCTAAACGTACTAACGATTTTGCCGTAGCTACAGATCTCCTTTTCAAAGGTTGTCCATTGGATTCATAGATATCCCATCCCTGTGAAGCTGGGTAGGTATCAGTATTTATCTCATCATACCCTACAGCAATCTCTGCGCCAGCATAAAGGCGAAACGCCTCATGTAGACCGAGTTTACAAAATAGGTAGTGCGGTACTGTTGTTTTTATACTGTTTGTAGCGGTAGCTTTAGGTGCATAGCTGTGAATTGGAGACCAGACTATGTACTTATTAACCGTAAGTCCATTTTTACGGTAGTAGTAAGTGTGGCGATAAAACGTGACTCTATCTCGTAGGAAAGGAATAAAGATACTGTCCTTGGATACAGATAAGATAGGATCTGCCAACACTGGTGAGATGGTGTTTAAAGGCCCACGTAAATGGATAGTACCTGCTTGCTCTGCAAACGGCACACCTAAAAACTTAGGAGGGATGTCTTCACCATTAAACCGTAGAAATACTTTTAACATGAACATATCTGTTCTAGCTAAATCGTAGTTAGGTCTATTGGCCGTAGGCTTTTGAGAGCCCCGCTTTTTCCCCGTTAAGGCTTCATGCGCTTCTTGTGGAGTACAACGTTCTACTCGCAAATACTCTACACCTGGTGGAAAGTTCTGAGAAGCAATCTTGAAGTATCGATCTATGTGTTCTTTTGCATGAGCTAATTCCTGTACTGGCACCCCCTCGATAAAACGTTTGTTAATGTTAGGTATGTTCCTTTTAGCCGCTTCAAACAAATGATCGCTCATTTTACCCTCATGCTTTAAAAACCGTTGCTACTAGAACTACTGAAGAGATTGCCGCAGGCACAATCTTCCACCATTCGATGGAATCTTTACGTACGTAAGATTTAGCATCATAATAATCCTTAGTGTGGAGACTTTGGAGTTTACTTATGTGCTCTACCTCTTTCTGCTTTTGATCTAACTCTATCAGCTTGAGTTCATGGTTCCGTTTAAGGTCATCTAACTCTAGTGCTTGTAGTTCTTTGTCTCGTTTTAAGGTAGCCATCTGTTCTGCGTGCATACGTTCCGCCACTTTATGTGGCTCTCCGTGTGTCATTGCATCTAACCTATTCGGGAATACATAAGCTAACAATCCGCTAGATTTCCTTTCAGTCATGGCTTCTAAAACTTGGTTCATGGGGTGGAACACTCTGCTTGCTTTATTTAATAACTCACCCTCTGTAACGATGTTGTTACTGGATACATAGATACCAGGAAGTCTGGTCTCATCTTTGATAGCTGTTAATGTACGTATCTCGCCACAATCCATCAACCAGATTTGTGGGAGCACTCCATCATTATCTACCAACGTGTACTCACAAACAACTGTGTCACTCAAAACTTTATGTCTTGTAGAGTGGTTGATACAGCATAACGGGTGTGGAGTACGCTCCACACTTTCTTTAGTTCCCATTACTAAATTTAACTCTGGGATATAAAATGCCCTATCATCATTACTAAACTCACTTTCCAGAAGTACTCGGTTACCCCATTCCCTACACAATGGTTGTATCCGATATTTTTTAACAGAAACTTTAGTTCTTACATTGTAGTATACCGCTAAGAGACCTCCGGGCTCTTGTTGGGACAATATTTCATAAACACTGTTATTCGCATCTTTAACATAGATGGAAATACTGGTAAGATTCCATATTGAAATGTTCATCTGGAATCCAGGCACTTCAGGTAGAGCTATCTCCTTGTTTAATTTAGGTGGCTGAATAGTAATCGGAGTTGATGTGTCTGTCATGCTTAGACCATCCTGCTTATTATAATTCCATTTTTGATTGTTGTGCAGTAGGATAATATATGTCTACGATAAGTTCGGGACAAAAGAGAGGAGCCGAAGCCCCTCTCTTTTAAGTCATACTAAGTAATCGTTAAACGACTTCTTTGTAAGCGATGTTCATCTTAGTACCTAAGTACTTATCAAGGTTAGTAACTTTGATACGTGCGAAGATTGGTAAGTTGATCACGTGACGGAAACGTGGTTGTACGCAAGTTTCATTCACAGTAGCGCCACCGCGGTTTACTGGGATTGTAGAAATCCACTCTGGAATCCAGATCATGTTACCAGAGTTCAGAGGACAGAAGTTCTTGTCATCTACCTTGCCGAAGCTAAGGATGATTTCACCAACCATACGGTCATCTGGGCTTGATGCGATCTCATGCTTCAGAGTAGGACCGACAGCACGTGGATCGCCATTGATCATCATGAACTGTGGCAACACTTGGTCAGTACCGATCAGTAGTGTAGGCGTAGCTTCTGGGTTGTTAGTGTACTGACGTAACACAGGCAAGTAACCAGAACGTTGAGCCATACGGTAACCGAGTTCAGTGATGAAACCAGTGAAGTAACCACGTAAGTCGCTCATCTTATCAGTTGAAGTCAATGAGTTGATTACTTCAACTAAGTCGATTTCAGCTTCGGCGTAGAATGGAGTTACCAATAAACGACCGATACCTTCAATACCTTCACCGTCGATAGATGCAGCACGCAGGTGATTGATATTTTTGTGGTAGAAAGATTTCAAATGTTCACAGTAGTTCAGCAGAGTTGTTACAGCGCTGTTACTGATGATCACGTGAGTAGCTTTAACCAGAGTATCTGTTTCAACTTCAGTGACAGCAGATTTGTCAGTAAGGTGCACTGGCTTCTGTACGCTGATAGGAGCTAACAAACCGATGGTGTAAATTTCTTCGAAGACGTCATTGTCTAACATGGTACCGCGAGTACGACGGTTGGTGTTAGTCAGGTGAGCATCGATGTCCCAGTAAACTGGTTCGAATACTAAATTTTCCAAAGAAGCATGCGTAGTTAACTGAGTAGCCAGATCAGAAGACACGTCGTAAATTGCACGTGGAGTCAGGTGGCTACCGCGAACGTTTGCAGTACCTTGTTCGAAGTTCAATTCACCGTCAACAACAGTTTCTAAGTCAACTGCTAAGTTGGCTGCTACGAAATCAGCTAACATAGCTGGAACTGCACCAGAGATAGACTTGGTGTTTTTGTCAAGGCGCAATGAACGCAGAGTCATCTTGAGCATTGCGTCGTAGCCTTTACCTTCTTGCGTCTTGTAGAAGTTGCTTGATGGCATGCCTAAAACGTTGAACTTGATGATCTCAGCTGGCGCAGCGTTACCAGTTTTGGTAACTTTAACATACAACGCTTCAACACGTGCAGCGCGGTCAATGTGGTCAGTTTGATCACAAACACCGTTAGCTACTAAATCTGGGTGCATGGAGATACCGATAAGGTTAATCTTCTTACCCATTTTCAGAGGACGTGATGGAACAGTCCAGTCGCCGACTTTAACGTTAACTGTAGCGATTTCAGAAACAGGCGCTAAGTTGTCAACTGCTTCAGATGAAGCATATGGAATCAGACGAGTTGAATCGTTCTTCAGTAAAGAAGCATCACGATACGCGTCTAACAGGTTGTACTTTTCCCACTTGGTCGGATTACCATCACGACTGTGAGTAATACCGCGGAAGATCGTAGGACGAACTACAGAAGCTTTATAGAAAGCTTGGTCTGGAGTTGCTACGATTGTTGGGAAGAACAATTCACCTAATGCATCTTGACGAACGGCATCAATCGTGTAAGTGATTGACTGTACAGTGTGCTTGGCTAGTTCTTGAGTATCAAATGACTCAGTACCAGTAGAGTAGCTTAAAGCACCTGCGTTACCGCTACCTAAAGGACCGAACTCACGCAGTTTAGCGTGGATGTTTTGTGCACCACGTACGGCGTCGTGATAAACAGATGGATTGCTTGATGCAGCTACAAGGATTGCAGCAGCTTCTAAGCCGTGGCAAGTTGGGGCAGCGACGCTTGGAACGCTAGTAACACACTGTGACAGCATGTTCTCAATGTTTTTGTGAGTGTCGCGGTGAGCGCCAATAGCAGCAGACTCTAAACCAGCTACAGCTCTAGCAGTAACGTCGTTTGCAACAACCGCAGCTTGTTTAGAAAGAGTTGCATTAATGGTTGCGTACAGAGCACCAAGACCTGAACTTTGATCTACTCGTGTAAAATGGGACATAACGTACCTCTGGAAGGTTAATCTTAAGGAATATAATAACGGCCGAGGCCACTACTGCATACTATACGACCGATGGAGTCGTCAGAATTAAATTACACACTATTATTAAGCATGTCTTGTGTATTGTCGAAACACTTCCATGTTGCTATACTGGTCAAATAATATTTGTTTATTTAATTCAGCGCAACAATCACGTAAGAACTTCGAATAGGGGTATTCGGTTTCGCAATCAAATCCAACTAATGCTAGAGTATCATCAGCAATAGCTTTAGGTTTATAAGACGTGCGTCTCACTATAAGATCTACATCATCTTTAGTTAAATTTCCTTTGGCCTTATAAAAAGCTTTATCGAATTCTAACTTTGCCTTAGCTATAACATCACCGTTTTCAGACACCCATTGCAAATTATTACTTTTTTCTGATAACAATCGCATATCATCAAACGCATCAGGAAGGTATTCACGGAGCTTTTGAATAGATAAAAAGTAATAACTTATTTCACTTGCTGATATTATAGCGGATAGTTTTTGAAAGTCTTCAACTATCTTCAAATCTTCACCAACTAACGCTAACTGGTCAGCTAACCATTTGGGTACAATAGTCACGTAATGACTCTTATTGATCATGATGACTCCCTTTTAATTAGGTAAAAAAATATATGGAACCGAGATTATTATTAGTGCATGCCATCACTTTACTATATTGGGAGAACATGGCCCTAGGTAAATCAGGCGATAGCTCAGCTCATATAAAAGAAATCGTCGAGGCCATGGAAATGCCTGCGGCTACTTTAGAGACAGATGACAATAAGGAAATACTGTACGGCCTACGTCATACAGTATTGCATATGTGCGACTTAGACAAAGGGGAACCATTAGATAAACAAGCACTATTGCAAAGAATTAAAATCAACTGCATGAGTGATACTCATATCTATACAGCAATTACAGATGCACTTGGTGATGAAATCTCTCCTGAACTAACTAAGAAAAAGATCCTTGAGTACTCAAAGCTCATACAGAACTTTATTAAACAGCGAGATTTCCAAGCCTACATTAGATCATGCGTACAACGTGCTTTATACACCACAGAACAAATCGATGTAACCAACTTTGCTACTGAGATGCAAAGTAATCTTGAGAAGTACACTGTTGAAAGTAATGCCCAAGGTGCTAAGGGTATGGCTGGTGTATTAGGCGAGGTTGACTTTTCTAATGTGGAAGAAATAGCTGGCCTCTTTAAAGAAGCACAAGATGAAACGAGTTTAGAAGGTATGCTCCAGTTTGGGTATCAAGCTGTGAACCGTATGTTGGGATCACATGCTGGTATTCGTCGTGGTGACTTTATGGTTGTTGGTGCACTACAACATAACTATAAAACTGGTTTTACTCTGAACTTAACTAAGCAGGTAGCTCTTTACAATAAACCGTATATGTTAGACCCAGATAAGAAACCACTTATCTTACACATCTCGTCAGAGAACCAACTAACAGATAACATTCTGTTAACGTATTCTAGCCTAAAAGAAAACCGAACAGGAGAGGTGGCAGATTGTACCGCAGTTACTCCTGAGGAGGCCGCTAAGTACATTTACGAAGAAACTAGTATCAATGGTTACGCGTTTAAGATGTTGCGTGTTAACCCGTCTGAGTTCACCTATCAGAAACTGTTTAACTTGATTATGTTCTATGAGTCAGAAGGTTATGAAATCCATCTACTCACAGTTGACTACCTGAACATGTTTAGTAAGGTAGGTTGTACTCAAGGCCCAACTGGTTCAGATACTCGTGATTTGTTCCGTCGTGTACGTAACTTTACTAACCCACGTAAGATAGCCTTCATTACACCGCATCAGATTTCAACAGAGGCGAAATATCTGTTGCGTAATGGTACTGACGACTTTGTAAAAGAAATCGTCAACAAAGGGTATTACGATAGCTGTAAGACGATCGACCAAGAAGTTGACATTGAGATACTTATCCACATCGTTAAAGTTAATGGGCGAAGTTACCTTACACTACAGCGTGGTAAGCATCGTAAGAGTGGGCCACAGACACCAGAGAAAGATCTCTATTGTGTTCTGCCGTTCTTTGATGCAGGGGGCTGTCGAGATGATCTTAAAGGAGAAGATCTATCCCTTAAGAAGCCAGGTGGTCGTAGCGTAAACGACGATCGTGATGACAGCTGGTTTGATATGGCGGCATAAAACAAAAAAATAAGAGAGAGCACTAAGCTCTCTCTTTATGCCGTTTAGTTCCATTCGTATTTAATGGCAGCTGCTTCATCCGGTCTAACGTTAGCACCCTTGTGCCTTTCCTTAAACTTAAGGCCAGTTTGCACGGTGCAGAGAAATTCATCATCAGCAAGTATTTTGAGTTCTCTAAGTTTAGATTGGAAGTTCCACAGATCAACTTTAGGCATTGCTTCAAGTTCTGGATTTAGATAATCTTTCTCTAGTGGTAGTGTGACAGAGAAAGGGAATGTAACGTCGTTTACAGTTACCATACACATCTTTGTAGATCGATCATAGATCTGCTTAGGGAGTGGTGGCAACTCAATGTACATGGAATACTGGCTTGCTTCTTTGCTTCTTGTACATGTCAGATTTATGCTGTGAATCATTGGAAATCCTTTTATTATACAGATGGTTTTCATATGATGCTTCTACCACGACATCCTCTATGACCATCATTTTATTTTTCTTCTCTACCGCTACAGCGGCATAAGCCAATGACCATACTAACCCAACGATTAGCATAGTCATCTTAAGTCTAGCGATTAATGGGTAATAGATTTCCATGCGTGTGTCTCAGTAGTTGGAATTTTAAGGGAGGTCATGACGTATACGCCATCAGCGGATAACTGCTGTCTAACTTCCTCTATTAATTCTTCTACGGCTAGGTCTTCACCTTCACCTACGACATACACTCTTACTGCGGTTTCTGTTTGTCCGTTGATAGGGCGTACAGTAGCAACAGCATCTGGAATACCTGCTTCAGTATCGAAGTTTAATTCAACTTTACGTTTACTCATTTTACACCTCCGGCAAAAAATATAGGTTTAGGAGGTGCGCACTTAAGTGCACTACCTCCCATATAATTAAACTAAATATATTTGTACATCAACCCAATCACGGCAGAGATTAACAGTAGAACTTCTTGGTTGCGCTCAACAAACTTTTCGAATTTGTTCATGGTAATACCCTTTATTGTTTTATGAATAGAAAGCTTTATGCTTTCTTACTACTAAAACAATATATATTTAGAAAGTTTTCCAGTCACGGCATAATGGGAGGACTAGCAGTCCTCCCAGTTTATGTTAGTCAGCTAAGAATAACTTTAATGCAACTTCCATACCTACTTTCATTGCAGTCATTTCTGGTTGTAAAGTACGGCCATATGTTTGTATAGCTAACAATACCCCTAACCTTTCTTTAACCCCACCTTCTACGGGGAAGTGTACTTTGACTGGCATCCCAGGATATAGGATATCAGGGTTAGCATACTTCCATCGCATAGTTACTTCCGTCCCCATTCTAGCACTTAGCTTAGACAGTTCCTGCGCTACGTTATCAGTAATCTCATTATCACTGAATGGAGCATACTGGTCACCTGTTTCACGTTCACTTAAAACAAACTGTGAAACGTTCTTAGTGATATCAGTAGTAGCTTTGTTTCCACCACGAGTAGTAAACTCATCAAACATGATAGTAGCATTAGAGAACCTAACGCCATTACCCTTGTTTAACATTTTTACATCTCGGTTATCTGTTTCTTGGAACTCAGCAGTGATTAAAATAAATGCTCGGTTGTTAACGTAAGCATAAGTTTTATCTATGCCGATAGTTTGTTGTTGGGGCAGTACTGCAATATCCAAAGTGCGTTTTGCTCTATCGTATCTAGTGCAATCGTACAGTGGGTATATATACCAGAAAGTATTGTAGAAATAACAACCAATACCATGGTTGTAGATACCACCACAATGTTTCTGTAAGTACGTAGGTAGATCAAGCACGTTAGTGGGCTTAATTATCAGCTGTGGCTTTACTTTGATCTCTTTAGGTGGCTCGGTAGCGGCAAACCCAGTAAACGCGTTAGAACTGTTTGTAGCTCGTTTACGGGTAGCATTACCTAGTAACACTTTAAGTACATCAATCGCTGCGGCTTCCGGATATACCCCACTGACAGTTTCTAGTCTAAGTTTCTCTAAAGGTAATGGGATCAACTGGAACTTAAATGTTCCTATCCCTAACTTACCATCAAAGTTAACTTTAGCAGATGCAGCCATGTCAACGTTGTCTAATGGCACCACGGAATACTCTACCGTAGTAGACATCAAAGGAGTTACAGCTGTAACTCCAGTTGTAACCGCCTTTTTAACCAGAGTACAGGTTAACGCATTCCGATTAGGATAAACCTTCTGCATGTAGTCATCTAAAATCATGGCCACAGAGATTATGATAGCAGCCCCATAACCATTCGCATAGTCTTCGGCTATATCTATCTCCACAGTTTTTAAAGTGTCGATCACTAAACCATTGACTGTGAACTGACACTTGTATTCAAAGTAAGTTGGGTAGGTATCGGCCTGGATAGATTTAACTACCTCAGCATGCGTTGTGAGGCTTTTTACTACCATCTAGGTATTCTCCTTAGTCCTTTCTTAGTAAACCCGCTGTCAGCGTTTGTGAACGGTTTAATAGGGACAGATGGTGGAGCACCTTCTAAGCCACCCATAGACATAAGCTTGAAGCGCTGCAAATAAGCTGCGTAACCTTTTGGCGAGTTGTCGATAGGCTTTTCATCCCGTGGGACTTTATTCATCCACGCAGAGAACTTTTCCAATAACTGGAGTTCTTCCAATACCTCAGGATCTAATTCATCCTCCGGACGCACCCTGGAGTATCGACCACTTTGTAAGTTATCAATCTCTTGGATATGCGCTTTGATCAACTCAGTCATCCGAGGGATCTGGTTATCTGGGTTAAGAATGTTAGGGTTTACTCCAGCATCTAACAGTTCAGCTAACTCGGGGATCTTCCGGTACACTTTCGTGTGTGCATGAGCTAACTGTTTATCGTACTCAGAATCTCCGGTACTAACAAAGCCAAACACTTTTTGATCATGGGCTGATCGTACGTGAGCCGCAGGGATACTAACTAGAAATTCAGTATGGAATAGTTTCCACGCTGGAGTATCTTGTTCGCATTTGTATTCCATTTAGTTTACATCCTTCTTAGAAACCACCAATAAGAACTGCAACAGTGGTAAGTAATAGAATCGTTCTAACACTCCCCAGTACACCGACTTCTTACATAAATTCAACAGCGTGAAGTGGCATAAAGGTTTTGAGTAATACGTAGCATGCAACAACAATTCTAATGCTGACATGTTAGCCTGATCACTCTCATAGAACGCTTTGGAAAGTATGTAATAGTTATCTACAGTCACAGGACGTATAGAGTCTACAGAAATCATGTCTGGTGCTGTTAGCCCTTCCAGAGTGGTATCAGAGATAACAATACTTAAATCTATCGGGCGATTAAACTCACGCGGTGGGGAAGGTTTAAATGGCACGTTCTCATTAAGGTAACCAAGTGAATCATTACCTTTAGGATAGTAGACGTTATCTATACCAGAATACGTCACTGTTCCAAACGTAGTGTTTCGATGTTGCCCGCGAACAAAGAACACCGCAAAGAACTGCTGCACAAAATCTAAACCACGTTCGTTGGTTTCCAACAGAGTGTCTAGGATAGTTGTATATCCACTGTCTCTACCGTTATCGCAGTTGTGTTCTCTCACACGAGCCCATAAAGGTTCTTGATGAGTAGACATCGTAGCTTTAGCAAACTTCACAATAAATGGATCGTACATTGGTTTATCTTGTCCTGGGATCAAGAAGGTAGAGAACTCTTCATCGAAGAACTCTCTTACATATTCCAATGGTAATTTATGGATCCATTCTCTTAACTCTTTTAGAGTAGAGTATTCACTATCCACTAGGAATGGGGTATTACCTAACGCCATAAACTCTTTTACAAAAGTTACTGTCTTAACTACTTTGGACAGCAAGTTTTGTTCTAAGTCTGGACTTAGATAATCCACACTCTCGTAACTGACTTCATACACCGCATCTAACAACATAGTTTTCTTTTCTATGTCGGTTAGAGTAAACAACATTTTACGACCATCTCCAATCATGGCAACAAACATATCGCCTTTGTTGGGGATGAAACCTGGGTACATAGTGGCTGAACCAACTAATTGGAATTCACGGCTACTAGTATCAGATGAAATGTCTAGCGGTGAGCTAACCCGCATTTCAAATTCTTTAATGCGCAAGTACTGCTGGTAAACTGCAACTGAGTTAACGTTCTGTTGATCGACTGCTTGATCCATACCTAAGTATTGGCTAAAGTAATCGTCCAGTACCCACTTAGCACCTTCTACGTGGGTTAATAAACTACGCACTGGACTATAGGCGTTATCTACTGCCGTCGTCTGATAAGGAGCTGGTGCATCATTAGGGTTTTTGTTATCAACAACCCCGCTTTCATTATCTAATTCAAATGGTGGCATTTGTTTTTACCTCAGTGACTACTGTACAACTAGCAACTAAATTCCAAGATTGCCAAATCTTATTTCGATAAACCGAATGCACACTTCTAAGTGTACGTACAAAATACCACCAACTGTTACGATTCACTAATCGGTCAGCTAATACTTCTATTTCATAGTTAGGTTCATCTGATAGGCATCTTAGGGTATCAGCATAGTTTAAACAAATAGTTGGATTGTTCAGTAGGGTAGATTCTGCTGCTGGTTGTAACAACGCTGGATTGATTAGCAAGTAGATACCTAAATGGTAAGTCTTGCGAATGTCCATGTCGTAGTTAGTGCTAACATTAAACTCAGCATCCATTACAACCTTAGATTCATGTACCCTAACACCGTTTTCAAATAGACATAACGTAAAAGGAGACATGTAAGGTACAGCCACTGTCGACTGGAACAGAGTTAGTGCGTCTAGAACGCCTTGGGAAGCTCTGTAAGGATAGAATTCCTTCAGGTTGATAACTTGCCTAGGGTTTTGTAAATCAACGCGTATAAGCTGTGTGAGAGCGTTAAACATATTAGGCATTACTGTTCTAGGTGAGAACTCGTCTGCAAAAGGCTGAGAGATTCCATCTAAGGTGTTGTAATAATACCCTGACAGTTTACGGAACATGTCATACGCTGCATTAGTTTCACTTTTAGTACCTTCCATGCGAGAATAATACTTTAAGTTTCTTGCAGGCACAAATCGCTTAGGCAACATCTGGTTATGTACCACCAGAGGATAACGTAAAACAAAGTTGATAGGCTTTTCATAAGTGTAAATGAAATCCATGGTTAATTCGTAAGTACTGCCAGTTTCACCCTTCGAATGTTCTGGAGGTAAATCAAAATCCCAGTAACCTAAAATCCCTTCTTGTCTTTCTTTAAAAACTAACAAAGGTTCAGTACCAGCCATGGTGGTTAAAACCGTAGCTTTAGGACTTAAGTTAGTGTTCATCCACTTAGCCCAAGTCTCCCCGTACCCTCCTTGCTTTTCACGTAGAGTGTGTATCTGCTTGAGTATCATTAGATACTCTTTAGGTACAGGTATTTCATACGCAGCAGACATTACTAACTCACGCACACCTTCAGCTAGTTTGATTCGGTATTGGTCTCTAAAGATTTCAGCTTCACGTCTATCCTGAGCACGATAGGTAAATGACATTCTTACTTCAGTAGCACTGTACACTGGATACATTTCTACACCCAGTGCTTCATCGGCAAATAAAACTGGAGCATCACGTGATCTAACGATAGTGTTGAGTTCCGTACCTTCCAAATAACTTTCAGTTACTGTAATAGAAAACTTACTGCGGTTCTTATAGACAGCACTATCAGCATTCTTATCTTGCTGTAAGCGGCTATCGAAAAGAGGCATGGCGTCATTAGCTCCTGGGAAGCTTATAATGATCGGTACATCTAACCCTGATATACTTGCTAGGCGTTTAGCGATATCTACGGCTACAGGTCTTTCTATGGCGTTGTACGTCTCAACCACGGGTAGTGCTAATGCGGGCATGGGAACTCCTTTGAATCAGGTATTAGAAATCATAACATCGTCTAACATTGTCGATAGCCTCTAACCAGAACATTTGATCAGGAGGGATGTCCATTAATTGCTGATGGTTAAAACGAAAATGTGCTAACGGTAATTTATTAGCAATCAAAGCTTGAAGTAGAGTTGGGTTCTGAGTTAGTTTAGCTTCTACTCCAGCACAGATATCCTGCTCAAAGTTAGGGTTATGTACTTTCTTGTAGCTACGACTAGCCATCTTAGCTTTGTATCCGTTCATGCTCATGAACTCAGGATACTTCTTACCAGTTGCTACCCAATGCCAAAGTCCTTCCATAGATGCAAACCTTCCCACGCCTGGAATAGTAAACCCTAAACTAGCAAAGTTAGATAGATCCCTACCTAACTGAGTGGAGGCTTGGCTATAGCAGTTAAGGTACAATACCCCATCTGCATTATGGTCATGTTCCATCATCCCACTTGTAGTCCATATCAACATCACTTAGCCCCCTTCAATACATACAGTTTTAATACGTCATCTTTACAGGTAAAAATAGATAGCCTTCCATGTCGGCACCTTAGTGTAAACCCATGCATGTTAACGCGTACGTCTGCAAAAGTGTCAGGAATTGGTTCCAATACATCGAAGTTGGTACCTAGAACAAGTAGTTCTTCCAACTCATTATCTGTCACTGGTACAAATGGTAATCTTTCTTTAGGTAGACTATTTAACCATTTAAATAACTTTAGGATTTTATCAGTGGTGTATATTTGGCGCATAGTGCCTCCTCAGTTGCCTACACCATTAGGCTCTGTGGTAATTTATAACTGACGGCAAAAGAAGGGAGCCGAAGCCCCCTTCCTCATTTCAATACCCGAGTGCGATTAAGCAGCTGAGTATTTACCAACAGACTTGTTACCCACTTCAATAGCAGCGCGAGCAGTTGTCAGAGACATCTGTGCGATACGGTTGAATGGAGAAGCAGACCATGCAGCGTATGCAGTAACGAAACGCAGAGCGGCTTGATATTGCTTTTGAGCAAGAGCTGGAGTTTCTTCAGTGACTTGTTTCGCAACTTTGTCACCAGCGCCTTTCATCTTGTTAGATGCTTGTTCCAGTTTACGTAAATGCTTCTCTTGGAAACCTTTAACAACCAGTGCAAGATCTTCGGCTTGATCAGCAACTTTCTTGATCTCTTGCAGAGACAAGGTAGTTACGTCTTTCTCAGTGATAGACTTTTTGTCTTTGTCGTTGTGGTGTACAACGGCAACTGATTGTGAACGTAACGCAGCAGCCCAACCTAACAGACCACCGTTAGATTCATTTGGTGCTTTAGAAGCAACAAGGATCACGCCGCCTGGAAGATCAACAGACTTAGTTGCAGTTAAACCGTTACCGTAACGGCTGTCTGAACCGATTGCAGTTTTACATGCGCCAGATTGACCGAAACCGCCAGCTTTAACTTTGTCAGTTACTTTCTTCAGTGACTCTTCTGCTTTCTCAACATCGAAATCGTTGATAGCAGATTGTAAAGCTTCGCCGCCTTCGTGTACTGATTTAGCATCAGCATCTAAAACGATTTTAGCTACAGCAGTCATGTTTTCAACGGCTTTAGTAACATCGCCAGCAGAAGTTGGGTAACTGTCGCCTAAGACTAACGCTAAACCAGCAGAGCCAGCTTTGAGTTTCTTGTCTTCAGACTTAAGTGATTTACCAGCGGCATCTTCAGCGCGAGTACGCAGAGAACGAGCAGCTTTAACAACACCTGGAACTTGGTCAGTCACTTTACGCCAGAATTTGAGAATAGCTTCCCAAGCTTTGGCAACAAGGCGCTTAACTTCAGCCCAGAACTTCTGAGCCATTTCTTTCAGACCTTCAGTACCAATCTTACGATTAGTGAAAGATTCCACAGATACTGCTTCGCCTTCTGGAGCATCTTCGAAGATTTCAACTTCAGCGTCAGTACCAGCAGTTGCTAGGCTAGAAGCCACGTCTGCAAGTTGAACTTCACCTGGAGTAGCGCGTTCGATGCCGTCGATAACTTCAGCAGCGTCTTCCATACCTTCGGCTTGATCTTCAAGACGAGTGGCGTTGGTAAGGTCGCTTTCGATTTCAGCTACGTCAGTAGCAGTTTCAGCAGCAGCAATCGCAGCTTCGCCTTCTGACATACCAGCTTCAACTTCTGCATCTTCTAAACCAGCTGAAAAACCGCTTGCGCCATTAATACGTAATTTCATACATTGTATCCTTCAAAAAAGAATTAGTGAGGAACTGATAATGTTCCTCATAACAGGGTTTAACGTGCCAAGACTCAAACTATTACTTATTTGTAATTAGCTAAAGACTTTTCACACAATTGCAGACATACGTTAGTGACACGTAACATGTGCGCACTGAACTCTTGGTTTGGCTGAGTTAACAAAGTGTTTACAGCAGCAACAACTTTATTCAACTGACCAGCCACTGTCGCGTTGTCTTTGCTAAGGTCGTCAGCTTTGACGGCGTTAGTTTGAGCACGCTTAGCTGCGGTAATGGCCTTTTGACGTAAATCATTGGCGCGCTTATTACCTGCTTTGTAGTTCATAATAATAGTACACAATGCTTCAGCAGAAGCTGCGATACTACCAATTTGTTGAGCTTCAAAGGTTGCAACTGATTTGTCGCTTAGCTCTGGTTCAGTTTCATAAGCAGAACCTAAATACACACGTGTATCAGATAATGGGTTTACGAAACCACGCCAATCGGCTAGGACTACAGTAGCGCCAGCTGTTTTTTCTGCGCCTGGAGCAGTACCAGTTTGGTCGTCTTCAGTACCAGGAGCTTTCTCAGCAGATACATCGGCACCGATTTTAACGAAGATTTTCTTGCCGCCCATAATTTCAGGAGTTTCTTTACCGCCTGCATTAGGACCAGCTTGAGAAGCAACAGTTGCAGCAGCTACTAACTTATCAGTTTCTAGCTTGTGCTCCATCAGCTTATTGACAGTTTCAGTGAAACGGTTGTCATCAGCATAATCGATGTCAGTAGTACTGGTTACGACTTGATCGCCCCAGTCAGTAACTTTCTTGACGTAATCAACAAAGATATCACCACTGATGCTTTCTAACTGCTTCATGCCACCTACAAGGCCAGCACCATCTACGGCTTTGGCTACGTGTACAGTAGTGAAAGAAGATTTGTCTACGTCGATGTTTTTACCATCTTTAGACTTACCTGTTTTCAGTTCAGACACCTGTTTAGAGATAGCTTGCGCTTTAGTAATCAAACGTGGAGCTTGAGCCCAAACACGCTGATAATACTCATTTACTTTACGGATGCCGGACTGTAACAGATCAATGATCCATTTCCAAGCATCTTTGATCTTTTGCTTAACATCTTCTAGGCCAGCACGAGTCATCGTGAGCTGTGAAGTAGTAGCACCAAAGTTTTCCAAAGAAGGCAATGGGTTGTTCACACGCAGACGGTCGCAATATGCAGCAGTAGCGATGTGAGCAAACATAGCGGCATTACGATCTAAACCACGGCCTTTCAGAGTAGACTGAATGCCCATAGCAATGGCTTCTAAGCCCATCACTGCTTCATTGGCATCAGTTACCTCACGGGTGTGTTCGGCTACAGCGCTAGCTTCAGATTCAAACTCCGACATGTCTACAGGGTCTGTAGATGTCAAGTCTAACTCGCCGTCGCCCGATTCTAACCCTGCTTTTGCACGGAGGGGTAAACGTCTCATATAGAGCTCCTAAAAATAAGTGCTATTGCTGCACTTCTTTGCCAAAAATAAAATGCGTTGTACATAACATGTCATCTAACCCATTTGGTTGCTTCAACCATAGGTAAATGAAGTCACGTCCGTCGAAGTCAACTAACTCACGAAGTTTAGTGTTTCTACGTTCAGCGCTCAAGTTTTGAAACTCACCAGAGTCTCTTTCCATTTGGATTAGACCCATAGCGGAACGTAATGCGATAGGTCTCCGCTTACCCTTTATAAATTGAATAGTATCAACTATCAAATTATAAGCGGTTTTAGAGATGTACACATTATGGTCTTGTGCGTCTAGCCATGCTAAGAAGTCACCGAACAAACGGCGGACATTAGCAATCAACTCAGCATGGAATTCCCAGGTGTCCACTGACACTAAGTGTGACTTATACTGCGCATACAAATGTTTAATTTGTTCGTCAGCTGTAATGGTCATACGTTCAGTGGAATACACTGGGGAACGGAAAGAACTTGGATACGATTGATAACTGCTCGGTTTCATATCACTTCACCTTTTCAAGTTTAGCGATTTCCACGTTTAAGTTCATTAAACGGCGCTCAGTGTATTCGATGCGCTTTTCTAAAGCGGCATTCTGTTCGCCTTCTAAAGCTAAACGCATTTGAGCTAAGCGATACTCTAGAGCAGTCGCTTCTTCTTTAGCCGCTAAACAACGAGTGTTCTGCCAGTTAGCCACAGCCATACGGATGTGATAAATGGGGTTCCACACATGGCTAATAAAGCCTAACGCCATTGGATTCAGATTACCAGTGCCAGCTACCGCATGAGTAACTTGAGCATCTGCTAAATCCACTAACATATCAGGAATGCTAGTTAAGGCTGCATTAAAATCACGTTCGTTGCGAGAGAAGATTTCAGTTACAGATATAAAAGCACCGAACTGTTCTTCCATTTGTTTAACTTCAATCTTAGAGAAAGGTCTCTCTTTAGATATCTCTTTGTTAAACTCAGGGATCTCACAAGCATAACACATCAAAAGAAAACGACGTGCATAACGAGAGTAGAATGAAGCAAGTTCCAATAACTGCACCAGAGTGGCCTTAGGGTAACTAATGCCATCGCGGGCTAGGTCATGTACTAAGTCTTTCTCTAAAGCGTCCTGGATGAACTCAGTGCGCTTTAAAACGGTACCTAGTGTCAGAGCAATCACTTCAATCAAACTACCGTTAGTACCACGGAAGCGTGACTTGAAATCACGGTTGCGACGGAACATCCAATCAGACTGGAAACGATAATCTCCAGTGAACAACTTAGCATCAATCGTAGCAATGTACGGAGGCAGAGTACACTCCTTAAGTTCTTCTACTGTGGTCGCTGCGTCTTCTAGAATAGTACTTTTATCAATACTAGGCAGAAGACTTTTTACGAATGTTTCAATACCCATGAGTAACCTCTTAGAATGTTGGGGCTTTAGCCGCAGTGTACGCTTTTAAAATCTCAGCGATGTCTGGACCACTACCTTTGGACAGTGGCTTTAAGTCACGGAAAGACACTTCTGTAGGTAAAGGTATCCCGCGGTGATAAATAGTTGCGGTTTCCCACTCAGGGTCTAACACAGCTAGCAGCATGAGAGAACCGACTTTGAACAAACCTTCACGCACTTTAGGAGACTTTAACGGACCGCCTAACTCTTGTTCGATTTCCAAAGCAGTAGCAGATGTGATACATGCTACGTTGGAAGCTGAAGCTACGCTAGGTTGACCAGAGAAGATCGCAGAAATACGGTTTTTACGTCGGCTATCTAAAACTTGCTTATAGAAGCCAGAACGATCTTGACGTAACGCTTCACGATGTTGGTCGATTAAATCATTACACCAAATCATATCGCCAATGAAAGTTAACTCACCGCTACGCCATCTGTGCCAGCGTTCCATTGGTTTGTTCTTATTACCGCCGATACCAAACACAGTACGGAAGATACTAGGACTTACACCAACAGGAGCTAAACGAATCGAAATTGGGAAGTTGATAGACTCACCATCTTTAACTAAGGTAACCTCTAACATCTTACCAACAGCTAATGAAGGGATGTCATTCAACATACCGATTGCATCTTTTGTCACATGTTTTGTGACGTTAGCTTTATCATCGGCATAAGAAGCTTCTAAGCCATGATGATATGCTTTATTTGGTTGTTTGTAGTTTGGCAGACGGAACATATGCGATTCTGTACTAACCGCATCAGCAAAAGTGCCAACCAATGAATCGCCAATACTACGATTAGGATTCAGTTTGTCTAAATGCCGAGCAACTTGAATATTACCGATAGTGGCGCTAACAGTAAACGCTTGTAGCACATAACCAGAGAACACGTTAGTTAGCACTGACAATAAATTAGAAGCTACTTCTTGGTTCTGAATGGTGGTGTCTACGAGAACGATTGGTTCGATGCGTAGGTTCTTAGTGTAGTCTACGTACGAGTCACTTGTCACTCCTTTAAAGAGATCCGGGATGTTGCCCGCAAACTTTGTAACACTATCTACAATTTTATCTTCAAACATGTTATTTTCCTTTAGTAGGAGTTAAAAATGGCCGAAAAAAGTACGTCATCTGCTGAGTCTCCCTATTTTCAAAATATGGAAGAACTCCTTGACCTGATATCACGTAAGAGTGGTATAGGGCAGCTTAATGATGCATATCTGAACATGATGCGGGGCATCAACCATCGTGGGCTCGGTAACCCAGTGGCATCAACACAAGATAACACTGGTATTATCTTCTTTACCAGACCGGATTTAAATTTGTCATACGATAACCTTGCGAAGCAACGGGTACTAATGCCATTAGCTACGCAGCAAGATGAACCACCTACTATTCAGAGAGCCATTCGCACATTATTAGATCCAATGTCTAACGATAGGGGCATAACATCTCCATTGATAGATGAACTCAATCCATTCATGGCTGTGTTGACTAACAACTTAGTGAGCTTATCTGGATGGCCTGATATCAACCCAGAAACTTACAGTAGTAAGGAAGGGGTGATGCGTGAGTCTTGGAGTATGTTGACTGGTATTGCTAAACACAACGGTGAGTTTGATTTAACCGCGTCGTTTAGAAACACTCAAGGTAGTCCGATAGCTTTACTTATCTTAACGTGGTTGTACTACATGTACGGGGTACGGTTTGAAAACATGGAACCATATCTAATCAATCAGATTAATATCGCCATTGATTCTAAAACCCGTATCTACCATTTTATTTTAGATCCAGGTCGTCAGTACATTCAACACTCAGCTGTAACTGGTATGGGTGGATTCCCTACGACGTTCCCAATCGGTTCTTTGTTTAACTTTACTGGTGGTGACACCATGCAAAGATCACAGGAACAATTACCAGTTACTTTTAAATGTAACGTAGCTGAGTACAATGATCCAATCAACTTCAGAGAGTTCAACCGTTTGGTGGCTAGATTCAACCCAGCCTTACTAATCGTAGATATGAACTCCAATGGCAGTCTGACTACTGTAGGTGAGCAAAGTGAAACATGGGTTAAAATACCTAGAAACTTATTAAAAGGTGCTAACTATTTAGGCACTCCATTAATCCATGAAGATACTGGGGAACTTTTCTGGTATTGTTCTATTGAGAACTATCTAAAATTGTTAGGAGGTAATGATGACTGGAATTATTGATACGCTACTAAAGACTGGTTATTCCCCAGCAACATTTCAGCGTTACCAGTTTGAGCGTTTAGAATCCATTATGGCAGGAGCTACTGACTTAGTTGATGCTACTAACCCATTTGTGTTTACGTTAGAGATGGGTAGTGAATTAGCGGCTGCTGCTTTGATTCGCATGGAGACTGCATTGACTAAGGTAGAGAAGTCTACTGTAGAGTCATGGGAAGATCTGTATCGCCATATGGCTGATGTGGATTACCTTAACCTGTTCTGCACTTATGCTGTCGGTAACTTTAACGTTTACTTTAGTAAGGATGAGATCTACGCTAAAGCAGTTAAGGTAGGTGATACTGGAGTACGTAAATTAATTATTCCTAAGTACACTAAAATTACCGTAACTGGTATCCCGTTTATGACTCTCTACCCAATTGAGATCCGGGTAATGTCTCACGGTGGCATTCAAGTAGTTTACGACAGTACTGTACAAAGCGTAATCCGTCCACTAGAAACAAACATCGTGGAATGGAAACAAGGTGTGTTAAGTGAAGTTGAGATGATCAACTTACCAATCCAGCTAGTGCAGTTAGATAGAAAAGAGTTTTTCGATACTCTAAACCCATCTGTAGGTTTTAATAAAGCGTATGCTCTTTCTGATAACTTCTACCACTGTGAAGTGATTGGTATTAGTGCATCTGGAGTAGAGACACCGTTCGTAACTACTCACAGTGAGTTAATTTACGACAAGCGGGTCAATACTGCTTTATTACGTTACTCTGGTAATTCTTTACGGGTAACTATCCCTAGAATCTATTTCAGTGAAGGTAAGTTGCCTCCTCAGATTAAGATCATTATCTACACCTCTAAAGGCCCAGTTAATTTAGATATGGGTGAGTACGTATCTAATGCGTTCTCGCTAGAGTATGGTAAAGGGTTTACTGACATCACTGATTCTATTTATTATACTCCTTTGGAATCTTGGAGTGTGATGGGTATTGCTGGTGACGGTAAGGTTAACGGTGGTCGTAGTGGACTAACCTTTGAGGAAGCGCGTAAACGTTCTATTGAGAATGCTAACCGCACTACTAACCCAATCACTGAAGCGCAGCTACGTACTAACTTTGAAATTGATGGGTTTACTATCATTCTTAGTATCGACAACTTGATGCGTCGTGTTTATCAAGCTACTCGACATCTACCTGCGGTTGCTAACTCTGAGTTTACTTCAGGGGCAGCTTGTATGATTGGTACGTTACAAACCAACATGGATGATCTGGCTACCTCATCTAACACTAGAGACAACGGATTACGTTTAACTGTAACTCCCGATACTCTCTATAAAAGTGAGAACGGTATTGTAACTGTGGTGTCAAACTTGGAACACCCTTTCTATCTAGGGTTGTCTAATGATGCTTTGGCTACTGCTGTGAACTCTACTGAGTTTATGTATTCGCCATTCCACTATGTACTGGATGCAACTGGTAACTCTTTCGATTGCCGTGCTTATTACTTAGGTAATGCTAACGTAACTAGCAGACAGTTTATCTTAGAGAACGACACTACTCAACTTAACGTAGCCACTAATAAACTTTCGTTTGTTAGAAAAGGCGACAACTGGGTATTGACGATCGAGGTTCTGTCTGGTGATAACTACCAAGACTTGCCTATGGAGAAACTGTTCTGTCAATTAAGTTTCATTCCAGATAAAGAAAACAACCCAGCGTTTTTAAATGGGGTACTTAAAGCAGTTACTGAGGAAGGTAACGCTATTTGGGAATTCACTATTAAAACTACTTTAGATATCGATAGTAGAGATTTAATAATGTTGAATAACTTCAGTATGTTCTCTGACCAAGTACGTAACTTCGGTTGTGGGTTAACTGAGAAGTTCAGTTTGATCTATGGGGTTTCTGATTACTCTATCTACGGCTTAAGTAAGAGTGACATCGACTTACGATTAGGTAGACACTTGTTGCCTGATGAAGTTGTGGGGATTGTACAGGAGTCTGTGGAGCTGAAGTTTGGTGAGGCTCTTACTAACTTGTGGAGTAATGGCAGAACCGTTGATAGTAGCGTGCAGTATGCCACATACGGGGTGGATGTACCTTACACTTACCCAGACACCATTTTAGAAACTGATCCAATAACTGGGTTACCTAAAATCTGGATAGAGAACGGAGAAGCTAAGTACAACGTGCTAATCCATAAGGGTGATCCTTTATTAGACGACGACGGGCAGGTAGTTTACAAAGCTAAAGCCTCTGACGTGGTTTATGATGAAAGTGGTTTACCTATCGTAGTTAAACCTAGGAAAACAGATCGTCAAATAGATTTGTTTTTAGTAGATGGAGCTTATTACTTTAGTAACAGTGTAACTGATGTGGCTTACAGAAACACTATTGCTGATACTGTATTAGAGTTCTTATCTGGTAAGTTAAACTCGATTAAACCACAACTCCATGCTAAGACTGAACTTTACTACTATCCTAAGAAGTCTTTAGGACAGAACAAAGTAATTGTAGGTAGTAACGTGGTTGTGGAGATTCCTGCTAGATTAAGTTTTGTGGTTACTTACTACATGACTAGACTTAACTACGGTAATCTACTATTGCGTGAAAGCATAACTAAAACTACTAAGCGAGTTATTAACGAAGCTTTGAAAGAAGCTACGGTAAGTATTGCTGGTATTACAGATATGCTTAAAGTGGCTATCAAGGGTGACGTGTTGAGTATTGAAATGGATCCTATGGGCCCAGATAGAGATATCTCTACATTCACTGCTGTGGATGAAGCTACTCGCTGTAGTGTTAGACGTAACCTTAAGGTGCTGTCAAACGCATCCCTAGGCATAGAAGAAGCTATCTTGGTAGACTTCATAGCCCACAAGGAATAAACGGCATAGAGGAGCTCCTAGGAGCTCCTCTTCTATGTTGTCTACTCAGCAGCAGGTTCAGTTTCTTTAGTTTCAGTTTTGAGTTCTTTCTGATACTTGTCCACGATGCGCAAAGCGTCATGCATACCAGAAATAATATCGTTAGCCATCTTCAACAGAATTGCAGATTCTTTATAGAGACTCTGTACTCCGTCAAAATAGATATCCACTAACTTCCAACTTTCCCCTACAAACCAATCGCTCTCTTCATCGCCATCCTTACCATCAGGTTTAGGCTTAGAGAAAAGAGTATTCCACTCAGTCTTATCGTACGCTTTACTTACACGTTTGTTAAGTAAAGTAGCTCTGTCCATTGGATCGTAGTCTTTAGGCGTAGCATTAGGTAAAGGTTCCCATTCTTCTAACACCGTAGAACTAGTAACCCGCAGCAACAGTTTTTCTTTTGCTGTGATTAAACGATCTAGATAGTCAGTAGGTTCCGCAAACTTGATGCCTGTAGGATCACTGCTCATCTGATTCATAAACTTAAATGTTTCGATCAGTAAGAACAACGGGATATCTTCCGTTGGGATAGGTACCCCTTTGTACTCATCTGGTGGCGTAACATCAATCATCATGCCAGGGCCAACGATATTGTTAGCTGCTAACCAGCCATGGACTGATTTAGTACCACGTGCAATAAAGCGATCTAACATTGGGCCAGGGATCTGCAAACGTGGCTCGATTACTTTTTCTCTGTTGCCACCACGACGACGAGCGTACACCCACTCTTTAATGGCATCAGCAGTTTCGATCATCTCTAACAAAGAATCATTTAGCTCTTGCATAATGAAGACATAAATGCTTCGAAGGTTTTCACGTTTCTGGAGCTCACCTAAAAACGAAGTACATTTTCTAAACTTAGCGTTATGAGAACACAAGGTTTCAAATGCAATCCGTGTATAGGGATGTTGCAACATGTACTCAGAGATCTCTACATCTCCTAGCACTTTACGCATAGCTTTACGTCTAACACCCATAGATGCTATCTCGTCAGCTCTCTCTCTTTCCAACACAGCAATCTTTTTAAGATTTGCGAATTGTTCCAGAGTGTGGTTCTGCTTTGCAATGTACGGAGCCGAACTACCAGAACCACCGCTACTACCACCAGTGAAAAAATAAGAAATGATCTTAGCTAAGAGACCTACGATCACACCAGTTAAAATAGAGTAACCTAGGCGTTGACCTTCAGATAGACTTTCTAGAGCCACGTCTAAATTAGTGCTACTAGCTTCAGCAGTGAATGAGTTAACTGGGTACCGATTAGGGAGTTTGAAAATCTCGGCGGCTTCTAGAGCATATGTGATATCGGCTCTAGACACACCGTTTACTTTAACGTTCTCTTGGATATCGCGTAAAACGGTTAAGGCTTTTTGCGCTTTATCGTATTCAGCATAATCGAACATAATAAATTCCTTAAGGCAAATGATCCATGGCGCTACCCATGGATCAAGGTTATGCTAGAAAATGTCTTTTAAGTTGCGCTTCAATGTCGACAAATCAAAAATGTCGTCACCATCTAAATCGGATAACACTGCGGGGATTTCAACCTGAGGTAGATCAAACGCCGTGATGCGATAGAAAAACGTCTTACGGATGTCTTCCGTGATTTGTTTAATCGGGATGATGTGTTCTTCATTGATTTTGCTCAACGCTTCACAGGCAGTAGTGAAATAGCCTGGGAAACTCTTAAGACTATCTTCGCTAGTCTGCGCTACAGGGATAGAATACGCGATGGCAATAGTTAACAACTTACCACGAGATGACTTCTTTTCTCCGTTGCGAAGAAAACTAACGAGCATGTTAATCTGGTCTTGGGTGATCATTGTAGAAATCCTTAATCGATGGTGTTAGATGCAGCTTTCATTACTTTGGCTACTTCTTCCACGTACTTAACGGCGGCAATGGTAATTAAATTTTGTTTCTTGTAGATGTTAGCCGTAGCTTTAACGATCTCAACATACAGAGCTAATTTCTTTAACTCGATATCATCTTGAGTAGTAGCTAAGTCATGACCTAAACCTTTGATGGTGGTCTCTGCTTTCTCAGCGGCTTTAGAGATAGCTTCACCTTCTGACTCTAACGTTTTAGAGATGTTGCCACACTGCACTATAGTCTCACGCAGAGATGGACTTAACATCAACTTAGACAGTTCAGCCGCTGTAACCACATCTTTATCATTAGTCTTAGCTAAGTGGGTTTGAAGTTCACTGAACGCTAGATCAATACCTTTGATGTAGTTATACTCTCCACCAAAAACAAAGAGCTTAGGTTCTGAGATAGCAAAGGACTTCTTAAAGTCTTCTGGCATCTTCCACTGTAATTCATTCAACAAACGAATCACGTTGTTGTATGTGGTTTCAAATTTAGTAGTATCTAAGTCTTCTTTACTTAGAGTACCTGAAACCGTACCAGTTTTCTCGGCTGCTAGTACACCTAGTTTAGCTACCAATACTTGTACTGAGTTAAGGAACTCGTGCACTGGTTTAAAACCGATTAACATACCTTGCTTATCAGTAGTGAGTTTAACACTAGCTAAATACAAGGCCATCACTTTACGCAAATGTCCGCTGTTAGCAGCACTTGAGGTAATGGATGTAGCACCACCATTTAAATCTGTGGAGTCTTTCAGATCTTCTAGATCTTGAGCTACACGGATAGCGTTGTCTGAGGCTGGCTTATCTGCAAAGTGTTTGTAGATTTTGTAGATAGCCGCCATCACTAAAGCTGACGCTGCAATGATACCAGCAATTACTAAAGACTCAGTAGATGCTGTCTTATGCTGGAAGCTCTCTGTGCCTTCCGTAGGTGTGTTTACAGAGGGTTCAGCTCTTAAGGCACCAATGGTATCATTTAACTTCAAATACTCATCAGCGCGTTGCTCTTGAGGTGACAGCTCTTGTTCTAACGCCTCAATCCCCGTATCGTGATTACGGTTAGTAGTAATTTTTAATCTCATCGGAATGATCCTTAATAATCAGCTGTTTTAAAGCGAGCTGCGGTTATTAACAGTGGGTTGTTAGCTAGTTCTTCCAGAAGTTGTTGCATCTGTTTTTCTTTGGCTTGTTTTCTAAAGGGATTCCAGACTACCACCATTAAACCTGTTAACCATGGTTGTCTATCTACGGCATTTTCTAAAGCTACTTCAATCTCGTCTATGTCAGCCAGAGTTTGTTTTACTTCTTCTTTTGCTAGCCCTTTATTGCGCAATGAACCAACGATATCCAACTTGATTCTGTTACATCTAGCGGCAATCGTATCATACTCATTTGTCTCTGGGTGAGTTCCAGACAACGCCAATACGAAAAAGACAGCTAATAAGATCGGCCATGTCACTACCAGAGTTAGTGCTACTGACAGGATTTGCCAGATGTACCAACCTGTTGCTCCCCAGTATGCAGCGTCACCATATTTCTTATGGATTTTGTGCAGTGCCGTGGTTAGGTCTTTACCACCACCTAGACGATTAACAAACATATCCGATTGAGATTCCCAACCAGCTTGGTCATAAAGGCTACCATATTCAGTTGACGATACAGTTTGTTTATAAACTTCGTTCACTACTACGGTGTGTAACTTTTCAGTTGATCTGTAGTTAGCTACTTGCTTGGCGTTAGGGATTTTCGTACCAGTTACGTTTTCTAGTTCTGTGATTAACTGGAAGTTCATTTTAACATCTTGCGTACCAGTCAACTCTTGTAACACTGCTGCTAAGGCTAAGTTAGCTGTTACTGTTCTGGCTAAACATTCTAAGTAAGTCCAGAAGTGACCTAACTCATGACTGAACATAGAAGCTAGCTCTCTGGCTGTAAACGTACCATCGAATAAAGCTTCTGACATTACGATAGGAGCTTGTATTTTAGAGAAATCACCAAACACCTTACCAGTAGCTCTAGACACAGAACCATTGATAGATTTCAGTTTAGAACTCTTTAGATACTTTAAAGATGCACCAGCTTCTGAATAGGTGTTGCGCCAGGAAGATAATAAGGCGTGGTTTGTTTTTAAATCAGGAGCAATCATGTACGCACCATACTGAGTGGACTTCTCTACAGTTACGGTAACGTTCATGTTAAACTCATCGCCTACCAATTTAGGGATATTGCAATCCAGTATGCGACGAGGAATAGATAGGTCTATATGGTCTAAAACGTGCTGGAATTTAGTAACTAACTGAGGGTAGAAGTTTTCTCTGGCTTTATACGCCATTGCTTCTATGCCGACAAATACATTCTCTGGAAACATGGGATAACTCCATAAAAAAGTTTTACTTTACACAGTATGTACATCATATACGGACCGACAGGGAGAGAACAACTGTGAGCACCGATAAAGATTTTAAGTTAGAGGCGAAGCATATAGTTTACGTTAAATCTAAACATAATCCTTCTAATGATGCTGTGTTTGTAAAAGAGTATAAACATTTACCTGATGGTACTAGAGAACCCAATCTTAGAAAGATTGTTAACTTTGAACGCGATTGGTATATTACAAAAGAAGGTTATCGTAAACATAAAGACAAAAAAGAAAGTGAGTCACTAACCAGACTACAGAAGCGTAGCAGCAACACCGCTACTATGCCTTTGAAGATAGCTAAAGCTTTAAACCTACCTACTAGCAATCTGAACATGCGTCAGTTAGGTAGAAGTCAGTACATCTACGGTACTGACATTACTCCAGAAGCATTAGTTAAAACTAAGTATCTAACTACCTGGAAAGATATCGTAAGTCCTAATAGCATAGCGGTACTCGACTTAGAGACCAACGTGTTAGGTGGTAGACGTGATCATAAAGAAATGGGTGACATCATTTCAGGCTCTATCACATTTAAAGATAAAGCATTCCTTTGTTATTCTAAAAGGTTTATGGGTAGTATCGTTAAAGCTGAAGAAAAGATTCGTGCAGCGTTCTCTGAGCATTTAGGTCAGTATGAAAAGTCTCGTGGTATCAAACTAGAGATAGTTGAAGTAGAATCAGACACTCAGATAGTAATTGAGTTGCTGAAACGTGTACACGAATATGGTGCTGATTTCGTAGCTACATGGAACATGAACTTCGACGTACCTAAGATGATTCAAACCTTAGAACGTGATGGGATTGATCCAGCTATACACTTTAGTGATCCTGGAGTGGATCCAGAGTTCCGTGAATGTAATTACATTGAAGGTCCAGCCAACCGCATTAAAGCAGATGGCGGCGTAATGACATTCTCTATGCATGAAAGATGGCATACGTTAATTACACCTTCTAAGTCTTACTGGATTTGTGCTATGGGCACATATGCATTCCTACGTAAGGCTAAAGGTAACGAGAAGTCTTATGCGTTAGATGCAATCCTAGAGAAGATCTTAGGTAAACGTAAGCTGAACTTTAATTTTGCTGATGGTTACGTTAAGTTAGCTTGGCATGAGTTCATGCAGAAGAAGTATAAGATTGAATACCTAATCTATAACTTATTCGACTGTATCGGTGTGGAGTTGTTAGATGAGAAAACTAAAGACTTAAGTATTTCTCTATCTGAACTAGTAGGTGCTAGTCCCTACAGGTTATTCTCCTCTACACCTAAACAGCTAGCAGAGGACTTACATTTCTTCTTCTTGAAACATGGTAGGGTTATTTGCTGCGTTTCCGATAAGATGGCAGATGAGTTAGATGATCTGGTTATCGGCACAGAAGATTGGATCATTACACTAGCTACTCACTTAGTCGAAGTGAATGGTCTTAAGTGTATTGAAGACGTAGAAGATTTACAAACTCTGATTCGTTTGTATGTATCTGACTTAGACATCCGTTCAGCTTACCCATGGGGTGAGATCGTTATGAACGCTTCTAAGGGTACTACAACTTTAGAGTTAGTTAAAATCGAAGGTGTGAGTGAGGAAGATCGCCGTAGAGTGGGATTGAACTTAAGTGGTGGTGTAACTAATGCCATTAACTATTGTGAAACTATTCATGCGTTCCCTGCACTTACTGCTATCTACAGCGCTTATCTAAACCAAGGAGCTAGTAACGATTCTATCCTAGGGGTAGAAGAGACACAGAAAGAAGTAGCATAAAACAAAAAAAAATAAGGGAGAGCTTACACTCTCCCTTTATGCCAGGTGTGCTTACAGGTAGTCTGACAATATTTTAACGATCAATGCTAAACGCCTTTTAATTGCATCAATGCCTGGTCGTCCAATTATAGGTACCACCTGTTCTATTTCACAGGTGAATACCTTTTCTGTAATGAGACGATCCCCATGCAGATATTGGTTCAAGTTAGCGCTAACGATTGCTTCTATGGTAAGAATTTGAATCGTTGAAAAACCAACATGTTTTAAATCTATGTTATCTAGGGTTAACATTTTCAGTAGTTTATAAAGCAGACTTTGGTCATTAGATACCCGCTCTAGTAACTCATCATCTACTAAAGAATTAAATAGTTCGTTATTGGTTGACACTGCTCGAATAACGGCTAAGGACCAACTTTGCTCCCCATATTCTTTACAGCTGAATACCACACTTTGTACTGGGGTAACATTTGGTAAAGCAGTTATCTTAACGCTATGCATAATTTCTCGTAATGAGTTCTTGGCTGCATCTAAAGATAAGTTTGGTGCAGACTTTAACTCTTCTCGTATAGCTTTGATAGATTCGACAAACTTATCCTCAGCTACGGTACTAGTGTCTGCCGACGCTTCAAGTTCTAGAACTTCATGCATATTTATTTGGCGAGTACAATATTCAGTACCTACCAACGCTTTAACTATTGGGTTACCTACTTCATCTTGTTTCATGTGGAAATCCTTTTATAATAAAAAAAGAGAGAGTGGGGACACTCTCTCATATGCCGTCAATAATTAACGGCTAAGCGCTACATACTACCATGGCAAACCATCTAACACGATTTCTTCTGCCCATTGACGAACTTTAGTATCTAGATCGAAATATGTTCTTACAAACCCTATAGCCATCTCAGCATCAAACTGAGTGTTGCCACATAACTCAAACATACCTTTAGAACGACGAATTTGTTCTTTGTAGAAATCGTCGTACCAGTCAGGAACTTTGGCATTCTTGTTGCTACCAAACTTCTGTCCGATGTGGATTAGTCCATGCACCAGACTATCCAGTTTAGAGTACTTACGTTTAGTGTGGGCATAGAGAATACTTCGCATGATGTACGCATCTACATCAGGAGCTCCTCTATCAGCCGCTGCTAAGATTTCACACTCGATGCTAGAGTACTCATCTTTAAAGCTTGCACGGTGCTCAGAAGCGATCTGACCTATGTGTACTCGCGCTGCTTTGTCTATCGCAAGTAGGTAATCATCACCTTTGATGATAAATGCTTTAGCTAGCTCGTGATGTTCCTTACGATTCTCCGTAGAGAACATATCGTGATACAACGCGGCTATAGCAGTTTTTGTAAAACTAACTACTATGTCTTCACCTAGCTCACTAGCCCACTGCGCCAACTTAGGAGATCGATCTAAATGATAGAAAATGTAAGTCACGTTATCTAACACCTGGAGCACATGATCCCACTGATGCGCTTTATCATTTTTACTGTAATACGGTTTAAGTTCCACTTGTAACTCTGTAGCTAGGATATTAGCTATTTCAAGGTAATTAGGTTTTTTACTTTCTGTACACTCATCTGGCAAATGCATTGAACTTTCCTTTTATTGTAAGGTGTATACACGTGGATGATATATCCGTAGGTTATTTTCGAAACGGCATAACGGGAGAGCCGTAGCTCTCCCTAATATGGATAAGATTATTCAATACTTAAATAACGCTTGATCCAAGATTGTAAGCGATTACCTACAGCGCCAGTTTTGTCTTCAGGGAAGAGGCTACTTAGCTTGCTGCCGTAGTTGAGGTAATGTGTACGACCATCCGCACTTAATACAGAAATCGGGAGGATGAACATAACAGTTTCAAATTGCTTACGTGCATCAGCGCTCAGAGTTACATTATCCATACCGCGATTGATATAACGGACAGAGAACGTTTCTGGGTTCGCTTTCATAGAACGTACTAATACGTCCATAGCTTCTTGGAACTCAACTACGTTAGGGTGATTGAACACACGGTTTAAGCTACGTGCCAGTGATGCTTGTTGCGCCAACATCTCAGATGGAGTTACTGGGTAGTTAGGAGCCATAGTAACTGTGTAGCTACGCAGGGTTTCACGAAGGCTACGAGCAAAGACGGAATAGTCATCAACTGGATCATAATAGTGACCAGGTTCTTGCTCTTCTTCGTCTAGCTTAGGTTGAGGATCTAGATCTTCTAGACCTACAGCTGTACTAGCGGGAGTTTCTTCAGTAGCAGTAGCAACACTACCTTCAGTGATACCATCTGTAGCATCGCCAGATGCTTGCTCCAATGAAGCTGCATCGATCTCACTAACAATTTTAGGAGTATGCAAGACGGATGAATCATATTCGCCCTCATGGTCAGCGTTCAAACCTACAAGCTTAGCAACTTTGTCAGTAGTGGCAGTTTCACCTTCAACTAAAGTATCAGATTCTACAGGTGTATTGATTTCGCCTGTAGCTTCGCCTTCTTGGGCTACGCTGGTATCAAGTTCAGTAGCAACACCTTCTTCTACTGAGGTTTCAACATTAGTGTCAACAACTGGTGCAGTATCTTTCTGTTCCATAGCGGTACCTTTAGATTGGTTAGTTCGTTTCTTAGTCATGGGTTGCTCCGTTCGTTATACTCGGTAAGTCAAAGTATACATAATAATTAGGACTGTAAGTTATTTAAAACATCTAGTCCAGCATTGATCAATAACGTAAGGTATAGCATACCAGTCATCATCCAACCTAAGTCGACGAAGTTGGAATTATTAACCTTAGCTTTACGTATGCCAGCTGCTACGCTCACTACAAACAATACCCCGATTAACATACTGAAGATAACGGTAGAGTTGCTAGCCACTATCATCATAATAGTAACTAAGACTACACTTAAAGGGGGCTTGGGTGCTAGTGGTGAATCGTCTAACATATGGTAACTGCTAATGTAGACGTATAGTAAATAAACTAATGCTGAATGCACGCCGATGTTACGTAACTGATAGAACTCTTCCATTACTTACCTTCAAATGTGTTAGTTGTAAATGCGTTGGTTGCAAATAGCTCAGGGTTTATCTGCATGGAGTAATAAACCTGTTTAACAAAACCTTCTATGTGTAACTTACGGCTTTTAGCTTTATGTAAGCATACGTCTAGCAATGTATTACGGAAGTTATCAACTGTGTTGATACAAAGTTGATTCTTTAGTAAGATAGCCATATCAGCTGCGAATGGGATAGTATCTCTCAAGGTGATAGCTTCTGGTGTAGATGGGTAGAAGTCTATCACTACGTTGCCTCTGTATAGGCTGTATCGATAGATAGGATCTCCTGCTGCATCTTCTAAGGTTTGCTTTGCCATTCCTCTGTGTAACCAGTGGAGTTTATCTCCTAGGATAGTTTCTAAGATCCTGGAGTGATCAGTTACCTCAGGTTTGCTTTTAGCTTTAGCTTTACGTTTACTCATTGGTTTTCCTTTTATGGTTTTATATAGGCATACGGAGAGGGCTTTGTACCCTCTCCTGTGTATGCTGTTTATACGTGTTTCTTATACTTTCTTAGATTTCCTTATATATATAAACAGCATAGACGCCAGGGGCGTGCAGAGCAACGTCAAGGGCGTTTAAACATATAATAAGATAGGTGTAATAAAATAAGATTTGTCTTAAGTATTATATGTCGGCTTGTTACAAATAGATGATATATATCTCCATTTAACTGGGCATAAGGGAGGGTTTTACCCCTCCCCTGATTATGTTAACGCTCTAGCTATATCTATCTGCACAGTCTTCAAAGCCTTACCATGCATAGCACCCATGGAGAGTCCCATCATCGTAGATGGGATCTCAGCTACCCTAGCTCCTAGAGTGTTCTCACGAGACCTAATGAAATCACCAACGCACACAACGCAGAGGTTACCATCGATCACGTTACAGGTAGTAGGAGATCTCACTAACATCGTTTGATCTTTGAAAGACTCTACGTTAGACTCATCTACCTTCACTAGCTTACCGTTTATGATAAAGGTGCTACCTACAAAGTTAAGGTATTTGTCAGAGTACATGTGAATAGGTTCCCCTACCATGCTACCACAGTCCTCAACGTTTACAACTACACCAGTCATTGCACGGAAAGCTATCTTAACCTTCTCACCAGCTAATGCAGTTTCAGCACCACGCTTAAACGAACCATCACGTGCTGTGTTAGACATCTCCGGTAATTTAGATAGATCCCATCCATCGTTGAGAGGCTTCTCGATAAACGTATAAGTGCCATCGTTAGCAAAGTTCTTCTCGATACCGTACATGTAGTACATTTTCATACGGACTACTTTAAAGGATTTATCTTTAAAATAGAATCCAGCATCTGGATCGCTTGCTATGTACTCTCTATCTAGAACTTCGATCTCCTTCTGAATGTCGGCAATTACAACAGGATCGTCTAGATGATCTTTATGTTCCGCTAGAAGCTCCTTCATGCGTGCTAGAGCCTTTGGAGCAGGTCCTAAGGTATACTCGGTAGCACCAGGCACAAACAGGTCGTTAAAGCCAGTTAGAGAAACTGTAGCATCGATGAACTTAACCAGCTCACGTACGTAGAACTTATCAGCCTCTTCTGACTCCCCTTCTCCAACATCATCATAAAGGTTTTGGATGATCTGCTTTTCAATCTTACCTAAGTTAAACTTACCTAGTAAGAAAGGGAACTTGTGTTCAAACGGATAGATGAACATAATAGCGTTTGCTATCACGTTACCCACCAAAGTAATAACGTCTTGGTTTACGTTAGGTAACCAACCTTTCTTAAGTTCAATCGGTGCGTTTTTGTGCAGTAGTGGTTTAGTGACATCAGTGTCAGGGATTACTATAACTTCAGCCCCTTTTACAAAACCATAAACTCCATCGACGTTCAACAACTGGTAGTCGTAAGACTCATCAGTAATCTCATTACCGATGTTAGAAACACAGAACGCTCTAGTTACCCATTCTGATCTTAAATGAGCTCCAGCGTTAATAGCTTCTAGTAAATACGTAAACGGCGTCATAGTGACAGTTCCTTAAACATCCGCGTTAACATAACCCCTACATCAGCAGCTAAGTGGATGTCTGGGACAATTTTATCTAAGATACGTAACAGGTCTTTCTGCTGAGGTTCAGATAAGTCCTCAGTGTAATACAAAACTAACATCAAGTTGATAGCTAACTCTTTAGGTTCTTCCAAGGTAGCCAGGAAGCCCCCAAACACAGTCATATACTGCGCTAAGCTATAACCTAAGGCATTGCCCTCACTGAAGTATTCAGACACCATAGAAGAGCGCTCAAGGCTTTTAATCAAAGCACTAACTTGAGCTAAGTATTTAGGAGTTACTGGTTCATCAATCTCATCCGTCTCTGGAGGCATTAACGACTTACAGTTGTTGAGGATACGAGGAATTACCTTCAAACTCATATCAGAGATTAGTCCTAGGACATCTTCTTCCTCTACCCATGTTTCTACGATGGTAACCATCTTAGTCAACTTCTCAGAATCAGAGCAATCCATATCTTCTAATGAGATAACCTCTTCAGGTAGTTGGAAGTCACCAGTAAGCTCTATAAGCGTACGTAAGATGCTATTGATGTTGCCTATAGCTTCTATACCGACAGATTCATCTATCGTTACACCGAACGCCTGACAAGCTCTGACGATGTACATGTAAGCTTGACTCTGGATCCAAGTCTGTAACTCACCTGGACTATCGATATTGCTTCTGAAGTACGGTTGTTCAGCAACCTCCCAAACATCATCTTCTAATACTAAAGACGCTAATTCAAAACTATCGTGTAATTGTGTAGCTTTAACAGGACCTAGCGAAAGTGTTGCCCAAGTTAGGAATTTCTGAGACATGAGGTACTCCTTTAATGTGTTATAAATTATTCAATCTACTTACCATATGTATACAATTGCCAATTTACGGGAATCTGGAAAAATGAACAAACAAAATAAAAACGCTGCTGTTGCGTTACGAGATGCCATTAAAGTAAGTGGCTCTAACTTCGTACACAATAAAACTACTAAGCGCGCTAAACGCGAGTTAAAAGTATTTGCTTCCACTGCTGAACAATTATTGGTATCAGCCAGAGAGATAGCCCCTATCATTACTGTGCCTGGGATGGCAGCTATCCCTGAAGTGTTAAAGCTGGCACCTCAGTATGCCCAAGTAGTTAAAGTTGCTTCAGCTGAACTAGCAAAGATCCACTTAGCTCTTCCTGAGATAGAAAAAACTAACTCAGCAGAGACATATCAACTCAACTGCTTAGAACTATCCCAGCAGTATGTGAGCTGGATCGAGAATTATCAAAACACTGCATTACCATTAGCAGCGCAAATCACTGATTACGCTATGGCGTTAGAGGTTAAAGAAGATGGAAAATAATCCAACTACCACTGGAACTACTGGTATCCCAGTAGATGAACAAGAAGTTGTTAGTGTGCCAGTTACTGAAGAGGAGACAGCTGTTGTTATCCCTGAGGAACCTGAAGCACCTAAAGAAGAGATCGCTCCTAAAGCTCCATATGTGCCTACTCAACCTCCTGGTGCAAAAGTAGCGGTTGCTGCTAACTTTATTGTTGCTCGTACAGATGCTAATGGTAAAACGTTTGACTCATATGAAGACGTACCACCAGTAAGTATTCTAGGTACCTCATTAAACGTCCTAGAGCATATCTCTACAGATTGGGATAAATTAGACGCCACTGCTGAGACTACCGAGTGGTCACGTCATTTATCTAACGCTGCTAGCTATTCTAACGTTGTTAGTGATGGTTTAAACGCTGCGGCATTTAGACCTACAGCTAATTGGGTTAACTCTGTTGGTTATGCTGGTACTATCTTTGGACCACGTAAACTAGTGCCTGGTGCTCCTAGCGGTAGTGGTACTTTAAAAGGTCGTGAAGCTGTTCTGCAAATGAGTGCTATGACTAGCATGGGCGGAGCTAACTCGTTCCCTCTGTGGGGTTCTGGTTTCTCTGTAACGCTGCGTACGCCTCCGCTATCTGAACAGGTAGAGTTGGATCGTTTGATTGCATCTGATCGTAACTTGTTAGGGCGCAACACACGCGGTGCTATTTTCTCTAATGACTCTTTTGCCATTAACCGTAACTTGATTCGTTTCATTTACGATCACTGTGTTTCAGTAGGTATTGAATCAGGTAACGACTACGAGAAGTTCTTGGAAGCAGTTCGTTTACCAGACATGCAAATCCTTGCTGCGTATATGGCTCACTGTATCCACAGTGCAGGTTTCCCATTTGCACAACCTTGTACTAGTGATCCTAACAAATGTACACACGTGGCAAGACGTCAAGTGCTGGTAGCTAAGATGGTTGTTGTAGATCACAACATGTTGAACTCTAACCAACTTAAGATCATTACTAGACCAGGTAAGGTTAGTGATGCTGATCTTAAATCGTATCAAGATGAGTTCTACTACGCTAACAACCATATCGTTTTGACTGATACGGTTAAAGTGTTCTTTAGTGTACCTAGTGTGGCTAAGCACATCCATTCTGGTGCGCGATGGGCGACTGAGTTAGAACATCGTACAGAAACGGCGTTTGGTACAGTGTTGTCTGAAGCAGAGCGCATTAAGCACTATACAGACATGCGTATTGCTACTATCCTGCGTAACTATGGTCACTGGATTGATCGTATTGAAATGACCGTAGGTGATCATCTGTTAGAGGTATCTGACGATGAAGCAATCGAAGAGCAGTTAGGTATCTGGTCAGAAAACGATGACTTCGTTAATGCTATCGTAGAAGGCATTGAGAAATTCATGAACGAGTCTTTAGTTTCGTTTGTGGGTATCCCTAACTACGAATGCCCTAACTGCCATGACTGGTTAGTAACAGAGAATGGAGAAACTCGTGTAGTTCATCCTATCGATGGAGTCAGCACTTTTTTTCTAATGCAGCAGTCTTATCTGCTGACCAAACTACCGTAGCAGATACGGTACGAAGTCAACAGTTTGGACGTCATGTTGCTGAGGGTCAGGTAGCGAAGACATTATTCGCTGCCATTAAAGTTCCAGTGTCAGCTTTAGCTAGTAGAGTTATCATAAATGAAACCTATGATAAACTCTACGGCATATGCGACCATGACTTAGCTGAACGAGTCGATCCTTTAAGTAGGGTTGGTTTCCATCCTAAGGAAGACGTAATGTCTGACTCCTTAGAGTTTCAGTATATGCTTAGATTTAAGAATCTAAAAGTGAAAGATGCATTCGGTGTAGATTTCCCTACGTTCTTAAAGCAAAGTAGAGCCTCAGCAGATGAAATGCTGCGATTGTGCGCCATTGATTTAACTAAACCAAATCCAAATTCTGCATTGAATGATTTGGAGAAGGAACTTAACCGATGATAGTTTCCGAAGGGGTAAGTAATATATTCGAACATCCAGCGCCTATTAAACTGGTAACAGTTAACTGTGTAGGCGTCATGGGTAAAGGGATAGCATTAGAAGCGAAAAAAAGATACCCAAGTATCTTACGCAACTATAAAGAGAAGTGTCGCCTAGGTATAATGAAACCTGGAAGTATACTACCTTATTACATTACCTCTAAGGAGCTTATTTTATTGGTTGCAACAAAAGACCATTGGTCTAATGGTTCTAAGTTAGAATGGGTTGAAACTATCTGTACTAAGTTAGTTGACAATCTTGATAAGTTAGGAGACTGCGATATAGCTATCCCTCCTTTAGGTTGTGGTAACGGTGGTTTAGATTACCCAACTGAAGTAAAACCACTACTCTATAAATACCTAGAGTCCATTAAAAATAAAATACACATTTGTTTATAAGGAATTGAAATGGGTAAGACATTAGATGAACTACTGGCCCTCTACACTTGCCACAAAGTTGTAAAAGCAGTTAAGGTGTTAGAAATTCATGATTTAGGTGCAGATGGCGATAGTGATAACTTACCGCTAGTAACCGTAGTAAGTGTTGATGGTTATAGACAACGTCTGCGTTTACCATTACCAGCAGATTGCATCAGTAAACCTGTGTTTGTACCTGGGTGTTACTATGTAGTTTACGAAGACGGCTACGTATCTCTAAGCCCAGCTAAAGCCTTTGAAGAAGGTTATGCATTAGTTGACCAACATAGCGCTTCTATAGAGGTTAAGTTAGATCCTGATGATCCAGATCCAATCTCTACAGTTAAAGCAATTCAGCAATCTTATGTAAACGACCATTCGTGGAACGCTGCCCCTGAAGAGTTCTGGGAGACAGAGAAAGTACAACACGTACTTACTACTGACCTTACCATTAAGCGTGTAGTGGGCATCAATGAAGATGGTTACGCTATGGTGCGTTTAGATAGCGGTAAAGCTGTAGCTACACAGTTTAAGTGTACCTTAGACGATTGTATTGTTTATAACCCACAGATGCGCGTTGCTTTCGTACGTCCAGCCAGCGACATTGGGAACATTTACAAACTTAACCTTAAGTGCAACAAGTAAGTAAAAACCACAAAAAAAGAAGAGAGGTAAAACTCTCTTCTTTTGCCGTTTGTGTTAGTGTCGTTTAAGGTTTATTACATCTGCTAAAGCATAACCGTATTTTGGCCAAGCTTTTTGCAGCCTTTCCAAACAATCGGCGTGCAATGAATGGAAGGATAAAATAAGTGGGACTGCTGCCGCTAACATATGTGAAGTACTTTGTTGCACCCTATCATCTGCTAAGATTTTGATAACTTCAGTATCTCCGCCATCATCTAGTACAGCTACATGCATTTTAAAGGCTAGTGAATATGCTATTTCAACCGATACGCCGGATTCTTGCTCGATGTAAGAAACGTAGTTAGTCCAGTAGTCTTTAAGGGTATTAAAGTAAATACTAATGTCGTTAAGTTTTTCTATATCCACTGAGTTAAAATTGTAGGCCTGCTGGTTAGCCAAAATGTAGTCGACAGATGCACACACCTCTTTAAAGTAGTCATAATTCCAGTTAGATGGCATGTATGTAGCAAACAAGTATTTATTGATGAATGCTAAGGGATTAGCTGCGGCACGCAACTCTAACGCCATTATGTCGGTTTTAGACATTTTAAGAATTTCAGCATTTGTTACTGGAGGTTTTAAATCTTCTAGAGAGCCTATTGGTATAAGATAGATTTTCATTACGGCGTTATCCTTTTATTGTAGTAATAATTTCGGTGGTTTGATGGTAAACAACCATTTCAGTTACTGGGATCTCTTTCAGATAACCAGCTTCAATTACATAGTCAGCAAATGCTACACAAGTTTCCCAATGCATTTCCCTGTCGTTAGCAACATTTAAACGATGTGCTTCCCACTCGGCGCGTAGTTGGCTTATGTCAAAATCCTTTAAACATACGCACGTTTTATAGGGGTCGTAACTATCAGTTTCAAATACCCAAGAAGTAAAAGTGCAAACTTGTCCTTCTGTTATCAATTGACTCTCAGACTTTCTTTTGGTTGTTATAGTGAATTTCCCATCGGTTCGCATCGTCCCCACCTCTGGAATGTCTTCGTTAGGTTTTATAATATCGGCCGCTGTCAACAGGTTTACTTTTTTGCTGGTTTGCTCAGCTTTGTACTTAGCGTAGTCGGCAGCAATACATTCTAGTCCTACTGGACCTTTAACCTCTACGCCAGCAAATATGACCTCCTCTAATTCAATTGGAACTAAATATTTCTCACGGATTAAGAACCCCACAAAAGTTTCACAGGTATTCCAATTGGTGTTGCGGTAATCCTCTGGGGTATCTTGGAGATCAGATATGTCATTAAAGAGTTCCATTTGCTTATTAAGATCGCAACTTTCTATACACACAGCAACCGCGGTAGTGTGGTAACAATGATCTGTGCTAGACCAAGAGCTGAAAGTATATAATTTCCCCACGATTAAAGCATTGGGGAAAAGTGAGTTTAGTTTATCTAATTGCATTTTGTATTCCTTTTATTTTAGGGGCAAAAAAGGAGGCCTAAGCCTCCTAAATTTTGTTAGCGTAACTAATGGTTCTGTAGCTTAATGTTTTCCCAGCAAAGATATCAGTTTCTTTTCTTTGATGATAGGACACGTGTTTAGGTATATCTTCACAACACAAGTAAAGGAACATTGGAGTTTGTCCTGGAGACATTATGTCCCTTAGTCTACCCAATGCTTGTAAGTTTGCTTGTCTGCTATCTACAGCTATAGTTAACATACATGTCAATAACCCATCTATATCTAGCGCTGTACCAGCAGAACCTAAAGTAGTAACTGTGACATCGTGTTGCTCGATAATCTCAGTAGCATCATCTGAGGTATACTTACAGATCTTTAGGTGCGGTAAATGTATCTTCAGGTACTCTACTAACTCTACGCAGAAATCTACGCGGTAAGCAAAGATTAGCAACCTTTGTCCAGGTTTAGCGTAGGGTATATGAAACTCATTGATCAAGGTAAGAATCATAGCAAAATAGTTCAGCTTGATCTTTTCCTTTTTCATCATACTAGTTTCAAAGTTACCGTGGTTATAACTACCACCAAACCCACTACATTGAATACTACCACGCTTCTCTAACGCGTATCTGATACAGACAACGTTAGCAATCTTAATGTATGCACCACCGCCCATACGAGTGTTAAAAGGAAAACTAACCTTAGACATCTCGTTGGTTAAAGGGTTATCTGTTTCTATCGTAGCACTCAGATAAATAGCTTTAGGTACGTGTGTAAACAAATCGATTATGTAGTTAGCGTGGAAATGCTGATGTACTTCATCCGTAATACGTACGCCTATCTTTAACTTCTCCCATAACCTACAAGGAGAAACAAACCAGTCAGGTTTAGGACCAGGACTACTATACTCCGCAATATATCCACGTAGCGTACCTAGGGTGATGTTGATTACCCTAGGGATACATTTGTCAGTGTCTATCGTTTGCATTAGGTTGTATAACTGATCTGAACCACGAACAGTCATAATCTCCCCTGGCTTCAATCGGTATTGCTTTATAACGTCAGACTTCCATTTATCATGGTAACGTCCTAAAGCTAATACTAATATCCTTTCACCTATTAATTCCCCACATTTAAGACTAGTACTAGTTTTACCTTGTCCTGTCTGCAATGCAATAACTTTAGTGTGTCCAGGAGCTAACACATGCTCAATGATAGGCACTTGGTTAGGGCGAGGTGTCCAAGCTGCCACCAAACTCACATTAACTTTAGCAGCTTTATATAGGGGACGCTCAGTTACCTGAATGTCATTGAACCCACATCTAGCCGCGTGCTCTAAAAACTCATCCTTTTGATTACGATGGAACCTAAACTCGGTTCTAGATTCGTTAGCCCAACAATACATTTTGTCAGGTACCACAATCATCTGACGACCTACACGCTCACGTTTCATTACAATAAAGCGTTTACCGTAAGCGTGTATAACCCATTTAAACCTGGAGTCAATCTCCGTTAAAATAAATGCGTGGGTAAGTACTTCCATTTTACAACATGGCATTCTTGTCTCCTGTAAGGGTGGGGGCGAACCCCCACTTCTACTAAGGGAAATAAGACATAGTTGGTTGTATAGTTTCGTCTAAAGGATGTCCACCACGTTCAGTTAGTATATACGAATCAGGGTTAACAAATATCCCCTCATGTCGTTCGTTGGCTAGACCACCACCTAACGAACGTTTTTCCATGGTCTTACCAAATTGTTCGAATTGACCAATCTGATCTCCACATGGGATTCGATAATCACCTAGCTCTTTATCTACTACTAGAGTAGACCGCATTATAACCCCTAATAAAGAAAGGTTAAATGGGAACTTAGATCTAACTAAATCATAGAAACCACTTAACGCTAAAGAGACGTTACCTTCCTCATCCAAGTCCATGGTGAGTTTAGTAGTTTTATCGTCATCACTAACTTTAACTAGTTTCTTAATAGCTTCCATAAAGTCCAGCATGTTAGCGTGCTTACGCGACATTTCCCACACTGGTTTCATGATATCCCAATCTTTAAGGTTGATTATGATTGTCTCACGTTCAACCTCAAACCCAGTAGCTTTTATGTATTCTAAGAATTCATAAGTGAAACTACTTCCTGTAGTTCCTGAGCGTACTGGTACGTACGACGACGTTAGTCCCAACCCTGGTATTTCCGATATGATGGTGACATCCTGCATAGTCCCTATTTTGCGTAGGGGGAGATCATGGATGTTCTTAGTCTCATAGATATCACTTAATCTAGGCACATCATCTTTGTTAATCGCCAAGCATGACGTACTTAAATCTAAGTCCAATGAGAACCCATAAGAGTTACCCAACGCACGTAATTGTCTTCTATACTCTCTAGGGACTTCGGCACCAGCTACAGTTGCAGAGGTTTCGTTATGCTTAACTGATAACACTTTCTGCGAGATAATAGCGCACAGTACAATACATGCAAAGTGTGCTACGTTGGTTCCAGCAGGTAAAGAGAATTCCAACTCGCCATAACAAGCGGCGCATATATGGTTCTCTTCTTTATGTGCACAAGTTAAACCATTACGTATTTGAATCACTGTACCAATCAGATGTACATCATCCTTACGGATAACGTGCAATTGATCGTTTTCATCTACGCGGTAACTACCCACTAAATCTTGGAAGTTTTGTTTATCTACTTGCCAAGTGATATAACGTTTGGTGCCACAATCGTGGAGTTCATAAGGACCTTCCACGTTGCGTTGCCAGTAAGCATCTAAATGCGCTAAGGTAGCACAGATCAATTGCATCTGACGGTTAAAGTACTCAGTATCAGCTAATGGATCTTTCTGTAACTCTAGTGCCTTAGCAGCAGTTCTAGACTCCGCTAACACATCGTAAAGAGAGAATAACCCATGACCTAACCCACGCACGATAGCAGTAGTGAAAACTGTACTATCGATGTCTGTAGGCTTACCACGACAACAGATAATCTGCAACACTGGGTTTATGTCTGACGTCTTAGCACGCACAGCACAAACTAATCGGTTGTCTTTAAGTGTAGGACAGGTCATCATAATGCGAGTTACTTCAGCGTGAGCTTTAGCAATCTCAACATCCATCATTACCAGTACACTTAAATCCGTTTGATCTAACGATTGCAGATGATCGTTAATAGCTTTGATCTCTGGATGCATCATTACTTCAGCAAAATCCAGAATATCTAAACTGGCCACATGCGCACCTAAGTTAACAGATACGCTGTTGTGTAAACGGTTAATCTCCTGCTTACTACGCATCGCCCCTAATTCAGGGTTGATGGATTTACCGTGTTGATCAAAACAATCCCACCACATTGCATCGTTCAGTTCCAAAACTGACTTAGATGTCCAACCAGCAGCACCCATGTGATGGTATTTATAGATCTTGGTATCAGGATAATCTCGTAGTGGCCACCACAGGTAGTAACACATTTGAGTGCGTCGATCATCTACCACCATATCTCCATCATCAAACCGCATAATGAATCTAGGTGGTAATATAGTCCAAATGTCATGTTCGGACATATTTGCGACATCACGGGCTAACAATACTTCCATATCTTACACTCCTACACTACGTGGTCGCCGAGTACTGTACTGCACACCAGCTACGTTGATTATGTGGTTAGCTAACAAAGAAGGTCTAGAGAATCCAGGCTTCACTATTGCATCGCTAATAATACAATCAATGTTAGTAGGTGTAGGATGCGTTAGTACCGTCCTAGACATCACTCTAGCAGCATCCGGGTTGTTCTGATACTCTAAGATACGAGCAGCGAACACAGGCCCACAAACAGCGTTAAGGTTGCGAGATTCAGCTTCTCCTAAACCCCTTGTAGTTTGACGTCTACGAGGAGAACTATATTTGTCAGCATTAGACAGCTTAGCAGGAGGGCCATAAATTTGACACTTAGCATCATCAGCTACAGACGCCCAATCATAACCGTTCTTTTCAGATACGATTATGTGTTGACAGCCCAACATGATTTTGTCTTCGGTTATGTTAACCTTACCTTGCGGATCGATGTATCGTAAATGTCCCTTAGGTACAGGGAATCTCTTTTGCATCTCGTAAGGTAATAAGGCATTCAAGTTAGGACTGTGAGGAGGTAGACAATAACGCAAGTACTCTTGAGCTTGAGCAACTTGTTCTTTCAGTTTCTCCTCAGGTAAATCTAACAACCAGCTGTATGAGATAGGACTAGCTAAAGCTAAGTACTCTAAAAAGTCACGCTCTGGATCTTTAGATACACGTAAGTGTCTTTCAAAATGCCATGCACTTGCATCTAGATACTGCTCAATCAAACGCCCTACGTTCATCCGGTTAATGGTTGTGCCGCCTGCTGATATGAGATCAGAGGAACGTCCCCATTCATCCGTAGGCATGTTAGCTCTTGGCCAGATACCACAGATAACCGATTTATCCCCATGTAATCCAGAGATTTTACTGCCGATGTTAGGTTTATAGTCATGCGCAAACGTGATGTCTATATTCCATTCATCTAACGGCGTAGCACGATAGGTACGTTTTAACGCCCCAGCATGTGGTGCCCAATGATAATCTTCAGCTTCTACACACAAACGTTCTAAGCCAGGACTTAACTCGATGTGTTTAAACTCACGACGTAAAGCAGCTTCAGTATCCAACAACGCTTTGTACGCTCTACCTTCTGCTTCATAGTAACGAACTATCTGCGCTTCAGTGTTAACTGGAGTACAGTTCATCGACTTACCTTTATACAGATGAGAGTGCATGATGTGAATATCTGTAATCTTAGCACCAGCGACTGCATAAACACATCTGTCTAATACTGTGTCTACAGCGTCATACTGCATGCTATCAATATCCATATCGATGTCAGCTGTATCAGAATCAAACTTACGCATAGCGAACAACAAACCACATTCTCTAACATGCTCGCCTATATCAGGGAAACCTTTAAAGAACGTTTTAGTGCCATACGTGTTTAACAAGTAATAAGCTTTACCACTAGAGGCACTACGTTTACCGACTTGCACTGTGGTTAGATCATCTAAGATATCATCACAGACAATCACGCCATCTTCAATTACCCCATCTAAAGAGATGTTTGCAATCACTAAGTCTCTACCGATTACCCACTCAGCATGTAAACGGATGTTAGGACTTTGTGAGAACACTGTGTCTTTTAGTACTGGTTGATTTTCCCGTAATAGATGGTGGTTTACCATTACGTTCTTATAACCAAATGACTGATGCGTAGAGTGATATAAATCTAACTGCATCAGGTTGAATGTTTTTAATTGTCCTTTAGTTTGATAGATAACATAACTGCTAGGGTTTAATTTAAACATGTTGGCAGCAGTTGGGTATTTAGGAATTACTTTCTTAATAACCGCATCTTCATTTAACTTCTGCTTCCAAGTACCTTCCCCGTATTTAGTTTCCAGACCGGAATAAATACGTCTAGGAGCAGCACCATAGATAACTGGTGTTTGTGATAGATGTGATCCCAACATAACCATACGTGGGGAGCTGTTACAATGTGCGTATTGATTTAATCCTGTGGCTAACCCTAGAACTTCAGGGGTGTGTTCGTTAGGTGAATTTGCTATTATATCCAATACCCATTGCGTAAGTTCTGGGTATTTATATTGTATATAAGACACCGACATCTCCTTTTATTGTAGTACTTACTAAATGATAATATATACTTAGATTATATTGAGGATACCAAAATGGCGTTTAGCATAACCAAAGAGCTACCTAGCGTAGGGTCAGATAACTTCTATACGGAGAAATGGTTGTTAGCTATTAAAGCACATAAAGACTATATCTTAAATAGGCCTGACACTCAGATTAAAAATCTATCTGAAGTAGAAACAATTAAGTACAGAAATGATATCTTCAGTCTATTTAAAGTAATTCAGATACCACCTCAGTACCATGTCGCGTTTATGATTATAAATGGCATTGATAACCCACAAGCTTTTAATAGTGATTTCACTAGACTATTGTTACCTAGCGAAGATGTACTCTTAGAGATATACGGTAAAACATTCTAAAAAAAGAGAGAGCCGAAGCTCTCTCTTTTTGCCCCTAAGACTTATCGTCTTTGGTGGGCAGGGTGTTGTTGGTAATGTGGAGCAGGTGCGCCATAAGCTGGCACAGGAGCTCCATACTGCGGTGGTGGTGCACCGTATTGTGGTACAGGTGCTCCATACTGAGGCGGAGCCACAGCATATTGAGGAGCTCCATACTGGGGTTGCGGTGCACCGTATTGTGGAGGTGGTGCAGCATAACCTACTGGTGCGCCGTACTGCGGTTGTGGATATGCGTACTGATAGGATGTTGCTGCTGCACGCGCTGCCGCAACAGCTTGTCTAGCAGGACTACTACCAGGTGGAACATATCCAGGATGCGCAGGTGGCTGTCCCGGTGGAGCTCTAAACGGTGCCATTGCTTGGTCATATGCCCATACAGGCATTGAAACAATGTTACCAGCAGGATCAGCAAGTTCTAATATCCCGTTTAACTCACTTCTTACTGTCAGATGAGTTATATGGGCTTGCGGCTGCGCGTATTGCGGCAATGCTGGCGCGGCCTGATACTGCGGTTGCGGTGCGTACTGTGGTGTTGGCTGATACTGGGGTTGCGGCGCTGGAGCGTAGCCAACTGGCCCCGGCGCTACCGGAAAATTTACAGCTGGTGCTCCGGTGTTGTTAGCTTTCTTAATATCAGACCAAGATTGTTTACCACTAGCAGTAGGAGCTGGTGCAGCAACTGGAGCTGGAACTCCACTACTAGGTACAGCTTGCTGCCACGATGGTGCCGCCGCTGCTGGTACTGGAGCTACAGTTTGTACACTACCTTTACCTACAGGGTTTCCTGTACGTGTGGTAATAGCTTCACCTTCATTGCCTGGAGTAACGGGTACCGCTGCCTTAAAGCGCAGTAAGTTTTCACTGGTTAGTAACTCTACCCAACTCAAGTCACTGATGAAGTCTTCAGCACCATGACCAGTATCGTAGAACAAACGGAACACTTCATTTAAACGATCAGTAACGTTAACGTATGCTAACATCAAAGCTTCAAATGAAGGCGCAGTTGTATCTAAGCTACCAGCACTGTAAGCATTGTCTACCCCAAATGAATTAGGTAAGACGTACTCAAACACCGAGCGCAAAATGTTATACTCTGGGTTAGTTAAAGTAACACCAAAGATAGATTTCTTTTCACCATCACCTGGCTCTAAGAACGGGAAGTTAACCATAGCACAACGACGATACTCTTGGTTATTCAGCACCCCATTGCGCTTAATGAAGATAGTAATTAAACGGGTATCCCCATTTACACTTGTCTTATTAAGAATAGTTTCCAGTTTCTTGTGATGCTTCTTAGTCACATTGCCAGTCTCAGCAATTACTTTCAACATCTCACGTTGGGCTGGACTGAAGTTCTTATGGTTATCAACATCTACGTTGAGTTCCATAATCAGATTCAGTGCAAAATGTATCTTGTAATACAGATTGGTATTTACCCAAGTACGCAGACGGCGTTGAATTACAGATTCATTACGAATCGCATTCTCAGCACATGGATGGAACACAATAGTGTTATCCCAATCTGCGTCTTTCAATACTTCCTGTGTAGGAATATACACAGCTTTTGAATCTATGCGTAACACCTGTTGGGCATCAGCGGTTTTAACCATCACCATACCTGAGGGTAACACCTCATAACCTAGCGCCGTTAAGATGCCAGTGTATAATGTATTTACATTCGGATTGTTCATAACTTACCTTTTATTATTAGTCCCAACGAGAGGACGTTTTAACGGGGGCACTTAGCGCACCGTGTTTGGACGGAGTGTAAAGAGGTACAGCTTGTGCTTCAAATGGGTTAGCTGGAGCAAATGGACTGTTAGTCATAGCTTCTCCTAACACATTGGCAGCGTGGTTGGTTAGACTGAAAATGTCATTAGCAATGCCATCAACCATACCAGGGTTGTTTGTAGTTAGTGAACTAGTTAACTGATTACAGAAACATGGATTTCGATAATCGGTTAAAGGTGAACCATTCACGCTACATGAAACTAAAATATCACCTGTGATACTGATGTTAATCACCATATCAACGATATTGATATTGTTTTGAGTAATCACATTAAAGACTTCGTCTAAGAATCTTTGACGGAATCGACTCCACCAGAACCCTACATCCATGTTAGCAGATAACGTGGTGTAAGACGGTCTTGGCATGTTTTCCCCTGGTAATATAGGTTGCGGTACTAACTCACAGAACGGGGTAGCTGTGACGTTATTGTTACTAACGTGGATATGCATAGAACGGAACAACGACTCCATCAACAAACTTGGCAATGACGTGTTAATCATTGAAGTTATGTGTGTCTCCATTGTAGCATTATGCATGAACTCTGTCGTACCAGCTTGCGCAGCACCAAACATACCGCTACCATCGTATTGATGAACATCGGTAATTTTATCTAAGTGTGGCGCTCCAGCTTCTAACTGACCAAACGTAAAGAAGCCATATTGCATTACTGGATCGATAGAGATAATACGGAACAGAGGTTCATGGCTTAACAGAGACTCTGTACCATAACCGCTAGCATTTTCGAATAGCACCTGCTCGTCGAGATACCCCCCTTCCTGTTCTGCCGAAGCTTTAGTGTAACACTCTAAAATATTCGTCAGGTACTGAGTAGGTCTTGAGTTAGCCGCTAACGAGGTTTTAACTTTCATTGTAGAGAAAGTTGCACCAGTGTTGTTGATTGGAGCTTGTATGCCAGCTTGGTTGATAATCACACCTGCTCGCATGTGGTCAACTACTTCTTGCGGGCGACAAGAGTAATCGTTAAACCCTATGTGCACATTAGGTGCCCATTGGCCTGTCAGGTACGTATCACTTCTACTTACACGAGTAATAGTAGTTAATGCACCTGATTGCCACACATCAGTCTCAATCACTGACACTACCGCATTGACGTAGAACTGCATACGTCTGTCGATTAGAGCATCGCGAGTACCTTGCTGACTAAAACCTACCGCATCAGTATAACCAATGTAGAAATGTCTAGTCCTTGATGTAGCTGTAAGGGTTTCCAATAACTCTAATGTAAAGCGGCAACGTTCGTTACTCCATTCGTTGACGATGGGTACAGAACCATCAGTTGTGTGAGCATTGCGTTCAGGTGTAGCAGAGATACCAACAATGTTGTTAACAATTTTACTTATACGACCAGGTGTGAATTGTGTACCGTTCTGTGTCGCTTCAGAGAAAGCGCTACAGTCAGACAAATTAACATTCATCACTATCGGCCGTCTGTATTGTGGGTTGTATGTTCCAGCTTGGAACAATTCCATCTTCACCACTTGAATCGGCGCGTTAGAACCTACCATCGTTAACCTCTTTTAGATTTTAGTACTAATGATACCAATTGATTTTTTAGATCTTCTGGTATTACCCATTTATTTTCTTGCTTACGGAAATTAATTCTAGACCTTAATTGTTGAGGTACGTGTAATACCCAAGTGTATTTATTTAAGTCTAAGACATAGGCATTCACGTTAGTGATTAAAGGGTTATTAGCCACTTTAAGCCTATAGAACTGTGACTGACCTTTTTGACTCCGTTGCGCTTCGATTTGTAACTTACCGTATTCAACTTTAGCTGCTGGAGATAAAGCTAAGTAAGGATAAGTCTCGAAACATAACTCAACTAACTTACCGTCGATTGGTGCTACTTGTACACTCATGAATGAGCCAACTGGTTGGACAGTTCTAGTTGAACTTATCAACGCAGCTATGTCAGGGTACCCCCAATGAAACAGTAAGGCTTGAGTAACAGCCATCAAACTTATACGTTCAGGTAGTTCTAAATAATCCGTAACTATTGCACCAAAGATTTTACTTTTAATCATGGTATCGCCAAACGCAGTAGCTAATCCATGTTCCAGTAAATCTAAGCGGATATCAGGATGTGGGTTCATAACACGGAAACCACATATAACTCTTCGTACTATCCAGATACGAAAAGCATCACTTGCTAAATGCAACTTAGAACTTATCTCAGTTTGGCACAACTGTAATAAGTCTAACGGCGCAGTATGGTCAATGCGATGATATAACCATTCAGCGTTTAATGCATCTAACCGATATCTTTCTACAGCACCTTTGTCTACTTCCTCCCTTAGTTTTATTAATTCAATCTTAGAAGTGTTATCTTCATCCCCACCACTACGGTCACCACTTTCAGGGGACTTATCACGCACAGTACTTTTAGTGAACAAAGTATCGGCATTATTTACTTTACTTTTCAGGAAACCGTAGATGTCACGGATTAAATGCGTAGGGGCATCACTCGGACATGCGGCATTACCTGGAAGTCTACATGTAGCTAAACGACGTACAATAGTTAGAGTTCTCAGATAGTCTGGGAAATCCACACTGGACATGTTACCTAACACAGCAGGTAGATTTAAAGTATCTGTATCAGCATACGCTTCTACATAACGCTCTAAACGTTTAGCTGGACTACTGCGCATCAGTGCAGATGATTTAATCATTGCAGCTGCACGTGATTCCTTAAACTCACTACCCACTGAGTTTGCAATAATCTGGATGTATTCACCCCAGATAGGAATCATGGATTTCAGAATAACGGAGAATGTTACCAGATGTAAATAATCATCTAGTAAATAAGTCCTTGAATTATCAGGGCTTAATTCATCATAGAACATTTTTAAGTCGTCTGGGATATGTACAGGTCGATTCTTAAGCATGTAATAATGCACAGACTCGTACGTATAGAAGTCAACTATGGCACAACTTACTTTAGATAACTGTTCATGTAGGATTAAATGCTCCCCTACGTATTCCATGATCTCATGCGCTTCTTGATAAAGCTCAAAGAGTTTGTTTTGCGATTCTAGGGGTAGGGTTCCCCAGAAAGCATTAATAGCACCAACGACTGCTGTGAAATCTTCCCGTGGATCCGGGATGGTTAGGTTAACAGTTACGAAGTCTATAGTGTTACCTTGGTGTCGTACACGCACAGACTTTTTATTCCCAGCAATTACCTCACCAGCAATTATTTCCATTGTTGTTACCTTTTATTGTGGTTACGCTACTAGGATAATATATGTCTACTTTTATTTCGATCGACATAGATGGGAGGGCGTTAGCCCTCCCACGTTTGCCTTTTACTTAACTAATTACCAAGGCATCCCATCGCCTTCTGAGTCACTTGGTTTAGGAGCAGGGTTGGCGTTATACCCGCCGCCGCCATTGTTACCATACTGCTGACGAGCACCGCTACCACCATTACCACCACTACGTGCAGCACGGTTAGCTTCTTTACGGGCTTTAAGGTCAGTATAATTAATGAACTCATCGCCTAATACACGGACTACACATTTTTCCATTAGGTTAACATAACCTAAAGCAAACAAACGTGACTGCTCTTGCACAGTAACAGCGTTACCGCTAGCATCCATCATTGGGTGCCATTCATGTGGACCAAACTTAAACACCGCTTCTGGACGACCTTTAGCCACAACTGACATGCAGATGATACCATTGTCGTTAACACCAATGCTAGTAACCGACAATACGCCTGGCTCTGCACTACGACCTTGAGCACTAAAGTAGTGTCCACGGTTGTGAATTTTATTACCTTTACTACGCCCATCTGCAACGTCACGGATGATTTGCATTACAGTCATGAACACCACAGAATCCATAGGTGCTTCAATGATACCATTGTTTTTATCATTTTCCACGTTAGTGTACACAACGAAACGTGGTTGGTTGTCTTTAATGCGAATAGCTAATTGTGGAGCAGCTTTGCGATCACCGTACACTTTACAGTTAGGTAAAGGGTCGGCACTTAAACGCATTTTAAATTCTTCTAACAGGTTACCAGAGGACATGGGGATTTCCTTAAAAAAAATAGTTCTTCATATATAACTAAGTTGAATAATTTATGATCTTAGCACTCGTTTTAAGAACTGAGCACCAAACTTATCTGGCATTTTTGCAATGCTAGCCGAGATACGATCATTCGTGGAGATAGGATTCCAACGATCAGTTTCAGCCATCTTAACAACGGCTTCTTTAATCTTAATCGGCATCCCAGATAAGTACGTGTTGTTATCACCAAACACCTGCACCGTAAAAGCGTTGAATGGTAACGGAGGTAGTAGTTTGGCATTAGTTAGTTTAGTGTTCCATTCAGTTTTGCTCTTTAAAGCTCCTGTATGGGATTCTAATAACCTAACATTAGAGAAGTCGTTAAACAGTAAATCAATTGGACTGTGTGTCAACAACACAGCTCTAGCTCGAGTAGCGCGACCTTTTATGGTTGTTTGGAAAAGATGCATCGGCTGTTCTAAACTGTTACGTTTATTTTTAACCTGATCTAGTGTTTGTTGTTCTAAATCCGTATAGATTAATTGTAGTGGTGTGTGTGCCTCCCTTAATATGGCATTAGGTAACTTACGAGTTAAATCACTGTAGCTACAACTATAGAAGTGCACTTCTAAATGTCCTACTGGACTAGCTTCTATGTTGCGTGTAATTACACCCATTTCTCCAATCAACGTAGGAACTAACGCCTCAGCTGATAGGAACTTACGATAGTCTCCATCTATCGCACCATGCAGGTTACGAAACAACGTACGTACGTTAATCCATATCTCAGTTTCATTAATGTCTGTCTTTTTAAACAAAGACTCCAATGCTACTGAGGTAGCAATACTAATGCCTAACTCACCTATCTCCCTAGTAGAGATAACTTTATCTAGGTTGTACATAGCGCCTCCAATTTAGCTATAGCAGCTTTTATTTTCTCTGCGGGACTTCCAGCTGCCTCCATACGCTTCTGCATAAGGCTGACTAAGTTGGATGCGTTCAGATGCACACTCTGATAAATAGTTTCAGGTAGCAGTTTCTGTTCTAGCTTTTCAGTTCCAGCATCTTCAATAATGTCATCCCAATAGTAATCAGGATACTCAGCCCTTAAATAAGGCTTCATCGGCATTAGGTTATCGGTGGTTGTATACCTGAGTCTTAAGAAACTACCCTTAGGTACTTTAACTGACTTTCTAATCTTCTCTAGTGCTTCATCCACTGATAGATGCCTACAGTCGATCGTCAGATACTTCTTAGCGAACTTATTTTCTCTAAAGGTAAACTTACTACCATTAGGACTTAAAGACGCTCTGATGTGCCCTTTAGGAGCTTCATCGCCTTGAGTAAACCTATCCGCACTACCTGCTGCTAATATAAGACCATGTTTAGAATACTGATGGATATGTCCAGCAAAGAGGGCATACGTCACCAATTCCTGCCACGCTTTTGAGTCGTGGGTAGGAATACCTTTTATTGGTGGTAATTGATGCTCGAAAGCTCCGTGGAATATACAGTAGTCAACTTTAGTTAATCCATGTAAGGATAACAAATTTCTAGCTGATGTGTAACAATGTTCATTGCTATCACCCCATTCGTCTGGTACATACAGTATATCACCAAACTTAGGATGTCTTTCTAACTCTAAGTCTTCTACATACTTAAAGTCGATGTCCCACTTAGTAGCTTCTAACAACACTGCAAACTGTCTAGACTGATGCATGTCGTGACTAGGAGTACCTTCTAATACACGCAAAGCAATATCGTTATCTTTGCATGTCTTTAGTAAGCGTAACATCCAGTTCTGAATTCTACCTAGGAATTCAGAGTAGAAGGTTAACCCTTCATCGAATAAATCTCCCTCTATCACGATCATGTCTAAAGCTTTAGTTTCAGGATCGTTAGGGAAAAAAGAATCTAACCCACGGATTACGTCAGGAGCTAGTGTTCGGCGGTTACCTAAGTGAACATCACCGAACACAGCTAAGTTTAACGTACCTGGATTCTTAGTTAAATTAAATAAGCTCGCCATCTTCGTAATAATCCGTTATAGGTAAGTCTATAACATTACTGGCACCAGTTTTTTTTGATTTATTAAGCTTGGCCAAGACTTCGACTGTGGTAGGGTAGCCATACCGTGCTAACACAGAATCCCAAACGCCAGCCCATTTAGTACTAGGTTTACCCTTAGGGATATAAGGACCTAGTTTGTTGTAAATTACCTGCTGGCCAATGTGTTGTAACCGGACAGCTTCAGAGAACGCTTCAGCGGCTTGATAATTAATGCTAGTCTCATTGGTATATTTAACTAACATTAAACCGTCTGTGTCGCATAGAGGAGGCACAGTACAGACTATGTTGCCGTTGTCATCAATAACATGCACTGGGTTCGCTGACATGAAAGAAATTTCATTTACCCAAGCTGCCCAAGGGAAAGGTATCTTCCAGTTAGCCATGTGAGGCAAATAACGATTCACGAATAAGCTCTCACGTATAGTGGGAACTTCTTTATCAAGATCGTCTAATAGTTTACGCATACCGTTTTCTAGTTGACGAATCTCTCTCGTAGAGTTCTGCCTAAATACGTCTAAGTCTATCTCAGCCATTTGCTACCTCCGCAACTCTTTTGAACTTACTATCAATAATCTCTAACTTTTCAGCTAACGCATACGCCACACCATCTTTGTAAACCTTCAGAGCAATCTGTAAGTCATACGTCTTACTACTCTGGGCGTTGTCAGGATAAGTGTAAGTAACAGTTACATCCACCTTATCAGCATACTTAGACAAATACGTACGGATCGTGTGCTCTGTCTCAGACGCCATATCAGCAGGGTTGTGTCCCCACTTAGCTACCAACCAACTGAATGAAGTAACTTTACCGTAGTGAGAGTTTGATTGCGAGTAATCTGATACAAACATATGTGCTAGTGCTGTATCTATTACTTCCTCTAAGCTTTTAAGCCACCCTTTGACGGTTAGTGTAGGCATCCATATTTTGTTATCATCGCTCATACTAACTCCGATATGTAAAAAAATAAAGGGAGCCGAAACTCCCCTCATTTCATTTTACCTTAACTTATTGTTCATAGGATCAGTAAAGTCTATGTCCTCAGCTAAAGCTTTACACATCAAAGAGCGAGCTTCAATAACATTATACTTCTGCTCGACTTGTAGATACTGATAAGGATCATCAACTACCAAGTCATCTCCGTATAACACCATCGTGTAATCGATGTCATCATCTTCGGAGTCTACAATTATACCGTCATACACCAGTTTGTAATCACGATGTTCTTGTGGAGTAGCAGCAGGGAAAGCATCGAAGTACTGACCTTCATACGCGTTACACATTTGCTTGTTAGCTAGATTCCGAGCCTCAGGCATTGCCATAAGACCACGTATCATATCGCTTGGAGCATTCTGTATATCCCACATGTTGGTTAAATACCGGAAACCTTCAGGGTTGAAATACGATTCCGCTTGTCGCATGATTGCACCAGCTACTCGAGCTGCATCAGTTGCTACAAACGCTTGTTGCCAATGATGGATTTTATCAGTAAGCGCATTTTGCACGTTACCAAATGCTTGATGGTACCGTTGTTGTTGTTCCGCTACAAAGTCATACAACTGTGCAGTGAAATTAACCGGACGCATTGCTTCAAATACTGCGTCGTTGCCAACAATTAGTCTAGCCATTATTCCTCCATTCTAAGGTACAAATCTAGCGTCACCATGTCTAATATAGTTAGCTATAGTTTCCGTTGTTGGTGTTTGCAACTTAGCTGTGTTAGACGTGGTTCTTACACTATTCAAATCAAACACGTTTGTATGTGGTGCCAAACGAGAAATATACTTATACATTGTCTTATCAAGAACAATCCAGTTATTCAAGCTATCGCCATCGAAGTCCGCGTTAGGTGCTACCAACGTCAATACCGACATGCCGATAGTAACGTCTGCAACATCATGCTTAATCTTAGTAATAAAGAAGCATTGCGAACTACCTCTAGCCAACGATGGATTTCGTTGTAGAATACAAGGTATCCCAGGTAACTCTGTTTCTTTAATTAACTCGACGAATATCTTGTCTAACAATGGGTGATACTTAGTACTGTGTCTAACTAGGAAGTTATCAATTTCCACTGACGACCAACCGCGTCGTTTCAGTTTGTTAGTTAGATGAGTCTTAAATAACCCAATTGCATATCCCCACGGCAGATGGAGTTCTTCGTAATCATGCACACCAGAGATAGATGCAATTACAGAACGTCCAGCCCACTTCATACGAGAGCCTAAGATTTCCTTACGGAATAACCCAGGTTTCCCGCCTAACGTTTTAGCAAATTGTAAGCTAGCATAACCAGACAAACAAGTTACCACTTTAATAGCACGAGTTTCTTTTACACGTAAGGTAAGGTTGGGATCTGATTCATCGATACTGCTAATAATCACCGCTGCTTCTAAAGCATGTTTGATGTTACTATCAGCATAGATGTGTACACTAGTTTTCTCTGTTAGGAACACCAGTTTATTAGGTAAAGGTAAATACTCCGAATAAACTAAATGCCCATATTTTTCTAACAGTGTACGTAACTTCTCAGATACTGCTCGGTTAGTATAACCCATAGCCATAAGCTTACCCATGTACTCAGGGAAATGCTCATACAGGTTATTATAACCCCGCTGAAAACCAGCATCTATTAAACGCTGAGACTCAGTTGCAAACTTAGCTGTGTTAACGTCCTTACCTACATAGTTACGATCAGCTAACCACTCTAGCGGAGAGAACTTAGATGTCGTAAACGCTCTGCTTAAGATCAACCAGAACGTTGGGTTTATCAGTGGAGCTACACCAGTAGGGCTGCGTAACCATACGCGTGACTCAATCGGTTGTTCAGTGATAGCAGTAACTAAGTCTGTACATTCTGGACATCGAGTGTTTTTCCACTCTACCCCAGATCTAAAACCACATCCGCAACGAGGGACGATGTTAAGAGTATCACCCTCTACATCCGTACGTATTAACTTCACTAAAGCTTCGCGGTCTTCTTTAGTAACGCATGGCGGTCGATCGTTTAAGATTAACGGTGGTGGATCCATAGACTCTAACGTGCGTCTGAAGTCTACGAACTCGAGATTAATCCCAGAGTAGTTTTGTTCTCTGTACATTCTTAGCTGTTCAAGGAAATAAGATAAATCCGATAACATCTGATTTACCCGCTTTTTTCCATATGAATCTGGTATCATACAGCTTCCTTTTATTGTAATGTACTGGGCAAAAAAAGAAGAGCCCGAAAGCTCTTCTTTTTATAACACTTAATAATTAACGAGCGAAGCGTGGATCGTAGTAACCATTGCCGTAGTAACCGCTTGCAGCGTACTGTTGAGCAACTGGAGCAATCGCCTGCATACCGTATTGACGCAGAGCACTGTACTCGCGTTGTTGAGTATGTTGACCTTGTAACAGGTGTTCGAACTTAGGCTCGCCGCCAACAGCTGCGATAGCTTTCTGTACGCCAGTCAACCACACTGGATCAAGAATCAGTGGTGTTGCATAACCTTCGATCACGATGCTTTGAGAAACCATAGCTTCGATCAACAGTTTACGTTTACCTAGACGTAAGTCCAGTGGACCAGTTTCTGGGTTGAACGTAGAACCGAAGTCAACTACCATTGGTAAATCAGTGGTACCGAAATGCTTTAACGCATATAGGTAATCGATTTCACGCAGGTCGCGTTTAGCGCCAGTGCTATCAAAGTAGTGACCTAAGAAAATACGGTCATCTTCAATGTAGCAGATCGCATCAGTTGGCTTCACAAACTGGCTAAGAGTTTTGTTACCAGTCAAGTTATCCGCGGCATCCCAGATGTATGCTTTAGCATCATCGCGACGTGATTGCGTGTTGTTTTCCGCAGCAGCTTTCAGCATTTTGTGCATCCAGCTTAAATCGCCCACGTCTTCAACATGTAGAGCGTAAACTAACTGTTCGTCAACATACAACTTACAGAACTCAAGTGGGTTCCAATCAGGAGCATTGGTATCGATAGCACCGAAGCCTAACTCAATACCTAAGGCACTGATGTCATGCATGGTGTTTGCGCCACCTACTGCTGGATTGAACATGTTAGTCCAAGCCTGAGTGTACTGACCGCTTGACAGCTTGGTAGCTGATGCCAAAGTCATGATTTGCAGTTCTGGAGTAACACCAGCCATTGTTGTAGTGTCAACGATGCAGCACTTAGGAGTGAACATCTGAGTTGGTTCTACAACTGGGCCGCCATAATACGCTTGCACTGGTGGTTTCTTACCAGTGAACACCATGTCAAAATAAGCAGAACAGTTTGACAGTAAGTGACTTGTTGCGTAAGTTTGGTCAGCAACGTCTTGCCCGTTTACACCATCTACCGCAGTGATTGCAATAGTTACATCACGACGTACAGGAGAACCTGCGCCATTTTGTAAAATACCTGGACGGAAGTCTAGATCGCCATGGAAATAAACGTTTGTTGCTTTGTCAGTCAGGTCGTAAACTTGTGGCTCTTCAGCATCGTCTACGAAGATACTGTTCATTGCGTAAACGCCATGATAGATACAAGTACGGAAACTGATCATGTCATCCAGAGCCATACTACGTGGGAACGCATTACCGCCCGCATCAGTCATCGCAGTTTCATCGTTAGCACCGATAGCAGTGGCTAAGATTGCAAAGTTGGCTTCACGTAAAGTAGGACCGTACAAGTCAGACAGTACAACAGGAATGTCGTATTGACCTTCTTGGAACTTCGCGACACGTGGACGCAGGACACCAACAGATGCGCCAACCAGGAACGTGTATACCACGTAAGAGTTATCGACATGTGGATTTTTAGCGTACATCAAAACAGAACTAACGTTCAAGCCATTAGCTTGGCCGTCAATTGGCAGAAGTTTAAAATTGGCCAGCTGAGTTTCTTTAGCCATTACCAACTTCATGTTTTCATAAACTGTGGTAAGAGCTTCACCGCTGCCATTGTGGGCCATTGGTGCAGAGATACCACTTAACATTTGCGCAGTAGATTTACCACCACCAACTGGAGTTTCATTTGGTTTAGGTGCATGTGCGCCGTAACCAGTTGCGTGAGAATTTGATTGTGGTTTTTCGTTATAAGCCATGTTACGCATTTCCTTTTATTAAATAGTCGACTAAATCGCTTTATTATGGTAGCGATTCACATAGGTAATATATACGCACGATTAGTTCGAAAACGTAAATTTTCGATCATAACAGCATATGGATTAGATAACGAATTATAAAATTCGTTTAGTTACATATAATAGATACTCTGTGTAAATTATTACAGGTTAAAGCTATCGTATGTAGATTCATTAAACCTCGAGGACATTAGCGTGATTAAACTATTTAAAACTAAGCTAGATGCCAATCGTCGCTCGCTAGTGTTTCCTAAAATGTCTTATGTGCAAAAACGGATTAACGAGAACACCATTCGAGCCATTGACTATTATAGGGCTAGTGGAGAGACTGTTCGATCTAACCATCCTCTTGTTACTTTAATTAACACCATGAACGTGGTATGGTCAGGTGATAAAGAAAGGTTCTTCGATATTTGTGATTCCGTATCTCCTAGCGTATGTAACGCACTTAAGATTGGTGGAGCCATCCATTCCGCTAAACTTGCTCGCAAAGGATGGTTTTATGGCTACGAGGAAGTATTACTTTCCGTAGAGTTAGATCGTACTAGCAATAAACCTTGGTATGAGTTAGAACCATTAAAAGTTTTCTCTCATGGTAGAACTGACATCACTTACACTTTGTTGAACGGTGTTCCTAATACCAACGAAGAGAGCTTCTCCGTAATCGGTATAGATGCAGCAATGTTAATGTACATGTTTATTTGCTGGCGTCAGTATCAACTTAAAGTTTATCCTGATAACCCACAAACAACTGGACAGTTTATAGCTAACTGGGTATTGCCAAACATGATACGTAGTCACAATGACGTAGCGTGGTTGAACAGGTTGTCAAGAATACTGGAAGGTACATATCCCAAACCAGCTGATACTTTAAAACGTATTCCATTTTCTTTATCCTCATCTGAGACCTTTACTCATGACGTTCTCACAGCTATGCGAGACAGGTTCACTGAGCAAAGTTACGAGTGGGCAGACGTATTGAGTTCTGTACCTTTACCTAGTGGCACGACTGGATTGGCTTACGCACAAACTCCATACTTTGCACCGACTAGGTTAGGTAAAGCAATGGCCTGCTTAACTACTATGGATTATCTGATTCTGTTAGGGACATGTAAACCTAACCCAGAGAACTCCAAACACTTAGTAGAATTTGAGCGTGTCTTTAAACGACTAAACAATGAGAACTGGTATAGTGATTCTGTCCTATCTACATTAGTAAACATGAAGATGGACTTCATCTACAACAGATTGTTTTCATAAACAAGGAGCTCCTAGGAGCTCCTTTTATGCCGCTTTCTTAGTAAACCCAGCTAAGTCATCAGAGATCAATCTTGTATCGTTAGAGTTAAGGATATGGAACCCTAGAGACTCTAAGATCAAGTAGTAGCTCTTCATCATTCCGATAATCATCTTACGTACGTTTACAACCATCATGATTTCATCTGGCATACCGTGAGCACCAACGTGATCAGAAGGTAACCAAATCGCAGTCATTGCAGTTTTCTTATACCTAAGCATAAACTCACGGAAACGAGTAGCTAACTCTTGATCAGGCATGTCATCAAACCACGCTCTCATCTTACCGCCAGTATCACACTCGATGTTAACCTTAATAGCAGTATAAGCTGGAGGAGGAGTCTGTCCATACTTAGGAGCAAAGACTTCTAACCACAGTAAGTAATTATGCCAAGCTGGAGCATTCTCTTTCTGCTTATAACTGTTAAAGTCTTTAATCTGTCCTGTAGCAAAGAACTCTGTACTACCTGACCTGATACTGTTGATGATCTCAGTTTCTTTATCTGCAATCTCCTTAAGGATAGGAATCAGTTGAATCTTCTCACCAGCCATAACTTTGTGGGCTATTTCTTTAATGAGACCATCAGACCTTTCCATTAACTCAGCTGTAGCTTTCGTGTTCTTTAAGTTAGAACCTTTAATCTCCCAGTCTGGTACGTCATACACGATACCTTCACAGGTGTGCTTAGCCGCAAAATAATGTTTAGCCATCGTGGTCAACGAGAAGAACTTAAACAAGAATTCGTTCTTCATTTGGAATTCGCGTATGTGTCTATCAGCACAACCAAAGTTTCTAGTCATCTGTACCAACACATGCTGAGCTACTTGAGAACACAGATAAGTAGTCGCAGCAGCCATACACAAACCTTCATGACCAAAGTTCATCTTACCGAAGTACCACTCTACCCAATCTTGGTTAGTGAAGATAGCTGAGTCAGTATCAGAAGCGATACTTACACGTCGTATAGAATCAGGGAAGCTAGCTATCTCAAACGGCATAGCTTTAGTAACCCAGAACGCCTGGAAGAACGTAGCGAAGTAAGTAAAGGTAGCATAGATACCATAACCGCTAGCGTCTACAATCTCTTTATCATCGTCTGTACTTTCTTTCAGGTTACTTGTAGTTAACACGTTGAATGCGTTAACACTGATGAAAGCTTTATCATCACCAGATAAACGTTTGATCCAATCCCCTTTAAATGGAATTCTAGTTTTGTCTGGAATGGTTAATAACGATTTAAACAGTCTGCGTACAAACGTATCGTTTAAAGTACGCAGTGAATGCATGTCGCAGTTATAAAGATACGCTGCTCTTTCTACTGGAGTCAATGCATCTAACAAGGCACGAATCTCAGTTTCTGCTGAGGTATCTTTACATTGCCAGTATAAATCAGTAGAACGTTTGATTACATTAAAACAATCATCAGTAGTAGGATAAACTAATCCATACTCGTCCATAGCTTTCTGAACTAACTCTAAGTCCACTAGGTGGATAATACTGGTGATGTTATTCAGTACGGCATTTAAGTCGTAATAATGTCTGTTACCTGCTAATAAACGTTCTAACATAGCGTTAGTGTTAGAAGTACCACAACGAGTAGTACTAGTTAAAGTACTGTGAGTAGAACGACAGAATAACGCGCTAGAGGTTGTGTTGTGGGCACCAGAGATACTGTTTAGTTTTATTTTGTTACGGTTCTGGCGATTGTTGTAGATACCTTTCATCACTGAGTCGCCTAGCAGGTCGTAGTGATGTTGTTTATCTTTGTTGGCTTTACGGTTAGCATACTCACCTACTGCATACATAGCAGTAAATGATTCTTTATCATCAGGATGGTTATATGCTGTTAAGTTAGCAGCTAAGGTGTATTTCTTTTCAGTGACCTCTAATAAGAACTCACTCATCGTACCTTCTTTTAAAGTACGGTTACCTTCATTAGTAGAATCCAGATACTGGATGCGTGGATCTTTATAAGGAAACTTACCGCCAGGTTTCATCTCCTCTTTAATGAAAGTTAAACACTTCTCTATAGGGTCTCCAGTCCGTTTAGAGAGATATAAAGCCGCCTGTGCTACTGCGCTACCAACCATGTTAAGATCACGCACATAGTAGCTGTCAGGCATTATAAATGGATTAACTGTTTCTATTACAGGGTCAGTCCCCATAATCTGCCATACTGTTGGCAGTTCATCGTAACTGGGTATCGTATCGTCGTAACTGGTCATCTGTAACTCCGCAAATGTTCCTACAACTTATACTGGGTTATAGTAAATTATAATTCAAAACGGGCAAAAAAAAGCAACAGGAAAACCCTGTTGCTTATATTCGTACATACCCTACGATATACGAGAAGAACAACCGTGGACGAAATAAATCCTATATAGACACTCGTACCGTCTTTGTGCTCGCTATGAACACAAAGCTCTCTGACAAGTGTCTATACAGCACCCTCTCACCATGAGTCATCTGTCTTGATAGCTCTGGATGCATCGCAGCTTAGACAGCCCAAAACTGTCGGCTAAGGCGAATCGCTGAGTTATATCAAGGGTTTCTTCGGTGAGCTCTTTAGATGTAGGGGGTGCACTACGTTCATTCCCTGGCTTTCTTATTAGTCTAACATTCAAAGTCACTTTAGGTAACACAATGTCTTTAAACGTATCTGAACTCTTACGACCTAACAACGTTGGATGGTCATAACATTTTAATTCAGGTAATAAGGAGACCATTTCAGCTTTACTGTAACTAGAGCCGCCCATAAGAGCAAGGCCTACACTACAAATAACTAACGCTCTTCGTAATGACATTTGTAACCTCCCTGCATCGTCCTATAATATACATACTTCAAATATTTTATTATTCGAGCACGTACTCTTTGACTTTGTAGCCTGCACCAGCAATCGCTTGTTGGATGATAGCTACATCAGCAGCTCCTATCGCATCAATCGTAAACACGCCACGACTTACCACTTTAGATACGATCGACTCAGGTTTAATCCAAGGGATACCTAAAATACGAATCGAACCGTTAGGGTACTTCAGTTTAACGTAGTTGTAACGAGTGTAGTTGTTAGGGGTGCCTTCAGGTAACGTGTTGTAGACGTTAGCATGCATAGCTTGAGCATCAAAGCCCCCAGGCATTGCAGTACGAGCAGTCTCAGCATCTAAGATAGCTGCTACTGTCATGTTTTTGAAATCGTTACCCAATACGGCTGTAGGGTAAACTTCAAAGTTTACTACGTCGCCCAATTTTAATAATTCGCTCATCTGTTACCGCCTTACAATAATTAACAGGGTTTTAGTCGTAGGATCTATATAATACATCACATCACGTAAAGGTACGTTAGGAGCAAATGTAGACACTACGTCGCGTTCAAACTGGTATAAGATTTCCAATAGTTCTAGGGTTGTGGTGTCATCAATTTCTAAAGCTCGTTGTAGTTGATATGGACTGAGCCCCCTAGAATGGTTTAACAAGTCGCAAACTGCCTGTGCCATAAACTCCGTATACACGTGATCATTTTGATACCGCATAACGTAGACTAATCGCATGAACAGTTCACGACTATAGTCCCTATCTATCACACGAACTTCTTGTATGTTCGTAGGGAGGGCGTTAATAAAACGGTCTTTCCTGTTATGATTATAATACACTGGTTCTTTCACTGGTCTAACATAAGTGATATGCACCTTTACTTGATCTGTCATCTATATAAACCTCGTGGAGCTTCATATACAATTGTGATTTGAGCTCTGCCTACAAACACCTGATAGAACTCAATGTAATTAAGATCATTCAGTGCCTGTAACTCAAAATTAAGTCTTTCCCTAACTTTACAGAACAACACGGACGTTAAGAATATATCTTCGTACAGTGGCACTTCCCCTGAATACTGATTCCGACAATCCTCAGCATTCAAAAACAAACTATCCACTAACGTCTCCACGTCACCGTCTTCAAGTTCTCTTATGGTGTCGTGTTCATATGACATCAAAGTTAGGTGGATAAAATCATCCGCCGAGTACCTGACGTAGTTCATTGAATGTAGATGACACTCTACCTCAAGGAATAAATCTAAAGCTGAAAACGTTAAGACTGTTCTCACATAACTGCTCCCATCTTAAACACCACGTTTAGTATACCTCTAGTTATATACGCTCTATCGACTACATGAGTCTCGTCTATTCCTAAAGGGATGCTACCAAGTTCGTGTGCTATTAGTTCTCTAACATCCTCGATAGTTTCAGTTAACCTTTCCGCTACCTTAAACCAAAATTGATAACATTCTACCTCAACAGTATATTCATCTGCGTAGGTACTGTTAAACAAATTAGGTGGAGGAGCATGTTGAATCAACTCATCACATAGATTAGCACTGATGTCCACTAATGTTGGATGGAGGGGTTGTTGTCGTTGATACACTGTCATGTGCAGGTAACAAACATAGAATAACATATACTCTCTGTCTATATACGGACTGCTTAGAAGCATATCTATTCGTGGTGTTTTATCTTGTATAGGTATCTGGAAGATAAAAATAGGATGTTCATACATTAGTTCACCCTCACGACTAAACTACAACTGGTTACGTTAAAATCTACAAAATCTATCATCATCCAGTTAGGGGTTTCTGAAGCTACACACAGTTGTTCCAGTGCAGGATATAACCTATTGGCTAACACTTGCACGGAGACTCTGACATCTCTGACGAAGCTATCAGGCTTACCGACGGCATAGGTGGATAGAGCACTAACTTTATTACTAACAGGTGCAGACAGTTCTACTTCTAAGTAGTTGTGGAACTGATCTAACGCCATTTCTACATCGGCACTTAAGTTTAAGTAACTGTGATAAGTGCAAACGTATTTAAGTAATAAAGCTAGTGGTACCTCACTAACCAGCGGTAAACCTACGCACCTAACTAAGTGCTCTCTGAGGTTTATCACTGCTGTTTTCATATTCCACGCTCGTAATAACTAAAATTCCACTTTTATGATATTCCCAACTATAATTATCATAGTGGGCTTTTTCTTCCAGTAGATCTACTAGGGCATGTTCTAAGAACCTGAGCAGGCTGATGATGATTAAATCAGCTGTTACTGGAGGGACTCCCATAGCGACTAAATCGTATTTAAAGTCTCCATCTCGTAACCCTTCTCTTGGTTCTAAGCCAAACACCCCTCGAAGTATTTCACCTATGTGTGTAGTGAAATCTATTACGGAGTTTAATCTTCTGCTGTGTTGGTGTATCACCTCAGTAAATTTAATCTCGTAAAAATCCATTGGGATAACATATTGTTGTTTTACCTGCTGCATAATTAGCTCTCACGTGAGCAATTTCTTTTATTTTATTAGAACGTTCCCATTCCAGGATACGTCTATCCCCTAAATATTCAACTGTTATAGAACGTTCATCAAACTTAACGATTTTGTACTCCGCCCAAGCCCAATCAATATTAGTAGCTATGAAAGCGTCATGCAGTTGTTGACGATAGGCTTCTAACACATCGCACGAGTAATCATGGAACAGCGGGTGATCACTAATCGGTCTAAGCTCTGGCATCAGCCGCATCAAACTTAACAACCCAGGATCAACCTTTGGACTAGGTAACCAATTGGATATCTCGCGTAGGATACCATCCACAAACTCTACTGCAAATAAGCCAAGAATCTCCTTAGATCTAGGTACAGCCAGAATAGGTATTTCATATTTCTTTAGAAATGAGCCAGTAGCATGCATCATCATGCTAGTTGATTCCCAGTGGGATATGACGATTTTAGACATTGTCCATTCTCTGTATTAAAACAACTCCGTACGCACTTGTCATCTTAACCGTGTGTACATCAATTAATCCATTTTGGCCAGCAGGTATATTGGCTTCCAGGAATCCGTAGGAGAACTTATCCAAGTACCGCGATAATCTAGTGGCAATGCGATTTTCATCAGGAGATAAAACAATGTCGTTATAAATAGCTACTAGATTAGTTCTATCTAACGATTCGCATAGCGCACTTTGTAGTATTTCTTTAGTGACACCTTGGCAGCCCTGTTCTTTAACGTACTCAGATAAAGGTTCTGCTAAATTAAAGTAGTGGGCGTCTAATGCAACTTTTGGAGTCATAGATAATCCTTTTATTATAGTACCATCAATAGGATAATATATGTGTGCATAGTCTTTCATATATGTGGTGTTTAAATAAAATATAACACACCATAAGCAACTTTATTGGAAACCTAGTAGATAGGTAGCCAAAACTATAAAAAGTGGCTTAAAATGCTTCTGGTTAAATAAGAGCAAAAAAAGCCACCCTAAGGTGGCTAAGCAAATTGCTAGATTAAATAAAAGGAATGTGCCGACTACCACATGTCAGTACATACCATTACTACTAATGCACTTGGTTTAATGCATCCACTAGATCTTCTAGGTCGTCGTACACTTTATTAGTGTACTGAGCGTACATAGCTTTAGTAGCGGCTACAGACACCTTTTGTTCCTCTGACCATGGATTTTCAGGATCTTCATAGAAACAAACGTACGTGATGTGAGGTCGTAATACCACATCTTCAGTAGCTTCTGCTACGCTGTAGAAACCAACTGATCCACTAGTGATAACATAACACATGTGGGTACAATCGTAACGGCGTTGCAATAACTCTTCTTCGCGGTCAGACTCTTGATACTCACGATCAGTAACATGTGGATTGAAATAACCATTCATCATCTTTGGCATTACCGCAGCGCGCCAATCGACGCCTTTGCAGGTACCACCCAAAAAGATCTTTGCTGCTCTTTTAGCCATTGTTGCCTCCTAGCTGAAAAACAAACCGTCATCTGGGAGTGTATTGGCATCTACCAGTTTAACAGTGGTAGGTCTTGAACCAGTACGCTCTTTGACTCTAAGTAATGCCGATTCTAGCATCTTGACTACATTAGGTAGTTCAGTGATACTAGTTGCGAAGTGTAGCTCATCTACATCGCTGTAAGTGTGTTGCATAATACCATCACAGCAGTGCTCTATACCGATAGACGACAAGTCTGGAGCTTTCTTAGCTACTGTACATACAGTTACTGGGTATGACACTTCAGCGAGTTCTTCCACTGATGTAACGATGTCCATAGTAGACAACTGTGGTTCTAAGTCAATTACATTGGTGTAGTTCAACACGTTAGCTACGTCAGCGGTATCTAAACCCCTATGTGATCGACTTGCTAGGATTTGCAACGCTGTGATTTGATTGTAGATTGCTTCATCTACAGCGTCTATATCGGTGTTGGCACCATTGTTGTGGAAAATAGCAATCAGTGGCTTGTTAGCTAACCGTGATTGGCCTGCTAAAGTTTTGATGGTATCTAAGCAGTTCGTGATTGCTAACTGACTAACAGTACTGAGCACCACGATGGCAATAGTTGGCGCATCACGCATCAACAACTCTTTACAAAGTAAAGGACCGATCACTGAACCACTACCACCACTACCTGACATAATTACCACGTTAACGTCACCTGGAGCAAACTTTACAGGAACCTGACGGATCACGCTGCTAATGATGTGTGGGTTTGCGCTTCGTTTAGAACCGCTACCGTCAGTATCTTCAGTGAGGAAACAGTCCTCTAAATCGATGTCCTTTGCAAAGTCGGACATACTGGTATCAACATAAGTAACGGAGACGTCTGCTAAGCCTTCGTTATGTGGCTGTCTCTGAAATGGATGAGCACGTTTTACACCAGTGCCGCCACAGCCATAAATGCGTAAAGTACCTACTGCTTTTTCTAGGGTCATGATATTTTCCTTTAGTGTTTTATGAAAAAAGATATTCTTACATATATTAACCAACCCCAATAATTTTTGATCGAGGGTAGATTATGAGTGCTATAGAAACAGCATTGCGGGAAATCAGACACTCCATCCCGCCTGAAATTTTAAAACGTGTATTTTCTACCGTTTATGAACCTAACACCAGAGGTTTCTATTTAACTGATGTTGCCATCAGAGAAGCTATCTTAGCGTTAGTTATTAACGATCGTGTTAGACCTCTGTGTGATGCAGCAGGCCCTAACCTGGTAGAGATATCCTTAATGGGGTTACAGCCTGAACTGGTGCCTCCTAGGAACGCTATCTATCGTATTCCTAAGTCGTACACCAACGGTAGACGGATTACTTCAGTTGAGTCATTGATCTATGGTCATGCTAACGGTCCATTGTCTCAGTTAGGTTTTGGTATGTCTAACCAGAACTTACAAAACGGTATGTCTCCTATGCTAGGTATGGCTCAACGAGCTATGAACAGTATGTCACCTATCGCTGAAACTGAGAACCCCTATACGTCGATTATAGACGAGAACGTAATCTGTATAGAGGGTTGGTTACCCAGAGTAATTAACGGCTTCCTACGCTGTTATGTGTCGAATGACGCTAACTTTACAATGGTGCCTGAACCTTACTGGCCTAGTTTTTCACAGTTGTGTATTCGTGCTGTAAAAGCATTCATCTACAACTTCTACATAATCGAAATGGATATGGGCGTTTTACATGGTGGACGTGAACTAGGTAAGTTCAAAGAAATCATTGAAGAATACCGAGATGCAGAAGAGTTATTCCAAGAGTACTACACTACCAAGTGGCGTAAACAAGTATTCTTAGCAGACACTCGCAGAATGCAAAGAGATATTCGATTACGTGTGGGAGCATTTGGCGGATAAAGGAGAGGGAGCTAAGGCTCCCTCTCTATGCCGTTTAAACTGTAGCGTTTACCGTAAAGTTATAAATAATCGGTTTGATGTACCCAGCAAGCCTAGGGGCACATTTAACTTCTATCTCAAAGGTGCCTAACACTGACCAATCCGTACTGGTTACATAAGGACCAAACAGATTAGTTAATAGAACTTCCATGTCTAAGAAATGGTGCAACGTTGCATTAGTTACTCGCTTAACTACCTGAGGCACTAAAGCAGTATTAACTTTATCACTTAGCCATGCATAGTTACCGCTTAAGATATCGTATTGCAAAGAGTACACGTAACTTAGCGTCGATTGCGGGTGAGTAATCTTGATAGTAGTATCAACAAACTCGGTGAACTTACTATCGTCTGCTAAGCGGTTCGTCGTGAGCAACGACGTACAGAATAGTAATACCCAGTTACCAGTTTCTGCAACTTGGATATTCATCACTGGAGCAATACTTAGAACATTAGGTCCTACGTTAACGTCGGTGCCAGTAGCTACAGCTAAAGCGGTTTGGATTTCCCCATTCTCCGCAACTGAGAAATTAACATCTTGCACTGAGTTGAAATCTAGCAACTCGCCATTAATTGCACCAATCACATTACCTTTTAGCGTATCGTCTAATACGGCAGTTAGATAGTCATCCAGTACGTTTGTTCTCACTACAGTTCGCAGTGGAATTAACTCATTAGACAACTCTAAATCAACTGTGCCTATATACGCATAAGAGAGACTGTTAGTCTTTAACTTATACTGCACAGGTAAAGTGGTAGTATCGATAGTTTCATAAATGATGTCTTCTTGGTCTAACGCTAGATCATAGAAATCATTTAAAAGATTCACGATATCTTTAGTACTAGTTACACCAATACCTGGAATAACACGAAATGGTTCTGTAACTATTTTACCTATGTCTAAACGCCAGTATTTAACGGTTTGTTCTTCACGGTAGTTACTACCTACCACGTGGCTTACAGTGAGCGAGGTATTACGAATACCTTCATTAACTACTAACGGAGTGGGAGTTTTAAACACCACGTCGTCAAATGTTAGTTCAGTTTCATTCTCACGGTTTAGCAGTTCTAATACTAACAACCGCCCTAGTTTCTTTAAATGCATAACGAGTTTCTCCATTGTTCGTAAGCCATACATAACCACGACGCGGTAGCTATTAATGCTAGGGGTTCTACACCTAAAGCATTTATTAACTCACCATCCATAATGTCTAACATATAGACACTACCGATAGTAGATTGTAATGCAACCGTGGTTGGGGTTATAAGGACTTTACTATAATCCGATTTAATAACTAATGCGATTAATTTAGAATTGATTGTAATGTGCTGATTCAGTGAGAAAGGATCTTCATTTAACTTAATAAATCCTTGCGTTATAAACTCACAGGTAAACTTATCATTGCCCACTAGATAGGTTAGATACGCAGTAAGGATAGCTCTAGCTATTTCTGTTTTTTCATCTACACTGTGCGTAGCAGCACCTACTCGAATATATAGATGTTCCAGTTTACCATTCACCTTACAGATAATCACGTAGTCATTTAGGTTATACGCACTGCCAGCTACAGCTACTAACTGAGAACCTAAATGAAATGATACGTCACCTTGTGGGTTTACTGACATACTGTCATAAATCATTATCTTTCCTTATCTCACTTAAAAAATTTAACAATGACACTGCACTATGTCCCCCGAACAATTTAAAGTTAATAACAGTTTGCATTCGATATATAGAAGCTATGACACACTCTCCTATTCTAACGATTACCTTACCGTTTTCCATGTGGTACTCTAAGGGGCCATGTACAATGATAGGGTCTTTACCGTTGTACTCGGTAGTAACATAAATCTCTTCTGGGGCATTGCTTGTACTACATATAAAATGGTCTGTAGTGTTTTGACTAGCCTGACTATCTAGACCTAACTCAATTTGCTCATGCATGGTTAACTCCTATAAGTAATCAAACAATACCTCAACCTATTAGGCACACGAGTAAATTAATATAATAGTATGTACATTACTCCGTAAGTATCAGTACACGCTCCTTAAGAGGCAACAATTCGCGGATACGTCGGTAGTCCATAGTGGCATAAACCAATAACGTAACTATCGCGCTAAGTCATACGACTGCCTTACCAGAATGAGCTCTGGCGTAACGAGCAGACTTCGGTCTGCTTTTTATGCCGTCTCTGTAAAAAGACACAAAAAAATAACCCCTTGAGAGGGGGTTATTTTACATGTACCCTAACTCGTCATCGACGCGTCCTGGCTGTAACCCCAGGACTTTAGGACGCATGGTGGCTAGAATAGCTTGCGCTAAACTTACACCAACTTTATGTGGTGGGGTCTTTTCTGTTGCACGTGCAACATGATAAACCTTACACACCTCAATGATATCCTCAGCTCGCATGATGGCTTCAGTCAACCCTAGAGGGGGTAAACTGTGCATCTTACTTAAGCTGACGGTGTGAGTTATAACCACCGTGCGGAAAGCTTCATCGCCCAGCACACACTTATCGTGCGCAGCTGCGAGGCTCTTCAGTACAATGTTAAGCTCAGCGAAGCCTAACTTAGCACCGAACTTATGTTGCAGTACCTTTAGTGCTACCAGAGCAAATGCAGTGCTCCGGTTACCACTAAAGAGACCATGTCCAATAGCGAGCTTGTCAGCTCTAGCCACTGACTCATCAGTCAATTGCACTTTAACGCCTAACCGTCTAGCTACAACGCCAAGATTGTGTTGTAGTACTTGGATAGATTTATCCATGGCCGAACCTCCTGTGAACTGAATAAGGAAGGATGGGGACGTCCCCATCCTAATGTGAGATATTAAGCGTTAGCCGCTAAATATGCAACCACGACGTTTAGTCTGTGCATTACAGCAGTGATGAAGTGCTGTGGGAGACCTTGTGACTCCAGCCCTTCTTTCAAGTCAGCTACGCTAAGATTTTCATCTTCAAGTAGTGTCTTGAAAAACGTTGAGGCTAACCCGCCTATCGCTTGATCTAACATTGGATTGGGATGAGCTTCCCCTTCCAACATGTCGCAATAGCTCTGTATTACTGCAATACCTTTCTCTAATACTTTCTGGTCAGATATTACTAGGAATGGCACAGAAGCAACTGTTGATTCCAGGTCAGCACGAACCGTATACACGCACATTGCGCGTTGCTCCATGCCTATGACGAATCCTAGGATATCATCAGGAGATGGGAGTAGATCAGCAACCGGATCTTTGTTGTAAAGCGCAGAGATCAAATCTACCGCTTTGCTGCGTATGCTAACGGTGTACTCATTTACTGCTTGAGCTTTTACACGTAAGCTAGCAACGTTCATATCTGTTTTGAAGTTCATGATGTAATCCTTTTATAGTTTTAAATTTAGAAAGCTTTATGCTTTCTTACTACTAAAACAATATATATCTACAATCTTTTCCAGTTAGTATCGTATGTAACTTACTGAATTGGGGTACCTATAATGACATTCGCAGTTAAAGAGGTGTTTGATGCACACTGCGTTAAGTTGAAAATTGACGCAAAATTACTTAAGGCTATTAAAGCTAAAGATCTACAATTTGTAACTAAGAACTCAGACCACATTAGTTTCTTTGGTTCTGGGCTGTTAGGTGTGTACCCAATCAAGTGGTTAGATGCTGACCGTGATGAGTGGTTTGATGACATCATGGAGATTGACGATGTGGCCTTACAGAGTGACTTAGCTAGTCTTAAGATACCTGATGAAAAAGGTCTACTAGTGCCAGTTATTAACCCTGACCACAAAGTTGTATCTAGTACGATTAACTTAGCTATGTCGTATTTGATCCACAGATTCTTAACTGAGAAATCATTATCACAAAGTCAGCGTGAAGAAGGTGCTGTAGTTATTTGTAAGTTGTTGCATTACAAGTTCTTAAGTTCTTTGCTGTCTAACTACTTTGCGTATCCTGCTAATGAAGCTATCGCTAAAGCCACCTATAACACTCTTAGCATGCAGTTCATGATTAAGCAGTTAGGTACATGGGGCGCATTGATACATGCTCGCTCAGTGGATGCTGTAGGTCATACAAGCGTACACAGAAAAGGTTTACTTACATTACCTTTTGATGCTCAGGCTTATTTCTTATCTGACGTACAAACTCGTATCCGTAACGTAGTGAAAGCACAAACCAAAGTATTCTATTTAGTTAGGGATGCTAACGGTAAAACTATTACCACTTCACAGATTATGCAGATTGAAGATGGGATTGTTATTAAAGACATCTCTCGTTCTTTCACTCAGTATCATCGGTACTTGTACGACTTAACTGAAGAACCTAGTTCATTCATCAAACAAGAGTTGATTGATATCATCTGTAATGGTATTAACTCTGCTGATCCAAGAGCTGTTAAGTCTACGTTAGAATGGATTTGTAATAACATCCGCGATAAACGTAAAGCGTACATCGATCAGTTACTATCTGAAACTATTCTGTATGCGTTTGATTTCTTAACTAAAAATAAAATCTCTACTAAAGATTTAGGTTTGGTGATCGAGAAGTTAAAAGCCATGCTAGTAGGTTCTCGAGTAAACGAGTCTAAGGTTCTTTTATTAAGGAAACTGGGGGATAAAGTAGTTAAGGAAGGGAGTGGTCGTAAGAGTTCAGTACCCACACGTCCTGAGCGCACCGCTGTGATACTTTACATAGTACTTAGGACACTTACTATGTCCCACTATAGATGACGGCATAGAGGAGCTCCTAGGAGCTCCTCGTTTATGCTGGTTTTTATTCTACTTGTGCCGATACTGGAATATCAACCGTAGCTGGCATTGCATTGAGCTTAGCCATCGTAGCTTCATGACACTCACGGATTAACTGTGTTGTATCATCCACTATAGGACTTGTCATCACGTTAAAACCTTGGCCTTGTTGTGCGACTTTAGTTGCCACCAATTCAGCCTTAGCTTTTTCTACAGCTTCGTGTGTTACCACCAATGCTCTAGCAGCAGCAGATACGTAGTGATCTAACAATACGTATTTTTCTGGAATTGTTAAACGGGTAGTAATAGCAGTTAGAGTTAAAGCACGAGCAAACAGTTCAAACTCTTCACTGCCTGGTAACGCCTGACCTTCAGGAGTTTTGGCCTCTACTTCAGCTAACCAACCTTCTATGTCAAAACCAAGTGGGAAGGTTTCCATATCAAAAGAGGGACTATGTTTCATCCAGTCAATTTGGATTTCATTTGCTGCAATGATGTTAGCAATGAAATTCTTTTCCGCTTCTGCCTGTGCTTTAACATCGTCAAACGTTACTTGTACTAATTCCATGGGGAACTCCTGTGGTTTCTTTGTATAGACGACTTACGTGTAGTATTACGACGTAGCGCCCTTTCATTTTTAGCTTTGGCTAAGATACCATCCAATGTGATATCTGATCCTTCGGTGTCTAGCTCTGAAAGTATTTTAGCAACTTTCAGCTCAAGTCCTACTAATAAATAAGGACTTGTAGTATTTTTTAACTCTTCTGACACTCTGTCGAGCTCTTCCCTTAGATATTCTTGTCTCTCACGAGCTTTGATTACTTCAGGAGTTGCTACTTCACCGTTACGTCCAACTTTGAGTAACATTTTACGAGTATCAATACCGTAGTGACTTAGATTCTTACCATACATAAAGAACCAGTGACACAATAACCATGCGATTACAGTATCGTCGTGACCGCCGCTAGCGTGATCGATACGACCATTACGAATCTCTAGAGAACGTAGTTCTTCAGATAACGTAGAGTCAGCAATCAATGACGCTGAGTGTTTAGCAGCACTAACCAATACAGTTGAGTATAATAAATCACGTGATGCACCTGTGGTATTAAAACCAAAAGATGAACGCCATTTGTCATAGAAGCTATCATTACGTCTAGCGTTAGGAGTTTTCTTCAGTAAGTCCCAATCGTTTAAACGAACCGATTTCTCATCTACTACTCGGTTATAAATACGTGTAAGTGGATCTATACCAGCAGAAGCTAGTAAACTAATACAGGTATCGATAAACGTTTGAGCAGAAGACTTTTTCTCAATCACTAGAGTGGTGTTAAGATACTTCAATAACAGTTTAGCCACAAACGTAGCAATCTTAGGGATACTAGCATTGTTGATACTAGCCACACCTACTACCGCTAAGTCTTGTTGATCTACATACACTAATGAAACACCATCTCGACCGATAGCATCTGAGGTATCTAAACCTAGGGCTAAGTGAGTGTTGGCTAGATATTGTTCAAACCCTTCTTTAGGTTTATACCACCTGATGACAAACCCTGAGTCAGTAATCTCTACCCAGTCATGAGGACGTTCTGAGTGCAGAATGTTCTGTGTAACGTCTGCTGTAAAGGGTGAAGTCAAACCACCGTATGTCCAGCGGTTGAAGTAGTCACGGTCGGCTGCGTCGCCATCAGATCTAGCTGCAACGATTTTCTCGTATAGCCAAGCATCTGTATAACCTAACTGCCTATGTGAAAACACGCCAGCGATAGTCAATGTAGGGTACACATCTTTCTCGTTAACACCATCTTCCATCTGACGTCTTTTAGAAGCAGACTTAATTACACGATGTAGCTCATCACGGTTTTGTAAATCATAATACATTTCATCCCACTTCGCAGCAGGTCTGAAGATTTTGTTGTAATAGTAATTACCGCTACGGCTGTTAATCTTACCAGCAGTAGTTGTAAAGATCTTACCATTAGGGATACCGTTACGTCTTGCTTCATCTATCGCGGCATCCATCGCTGATGCTGCTGCTGGTACTGTGATATCTGTAAATGGACGGAATGGGCCTTCGTCATCGTGGTAATAAGGTACAGAAGCACCACGACCAACTTTAAGTGCGCCATCTTCACTGTTCTGCCCAACTGCTGTTCTGTAAACGTTCTTCCTTAAGTTGTAGGTTACAGTCGTAGTGTTGGCAGCATCGCTCTTATCATCCAGTACTAACCATGGTGGGAAATACCCACGCATCTTACGTAAACGCGCAACGTTATCGCTACGTAGGGTGTCGTCTTTAGTCAACAACATCATACGCGAGTTATACATTTTGAACAAATACAAGTAAGTGGATAAACAGTCTGTAGATACAGACTTACCGGTTTGTCGTGGTTGGATTAATACATAATCCACTTGGTTAAAGAAAGACCAGACCATGGAAATGTTCGCACGGTTGGCTCTGAACTGTACAGGATCAATACCAGCAATAGGAGGTACTCTAGCTACTTCCCTTAGAAAATACCATACGTTGTAGGGTACTTCTCTAATGACCATCATTTTTTGTTCGGTGGTAATGTTGGGATTGTAGATGTCAACCCCTGACAATTCCGGCTGCATGAGACTAAGGGCAAAAGTACTATTCTGCACTCCCATTTTATCTAGGAGTGCAGCAAACTCTAAAAACGATTTGTTAGTAGTACCATAGTCTACAACAGCCGAGGGGAATCTAGCCCAATCTTCTTTGAAAAGAATCATGAGTACCTCGGCTTAATAGTTATTGCGGTCCCGCATTAAGGATTTGGAAAATCTTAAGACCACTACATCCTAACTGCAATGTAGCACCTGCTGTCTTTCTAACCCACTCAATGATTACCGGAGCACCAATCACACCACCTGTTTGTGATGGGAGTTGTTTGTTCCAATCGCCGATAGGATATTCAGTTCTAATACCGTTAATGCTGGTCACGAAGTGAGTGGGAACTAATGGACCACTTTCTGTCGTTGGGTCATATAGCGGTTTGATTGGGTTATACACAACACTCAACCATTCTGCTAAAGATAACTTACCTTGAGAAATGTCCATTTGCCATTGTGAGATGGCTATAAGTTTTAAACGCGCACTTAAGTTAGCACCATATTCTGGGGTTTGACCAGGGTCATAGGCTAACAGATACGGCGTAGCGTCTGCTATACCATTGTTCATCAATGCAATCTTAAAGCTCTGCACATGGCGGAACGGTTTTAGTCGAGGGTCTACCTTGTTAAGGTCTACAGCCACTACTAAGTTCTGAGATACACCGTATAACAATGGATCATAAACAGCAGAGTTAATACCAGCTTCCACGAATGGAGTAGCGTAGTAGAAATCACCACGGTCTAAGTTATACAGGATATACTCTAAACGCCAACCACTCGCTGGATTCACCCACTTAGGCACAACAAAAAGTTTAACACTGTAAGCACCTACAACATCTGTGGTACGAATAGTGTATTTCTTCTCTATGTGTTTAGTAGTATCACCTAACACATTTAAAGATGCTTCATTGGCATCTAGGTTGTAGATTAAACTTAATGGCGCAGGTTGTCCGATGATCGTAGCTATGTAGTTTTCTAAACCATACAGCTGCATCTTACCTTTGTTGATAGGTACGTCCATGATAGAACCGTTACTGTAATGTACACGACCTGTTAAGGTTAGTGCTTCTACAGGTAAGTTCAATGGCGCATACAAAGTGTTGGCTTCACTATCAGCTAAGAATGGACTTTCTAAACTGATGTCAGTGATGTACAACTGACTGGCTTCTGCTTTACGGATAAACTGGGTATTAGCTACGATCAGTTTATTGTAACCAACCACACCAGCTAGATCGTTATAGAACACGATCGTTACCGTTTCACCATCTTTCAGCTTATCGTTGGTATAACCTACAGCAGGAGCCTGCTTAGTGTAGTTAGTGACTTCGTTATGTTCAGCTAACACCATTGGGATGTTTTCACTGACGTACTGACCAGATTGATTATACATCGCTGAGATCACACGGGCATTGCCAGACGTAATATCAGTACCTAAGAAAATCTTACAATACTTGGTACGGCTACCGTAAGTGTGTAGATGGGTATTAACCGCCAACGTATGCGGTGTAACAGATTGGTTAATGTAACATCTGGCCAACTCATAATCTGGACCGGGGCCAATGCCTAACAGAACATCTTCTTGGTCATACTCACCTGAGGTAGGAACTTTCCAGTCTACCCAAGTAGATAAACCAGTTGTAGGATCAGAGGTTATAACACGTAGGATACCACGGGTATAATCCATGATAGTATCATCTACGTTTGGAACCATATTACCTTTGCCATTTGGACCAGTAAAGATCTCACTCATTAACCACTGTCTATAACCTTGGTTAGGCGAAAATACTGGAACAGTGCCTTGCATTATTTCGGCCATGCCATGCTCCTGAAATTAAGAAGAGGGCCGAAGCCCTCTGTGTGCTATTCAAACTATTATCAAGCCGTCAGATTAACCGTTGCCGTAAACTGCACAGTTGCCTTAGCGGTATCCTTAGGAACAGCTCGCAATCTAATTTGTATAGTTGCGTTGGAAAGGTCAAACGGAACTACTCCAGTAGATCTATAGAACGTTCGAACTACCCTTGCCATAAATTCCACAGGATTTAATTCGGGGTCTGGTTCTCCAACATTTGGTGGGTATATAAACATGATGTTTTCTTGGAAGCCAGCAAAGTTAATTGTAGTGGGGTTAACCTCGTGGGTATCGTAAAAACCTTGTTCGGCTGCATTTAATGAATCGTTGGAGTACCCACCTTGCCCATCTGGACATTGTAGATACAGACCTGGGTAGGTTTCTTCTACTATGCGCACATACTTAGCAGTTTTGTTGCCAGTGGAATGTAGCAAATCAACATATAGGTCGTAGCGATCAGTGATGTCTTGGGTTGTGATATCAAAGTTCTGATACATGTTGAAACCTAAATACATTTCTGAAGCAGAACCATTAGCTGTCCAAGTGTTACCATTCTTAACCGTAGGTGCAAACGGTTCTGAACCGTTGTCTCCAGTTGCTCCACGGTTTAAAGCAAACATCAATTCCAATTCGTCGTTATTCCGAACTTCCATGTGCGCGGCGTCTACAAAATTAGATGCCCCCCATATACGATTGGTATCAACGGTATCCACCCCTTCTGCTGGAACTTCAGGTTCTACAGGTTTAGGGATATCGAAGTGTACATCCATAGTTAACTGCACTGGAGTTTTAGCTACATTCTTAGGTATAGCTTTCATGCGGAAGGCTAGAGTTCTTCCACTGATAGCTACAGGCCACTCTGCTGCATTAGGATAGAAAATAGATATTAACCATAGGGCATCAGGATTAGTACCATAGTAGGTATCATCCACAGCTGGTAAACCGCTACCAAATGCGTATTGCAAACCACCCCCATCATTGATGTACTCATTGTAAAAATCTGAGTACTCAGGAGTGAGGTAGTCAGTTTTAGAAAACATCCCAGGGGAAGTTTCTTTAGCGTACGTATACCACTTAAATGCTGGATCAGTAGGGTCTTCATTAATTACTAACTTGGCGCGCTTAGTGGTTGCCCCATCAGTTAATTCCACGTAACAGTTATAACGAGCTAACATGTTATCCGTGGCTGGATCAAGTCCCCACATACCGAAACCAAAACCAATTGACGATAGGGTACTACTTACCCATGCTTCTTTTCCTTCCATTGCCACATGAGAGTTGTCCTTAAATGAGGGAGCCCCTGCATAGAACATTATCTCTAACTCATCGTTGGCTCTAACTATCTGATTAGGATAATCTAAGCCGTACTGTCCGAGTGATTCCAGAGTGTGTCCAGTATCAGCAGTATCCACTAAATCCATAGGGATTACATCTGGGGTGTCCTCAGGAGGATCTACTGGATCTGGAGGTAACGGTGAATCGTACCATGGGTTAACTGCGTCGTAGTCAAAGGTCACTTTCAACTTCAAGGCTTGAAGGGTAGACTTGGGTAACGGCGGTTCTATTTTATACCCAACTAATGGGCGTTGGTCATTAAATGCGATCCATTTAATTGTTGCAGACGTGGTGTTACACTTGCTACCAGTAGAGTTAAACTTAACTGCTATCTTAGAAGAGTCTGGAATAAATTCATAAACCCCATGTCCAGAGGACACATTCATGGACTGAGCAGATCTCCACAGAGCTCCTGATGCAATTGTATCTAGGTCTTCCACCCACACTGATGACGGCGGTGTTAGTATTTGATTAATGTCTAACGTGGTGCCTTGCATAAAAGTGGGAGTGATGGTGAAATCAGTGGACACGCCGCCAACACTGATAGGCATTACAAAAGGTGCACCTATGGTGACACTAATGTCAAATGCGTAGAATACTTTTAACTGACTGTCCGCATACACGTTAACACCGCTGTCTAACACTGCTCTAAAATCTACTTCTCCGGTGTTGTTTTTACTTCTGGTATCTAACCCTACTTCAGTGATAAGACCAACGATAGCACCAAGGTTAAATGTTTGAACGTATGTATACGTGTATGATAGTGTCTTACCATCAGGGGAATACACCTTAGGACTAACATTCGCCGATTTTGTAGAGTTAAGGTTATAGTTAGCGCCAGCTGGTTTTATGGGTAATTCCATAAACGAGGTTGACGCTGTGGTTGGAGTAGTACCTACGCCCACTTTAATGATTGGGTAGATACTTAAAAAACTTGTACCAGCTAAGATAGCATCAAAGATTTTCTTAAGTGGTGCATTGGTAACCGTTCTGGATTCTTCGCTTCCATCAGCGTGGGTTACAATTAACGTAGGACGACCAACGAATTTACCTACAGGTGCTTCTATGTTCATCTTTATCTCCGAATAGGCATTAGCTCACAACAGGTACACCGTAGAGTAACCGGAAGGTGTTATCAGACCGTAAACCACCACCAAACAGTATGGCTCCTGGTAGGTCTGCATTACCGTCGTATATAACGTCATAACGATCACGTTGAATGCGGTAACTTAAAGCTCCAGCACTTAAAGTGAAAATAGTGACATCAGTTTCCGCTGATAAGTTTGCATATGGGTAATCGATAGCAATAGTAATGGAATCCACGGCTCCCATATCTCTAACTTCGTTAGTAGCAGTAATTGGGTTAAACCACCACAGCCACCCATGACCACCACGCATGAATGTAACTAAAGGTTTCCCTAGTTGGTCAAAGGTTAAGCTAGGGTACAAACAGTCCCCAGTCGTTGTAAATAACGACACTTCTTTTTCCCATCCAGTTTCATCTGCGGTTCTTAATATCGCGATGAATTCACCATCATCAATTTTAATCCCCCAAACTCTTTTCGTTAGATCGCCATCACTCACATTGACGTCAACTGGTCCTAAGCAAGTGTTAGCTAACGTACGATTTACTAAAATCGGCAAATCTGTATTTCCTCCAACCATAGGTAACTTGGTCGGGTTAGATGTCCATGTGCCAGGTGAAGGTAACATATTCGCTCCTTTATAGAACAGGGAATCCACTAAAGTCTTTAATGAATTTTAATTCTAGTTCTTTAGTGTTGTCTTTTGGAATAGGGGTAGAGAACTGGACACTTGCAAAGGGTTTAGAATTATACCCATATTGCACGTGCTTAATACCTCCAACGTAGTTACAGTCTTGTAAGTGAAAGGTAACCTTCACTATACTTAGTTTCCCTGCCACTTCAGTAGTTTTCACTGGTGTAGTAGTTACCATCGTCTGATACGCAGTTTTATCAGTAGGTACAGACCCAGTTACACGCCAGTTATTGCCAGCTATAAGGCAGTGACACATTAAGAATACTGGTTCCATGATACTAAGGTTAACTAACGTATGGGTAGCAGTAATCTGAGTGATCACTCCGTCAATATCCATATCGATAGTTTCCACTAATGGCGTATTAGGGTAGGTCATCTCAAATGTGTACTCTACACGAATTTGATTTTCAGCAGTAACGTTTAGTTTAGTTGCTAGAGCTAAACGAGTGTGTACTACTGCATCATCGGTTCTAGCAAAATCTATACCTAGTTCACCAACCTCACCTAAAACCTTACCCATGCCAGTTACTACGTTATATGTGATTTTAGAAGTGGAAGTACCATTTCCATTATCGACATACGACTTAACTTCCACATACGTGGCACGCCCATCTTGAGCGTAGTTATTAGCTGAGATAATTGCCTGCAATCCAGTCATTCCTGGAGCGTTAGGGGTGTTGTTGGTGCCAAACTTAATATACGGGGTACTAGATACCGAAATTGCATCAGACATTAGGTAAGCTAGACCAGCTGGCAGAAGACTATTGTGAACACGTATCTTGGGGTCGGGTGACCCCAAGATAGATACGTCTGCATACGCAACCATTTCCACTTTGGGGGCTTTTAATAACATACTTATTCCTTAGAGTGTTTGGATACCACTGTAGTCATCCACAAAAGTAAACTCTACCTTAATGTTAGAGTTCTTAGGGATGCCTGGCTGGAAGATGTAAGTAAACCTCTTGTTAGTCTGCACAACTGAAATGTAGCCCTTAGCAGGAGCGCCATTAGCTTGACTTGGGGAGAATGCCCATTTGGAGGTAACTACTTTATTGACTACGGTTTTAGTTAATGTTGGCTTTTCCAATGGGTAGTTAAAGTAACCAGGGAAAATCCATTTAACAAAATTCAGATTAAATGTCTCGTAGTCATTCCATCCCATAGCGGCATCTTCACTATTACTAGATCCAGCAGACACTAGTGCCTTAAAGATAGACAGAGTTGGGATATCCTCTACTCTGAAAAGAACTGTGTGTTCTGTAGTGGTCTCGCCTTGGGTAACTACTACCGTAGAAGACTCAGGAGGTAATTGTAATAGACAGGTAATGTCGTAATCAACGTATATCCCTTCTCCTGGTTCAACAATCACAGGGGTAGCTAAAACTGTTCTGGCGCACACTCTGGAGCCAGCATTAGGTCTAAATAGATCTACCCCTATTTCTTTGATGGGTTTAGTTATTAAACCCTCATTAAAGCGTCTGCGGTAGATTTCACGGATAGTAATCACCCGAGTCAGTCCGTCAAACGTAACATTCCTAGATAGTAATTCCTCTACCCCAGTGTTTTCATAGTCGTTAGCAGAGTGAACCCCATCTACAATACTTACCGTAGTAGCGTCGTTAGGGTAATCACTGTAGCCTATTTTAATGCAATGTTGATCGCCAGTAAAAAGATCGCTAGTGATCAAGTAATTTAAGAAGTTACTAAGTAGTGCGTTATGAGCAACTTCGCACGGTGGTAAACATTCCCCGTCGGCGATTTTACCGACAGAGAACACTCCTCCCATTTGTATTACTTTTGGGGTACTAAACATAATCAACTTCCCCTTTTAGCCATAGATAGTCTGAATTTTAACTCTTGTCCTTCAGCTTTAGCTATAGGTGGCGTAATGTTGTATCTCCACCATTCACCACTGTACGCATTTGCGGAAAGGTAGTTAATTCCAGACGCCTGATTACCTTTAGTACTACCAAAGGTATAGTCGATAAACAATTCAGTTGCGTTCTGTTGCACAACTGATACCAATCCTGCGGTAGTACCATAAGCAGTTTGTGATGCAAAGTCTGCTGCAAAACTGCTTACGTTGGCCGTCAACATAGAGGCCGCTGAGGAACCACCATTCATGTAACCACCTACCATATTCAGGTAAGCAGCAAAGTTCCTCCAAGGACCCCACACGAATTGGAAGGTGTGGTCAACTGATACGCCGTTAGTAACTACTGGCACTACAAATGGAGGTACGACTTTTGGAGCACGTAATTCTAACGTGTACTCAATTACTAACTGGTCTGTACCCAACACGGTTATTGTCGCTGGATTACCTTGACTGTCAGTTACCTTAACACGAGTGTCTACTAGAGAACCACCAGCGGCAGCCATAGACATCCCATATTCAGATAGCGTATCTACCACCTGACCTTTCTTGAAAATGAATACAAACGTGGTCTTTATAGAAACCACGGTATCATTCTCAATAAAATCTCCCACCGTGGTACCAGCAGTTACAGGGATAGCTGGCCAACTACCACTAGTCAAAGTGATAAGACTTTCTAACCCACTCATCCCTAAGTCTGTTTCACTGGTGCCAGTACCTAACTTCAATGTAGGATTTAATTGGTATACGTTTTGTTTAGATACGATCCAATTATAAAAACTATTTAATATTTTATTGTTATAAACATTTACATCCACGCTACCATCTTCATGGATGACCTTAGCCTTAGTTGTACCTAGGATTTCCCATTGCGGTAAATTCATGATAACTCCTCTAGGGTTACTACTAATTCCTGTAGACCAGTTTTAGCGATTGGCGGATTGATATACCATCCACCAGTAGATACACTAGAACTATAGCAACGCAAATAGTTATACCCGCCTGGTTCATTACCTGCAAAAGGTGTAAGCTTAAAGGTCAATGACGATTTCTTAGCCTGTCCGTCGTATGCCCTAGAAAAAGGACAACTAACATAGGCAGTAGCGCTAGGTACTGGATCAACTAATGCGGTAGGTTTAGCTGGTAACTTGTATAACGAACACCCATCCTTCCCACCAAACAACTCCAAATAAGCAGTAGACTTCTTCAGCGTACTCCAAATCCATTCCGCAGTATGTGTTACAGGAGTGCCATCAATCATCAACTGAAACTCAATAGGAGCGCTAACAGTGTCAGCAACTAGAGTAATCGTGTACTCTAATTCCATACTGTCTTCTAGCCCAATTACCAATTGCTCAATAGGGCCAGTTTCACCAATCAATACACGGGTATGCGTCAGTGAGCTATTAGCACTAGATGTAAAGTCTAAACCGTACTCAGTTAAGCTACCCTGATAACTACCAGCAGAGAAAGTGAACTTAAATATCAATTTAGCTTCTATCTGCGCACCGCTGTTTAAAGTTTTAGCAGTTTCCCCTTCAGTGCTTCTGGTTGGTTGGGCACCATTAAGTAATGTTACCTTGTTGGCTAACCCTACTGTAGCAGAGGTAGTAGCTGTGGTACCAGTGCCAATTTTACACATAGCAACCACTGTAGAGCGCATGGTATTATCAGCCATTAATGTCCAGAAGTTTTGTAAGATGTGATTACCACTCTTTACGCTAACTTCTTTGGTGGGACCTTTAACGGTTAACACACCAGCACCAGTAGCTTTCAAATTGTTAAACATCCTGACCTCCTTAGAGATTAGTAACGGTTATGTTACTGATGGTTGGTACGCCAATGGTGGTAGTACTAACTGCTTCATCGCCCACCCTAGTGGTTGTTAACTTGACTCCCATAGCCAATGGTAATGTAGTAGGTAACGTTTCAGTCACTGGAGTAACTAGAATCGTATTCTCTACTGACATCGAGTCAATCTTAGCTTTAGCAACTGGTATCTGTTCTACTATAGGTAAATTAATCAACGGTTCCGTGATTAAAATGCCAGTTATCGTACCCATCGGTCTAGCCACGTTTGCGGTTTCCACTGTAGGTGTAACTGTTGTCACAGTAGCAGTAGAGACACTAGCTTTAGGGATAGGGTTAATTTCTACTGGAGCCTTATATGGATAAGGAGATGATAGCAACTCCCCGTAAGTATAACTTTCCGGAGGTAGAACATCTGGTGGTAATGGGTCGTTTGCATCATGTCGATAAGCTAATTGAAACTTACCGTCTATGCGATAACCCCCATGCAGAATTTCCCAAGACGGGCCCAGTTCTCTACTTTTAACTGCATTAGTATTACTCCAATTTTCAGTACCATTGTCAGTAAGGTAAGTTAATACGTTATTTGGATCCTTGTAAAAAAGGTAGGTTACTCTTTCTACCCCTTCAACATACTCTGGTTTTTCGCACGCTATTACTACTCCTTTGGCATCCATTAAATACATAATCCTTACCGCATATGCTCCTGCACTATCCTTAACGGGATAGAAAACTGAAGTTGCATTAGGTGGACCGTAGTTATCGTTGTGGTGTAACCCAATTATGGCAAGGCCACGGTGATTAAATCCAAAGGTAATACCTATAATAATTCTAGCGTAGTAGAAATCAAGAATCCGTCTAGGTCTTCCCCATCCACTACCGTCAAGGTTAGCTGGAACTATATAAAGGTAGGTTACCCCTTCATGGATCTCAGAATAGATAGCCCACCATCTTTGCGCTAAATGTTGTTCAGGTGCTCCATAATTTAAGGGCCCTAGGGAGAATGTCGCATTCTCCCATTCTCCCTTAGGGGCAGGTCGTTTTATTGGCCCCACATATGGAGCACTCATGTTATCATTTTCATCCCAGCTAGGTAATAATGGTATCATTGTAATGTCCTTATGCGGTTAATTCAATGACAGAAGTAACCTCTACGTCTGCTACATCGTAAACTTTGGAAATTAGTTTAACGGTCAGTGTCATGACCTCACTAGTTAGAGAAATTGGTAAATTGCCAGATTCCATAAAGGCGCTATCTAACCAAGTTCTAGTAGAGTCTAATTCACGATATGGGGTTTCAGCTAGCGCCATCTGGTTTAGAAGGGACACTGGGCCACCCGCGGCATAACCAGAATTAGCACCTTGGTCGTGGAATGGAACTTCGTAAAATGTATCTCGCTCAGGGTAGGTACCAGGGTTTGTAGAGGATTCAGGAACAAAAGAATACCAATTATTGTTAGTAGCTATAAACTTAGACTTTCTTACCACTCCATCTGATAAAGTTAATTCTAAAAACACGTCACACAACTCTAGAATGTTCTTTTCTGGGTATTTAGAATAACTAAAAACGTCCGCTGCAACGGCAATATATGCCCTGTGCCCAGGAACGACGTACTTATTGCCGATCCTAGTCGCACGTTCACGGCTAGTATCCGGCACCATAGTTCCGTCTGAATAATCGTCATACGGAAATACCAAAACACCTACTTCTGCCGAGTCGTTAGAATTCATAACTACATCGGTGTCAGTTCCAAACCAATAAAGACCATACTCCTCCGCGAATATCCAACCATTTGGATTATGTCTATAAGGAGAACCTACTAGTTTTAATTTAGTGGCAATCACCATGGGGTTCGTAGTAGTTACTTTGGGCTTGGCAAATATTCTAATGTCATAAGTTTCAATTAGTCGTTTACCTGCAAAACCTTTGGGTATATCAGTAAAATTCCCAATGGTATCGGCTAACCACTCAGATACTTTAAAACCACACACACCTGCCCTATGTTGAACATGCGTGAAGCTATCGATAGATTCTGGTGATTTTACCATTTCGCCAAAACCATATATGGCGTGCCAGTTAAGCTCTCCGCTAGTGTTCTTTACACATTTTAATGTTATTCCTAAGTTTGGCGAGTCTGCGATCCCAACATAAATATAATAATCATATTTATCGAAATCTTCGGTTGTCTCGCCACCTACCCCAAATGCTAAATAAACATCGTCTCCTTCTGTTAGTAACATTTGGATAGTGTCCACGTGCATTTTATCTAAAGATAAACTAGTGGTTAAAGTAGGGTTTGACACTGATTCTAAATATACGCCCAGTGCCAATTGAACTCCATTTAGTTCTGCTACCTCCACGTTACTGTTATCAAATGGACGAGTGTCAATGAACTTACCAATGCCTTGGCTATGTTTCCATATTCCCGAGCTACTCACGTTACCAGTGATGTAAAAGTTGTGTTCCATGCTCAAACTTTTAGCTGGGTCAGTTTTGTGAGTTAGATTTAAACCCCAAGTACCGAAGCCAAAGGTTGTTTTGTATCCAATTTCTGGAGCAACCCCCTCGTGGAATTCTGATATTTTCAGCAATGGTAGTTTTTCTGTAAGTTGCGATTCTCCGAAACTTGCAATTTCCAACTGGAATGCCTCACCTCCATATTCTCTGTTCCAGCCCACTAACCTATATAATTTTTGATGGTTTAAGTTCTCATACGGTACACCTACAGACCCATCAGCATTGACGATATATGCTCTTGGACTTTCGTAGTCATTGTCCCATAGATAAATTAACTTCAATTCACCCCCACCATACCGCACATATGAAGTAATGTCGTATTCAGCAGCTATCTCTAGAAAACTTGCATGTTTGCCAGCAAAGCTGGCAAATGCGAACCCTACTGAGAAATCCTCTAAATAGTCGTCGGCATAGTTACATGCAGTAAAGAACCCGGTTTCCAATAGAGGTATTGTCGTACCCCCAGGAGATTTAGAGTTTTGACTATGGGTAAGTGCAATCTGCATTTCACCGTTATCTAAAGCTGGAGTACTATCGTGACCAATTAAATACACTAGTGATATATATGGAGAACTGCCAGCTAACTTCCATTTACTAATTGATTGGTTAACCACCACTGGAGGTTCTTCAATTTCATAAATGCCTTGACCAATAGTGAAGCTAACGTTCTGTTGAGCCGTTTTCATTATCGGAGGGATAAACACTAGTTGATACCAGCTGTCAGTAAACGTGACGACGTTCACACCTGCATCAAATGTTACGTTGTCTCCTAACGTGACAGGCACATAAGCACCCGTTGCAGTTTTAGTCAGTATCGCCTCACCTACCAGAGCTTGTTCAGTTGGATTAAACTCAACTAATGGGTCAGTTGGTGTCTCAGGAGATACCATAATCTTTGGAGTTACATTAGATGGTTTCGACCCTAAGATATTAATATAGTCAATGATATCACCGACTTTACTAATATTCAGTTTTACTTGATGTTGTACTGGTGTCCCATCATAATCCACGGAAATAGTTTTTGATGGTTGAACTAGATCTATAGTCAGGGTAATTTTGTACGAGATCAAGACCTGGTCTTGTGCAGTAATTTGCATAGGTAGAGGTAAGTCAGCACCAGACATTATGACTAGACGAGTGTCCACGTCAAACATATCTGGTCTGGTATTGCCAGACAAGTCTATACCGTATTCTACTAATGGTCCTACAATCTGCCCAGGTTCAAAAGTAAAGTTAAAGAACCCTTTAACTACCAACTTACCATCTATTAACTGAGCGACTCCATCTGGAGTAAGAAATGCAGTAGGCCATAACCCTGACGTAGGTTGTAGTCCAGTTTGTAGAGCAGTCATGCTACCTACACCTGCATCGTAACCCATGCCTACTTTAGCCGCAGCTTTTAATTCTAAATGAGGTTGCTGTAAAATTAACTTAGTGTAAAAACCGTTTAACAGCATATTGTCGTCCGCCTTCTCAGCGCGGACGACTCCATTACGTTTAACGATTAATTTACCACTACCCTCGAGTCTTAGGTTGTGCATAATTAATCCTTTTTTTAATATGGCGTGAGTGACACCAATGCCCCGTAAACTTTTGTATCAGTAACAGAAACTTTTACGTTAGCTATTTCACTTATAGGTACTACCCCTGTCTCATCTGCTATTAAGGTTCTAGCAGGAGGGACAGGAATAGGGTCTGGATCAGGGATCACTGGTGGTGGTGGTACTTCAGGGACTGTCTCACCTTCACCTTCGATTGCTAAGAAGTGACTCAGATTAACTCGGTTGTATAGATACAGCATGTTGATACGCTGTAAGAACACATAAGTCATTTGAGTTACTGTCAGAACAAACTTAGATGGGTGTGGATGTATAGACAAATATCTGAAATCCATATCTTGACGACAAGGGTCAGCTATTAAAAGATGTAAATAAGGCAACATCAGTTTAGCAACTTCAGATTCAGGTGCTGTCCCTATTAAAGGTAACACTAAACCCATACCCATGTCGTATATCAATCTACCCATAGTAGGGCTATAAAGCTCGTAGTGATTGATAATACCGGATTCACCATCTGTGTTAAGCTCAGGTAGCTTTGACGTGAGATAATCGCTTACACGTTCATCTAGGTCTATTGACGACGCTCTTAATGGATAAGTATCGTAATCTATAACCCCGCGAACTGGAACAATGACATCTTGGATTAAATATGGTCTACCATTAGTAAGTCCATTAGCTGTCACTAAGCGCTGATCTTCTGCAAAGGAAACTTGATCTCTATGGAAAGTTCTACCTGCCGCTACAACACGAACCACTTTGTCATCACGTAAGTCGTAGATGTTATTCACTGACATGAAACCGTGTTTGATGTAACCACGTTGAGACGAAAGCTCTCTAGTCATGTCTTCTTTACAGAAGTGATAACCACGAATAGTAAATGACTGTTTACCAGTTTTCAAATACTCTTTGTTACATACAACAACTTCTGGGTAATTAACGAAGTAGTCAATGTTCTCTACCAAAGCACGGCCGTTCATCCAAATGTCTAAACGACCAGGTGGAATGTGTAGCACTTGCGCTTGTTGACTAGAGTGGTTCAGAGTAAACTTATAAACGTGGTTGTACTCAGCAATATCTAAGTCGTAAGAAATAAACTTAGAGTTCCCTTTAACCACACCTAACTGACCACTAGGGTCAATCTTCCACGACACAATCCCACTAGAGCCAACCGTGTAGTAGTCAGGGTCATCAGTAACGTCTTTCCAGTCGTTAAAGGGTACACCTGCAACGTTGATAGGACTCACATAGAACCGATACGAACTTAGCTTATCCACCACACAAATAGATTTGGATAATTGGAAGTCAGCTAAGCGCCCACCTTCACCATCCACAAACTCTACCATTTTAGTAGTGCTAACCATTGGGTAGTAAGTATCACCATTACTGTGATATCTCCATCCAGTTAGTAAACCTTGTTCATCGTATTCATAAACCGTAGATTTCCACTGATAACCAATAGGTACTTTGAAAGAACCATACTTGACCATCACTGGGGTATCACCTACCAGTTTGGCTGTAGCATTATAACCATAAGCGTACAACACTTCCACAGCAGACAAGTCTTTAAAGAAACTCCGCATGATGCGAGTATATGCCGATTTCTCTAAAGTTGCCGCAGTCCATTCTACCACAGTAGAATCTAAACCAATCATTGCTCTAATGATAGCAGCATCTGTAAGCTTATAGAGTTCTTTAATGCGGTGATGCTCATCCACTAGAGGACGATTGTAACCTGCCTTACGGATAACTACTCGTAAATATAAACCAGTTGTATTTAACCATTCTGGCTCACTGTCTATCACTGCTTGCACAAAGCTAGTAGGTACAGACCAATCACGATGAGTTACCATCCTAACGCTGACCTCAGCATTACGGTTGTAGTAACGACCTTTAAAGCGACCACCACTAGATTTCTTGATAATCCATAAATCGATATCATCGCGATAATCAATGCTGTCTAATTTCTTAGGTGGATGTAGCAAGAACTTTAACTGCCCATCTAGTTCAGATGTGAATGTTAACAAGTCATCGATTTTAAAATCCACTACCTCGTCTACACTAGCATCGTACAGGTACTCAACGTGATCCCCTACCTTAACTTGATCAGGTAAGAAGTTATCTACGTAGAAACCATTATTAAAGGCATAGGCAAAACCTTTAGGCTTGGCTTTAAACCCTAGGTATTCTTGTTGTAACGCTAGGGCTTGCGCATTAGAGGTAATTAATCCACCATTACAGGCAATCTTTACAGCACCCACTGTATCCATATCACTACCGAAGTATGCGTTCTTATAAACACGCATGAATACTTCGACATAGTCTATGTTTGCAATAGTATCCTGCATCTGGATAGCCACGGTGTAGTTGTAATCCTCACCCAGCATTATCCATACTCTGCTACGACATAACTGTATCCCAGTACCCAAATAGAATTCAATTGTCATTGAGTTGGTGGCACAGATTTCAGCTGCATTTACCCAAACGTTAAACTTAGTAGATAAGTTCAGTCGGGTTTGGTTGTTCTGCCCAATCTGATAAACGTGGTAATCTTCTTTCAAAGTTGGAAGAGCCACCCTTTCCCATCTATCGTAATAGTAATCACGATAGCGTTCTATAGGACTGACTCTAGAAAGCAACAGTAACGCTTGATCGTCTTGGAATGGGCTACACCAAACGTTAGCGATTGCGTGCTTTAAGAGGTACTTGAGCATGTGTCAATTCCTTATCTATGTAAGACATTCGAATACACTCGGCTAAACTCTGAGAACTTACCATTTTTATCGGCACGTTTAGCAATTTCAAACAAAGGTGACTTACGGAAGAATGAATCGGTACATGCACTATGCAACATCGCTAAGAAAGCAGGTGGATACTCAATTGCTACCGCAGCGATTTCTTTAGCGCTACTGGAACCAAACCAGCTACCTATCATGGCTGTCACTATTAAACCCACGTTAACTTTGTCAGTACGTAAGCTCTGTAAACCAACCACAGCGTTGCTAAATGCATGCAAATCTTTCAGTACTCCGACGGTATTAATCATCGATACTACAGATTCTATGTTACCCCAAGAGATTCTGGTGATTTTACCAGCCATCCGATAAACGTAATCTTCAGATAACGAAGCGTTCTCATCTTGGAATAAACAATGATAAAACCACGCCGCTAGCTCCACTATCTCTCTTTGAGTTATAGGGTCAGCCGAGATAGTTCTTGAGATAGATTCTCCGAGCCAGTAAGAATAAGTATGAATAGGTAAATCACCTAAGGTGAGTAACCTGTTGCGTGTACTTTCACTTTCTAACCAGAGTGTCATCAATTTAGTGTAGTCAATAAGAGTTTTGGCTGGGCCACTTGTTATAGCTTTACCTAACTCAATCGAATTGGAGATTTGAGACCAGTAAGGTCTTAGATCTATTACGACTTCACCAGAATGTAGCACGAATGGTTGCGTAAATGGAGGGATTTGATTAGTAGCAGCGGTCTTGTTAAACACAGCTAAAATCTTAAAATCTGCATGGGCAACTCCCGGCGGAAGGGGTTCTAAAGAACCTCCGATTTTAGCCAGTTCTAATGCATGTGTTACTTTCCCATACTGCATGTTTTTCAGTGCAGTGGTTTTCTGTGGGGTTAAATACATAATTCTTTACGCTCCATTAATGTGCCACTAGTATAGAGATACTATGACGTGTTAGCACGGCCATACCATAACCCGCAGTTTCACTGGAGTTCAACAGATGACTGACAATATTAAAAATGCAATGCCGTTCATCTACTATACAGGCACGCAGGATGTTTCTGCTCGCGCTCCTGTAACAGTAGATGAACCGCGCGCAATCCACACCCCTTTTATTTTCACCCTCGCTGAACGTGGTGAAACAACGCCTTTCATTGGACATGGCGATGGTTTGAAAGTGATGCTAGGCGCAAAAACATTTGATCCTAGTAGCCCTTACTACAATCACGCTACAGCTTTGTTAGATGTAATGAATCAAAACGCTAACGCGTGTATGATTGAACGCATCAAACCCAACGGTGCTAAGACAGCTACACTACAAGTGTGTATCGATCTGTTAGCCACTGAAGTTCCAACTTATCAACGTTTACCATCTGGTGCGTTTGAGTTAGATGCAGATAAAGCAAAAATTCCAACTGGGACTACAGTTCCAGGTTTTGTCGGCAAATACGTAATCCGTCCAGTAACTGGCGCGTTAGGTACTGCTCAAGAGACTGTTGGTTCTTTAGTTGATGGCGCAGTACAGTCACGTTTGATCCCTTTATTCGAATATGAAGTTTCTTCATTCGGTAAATTCGGTGACAACTACGGTATTAAAATGTATCCTCTTTATAACACTGGCACTAGCCCTGTGGATGAAGAGTTAGTAATCAGTGAGAAGTCTTTGCTGGTTCGCATGGAAATCGTAGAACGTGTTAACCCACGTACCTCACCAGTAGTTGTTCGCACTTTAACTGGTGCTCCTTCTGTAGATTTCATGCTTAAGCCTAAAACATTAAACGCTCGTGTTAATCGCGAAATGTTTATTGATAAAGTTGCGCTTAAAGCTTACCGTGATCTTAAAGATCGTTCAACTGGTGTTCCAGCGTTTGGTCCATTCTCAACGATCTACACTTACCATGCTAACGTAGCTATGGTTTCTGGTCTGATCTACAATGCAGAAAAAGAATTATCTGATTTAGGTAGCACTGCTCCTGAAGATGTTTTCTTAGCTGACATTTTCCAAGGTCGTACACTTGGCGGTTATGCTTACCACTCATTCGTGCTTAAAGGCGTGTTAGATGGTGGCGTGAGCATGAATGCTGAATCAATCCATTACTGCTCTGGTGGTAATGATGGTGATCTTACATTAGAAGCATTCGATGCTGCTGTAGCTGCTAAGTTAAGCAACTTCGGTTCAGGTGAATACCTGTATGGCAACAAAGCGCGTTACCCATTCAGTGCGTTCTATGACACTGGCTTCGGTATGGATACTAAGCTTATGATCCCTAAGATCTTAGCTGTGCGTCCTAACGCTCACATTGCTTTAGCCTGTCAGACATTCGGCGCACCTTTAAACAGTATTGCTGATGACTCCTCTGTAGGTATCGGTTTACGTGCGGCTATTCGTTCTCAACCTGAATCGTCTTATTTCGGTACTAGCGCTTGTCGTGGTATCGTAGTTGCGCATGCAGGTCGTTTGGCTAACTCAGCTTATGAAGAGTTCTTGCCAGGTGTGTTTGAGATTGCGATTTGGCGTGCTAAGTACTTAGGTGCTGGCGATGGTAAGATGAAGTCTGCCTACGCTTATGACGGGGATCCAGGTAACCGCGTTAAGTACATGGTGGATCTAACGAACTTAGATAAACCTACCAACGTACGTAACCGTGATTGGGACAACGGTATTGTTTGGTTTGAAGACTTTGATACGCGTGATGCTTTCTGTCCTGCGGTTCAAACTGTTTATGATGATGACAGTTCTATCCTGAACAACGACATCAACATGCAGATCGTCTGTGAGCTTAACACTGTTGCATTCCAAGTGTGGAAACGTTTAACTGGTAATGCTCGTCTAACCAACGATCAGTTCATCAAGCGTTCTAACGAATTGCTTAACCAGTACATCCAGTTCCGTTTTGATGGCCGTGGTGTGTTTATACCTGAAACATTCTACACGCCAGCTGATGATGCTCGTGGTTATAGCTGGAGTTGCCGCATCCATTTCTATGGCAACAATTCTAAAACTGTAGCTTCATCTACAGTTGTCACTCATCGTCTTGAGGATCTGAAATAATGAGTAGATTACAAGATACGCTGTTAGCCCCTGGCACTGGGTATGGTAGTGCCCTGATCACTCCAGCGGTTGATGTAGGCGGAAGTAAAGCTGGTCAAATGGGTTTAGCTGCTGACCTTAAAGGTTATGTATCTAACTCTGCGTACGTACGTCGTCCGCTTCAGTGCTTCGTGTTGAACTCACCACGTGGTTTCAACGATTTGCCTGATCCAGATTTATGGCACCGCACATTCCGTAAGCTAATGGAAACTGGTTCACGCACGATTACTGGTTTGAACGGTACCGTGAACGTTGAATACGTTTCTAACGAAATTGGCCCCGGTGGTGAAGTGCAGGAAGATATCGCGAAAGTTACTCGTGAACGTTCTATCCCTGTGCATACGTTCATCGAAAAATACGGTATGCCTATCCATGCTTTCTTCGATGGTTGGGTACGCTATTTAATCGGTGTTGCTGAAACTGGTGTTGCTGAAGTTACTTCACTTTACGATATCGGTAGTGGCCCTACAGATTTGTTACCAGACTACACAGCAGCTAGCTGCTTGTACGCTGAGTTTGATCCATTGCACCGTACAGTTGTTAAAGCATTCTTGATTACAAACATGATGCCTAAAACTTCTGGTGAGTACATTGGTGATCGTGATATCACTGCTGCTGGTCAGTCTACTGAACACAGTATTGAATTCACGTCTATTCAGCAGGTAGGTATGGGTCCTAAGTTGTTAGCACAACGTCTATGGGATGAAATCTCATTAACTGGTGTTAGTACTTACAACCGTGAAGCCTTTATCAGTGAGATCGATGCTGATATCAAAGCTCAAAACGGTTACGCTGCTTCTGTACGTGAAATTGCAGATGAACGTGTAAGTCAATAAAAAGCAAAAAAATAAAGAGAGAGCCTGAGCTCTCTCTTTTTGCCGCCTTATATTACTCGGCTAAAAACATAGCTTCAATCTTAGCAATGCGATCCATAACTGAAGTCATGATTTCAGCATCTAGTGTTGCGTTTAAATTAAACACCGCCAAGTGTTTATGGCAGCGGTCTTCTGTTTTAGGGGTGTTGTTAAGTCCACAGGAAAATAACGTGCGAATGGTAACCTCGGAGATTATACACGCTCGCATGCACTCCTTAGACTCACCAGTTAAAAGATGTGCCATTGAACTTGCAGCAGTTGCTACTCTGCTCATGTACACATCTTCGATATCGCGTTCATAGCAACCATCTGCTTTTAACGCTGCTAACATTAATTGCCCAATCACATTAGCATTACCTGCATCAATGCGAGAGGTATTATTCATTACCTGTGACAGTACGTAATTGAACGGTGCTTTTACATCTTCATTAAAACGGTACTCCGTCAACGTGAATGCCATCTCACGTTCTACTACTTCTGGATCCAGCGATAGTAGATTAATTGGAGTGATGTTACGTTTGCAAGTTAGATAACGTTCTATCCCTAACTGAAGTGCTTCTAAAAAGCTTAAATCTAATACGTGGTATTTCATGGAGTTTCCTTTTATTCTAATAGGATAAATTGCTGAACTTGTTTAAGTCTACTACTTCGGCACTACCTGATAATGTTATCAATGTAGTATCTTGGGCGTTATGTATACGACCAATACGTACACCATGTACAATGATGTTGTCTTCTACTAAACGGATTTGAGTGAAGTCACTCAGGTTAAAACGATGACGGATAAAATCAGTTACGTTAATCATGATAAATTCCTTTTCAATAATAATCACAGTTATAGGGTCTAATACCTAGACCCTACAGTTTAACTACTTAGCGTCCATCATTTTTACTGGTTCTGCGGTTGCTTCTTTTTCACAGATAAACATCAGAGTGTTGAAAGCGCGAGTACGCTGTTCTACAAACTCTTCTGCTGCATCGCCTTGTAACCCGATATCGCCCATGTTGTCATAGGCCATTTCTTTAGCTACATCAGCATACTTGTGGAACGCTTTCAATACATCTTCATCGACTTCTTCAATGAAATAATCATTAAAGATTAGATCGAAGAGCAGATGGAACGCATCTTCTACTGCCACAGCATCTAACATTTTCACTGGGGCATTAGGAGCGCTTAACCACAGGGCTTGTCGCATATCAGCCCAACAACGGTGTAGTTCAGAAAAACGTACATCATTGGTATCGGTTGCATGAGCATATAGACCATCACCGATTTTGTGTAAGCAGAACGGTGCAACACGCATTAACAACGCAGATCTTAGCCCACGCAGGATAGTTTGCAGAGGAGTATACTCTGGCGGTTTAGCTACGATAGCACCAGGGTCACCTAACACATACCCTAGGAACGTGGCTGCTGCACGATCCTCTGCTACGTCTTCATCTACTGAGGTAGCCGCTACTTTAAAGGTTGCGGCGAATTTAAGAATAGCTTCGTTCATTACATATTTCCTTTTGTTTTATGTTTCTATAACACAATGACTATATATATTTACAAATGATTGGAGACGGCATATGTAGGAGGGCTACCTCCTACAGATATGACAGGTATCATTTAAACATGTTCAGGAGTTTACCCCAGAAACCTACACACGTAGTTCGTTGTTGGATGCGCTCTTGGTTGAGTTCATCGTTCCACGCTAACGCTGAGGTGTATGAGTGGTTGTGTTCATGGTTTAAATGTACCACGATTAAACCTTTAGACGTCCTGATAGCAACGTATGATTTACCTTCCCCTAATATACAGTTAAGAGACTCAATGGTAAACCCAGCAGCTTTCAATTTCTTCACGGCAGAAGCCACTAATCGTTGTTCCCCATTGACTAGTAGTTCACTACCTAAAAATGCCGCTACATCCAAGGCATTCACGAACAAGGAAATGAAATCTATAACTTCAGGTATAGATACATCCTCACGATAACATTTACTGAAACGTTCTTTCAGTAACGTTAAACTTTGTAATTGACGATTATCGCTATCTGCTACGATCAAAATTACATCATCGTAATCCACTTCAGGACGCAAAGGGATTGCAATATTAGAACTTTCTATAGCGTGCAGGGCGGAAATCAGTGATTCCATTCTGGAGTTTAGTTCATCACTTGTCATGGTTATTTCCCGTATAGTTGTAGTTTAACATATTATTGTATCTCTCCCATGTATTCGAACGGGATTCCGTACTTGGCACACAGGGATTCAAAATACTTAATAAGCAATACACGGTGACAGAAATCCCCTGCCTTACAGTAACACATAAGCGCCACATCAGGCATCGCAGCAACCTCTAACCATCTGGCTTGGTTGTTACGCCAACTCTCATTCATCAGTACTTTATACCGATCTATGTAGTCTTGTTCTGGTGATACATGGATACCACTAAGCGATATGCCGTCTTTAACTGCTCTGACTATTTGCCAACTAGGTGCAAACGTAAGTTCTCCAGATTTAACGGTGGTATCTAAAACTGGAATGCCTAGCTCTTTAGCTTTACGCCATTTTGCCATCTGTAAAGTGTATAAACGCATAGGGATAGTCCAAAAAAATAAAGGAGCCGAAGCCCCTTTATTCAGTTTACATTACCGCCTGTACTTATGCTTCGATGGTTACGTCAGCAGCCATGTCAGAATACATTGCAGCGATGTGTGCTGCGGCGAGTTTGTTTTGACCATTAGGTTTAGTCACCACTGTGGTAATGGATGACGATGTGCCCCAATGAGCAGTTGTTTTGGTGCCAGTGCCTGGGTTAAAGTTTTCACGTGAACGATATAGCTTGGTGTTCAGTGTGTCTGTACCCATTTTGATGTTTGAAACAGCTACAGCCAATTCAGGATTAGACTGCATCGCAGGCTTAGCACTTTCAGCTGTGGCGACTTTAGCAGCAGCTACCAGCAGAGGCATTGACTTTTGATACACAGTTAAGGCTTCAGTCAGACACAAACCTTCGATAGCTTTTTCTACGGCTTCTTTGGCGAATGTAACGTCACCAGTTTCAGCATTAACAGTAACACCTTCTGCTAAAATACCTGCGGCTAGTTTTACTTCTTGACTTAATTCTTTAGACATGTTGCGGTTTCCCTTTTATTTTGAGTATCAAAAGTAATACTCACTCAAGTAATAAGGAGAGTGAGTATTTTTTTACAGTTTATTGAGTTATGCAGTAAGATAAGTAGGATAAAGTGTTACCCAGAAATATCTTAACTACGATTGACGTTTGTCGATTACTCACTAACTCTAATCGTTGCAATAAAGCTTTGATCAGAATGAATGCGTATACAACATACCCTTTAGGTATCATCATACCCCTTACCGGAATTGACGTAGGGTCATTAGGCGCATGCAGCTGAGATAGGTCAGCTTCTTTACCTAAGATAATACCGTGGTATACTATTAGGTTTTCAAATCCTAATACATTGTGCGTTTGCATTACCCGATGATACAGATCACCGTTGCCTAATGCATCGCAGCTGTCTAGTGCAGCGTAAAGCATATCAGTAGATATCTTCTTTACACTTACGGTGCCAGGTACTCTAGGAGTTGATCTAACTCCCTTTAAAAGAGTTTCTACTTCCTGGCATACATTTAAATATTTACCCGAGTGGTTCATGGGTGTTTGTGTCGCTAGTAATGGTTGCATAATTCTGAGCTCCAAATAGGTTAGATGTAAACATCTCATCCTTGGGATAAAGGCTAATCGGGTTTGACATAGCGTCCCTCTAAGCAGATATGATTAGTTATGTTTATACACGTAGGTAATATATAACTACGTTTCATTGGAGTTACCCAATGAGTCGATGTTGATACAGGAAGTCTACCTGCATCTGAGTTGGATGTGGTTCTACGTCTTTAACCATTTGAGTTAAAGGGTACATACCCCACATACCTAAGCCAGTTTCAAAGGCTGGGGATTTAGCGGGCGGCAACTTTAAATTGTGCGCTAGCTGAGGAACCCCAACTAATTTAAGATGTCGCTTCACTAAAATTACTACGTGTCCTTTATTTGCATTGTACACGTATCGATGAGCTTCTTTTAACAGCTGATCATCAGAAGAGATTATAGCCTCGCAAAAGTAATCTGGTACCGCAAGCTTAGGAGTGATGATACTATCCATCCTGAGGCGATACAGAGAGTCTGTGCATGCCCTTAACAGTATTGCGTTACCACAATACTGCACACGAGCCATTAGCATATGTTCTACTAAACGGATTGTGGCGTGCATGATTCTTCTCCTAGTGCAGAGTCCTTCGGAGCTCTATCCAATATTACGTCAGTTACGGCTGGTAGACCTATATCCCCAGGGTGAACCTCAGGAGGTTTTTCTGGTAACTGACGACTAAGATGTTCATCGGCAATATCTTTCCACGCTTTACAGTTAGGGTTTATACCTAGTTCGATTAGTAGGTTATCCCCAAGCTGTTTAAGTGCGTATAGATAACGCATTAACCCATCCATACGGTTAGCTTGACGCAGCAACACTACCTTAGTGGGAGTATGCATCGTTTTTCTCATAAGCGTACTGTAGAAAGCTTTACAGGAATTACATTTCCCGCAATTGTCATCTACGCCAAACGACTCACAAAAAGTTAAGTGTTGAGCCAAGTCGGGGTTTACCATTTCTAAGACATTAGCTTTCTCTACATTTCGAAGCGGAGATAAACACTTCGGATGATTGTCCATAGACCAGTATTGCGGATGAAAGGTTTGTAACGCTCCTAGGTACGCTAACTTAAAAGTGTCATCGAACTTGTTCTCATCCGTTAAGAGGATCCCAGTTAACACACAACTAGTATCTAGCTTAGTATTTATAGCAGCAGCTGTTGCGTGTGCCCATGGTTGCTGATACCTTAGCCTAATGTCCGCTCTTGCTGAAACCCCATCAATAGGCTGAACGATGTGATTCCTGATGTTGTGTTCATACTTAGCTAAAATAGTTTCGTATGCTTTCTTTTCTCGAATTCGTTTATTTGCACCAGTAGACTCGTAGTCTACGTACACCACATCGAACACATGGTTAGATTCCACTAGTAACTGTGCTATCAGTGAACTATCGAATCCTCCACTTAATACCAGTAGTGGTACACCAGTAGGCAGGTGGTTTAATATTGAATGCATCAATATGTCTTTTGTGTTTTCCATCTACTTTAATCCTTTTATTTTAATAGTAAGACAGCATAACGGGAGGGTTTATCCCCTCCCTATTATACTAGTGTAAACATCTCTCTTTATATATTACGGCAAATGGGCTAGCGCCTAGAGCCAGAGCTACAAGAGGTAAAGATGTATATAATAGATACTCTGTGTAAAATAAAACACATTTTACATTTATGTTAATGAAGCGCTTTGTTGGAATCATCTACAGGGGAATAATTGTATTCTAGAATAATGTCTAGATTACCAATCTGGACTTTTACAACATGTTCCCCTGGACTTTCAATAATACTATCCCAACCTTCGGCAATAGCTTTTTCAAAGTCGTATGCTTCAAACTTCTGTTTAAAATCTGCGACATAGTCTTTAGGCACAGAGGTTAAGTTACGAACAGGTAAAGTTTCAGTAGTTTTTATTACTGAGCTGATAGAGGCAGTGGCTAGTTCTTTATCAGTGTAATCGATACCAAAACCAAATTCGTTGTGATAAGCTGGGCAACCAGCTCGGTTGATTACAGTAACCATAATCAGTATAGGTGTAGCTAGCATAGACATTTCCTTTTATTTAAGTAATTACACTTTACGTACAAATTTACGTACGTTGTTGTCAAGCTTGTCTTCTACTCCAGTAGAAACTTTAGGAGTGCGGGTTTGGATCTTCTGAGCATAGCCGTACTTGGCTTGCCAATCTAATTGTTCCTGAGTAGGAATTTTAGATAGCGATGTTAGAGGATAAACGTTATCTACGAAATCCTTAACATCGTACTGCAAGGTTTGCAGAGCAGCGGTGGAGTGAGTGCGAGCAGTTGGGGTAGTATAACCAACAGCCATAGCCACATGGATTGCCATTACTTTAGCAACATCATGGCCATTAGCATGGTTAGCATATCCTTCAGCAGCTTTGATCATCTCAGTCATTTTCTTAACACGTAAGTTACGGAAGAAATAGCCTGGGATAGCTTTGTTAGGGTTTAGAATGCCAGACACCAACACGCGGTGTTTAGCTTTCTTTAACGCACTACGTAAGCGCTGGTCTTCTGGGTTACTTTCGAAATAGATGTTGTCAATCACATCTAAAGCGATGTTGATAGATGGATGCAAATCATCAGGTCCCATTACGTTAGCAGGATCGTAATTGATGTCTTGCTCAGCAATCCCTGAGGTAATCAGAATAGCACGTTGCTTTTCTGTAGGGATCTGGTTGATATCCTCAAATGGGTAATCTGGGATGTTAAGATCGTTATACATCTCGTTTAGCACTTTAGTGCTAGGAAGATAATAACCATCCATGTGTTTTACATGTTCACGCATAACGCGTAAACGATCCATAGCGGAGACTTTGAGGTTAAAGCCAGCTAAGGCTTTAACTAAAGCTTTGTCGCTCAGTGGCAGCATCTGACGAAGTCTAGGAGCCAATTCAGAACGAGGGCGAATCACACACTCAACTGCAATAAAGGTAATGGCAGATTTGATAGTGGTACATTCGTGCTTACTGAACATAGTTACATCTAAAGATTTCAAGCGAGCAACTAGTGCTAATTTATCTGGGCATATTCCGAACATGTGGTATTCCTTTTATAATTTATAGAACAGGTATTGTTCACCAAGATGATATATATTTACATCCTTTTGGAGACAGCAAAAAAAGAGGGCCGAAGCCCTCTAGTTTATTTCAGTTTAGCAAAGAGATCCATTTCCTCAATAACAGGAATTCCTAAGCTGTGAGCTTTGTTGACCTTAGATCCACCGTTCTCACCTTCCACTAAGAAACTTAGACGCTTAGAAATAGTGTTACTGTAAGTACCACCATGTTTTTCTAAGAGGGTAATCCATTCATTACGGGTGTTAAATTTCAACGACCCAGTAATAGCAAAGGTTTGTCCAGCTAATGACCGACTAGTTCTACTAGGAGCTTCTACCGTAGGCTCAACACCAACCTGCAATAAATCATCTACTATACGAGCTGTACGCTCGTTAGAGAAGAAATCTACAATAGAGGCAGCGGTAGTCTCCCCTATGTCTGGAATCGCTTCTAGTTGCTCCTGAGTAGCTATACGGATAGTAGTTAGATCACCTAAAGCTTTAACTAATCGCTTAGATGTACCCTCCCCACAATACCGTATCCCTAGAGCATACAAGAACTTCTCTAGACCACAATCTTTAGATTTATCTATCGACTGTAATAGGTTAGTTGCTGACTGCTTACCAAACTTAGGTAAGCGCATTAACATAGCTAAGTTGAGGTTGTAAATATCAGGTATTCTTTTCACATATCCAGCTGCTAGCAACTGCTCTGCGATTTTCTCACCTAACCCCATGATGTTCATGCCAGCTCTAGATACGAACTGCTCAATACTACCTAGTAACTGAGCTTCACATCCTACACCTCCAGAACATCGACGAACAACCTCATCCTCCAGTTTTATGATAGGTGATCCACATACTGGACACTCAGTAGGAAACTTAACTGGTTCTCCTTGAGTATACTGGATAGAAGTTATTTGTGGAATCACATCCCCACTACGTCTTACAAAAACTACAGCCCCCAGAACACATCCTAGTCGTTCCATTTCCTCAGCATTGTGTAAAGTCACATTACTAACTGTAACTCCACCTACGAATACTGGTTCTATGTCAGCAACAGGTGTTATAGCTCCTGTACGTCCCACCTGGAAGCGAACGTCTAGAAGACGACTGGTTACCTCTATCGCTGGGAACTTGTAAGCTGTAGCCCATCTAGGAGCTTTAGCGGTGTATCCCATTTGTCGTTGAGTTTCTAAGTCATTAACCTTAAATACTAAACCATCGACTTCATAAGGGACATGATGTTGCCGTAAACTAAGATTGTGAACTATCCCTTCTACATGGTCAAGTGCAGGTGTCAGACTACCCACTTCACCCATAGTGAAATAGTAATCAGTGGCTAGAGTATGTAGAGCTTGTTCATGAGTAGTAGGCATATACTCCGTTAGTAAAGTGTACGCTAAGAATACTAAACCTCGTTCAGGTATCTTAGATGAATCTAACGACCGCATAGAACCAGCAGCGGCATTACGTGGGTTCACGTATTGTTTTTGTCCCTTAATGGCTAAGGTTTGGTTTAGCTTAGCAAACACCGCTTTAGGCATAACTACTTCCCCACGTACCTCAACCTTATCTAAGTTGGGTATCGTCTTAGGTATGCTAGCAATCATTAAAGCATTGTGCGTTACATCTTCACCTACTAAGCCATCTCCTCTAGTAATGGCTTTTACTAACTTACCTTTTTCGTACAGTAAAGAGATGGCTAAGCCATCATATTTCCACTCTACTGTAAGGTAAATGCGTTCTTTACCTTTACACCACTCTAGCAACTCGGCCAACGACATAGAGTTACTTAAGCTGTATAACACATACTCGTGTTTGTGTTTAGCTAAGAATGGTAATAACTCACCCCCTATTCTATTTAGAGGACTAGGGTGTCTAGCGAATTCTGGGTGAGCTAACTCCATTTCTTTGGTGATGCGTACTACTTGGTCGTAGTCGTAATCCGTCATAATGGGGGTATCGTTAGTGTAATACGCCGTATTAGCCTTTATTATGGCATCATAATTTAAGTTTAAAATGGTTTCAAATTCACCCATTATCCTTTCCTTTGCATAATAAACTCGTCATCACTGGTGGGAACTATTTCCACTTGGAATGTAGCATTAGTAATGTTAACCAACTCGTCTGGTATACTTACAATGGTACCGGATTCAAAATACTCAGGGAGATAACATATTACAGTGACATGGGTAGACTGAGTAAACAGTCGGGGAAGTGCCATAGTTTTAGCATCTACCGGGAGAGGGATTAACCTGGCTCTTATTAGACTGCGCCCATCTGAATATGTAGTATATCGCGATATGAAATATTTACGCATGTGGTTTACCTTTTATTGTGAGTGTTATACTACTTTGATAATATATGCTTAGCCTTGTTTGCAAAAAAAGAAAGACCCTGAGAAGGGGTCTTTCTGCTTAGCTATGTTAAGCTAAGACTTATCATAAGTGCACCAACATTAACTAGTAACAAGATTAAGGCGATCGTGTACAGTTTAGTGTTAATTCGTTTACATTTATCATAACGATCAGGGTCACTACAAATACCATATCGATATACTTCAATGCTAACCATAATAGCTATAAGCACTGCCATGATTGCAAGTGTACATACACCAACGTGATACCAAAAGTGGTTATATGGCATTACGCTCTTACCTTATCCCGGTTACTATAGATACAATCGTTATTTTCAGAGTTAGGAAACGCACCAGCGAACATAAATGGATTATCAAAGATAGCACGTATCAAATTGATTAGATCTGTAGTGTCATCACCAGTGGTTTCATATTCCACGTCTGGGCAACTTAAGTGCAGCCATTGGTATAGAATAGCCTGACCATAACCATCGTTATTTAAGATGGCGTAAGTCGCGTCTTCAATGTCGTCTTCATCTAACACACACCCTTCTCGATATCCACGTAAGGAGGTCGCATTCTCTGTAGGTGGCAACAATGCTACCGACGTATCCCAATATAGAGTATTGTCAGCGGCAATACCATTCCACCAACTGATATACCAATGATTTTCGTTGTTGCCGATATCTAGGAATTCATGTCCTATCTTAGGGGAACTGTGGTATAATTTAATTGCCATAGCTAAAGCAGCTAAACCACAGTCATGCGAGTTAATTTCTTTGTCGATGTTTTGTAACAGACTTAACTCAGGATCCCAGTTCTTAGCAACGGCATCTTTAGCTACTAGTCCATAAAAACGCAGAAAGTCTGTAGCTACCTTAGCAAACAGTTTATGCATCTCGTTAAAATTTTCCATACCGAACTCCTTTTATTCTTAAAATGCTACCGTGAGTATTAAAAACCACGATGCTAAAATGATTGTGCACGCCACACTCATGTGGACGTAACACGCAAATTCCGTTTTAGCCGACTCTTCTTCCATTTCCCACAACTTCCTTTTATTATTAGATCCACACTTCATTACTGGTTAAAATATTTTAACACTGTCTTTGTAGTCTTCCAAGATTTTGTTTCGAACGGCATCATGTTGCAAGTCTAAAATGAGAGTTTGTTCTATTTTAAGTTCATAGTCACTTAACGGAGAATAAACTTTCGTTGTTGGATATCGTTCGAAGTGGGGCACTAAATCTACTATACCAATTTCGTCCGTCTGCCAGATAACTTTAACAGCATCCATTATATCAGCACCTAAAGCCAAACTGTACTCAACTTCATAACCAGTTTCATGCCAGAAGTCTGCTAACGTAGAAAAAAGATTTCTAGACTTAACTCCATCACTAGACATACTGTTAATTGCTAGCACAGTTACAGGACTGGTAATTAAGGTCATGTTCCACATATCGCTTGGTCGGTCTGTTCTATGCCGATACGGAGTATATACCCCAGGCACGCCATTTCCATTCATTGGGTTAGGTTGGGGAAATGACGTAGGTCCACCAGGCTGACTGGACAAATCTGGTACGGGCTTAGGTTTCTGTGCCACAGGTTCTAGGCGTTTCTTAATGTCCCCGTAGGAAATCCCCATACCACAACCATACTCAGTTATAGCAACTGGCGCGATAGGTCTAGTTCTAACATACCCAGAATTAAAAAAGTTAATGGGGTAGATCAACAACCCTTTATATAAAATCATGCTATAGCCTCCAGTTCTGATAACTTCACGCTATGAGTAATAGGACCATTTAAACTGGTAAATGGTTTCATTTTAGCAACTGCTTCCACTACTGGATACCCTAACTCTAGTGCCACCTTTAAATAACTCACACAGCTGCCATTCATGTAGGTAGCCATAGGAGAGAGTTCGATACAGTGTACGTCTAAATTGTTAGTAGCCATACCAATAGGTACACCTTCCACATTAAATGCAGATGGCTGTGGTCCAGGATGGTGTAAACTAACTCGGAAGGCTTTATCTCGGGTAACCAAGATAAAATCTGTGTGTATGTAATGATTACGATTTAAAGTCTCCATCAGTGCTTTAGCATCAATAGTACCAGTGTATTGGATCTGATCAGTGAACAATGCTAAAATTTTATCCGCTTCTGCTTTAGTTAACAGTTCCCCAACGTGCGCTAACGCTACACGTTTGGTCTGGTATAACTTTTGTATCTGATGTGGGTGGCAATCAACCAGAGCTAACGAGTCAGCATGGAGAACCCCTTGATGCAGTGCAATGACTGACATAACAGTATTCCTTTTATTTTAGGTAAATGGCATAGTGGGAGAGCCGTAGCTCTCCCACAGTTTATGACTTAGAAATTGATCTTAGCTTTTTCTGCATAAGCGCAGCCTTGACCACGGCGTGGAGTTGCAGTAGAAGCAGCCGCAGAGCGGGATTCAGTTTTAGCTTCAGCTGTTTTAGTACCAATGCCCACAGCGGTAGCGACACTTGCTACGGCAGCAGCAGCTTTACCCAAGAGACCTGGTTTTTCAGTAGACTCAGTTGCCGGAGCACCAGCTTCACCAGATGAAGCCATTGCTTCTCGGATGGCGATATCATCGGCTTTAAATTGGGCTTCGATGTCTGCTTCAGTTTCTAATAGGTAAGTACCGAACTCATTGACTGACAGTATTAAGACTTCTTCACTGTTAAGTAAGTGTTCTTCGATTACTACATCTAAAGGTACTGAGAACTCTTGTTCAGCCTTAATTTGAAGTTCCACATATTTCCTGTCGTCGCTACCTTCGACAGGGACATTAAGTTGTGCCGTTAAAGCACCTGATGAAAAACCAAGGATTGTAACGATTGTTGCGCTAATGGTAGTTTTAGACATTGTAGTGTCCCTTTTATTTAATGGTGGTTTGGATGGTTTGTTTTATTGCTTTGGAGCTTTCTTACTTGGCTTACTTTCAGCCACTTTGGGGTTCTTGCCTTCAGGATCAATTACATATCCTTCCGAGTCAAGATTACCCCAACTTACATCTAACCCTAAGGTTTTACGGTTAGCTTTAACTTGCGCTAGGAACTCTTGGTGCTTTGCTATAAATGTAGCATCACCAACTGCCTCTATTTCCCCACAAGGGTATTTATCAAAATGGGCAAAAAGATCTAATACGCTAACACCTTGTACCATATCTCCCCCCGCCAGGTACGCTGTTTTAACTACATCTAGAATGTCTAGCTTAAGTTCTATCCCCAACATAAAGAGATCTTGGAAACTGCCTCTAGATGCACCAAAAGATATGACGTCATGTAATATGGGGTTTATGTCGGTGGTGGTTCGACCTGCACCATTTACCTGTCGGAACATACAAACTGGACTTACAATGTTACTGAAACCAAGTTGTTGGGAGGCTGAAAAACCGTTGCGGGGATGTACGTACCCAAGAGCAGCTTTAAACCCTAACGCTAAGCCATCATTAGAGGGACTTAATCCCGTCTTGTTAACGTACGCTATCCCATTACTTATTTGGCGATACACGTGACCAGTAATAAGGTACCCATTATAAATTAACATATCGCCCCCTCAAATGGCACTAAACCACGTAGATCAGTAACATGGGTAATACCACCTACTTCTATTTCATAGACTGTAGCACGGTGGAACTCTTTTTCAATATCTATACCGTTGAGATGCATGAAATTAGCATGTATGCATCCAGCACCATCAGCAAAGAATGCTTCTATTTCTAACTCTGATACAGTTGGTATCATTTTACCCTTTTCGTTAATTACCTCAATCACCCAAACGTCAGTGTGAGTACCTAACACGATGAGGAGATTGTGGCGCTTTATATCAGGAGCAGGGAGTGGCATCATTGAAGCCAGGTCTAAAAAGTTTACTTCTTCACCACTGTAATACTTAGTGAGTAACTCATCTGCGAAGTCAACCATTTTCTTAGCCAGGATTCTACCTGGTATCATACCAACCATTGCAATCACTAGTCGGTCGTTCTTCCACTGTTTAGTGCCAGTGGTTCGTCTGCCAGTAACGTAGGTTATGTTATCAGACATTACCTTACCGTTCTCTAATATGACTACAGACATACGTCATCCTTTTATTTTATTATACGCGCAAAAAGAGAGAGGTAACCCTCTCTCTAATGTGGTGAGTGCTTACATGTTATCCATCATGGTAACTTTGCTTTGTGAGCAACCATTGCCGCCTGTAGCGTTAACTACTTTACCAGCAGTATAACCTTTGATCGCAGTAACGGTAGCTTCGCCGTCTTTCAACTTGACAGAGTATTTTTTACCTTCTGCTAAATCACCAGTGATGATCAGACCTTCTTTGATTGCATCATCTGGAGCAAGCAGTACGTTGATCTCAACGCCGACTTTCTCATGAGCAATTAAATCAACAGACAACATACCGCCTTTAACACCAGCGATTTTTAATACAGTGAATTTCTTAGACATAGTAAACTTTCCCTTTTATAATTGAACGATGGTCTTACATTTAATTAATGGTTGAAATATTTTTTAACTTTTATGCACCTAGGTCATACATAGACACATTGACATCAACTTCTTCATCTAACTCTACCGGAGTCACGGGGTTATCTAACGCGTCGATATCCTGCATCACTTGTTTCAATACACGACAAATGGCACGCATAGAAAAGGTGCGGTCATTGTGTTTGTATTTAAAGCGGAATGTGAAATCCGATGACGTACCTATACGATTGTCTACTGCCATAGCCACGAAAGCAGATAGTTGTTTCTTCTTTTTCAACGGGGTTAAGTGCGTATCGATTGCTGCTTGTAATGTACTTACTACAAGGGGACACGACAACATCGTTGGCCAAGATATCATGACATATCCTTCCGAGTAAGGTCGGTCATGTCCCTCACACGAAAATACTGTAACTCCTTTAGTTTCATAACAAATCCATTCACATAACTCACGTACCAATGGGTCAGCATCAATGCCTTTAACTGGAGCTGTTTTAATAGCTTCCGATAAGAACATATTGGTTACTGTTCCTATATGGTTATACGTGTTAAACATTGTCACAACTCCTTTTATAATAATGGTAAAAACGGTTAGCCCTTATGGGTTTATCCACTATGGTGATATATAGCTAGATTTGTTTCGAAAGTGTAGTGACTTCGGCATGAGGTAAACGTTCAATGAATTTTTGAATTTCATCGGCGATGCTCACTAGATTAGAATCATTTGGATCGGCTAAAAATACATGTATGCGTAGTCTTAGCGTATCAAGTCCTATTAAGTTCAAACCAAATGGGATTGTATTAGAGGTAAGTACTACCTTATACCGTTGTTGTATTAACTGAGTCCCCCAGTTAATATAAGTTAACAGGTCAGCAGCTGTTACATTACGATCAACGTCGTCTGTAATGATCTTAATGAGTCTTGCGGTAACTATACCAAAAGCTTCCATGTATGCCTTTAAACCGTGGACAACTTCTGGTGGTTCTGGGATAACAGCTGCTTTAGCGTTGTCATTGAGAATGGAACCACTACCAGCATTACCCTTACCAAATACCATAGCCTCGCCGCGAAGTACCCCAAGACTATAGGGATGTCGTACCTCACTGACAGGCGCTACTGCACTTAATTTATGTGGGTTAGCCAGGGAGATGCCTGGTTCTGACACACACATTCCAGGGTCACTAAAAGAGCCTAAAATAAAGGTATTATAAGGACATTCATCCATAACCAAAGAGACAATCCCCTTTTCAGCTTCTCCGCGTTCCTTAGCTAAAGTTGCAGTCGCCCAATCAAACCCCTCGGTACTTCTACTCATTAGATCCAACTGCGCAAGTTCTAACGTATATATAGCCACTGGGTTACCTATCAAGGTGTTGCGCAACACAGCACCTTGTTCCATTGGATTGGGCACTGTAAGTACATCACCTATAGACAGGGTAGCTAGGGGTACACAACTGAACTGTATGGAAACGCCCCCTTCATTTACATTCACTCCTAATAATTTCACAACTCCATTAGCATAACCTATAATCTTTACAATCTTTACTTGTACTGTATCCATTTTAAACTCCCGGTATACAGGGAGGGCGTTACCCCTCCCTCCATAGATTAACCAACCATAGTAGAACGAATCGCACGCATCTTAGGACGACTGTACACTGGCTCTTGGAACTTATGTGACTTGAGGTACTTACCCTGTGGATAATGCTTACCATCTACGCACTGATCGTAAGGCACGATGTACGCATAGTACTCACCACAAGGACTTAACGTAGGTACTATGACAATACCTTTGTCTATGTACTTCTTACATGAAGGACCGATGTCTTCAAACTCACTATCAAACTTAGTGTAGTTAGAGCAACACACTTCCTCCCAATCAGAGTTAACACTATAGCCGTATAAGCGCCCTAGCTCAGCAGTTACCATAAACAGCGTGTAGTAGATACCGTACAACACTTCAAGTCCCTTAGGACCATTCCACTTCGGTAAATCTTCAGATAACGCATTGAGGTCGATTAACATTGCTTCAAATAAGAAAATGATGCGTTCAACGTCGTGTAAATAGTTTACATCGATAACATCATTACAGATCTTCTCAAAACAAAGTTTAGGTTCTAGCCCTGGTATGTTAATGTAACCCATACCGCCAGCAGCCGTGAATAGGATGTCTTGAACATCGTCACGAAGCCCACTAAAGTTGTAAGGACTAACGTTACCAGCTTTTAAGGAAACGATAGCTTCATTCATTTCTGAAATCACTATTGGTATTTGCACCAGAGACAACTTAGTTATTTCTTCTAAGACCTCTGGAGTTAACTCAGTAACTGGGGGTAACGGTGGTTTACCAGCGATGGAGTTAATCTTACTAGTTTCAGCAATGGCGCATTTAAGTAACTTCACATACGCTTGATGATGGGTAACTTCACCCAGAGTTTTAAACTTGGCCTTACCTACTGCCAGATCAAAATACACTGGTGCAGGGAAAGTATCTTCACGGCCAGTGGTTTCCGCATATTGTGCAAATCTAACCAGTTGAGTAAAACATGCTACTGTTAACTCAGTAAAGCTAACCAACACAGCGCGAGCAGTATCGTCATTACGATTTTGGAGATATGTATTAGCTACCTCCGTGTACTGACGAGTAACGAAGGTAAACCCACCTTCAGCCATCTCGACTAACCCTAAAGAACAAGCCGTGTTTTTGATGTGCTCAGTAACAGCCAGACTATCCCATCTTAAATCACCACGTGCATGACTAAAGCCCATAATAGCTTGCGCTAATGATGCTAAATAGTCTAAGGTGCGTTGGCCACGCTTACTGTTTAACTCAGCTTTTTCATCGAACATGAAACGCAAGTTAAACTCAATGTTTGTAGCCGTAGGCGAAACCACAGTTTGAATAAATTGCGGTAACGACATCATTGGGTAATTTGTGATATCTGGATTAGCAGCAACTGCTAAATCTAAACGTTGTTCAATAAACGTTTCTACGAATGTGGTAGTCTTTTCCATTTTACCATTTTCCTGTATGATTAATTTTGGTACTTACTTTTCTAGTTTTATCTTCTAACGTGTAAAACGAGTGCTGGAATAACCGAGCTAATTCACGAAAGTTTTTGTCTTGGGCATTAACTTTACCAGTGAATTTAAAGTGCCATTGATCGACCGTGCCTACATACGGCTCTTCCCCTATGTAGGTACAACGTAGAGAACTTCTAGGCGAGAAAACTCCTAGTGCTAAGCGCTCACTAAACTTAGATGACATATCAGCAGCCATAGTTCGCATAAACGGTCTGAACTCTACTGGTGTCAATACCCCAATAGTTAAACAGTGTCGCTTATTGTCACCTTCTTTAAGTTCAGCATAGTTAACTACTACATCGCAGTCGTTAACCATAGTGTCAAACGCCATAGCTAACCAAGGGTGTGTTCGATGAGTAACTGGAAGCATCTTACGCACACCAATATAGGTACGATTTTTAGCATACCCGTAGCTAACCCCTCGGTTTAAATCAATAGGACTATCCAGCCCTTGATTAGGAAACCAATGAAACCCACCATTACCTAATTCACTTTCCTCCATCGCTTAGCTCCTTTTCTTCTAACTCATCCATAACTTCACCTAATGACTCCAACACCATTCTGACATTATCTGGATCTGATACGGCCGCATTCATGAACTCTTTACGACTGAAATACATTTCCAGTGCATCACGGATACAGTCATCTATAGACACATGAGATACCAACCCTACGTGATCTAACAACTCGTAGATGCCAGAGTTATTACCCGCATACGCTTCAATCCAACTACGTACATCAAAGATTTTATTGTAACGTCTAAAGAAACGTCCACCTACCATCTTGTATGCACTAGTTAGTATCTCGCGTTCAAAATCTTGCCCGCGCGCATAAACTCGGTCATCTGGTTTGATGTAATCAGATAACACTTGTAACGCTACGTTTAACTCTACGGCTTCATCGCTATAAGCTTTGTCTTTCTCAGCTTGAGCCGCAGAAGACTGATTAGGCCACCAGATATCTACTGTGTCGCTATCAGTCACACGACCCATAATTAACTGCTTAGGTACCTTAACGTACATGTACAAACCAGTTTCACGCAAGTGTACAACTGTTGGTGCATACGGTGCATCTGGGTTAAAGCGTACTGCTCCTATGGTAAAGATTACAGCATCTGGTGTCATTGATCCAGTTTCTAGATCTATTACCACTACGTCTGATCTGGCATCATTCATTGTCATCAGTCTCTTGGTTATCGATATTAGGAATAAAGTCCATCTCATCCCATGGGTCTAAGTGGATGTAGTGTTCAGATAGTCCTCTACCCACTAGCGCTTCTGGGTTAGGCGTCTCTACGACTTTGGTTTGTTGGGGCGGTAATACGGTTTGCAGCATATCGTTGATCTCAGGGAGTATCGAAACACCGAGCATTTTTAGAAACAGGTTCTGCACGTTGCGGTTCCAACGCATTTTAATACGAAGCACCCCGTAGTGTGCTGATACTGTTACTTTAGCTGGCAGTCCTTTCAAGAGACTTGCAAGTTTAAGTTCACAAGCATCAAATTCATCTCCGCACACTTCCAGAATGTTAGGACACTCCACTCGTACGACTAGAGCTCGATGATGTCGCTTTTTCTTACATCCGGCGTATTGGGCATTGTGTATTTCTACTCTGCTGCCATGACCAAACTGTTGACGAAAGTACCAATTGCCCCGACGTAAATATGGCGTAGCAGTAGTAACTATTTTTAGCACTTCACTGTGTGCCTCAATGAAGTCATCTAAAATGTGCTCTCCTACCTTTGTGTCGCAGTCAGAAAGCATCGCCATCCAGTTAGAGAGAAACTGTGCAATAGTTCCAGTCTCCTCAACATTAAAAATAGGAACACCAACTGGATCTCTATATTTTGGCATCCTTAGAGTGTACTGACCGATGGCTGGTTGTTGGTGACCTATAGCTAGCACAAGGTCTTGTGGGTTATACTTACTTGCTGTAAGCATTCTGTCTGCCATTTCTCTTACCGCAGTAACTATATGGTCACGTAATTCAGGTTTAGGGAAATGTATAGTGGCTGGTAATTGAGATACCGACGCATGGGCCTGCTTTCCTATCTCGGTTATATCTGGCACTACACCAAATGCTGGGTTGTAAGTAACATCGCTCTTATGGAAGGGCGACTGGTATTTTAGTGTCTTTAGTAAATCTATGTCACCTGCCCAAGTGTTAGGAGTGTCTACCCAATTACCAGCGTATAAAGACAACATTTCTTCCACTGGTTCTCTTTTGGCAAGATCCACATATTTAAAACACGGTGGTTCGTTGGGGATAGGGTTTAAATCATCTTTTTTATCTTCAGGCATTTGGATGCTCCTTGGCAAATGCTGCAAGTGCTGCTAAGTACTCAGCTTTGTCAGTTTCAGTCATATTCTCAGAGCCAGCAGCAACAGCGGCGTTATGAGTTACAGTGGCTGTCCAATCAAAAAACAATTCATCTTCTGTTTTAGGGTAGTTATTACGAAAAAACGAAATGGCTAATTTAGTATAAGAGGTTTTCATTCAGGAGTCCTTACAGGCGTTTGACGATAGATTGGGTTCATACATGAACCCTTACAATAATTTAAGATAAATTACCAGATCTTAGTATGCAAATCGTCTGCCAACACAAAGTTGTCTAACTTTCCTTTAGTGTGGAAGGTATACGAAAGCACAGTTCTTACCTTCAATGCACTTACCATAGCGTTATGGTAACTAGCTAGCGTATGTCTGAACTGGAAGCTAAAGCGCTCTGCACACATACGGTGGGTAATGGTGAACGCGCACTCTATGTAGTTTACTCGTTCAGTTAAATACGTACGATCCCAATCACATATCTGCGCAAACTTCTTAGGTAGTGGAATGCCCATTTGTTTTAAGGTAGCAATTAGTTCTAAATCGGACAACCCTCGATAAACAGCTTTATCCATTTTAACACGTGGGACTTCTGGGTAAGCAGCGTATACGGTTTTAACAGTGAACTGATAGTGGATAGGCCACTTAGTCATCTCCTCTATAGTTTCTGGAGGCTTGCCTCCTACAGGTACTACAAAGTAAGGAGCTACTCCTTGGATTAAATTAACTAATTTAAACCCTGGTAGGTAATGCTGTAATTTACGTGGTGACATTGGGTATTCCTTTTATTATTAATGTGGTTAACACTAAGGTAATATATACTTAAAATGTGCTGGGAACGGACAAAAAAAGAAGCCCGAAGGCTTCTTAGTTTTAACATATTAAATCTACAGTAACGTAAGTAAGTTCCTGGTTGCGTTCAACTCTAGGAAATGCTCGCATCCTACATTTAGCGACAGTTAGTTCTGTCAACTTATCAGCATGCGGACCATACGGTGTTAGGTGAGCAATAATATTCAGAACTTGCACATCTGGTTGTTGGGTAACCACCCAACTAAACTCCACTACCCTAAGGCAAATTTTGTCAGGGTCTAAGAAGTAGATTCCAGCGGTTGTTTCATCATTGTTGTATTTGGAACGTTTACCTTCCTCTATTTCTATGAGCGACTGACTACCTGGACTAATCCACTCCCCATATAGCTGTCCTTCAGATATCCGCTTCACTAAGACTGGACTTGCACTAAGCCACTTTGCGAGTTCTGCGTTACCATCTATCTGCTCCCCAAGGTTGAAATTACCCCACGAGATAATCGTTTTGAGTACGGTTGGTTTAGTCGCTTCTTGCATTCTCTCAAAAAACTTCCCAGCCTCTTCCACTATATCGATTAGACGTTCTTCGTACACAGGTTCGATAATTAATCGTGGTTCCTGTTTATGAGGTTTAGTACCTACTAACAAAGTACGCAAAAGTTTCTCAACTTTTGCGTACTCCTCTTCGGTTAAGTGTGATCGATTCTTGTAATCTAGATCATCTTTAGTTAAATAACTAACGGTTCCTCCTGTGCTGAAACCATCTAGTCCAATCGCTACAAGAACCATTGCTGGCGCAGTTAATCCCAAGCCAGAATATTTACCTAGGGTGCGAGTACCTGAACCAATCACCATAGGTAATTTGTTTTTGATCTTGGTTACAACCATTCTACTAAAGGTTGCGGAGAATCCCTTAACTCGGTGATGTCTGTATTCTAGGATATAATCATCACCTTCAGTCAAGATAATAGCCGAGAACTTTTCCCCTGATCTGATAACCCCACATAAGTCCATGATATCTTGCAATTGTACTTTGGCATTAGCTGATGTAAGTAACTCAGCAAACTTTCGCATCGCCGCTATACGTCCAGCAAAAGCCACTGCCAAGATTTTATCTTCTCCAATGTAAACAAACTTAGGGCAATGTATTTTGATAGCTTCGTTAATTTCATTAGTAATTACCGACGTAGCGTGACTATCAGAGGCTAAGTATTTACCATCCCAACAAATCGTGGTCATTCGTTATTCCTTTTATTTTAAGTGGTCATAGGTAGAGGCCGAAGCCTCTACCTAGTTTGCCGTTTAGATTGCTACTGGTGCAGAGATTGCAGGATGTGGATTGTAACCTATCAACTCCATGTCGGTCGATTGTAGTTCCATGTACCCGCTATCCCCTTTATGTAAAATCAGAGTAGGTAATGCTACACAGTCACGACTTAACATTTCTTGCACTTGTTCTAAGTGGTTAGAGTACAGGTGTACGTCACCACCAGTCCATACAAGATCACCAACATCCATACCTACTTCAGCGGCTACCATGTGAGTCAGTAAAGCATAAGAAGCGATGTTGAAAGGAGTACCCAAGAACAAATCTTGACTACGACAATAAACTTGGCAACTTAAACGATACTTAGGGATTTTACCTTGCAGTTGTTTATCCGCAATAAAAGAACCCAATGCTTCAGGGGCACAGTAAGCTGTTTCTAACTGCACCTTTTCCATAGACATCAACTCTTCCCGTGTTAACTCTTCTGCGTTAAACTGGAAGAACGCATGGCACGGCGCTAATGCCATATCACCACGATCCACGTTTTCATGTGGGGTAAAACCGTCCATAGGTAGCAACGTAGGATCCCAAGCAGAAATACAGATACGGCGGCTAGTAGGATTGCTACGTAAAGTCTTAATAGCGTTAGTGATCTGGTCTACTTCATAATCACTAAACGACCGCCATTGTTTCCCGTACATAGGTCCAATCGACCTTCTATGCACGAGGTCCCCTACATCAAATGCGTATTTATCTGAAATGCCGACTACAGCATTATAGAACCACTTATTTTTATCAGCAACCGTACCTTCCCAATTTTTAAACTTGGTTAATATAGCATCGACCTCGTCTTGTACATCAGGGGCATTTTCGGCGCGGTTAACTACCCAACATAATTGCTCACGACAGTAGTTGGTGTTATAAGTAGCCCACTCATCCCAAATCGTAGGCTTGTCGGCTAACTCATACAACCAAACGTATAGGTCACAACTAACTAGGTAGCGAATCACTGCACCGATTACACGTAAAGTTAATTCCACGTGGGGTTTGTTATACTGAGGATGGAGCACATAGAAACAAGCCAGGGTTTGTTGCTGTGTTTCAACGGAGGCATCTCTCGGCATACAACCGAAGAAATATTGTAGTAATGTAAGTTGACCAACCTCGTCAGCTTTAGCACGCTCCTTAGAAGTTTTAACAGCTTCACGGTGAATGCGATCCATTCGTGCTAGATCACGATCATCAGTAGAACCGCTTAAAAACCAAATCAGTTCATTGGCAATCAGATATAAAGGAGTTGACTTTAAAGTGTTTAAAGGGAAACCTTTAGTTAAATCAAAACGCATCTGTGCACCGAATACACTTAAAGTACCAGTCCCAGTACGGTCGCTCTTAACGCGACCATTTTTGTAAACGTTAGCTACTAAATCTTTATACTGTTGCATAGTACCTTTTTCCTGTAGGGGGTTGTATATGCTTACTTTATCACTCCAATAAATACGACGTTCACTATCAGTTAGGTCGATAGATGCGTCAGCAACTGGAGAAACTAATTCAAACCGAGGTGTAGCGTGCTTTTGATCACCAAACGCTTCTAGGAATGCAATATCTTCCCAGGCACCACCCAACTCACCGTAGAATGCAGAGCTTTTCTTTGTGCCGCACATATGCAGGAGGGGCATTTCAGCAGAGTGTTCAAAGTGCGACATAAAGGTAACTAAGCCATACAGATAGTTGTCCTCTATAACGAATTGAACTTCACCTACTATGTTTTCAACTGGAATGCCATCTAGAACCCATTGCATTTTACATCTAACCGCAATAGGTTTTTTCACGCTGGCTGTATCAGCAACCAGCTTTACAGCTAGTGCCATAGGTAACATCCACGTACCGTCGTTGTATGTGTATGCAGCATTAATGGGAGCAAATAAATATTTATGTACTGTGGTAGTCATACCGTATTCCTTTTATTATTAACTTAGTGATAAAAAGTTCAGGTCATCCCAAACCCATGTTCTTTTGTTGTCAATAGTACCTAGGGTGCTACTACCACCCATAGTAACCCGACGCCCTACTAAGTGCGCATGTTCTGGTTTATAATTGATCAACGCTTTTAATGCCTTGTCCTCAACTATCAGAGTAGCACGGCCAACTATAACGTCTTCAGGAATACCATCAGTTGTATACGACGGTTTACCCGTGAAGACAATAGGTATATTAGCCGTAGCCTGAGCAACCTTTAAAGCTAACAGTAATGGAAAATAAGAACTCCATCCACGGTCAGGGGTTGTTTCATCTAACTTAGTAAGAGTGACCATATCTGAATGAGGTAGATACACCACACACTCAATGGTCTCATCGATACCACGTATATGAAATGCAGCTTCATCCATGTCAGGTAAAGTTATGTGGTTGTTAGGGAATAACTCTACTTTACCTTCTAAGGTGTCACCAGACTTAGAAAAAGTTACAGTGCCATCTGCTGGTTTGGATAACATCACTGAAGTATGCTCGCCTAACACATCTGTTAGATACAAAGGCACTACTTTCCGAGTTATGGGTGGAAGTAGCTGTACCGCTGGACCTTTGAAAATAATGGTATTCTCGCGCATAGCTAAATCCCCTGACATTGTGCTACTGGATCCCACACACCTTCTATCCTCCGTACTAGAGTAGTCAGATAGTTAATGTGCAAGTTTTGTAAATAACGCCATTCAATATTCATCCTACTGTCGAAGTACACATCGGTAATGAAATCGGTGCGTAAGCTTTTAACAGCTGGATTTGACCAGACACGCTTAAGTTCTTCGCCTATGATTGACTTAACAGCGTATTGCGAAGCCCATCCTGAATTAAGTGATCTGTGCCATGTGGTGAACTCACGTAAGAACGCCGCTAAATGGACACGTCTAGGGATTGCCTTTTTAGGTAAGGTAGTCAAGAAACGATTAGTCATAGTTCGCAGTTCACTGATGACCAACGATACATACGGAGGTGGCACTATATCGGATTTGCTATGCTCATCAAAAGTTCTGTGTAAATACTCACTCAATTCCTTAGGAGTACTACAATTACCTAAACTGTCAAGTTGCATTAGTTTATACCCTCCCCAACAACATAACGCACCTCCTAAAACATACACGCCGAACCGGATGTGGTGTATCATATTGGTTGGATAAAACAAATCGATCAGTAAGTCTGCGTCTACTCCTTCTTTACCCATAACGCGAATCACGTGATGTGAATCAGGTACAGTAGTACGTAACACCACATACCCATTCATTTCCATTTTTCTAAGCTTAGCTTCTATAATGGGGGTAAAGTGATCGTTATATACCGAGTATTCAAAATGGCCAAATAACAAATTTTGTAATTGCATTGCGGTTTCCTTTTATTGTACCAGCATAAAAGCCAGCAGGGGCAATCTGCTGGCTTGAGGTTATACTTGAGTGGTTGTAATCGTAAGCAGCTACTCATTACATAAGTAGTGTAGATATTTTTTAATTTGCTGAGGCATACAGGCGCTTAACCTGGTTTAAAGTAGCGCAACAATATAGATAATCGCTTTCCATAGGAATGGTGTCTTTAACTAGGGGAACTTTAACTATCCCTGGATAACCACCATGTAAATGGTTCTTAACTTCAGTAGCAGTTAATCCCCGAGTGATTATAGCTTTATACATAACGATACCGTCAGGAGTAAAGAAAGGATAGTATCTCCACTCTGGTGAGGTGGGTTCTTGTGTACGATACGCCCAACTAGTTTCCGAACGCTCTAGTTTTTGACGTAGAGTGTCTATGCGCATATGCTGCATGTTAACAAACTCGGAAGTAGGGATGCCATAAGCATGTTTGAAGTCTAGTTTGTTAGGGTTGTCATCGAGTTTAAAATGATGAGGAAACACTAAATAAGCTAGGGTACTATGTGATGACTGATACATAGAGAAATCCTGACTATCATCAAAGTCGCACTTAAAGTTCCACAATACCACAAACGTAGGACTTTCATAAGGACGGCCTAGTTCTATTAAACCTTCTTTGTTACACTTAATGAAATCCCGATTACCCCCTCTAGCTAATTCTACAACTACTGCAAATTCACCATCTAAAGAATATGGAAATAGTGCTGCTCTTAGTTCCCAATACTTCAGTGGGATTCTTACAACTTTTCTTACGCCTTTGTTAGCCATGTTTAAAGTTGTACCATAATCAGCATTTAATTTAACTAGCTTTAACATCTACTACAATCCTTTTATTATTAGGTTTCACTACAAGGGTAATATATACCTGCATATGAATTGAATATACAAAAAATAAGGGGGGAGTAACTCCCCACCCCTTATTTTAACATCTTAGTAATTACCGCGTCTGTACCCTTTAGGCATAGGTCTTGCTGGTTGACCTTCTCCAAACACTACTTGATTAGGGTGCGGAAAATGTTGCGGGAAAACCTCTTGAAACGCATGTGCTGGTTGAGGATAGTGATACTGGTTGGCACCGCTACCATCACAGGGAATCACCACGTTCTCCGATGCTATCAGGGGGTTATACGTTGGAACATGAGCTATCCATTTACTTTCCAACCCATGCAGCCCATTTGCATCACACAAACCGATAATCGGATTTAAACCGATTTCAATTGCTTGATCAATAGTTAATGGAGCCATCCCCGCATTGGAGTGATACCACACACTAGACTCTTGCACAATACATAAATAGTTGTTAAGTAAGCGCCAAGTTACCCCTTTGCCATCCATTTGGTTTTGTAAAGTTACGCGTTTGAACGTGACTGTGTTCAGCTTGGTTTGGTCTTTTAATACCTGCCCTTCGATGGATAACATCGGTTCGATGGTATCTGGACCATGTGGTTGAAACATGGTTATATACGTATCATCTGGCATAACGTCTTGCGTGTAGCGCGGCGAGTTGTGACCATTAGGCATATACGATGGATGCATTGCCACTGGGGGAACTACATAACGCCCAGAATAATCCATTAGTATTGGCGCGACGCCATAGTACATTGGTGCAACGCCAGGGTTAACAGGTGGTGGTGATGTCCACTCAAACACACGGAGTTCATTAGTTACAGTATCTAACAAAACCACATGCGTGTCACTGACAGGTTCACCAGTGTTCTTATTTACTACATGCGGAATATATGTAGAGGGACCGTTAAGTTGTACGCGATAATCTTTTAACTCTTCGTTAGTGATCAACTTCAGTTTCTTAAAGTTTGCATCTAACGTACGGTTCTTAATAATGTCGATCATGGTAATCTTCCTTTTATTTTACGTGCGGGATAGTTAATAAAACTTTTGCAATGTTGTATAATTGTAGCGCGGTTACTTTAGCAAAGCCGTTACTAAAATGTCTAGATGCTCTAGAGCTTTAGGATATGTTTCATCTGGGTAGGTCAGTTGATACGCATTTAATAACTGATCAATGAAGTCTAAAGATAAATCGCTCATGTTCAGTGCACTTAGCAACATATCACCTGACAACTTTTGATACACTTGCATCACATCTTTATCTGGGGCTTGCTCTTCTAACTCAGCAGAGATACGCAGTAAAGTAGCACAGAGTAGGGTGTATTCGTTATCTGGGGATTCCAGACGCGACGCGAAGTTAAACCAATGATCAGCAATTGCTTGCATACCACCTACAGTAAATGCCAGACTTCCGCCATCCACCAAGGCTAAGAGCACTAACTCATTGGGTGCTAATCCTGTAGGGGGGATTTCCACTGGGTTAGGGGAACTAGAGCTTATGGTCTTTAGCACTTGCATCGCGTGTTGAATACCACGCTGAGTTCGGAACTGCTGTACGTGCACGTGGATTGCACAAAGAGCATTAAGTTTTACTTGTAGCGATTGGGACATAAGTCCTCCTTATTTTTACATGAATTCTTGACGGAACTGGATTAGGTAGTCACTGATTTCACTAGGTGTTCTGTGTAGAACTTTGCGAGTGAAGACATCCCAATTCTGTAAAATGAAATGGAATTGTGAATATGTGTCATAGGTAAAGTTTGCACATTTAAGTTCTAACTTAGTTAAAGCTTCGGCTCTAGTACCACCAAACGCGATGGGTATAAATTCGAGGCCTGCTAACCAACTAAAAAGTTCCCAGTCAGTATCACCCCCAGTAATCCCTCTATCGATTAAATAGAAGTCTTTTTCGTGGTCTCTCAGGTAGCTGGCATAAAAACCGCCACCGTAGCGACACTCAATGATCAACACTCTGTCCAGTGGATCCATACATACCTCGTTATAACGCCTCGATTAATAAACCATTTACTAAGATCATTAGATGTTCTTCTACATGTTGGAACAAATCTTTTGGGTAAGACTGTTCAAATGTTTCTAATGTAGCAACGACGTAGTGATAAGATATCGACCAACATCCTTCCCAATTTAATGTAAGTAAAAAGATTCTGCCCGCTAGTTGTTGGTACATGTGCATAACGTTGCGATCAGGAGAAGCTTCTTCCAACGTTTTACTCAGACGCTCTAGGTTTTTACGTAACTTGACGTATTCATCATTGTCGTTGGTAACACGTTTAACGTATTGGTACCATTTGTCGGCAACAACTTGCATGCCGCCACTAGTGAAGGCTAAGCTACCGTTATCCACTAATGTTAATAAGAGTAACTGCACTTGAGTCAAGCCAGTTGGGTGCAAACCAGTAAGCATGTGGTTATCAGACATAGTGCAAATTTCTAAGATAGTTAAAGACCGCGCGGTGGCACTGTGAAAGCGATATTTAATAACTGGTTGATACAACTCCAGCAGTAAGTGTAATTTAGTAGCTAATTCTGAATTCACGATGTAATCCTTTTATTGTGTATTGACATAAGGGTAATATATACGTAGTTAAGTTTGGAGACGGCATAAAGGGAGCGTTTAAACGCTCCCTGTGTATGCTGGTTAAGCTGTAGGTTGTAAGCCAGTAGATTCATAGTAGTCAACTAGATCGTTGACTGTAACGCCATTCACGAGCAATGGGTTAGCATTATCGGCATTGAGGTAATAGATGTCATGAGTTTCCACTAGAGTACCTAGACGTTGTGATTCTAATGCTTTACTTACAATCACTTTAGCTGCGTCCTGAGGGGCTAGTTCAAAACGTTTAGCTGCCTCTAACCAACTGTAGTTAACATGACGTAAGATACGCACCATGTTCTCAGATTCATATTTAGTTAGTGGATTGATCGTAGCTATGTTCTCTTGATACAAACTACTAAACAGTAAACTTACTACAGGGTAAGCTTTCAGTGCCAAATACGATGTGGAATATGCCTGCATAGCACGCACTGGCATTACTGATGGAGAAGTAGGCAAACCGTAACGTGTGTTCATATATAACTCAAACACGTAGTCAGGGCTTAAACTGTTTAATACTCCAGGAAGGATCTTAACTCCACCTACTAACTCGACGTTATGCTTTTTCATTATTGCGAGTAGTTCTTCACCAGTGTAGTTATGGTCTAACGGTTCATTAAACATAGGAGCATCTGGTTTCTTTAGTACAGAACCAGCAGATAACACAGGTAGATCATTGGTTACCGTAACTGGTGTAACTAACATAATTTTTCTAGACATGGGGATTCCTTTTAGGTGAGACCATAACATTACGGTATAGATGGATGGGTTGCCCCATCCATCTAAGATTACCAGTTTGCGCTAGGAGCAACTTTATAAGCTGCCTTAGGATTTTGTGCTTCTACCCTTGTTACTAACTCTCGTAACATGTCAGCAGACTCTAAACCGAAGTGACCATCTTCCTGCGCCACTAAATGTTTAACCATGCTGATAGGTACCGCAACAGTAGAGAACTCTTCTAATGCAGGGTTGGCGTACTTGTTAGCTACAGCTAGACCAGGTTCTACCACGAAATCCCAACAAGCGATGTCATCGATGTTCTTATGTAAACGACCATTGATGTATTCATCTAAAGTGATACTACGCAGAGAGAACGCTACGTTACACTTAGGATTATCTAACGACTCTTTCAGGTAAGCACCGTAAGGGCCTTCTGGACGAATCTTACCCCAAATGGTAACTATCTTCTTGCCTTGATGTTGCACAGAATCATAATCGATCCACGCCTCAGCAATATGCATACAGATACGAGTTTCTTCAATCGTCATAATGCGGCGAATGAAACTATCGTGATCTTGTCCAGGCAGTCTTTTAGGATGCCCGTATTCACCACGACAATAACCTTTACGCAAACGACGCATAAAGCCACTAGACTCTTTAAAGATTTCCTTAGCGCTGACTAAAGGATAGACGGCACCATAAGAGTTCTCAAAATCTAGTGCGCCTAAGATAACGGTATAATAACCATCAGCATCAGGCTTTAAGATCCCGCCTTTGTTAGTACCCATTAAAGCAGTACAACCAAACGCGATAGTTTGTTTAGACATACACTACCCCATTTAATTACCAACTGTCACTAGGAGCAGTGGCTTCGTATGAAAGTAACCCAGCCGTAACTTTTTTCACTGCCATAAACTCAGTCCTGGAGATTTCAGAAAAGGACAATGAGTTCTCAGAGAAGGCGGCAGTGTCAGTGGCTGAGTCTATTTGGACTCTCCAATAACCTTGTGTTAAAGCTACAGTTGCAGTTAGGAAGACCGGAGTCTTATCAGTAACCTGCACAAAGAATGTGGGGCTCCATATCCTATTGGTGTCCTTAGCATTTTCTATGTGCACTGAGACTAAGATCAACTTACCTAGTTTCTTTGGCTCGATTGAACGATGTTTAGGGTCGAAGGGAACGATCCACTTTTCATCAGTCCAACCTACATCGTACAACAGTTCCGCTTCAGGGGACCCAGCTACCGCATAAGGGACATCGTAAATGTAATAACCCCCTTCCCAGTCACACTTCCAGTTCCCTAAGAAATCTTCAACTGTTGCTGCGTACCCATTAATACACCCCAAGAGATGCGGAGCGGTAGAAACCCGAGGCACTGTCCTATCTTCTGCTTTAGCAGTACGCTTAGACACCATGGGAATAAACTCTTTGATTTTCCCATCGGTGGATATGTGTATTAAGCTAGGGTTCTGTTTAGTGCCAGTGTAAGGTTTAACTAGTTTAGCTCTAGGCCCCAACACAGTTTTGATGTACTGAGCAAATGCTTCCAATTGTTTTTCAGTAGCCATTATAACCTCAGCATCTTTTCCATGTCGTCTGATTTCTCAGAAGGGTTAACTAAAGCAGCATTAAGACCTAAGTCAAAATACGCACCCATTAATTTAGCAGTTGTAGTCTTAGGCCCATAGATAACACTTTTGAATGGGATGTAAGATGGCCTGATAGTTATCGTATCCTGCTGAGTTTTTATTTGGTTACGCCAATACTTAGTTCTGTCTTTGGAAGATCTTGCAGTGAATGCCCAGACCATCTTTAGAATAGACCACTTCGCTCCAAATGAGGCACCAAGATAGTGGCTAGTGTCATCCAGAATGGCAGCCCTATCAAAGTAACTAAGAAACCAAGGGTTAATATCAGTATCTGCGTATAAGTCATATATCTCATATGCTAAGCTGTCCATCATAATTACGTTAAGCGTTGTAAATACGGTAGACCCTTCTGGAAAATAGCATTCGATATACTCTTCTTCGCCAATCATAATACGACTGTACTCTTGTGGTTCAATCGTGTACATGTTAGGCGTAGACCACACTCCATATGAGTCACCCACCACTAAAGCGAAAATACCTAGTGTGGACTTCTGAGCACCACTTAAGAAAGCAATTTGCTTATCTACATACTCCGCAGGAATATGCATGTGACACCCAGTTAAAGTCACAACCCTACCATCTGGCAGGGTTTTTAAACTAGCTATAACTACTTTAGGGTCACGCTTCAGTTTTGTAACGTCCATAGTGACCCCTTAGTGTTATTGGTATTTAGGCGTAGTCTGGTTTAACCAGTACTCTAACAGTAAATCAATCGCTACGTAATAAGCAGCACGTCGACCATCACATGAGCGCTTAGTCATAACGGCGTCAATCTTTTCCGCTATCTCTAATGCAGATGTATGTCCGTAGATAACCTTACAGATAACTTCACGAGCCACCATGTACAGATCACCCACTAACTCATGGTCTAACTTAGAACCCAGTAAGCCAGTTACATGCGCTTGCATCTTCTCGATAGAGATGCTGTTCTCTAATAGGCCTTCTGGTAAAGTCAGAACCTCTTTAGCGATTTCAATATTTAGCGCAGTACGTAATACTCCGCCTAACTGACGTTCACGGTAAATAGCTAAACGGTTCTTATACGCCACATACTGCTTCTGATAACGCTCAGAGTTAGTAGTGAACGCAGCACCAGAGTAAGGACGATCGTCCATGCTAGCACCGATTAAGATCTCAGGACTACCACCTGCACCTAAGAAGTTGTTGTAGTTGTCACCAATCACTTGAATCACAGCAGATTTTGCATCTATTGGGATATCAGTAGCAATAGGCCAACTTAATACTAAACTACCTGAAGTACGTAGGAAATCCCAGTTCTTGTGAGTAGAAGTCATTGCCACAGCTAACTGTGCCATTAAAGTAGCACAGAAGTTGTTATGGTTAAGTAAACTTAAACCACTACCTTCTTGTGGGTTATCAGCTAAGTTACGCGCAATGAAATGCGCTAGCAACCATTCATCCATGGAATTCAATTGCACTACTGGAGTGAATGTTTTCACATCAGTAATACCAAAGTACTCTTCATAAACAGCTGTTGCCCAACCAGCAGGATGTTTACCAATCATCTCAGCCATAGGTTCATCTAAACGAGGGCTACCTGTAGCAGCTAACGCGATGACCTCAGACTCTTCCAGTTTCTGGAAACCGATAGGCGAAATAACTTTACCAGCAGGGAAACTATCCCAACGTGACAGTAACTCTACAATAGCTTCGTTGTCATGGATCTCAGACAAGAAGAACGTTTCAATAACGTATTCACCCAACTTAACTTCATTGGCTGCGTCAATAGCTAAGCTAGTGACACGTTTAACCATTGGGATAACGTCACAGCGAACCATACGCATCTGTTCGACGATAGCTTCGCCTAGAGTGCCTACAACTTCGTCTAAGACCATTTCATGGCGGTTAACACCAGTGATATCAGTAAGTTCAGTTTGTTGGTATACGGCTTCTGCTTCTAACCCTACAGTAGGAGTTACGACAGGAGTCGTTTCAACTACCAAGTGCGACAATGGCGTATTAGGCATGACTTCTAGGATCAACTTAGAGTCACGTGTATTAGAAACAACTGCGGCGATGCCAGGACGAGTGTTTTCAGAAATCATGCTCTAACTCCTTGCAACTTTTGATTTAACATAGCAGCGATATCAGCAGCCATTTCGGATTCTGGTTTAGCAGCAATGTCTTCACCCACAACCGCGACCATTACACGTAAGGTAGCTTCTTGGATGTTGGCTACTGTTGCTACCTGTGTTACTGTGTTTTCATTCATTTTCTAATTCCCATATAGGTCATTTGTTTCTATATGCAGACGCGGCGCGTTTGTTTGCCATTTCTACTAGTACTATAGTAGTTCCAGCTTTTGCAGGCCCACCTACTATCCGCGCGTCAACACTTAGGTTGCCGAATTTAGCATCAATTCGTTTGCCGCTCAGCGTTTCATTCTTACCAGTCATAACACGTTTAACAACGGATTTTAACTGGTTGCCAACTACCAACTTATCGCCATCAGCCATCTTGGTTTCACGATTAATATAAATACCGATTTTCACAGTATCTAGATCTAAATCGTTTACCTGTCCAGTCAACACTTTACTACCTATCGACTTAGCATATTTGGTTCTTTTCTTGTCAGCAGCTAATACTAACTCGGCTAGTGAAGGAGATAGATCTTCTGTGTCGCCACAGTACAGAACCTCTACTTTACCTATAACCCCTACAGTTTTAGCTTTAGGTGTATTCCGTGCTAGTAATTTAAGAGAGTCTTTGGTGGTGTCATCAAACAAGTTACCGCCACTGGTGACAGAATCCTCTATACTACATAGAATGGAGTCAACTTCTACCTTATCCCCTTCCTTCACTAGATCCAAAATCCCTTGATCAAACCGTAAAGTTACCTCACGATAATCGACAGTCGGTCTTAAGAGTTTGCCAGCTAACTCAGGTGAGATTGCTGAGGAGTCTTCTAGAGTATCATCATCGTCAACCAACATGACGGTAGCATATGCACCAGTCTTCCAAGTTACCTGTGAAGGATCTATATAGTTACGAGCAAAGAACCCACGGTTGAATGCAACCACGTGACCAGCTTTCAACTTAGTACCTTGCGGTAAATCACAGATCACATCATGTAAGATAGCGTGGCCTGTACTGACACCATACTTGATACCAATAGGTATTTTATCGTTAGGACGATCAGGATCATCGTACTCAATAACGATGTGGTCATTAGATACATGGACTAGAGTTGCAGGACTATCTACAGTAACCGCAAACGTATCAGATACCCGATGCGCTAAAACAGTTTCATAGCCAGTCTGTACAGCACAAACTCCATAACCTACTGTAGCAACTACGTGTGAATGTTGCACACCACTAAACACGGCGCGTTTCATATCGTCGGTAGTTGCACCAACACCTAATAAGGTAGAGGTACTTAAAATGCGAGCAGTTTCATCCACGTTGAAGATCCAGTCTCCTCGCATACCACGTAAGTCGTCGATGTTAGGATCAGGCACTGAGTACGTGTTAACTGCTACGTTCGAGTTATCCACACCAGCTTCTGATACAGTACCTAGGTCTTCATGATCAAAACCACGAGTAGAGTGTACCATAGTACGGCCAGTACGACCGCCGCTACCAGCAAACGTCATTAACTCGACTTCTTTAGTTTCCTCCACTGGGTTAAGTTCGTTGACGATACCTACGCTGGCGTCTTTCTGAATGTTCATCCAAACGGCATTAGGGTTCAGTTCAATTGCAGCATTAGCAGTAAGTGGACGAGATTTAGCTTTACGTACACTACGAACCATTTCAGAATACACGTGACCGGAGATACGTTCATACCCACGAGTACGACGCATAGTACCAGCACCTTCAGCAGGATGCGTATCTGAAGTTAACAACTCAATACTGTACCGTAAGATAGCTAACCACTCAGTAGGTTCTTTACGCTTAGCCAGAATACCTAACGTAATAGGATCTACCCATAAATCGTTAGTGATCTTCAGTTCACGTAAATAACGACCACCCAGTCCTTCTTGGTCAAACACTGCACCATACACGTCTTCACTGTCGAACTCCATCATCGGATACTTAGAGATGGATTTCTTGAACACGTTGAAACCACTTACAGCTAAAGCACTGCGCTGATGGTTCCGGTTTAAGATTAGTGTCGTATCAGAGAACTTGATCGTAAACTCATCTGGGGTTAAATCTAACTTACTACCTTTAGCCACCAGACGGTAAGGTACCTTTAGCGACTTAAGATAATTGGTTAAACCTAAGTGGTACGCCATTATAACACTAATGGGTATCTGCTTATCTAACACCTTAACAAAGATGGTATCGACTGGAGCTTTAGCCGATTCAATCCCTAGGATTTCTTCTATGTTACCAATAGGTTCAGAAGTAGATCCCAGTGACACTACACCTAACGTATCAATAACCAAAAGTTCCTTTCCTTTAAAACCACAAGGACATAAACCTTCTTTTAATAACGCAGGCACATCTATATCTGGCATAGCCGTAAACGTTTTCAGGTTCCAATCGAAATTAAGATCCCCTACGGCAAACATAGTGTATTTGGCAGCAATCGTGGAATGTGCTCTAGGTGTTTTAACAGTACGGTCGAATACGTTACCATAGTCGACGTGCTTGATAACCCCAGCTTCCACTTGACGCAGAATCTGAGACTGTAACCAAGAAGTATAGTCGTGAACTTTCATCACGCTTCTGGTTACAAATACCTTAGACACATAAGACGTTAACCCAACTTCGTTCTCAGCAGTTTTACGAATAGGGATATCTACACGCTGCTTACGTAAACGATAGTTAGTACCACGTGCTCTAAAGGTACCATCTTTGGTTACTCTAGGCACACGGAACGCCACAGTAGAAACTTTACCTTCCACTAAAGACATCTGTACGTAATGTACGTCGAAGTGGTTGTTAGCATCTTCCTTTTCTTCCACTCGGTAATTGTGGATGATAACTCCAGCTTTCTGTAAGTTAACAACCATACCAGCAATGTCAGAATTCATTACGTTATCTACGTAATCACGGTCGAAGTTCTTAAGACCAGACTTCAACATAGACTTGTCCATAACGAACGATATGTCTTCTACGAATTTAGGATTACGCACAGCTAGCTTAGCAGGATCAACCACGATGGCATCAGCTAGAGTACCTTGACCCCATGGGTTAGGTATCCGCTTATAAGCAGTGGCTAATTGTTCATTGCGCTTATGTGCAGCAGCAGAAATTAACCCTAACTCTAATAACTTCAAAGACTCAGCAACTACACCAGCAGATAACTCAGTAACTTCTACTGGTACGTCATCTAAGTCACTGTCATCAACAGGGATGTAAACTTCGCTTTCCTGTACCCCAGGATCGAGTTCATCCTCTAAATCAAAATCAATCTCTTGACCAGACTCAGATTCATCCATAGCTTCTTGAGTTTCGGCTTCAGTCATCACATCTAAGTCATCTACTGAATCAACGTCTAAAACTGTTTCTTCACCATCTTCCCCGATAGTAACTAAAGTTTCTTCCCCGTTTTCGTTTTCACGAACTTCGATTACTTGTTTGTTAGCCACGTTACGTAACTCATATCCAGAGTTCAGATACTTGTAAAACGTTAACTGTATCTGTCGTGGTTTATAAGTAGTGGATGCTGGTTCACTAGCGCCATCTCTAGAGTTCTCTAGTAAGCCTAAACTAAGGACGTTGTACTTACCAGTCTCGATTAACACAAACTGGAGAGAAGCTATAGCTTTTGGTGTAAGTCCAGCTAGTGCACTAGTCTCACGATTCTCACCCATGAACTTCCACAGTTCCAGAAGAAACAAACTGTGATCATCTGGGAAGAACCCTAAGGTTTGACGAGAGGTTCTCTTACTACCCATTATAAAGCGTTGCAATAGAATCTGTTGCTTAGGTAAACGTAGTTCTAAGAACTGCTTACGATCAGAGATCTCAGCGATTTCATTTACTTTAGCAACAAATACTCGCATCAAGTTATTGAACTTATAGATGCGTGCCATAAAGGTATTGCGATAACGATACAAGTGATTTAAGAAACAATAGTTTTCTATCACTAGGGTTTTATCGTTACGGAAAGCAGTTTCATAACTGCGCATAGGACGTAGTGATCTTGCTGCCTTACGATACTGCAAAGTTAACTGCGTGGGTTTAGCAGCAGCCAACATAGGAGTACCTTCTGGCTCCACATACGCTTCGGCGTTATGCACTAGAATCATGCCACTATGATTACGTAAGAAAACGTTAGTTGGCATAATACCTAGTTCTGAACTCAACTCAGGTAAATAGTGCAGTACTGATTTAAGTGGTAACTCCAGGTTTTCCATAGAGGAGTAACGTGGAGCTAACAAAGACTTAAATGTTTTGACTCCATGCTTCCTATAGTAGTGTTCATAGCGAAGGGACTCTAACCCGTCAGAAAAATCTTCTAAACCAAAAGCTGGCTCTATCATTCTGCGTCACCTGTTAAATTGCGAACTACCAGTTCCACAGTATCGATTGTGGTTGAAACTAAAAGTCTACCGTTGGCACCCACGAAAGAAGTTTTCTTAGAGAAGTATGCCTTCACTTCAGCTTTTGCTTCTTTGGTATTAACAGAAGGAGAGTTGTTTTTATCTCCGTCAAAGTCAGCACCCAAACCTACAAGTCTGGTGATGTGAGGAGTTAAACTGTCTATCCATTCTGCATTAGAACTGCGGTCGTGGAAGTTATAACACACTTCCTCAGTTACAGGTTGCCAATCATCCCCTAAGGGGATTAAAGATTTAGTCAGAGTGGTTGTTCTGGTTTTATAAAACGTGGGGTAAATAGAACCGTCACCCGTGATAGGATAACGAGTGATAGTCCCACAAGCTGATTTCAAAGCTTGATACGTAGTTAAATGTAATATGTCAGCTAACGTAGCAGGAGAAACATTAGACTTATCCAAATGCTCAGGTAACTCGTTAATGTCATAAAACAACTTAAAATTATGTTTGTCTACATATACTAAGCCTAAGTAATGTTTTTCTACTAAGACCGGGTTATTACGAATATCCCTTAGGAAGAACCTGTTAACGAATTTGTTTATCCCCTCGTTCGTGGTAAACAAGTCCATCGTATAGGTGGAAACGTTTACTAATTCTCGTTGTAAGGTTTTAGGGTTAATCAGCCATGCTTCACTAGCTTGTTCACTGAAGATCCTAGAAAAACAATTACGCTTTAATAAGCCGATTACTTCAGGGATGTTGTTACGTAAAGTCTGGAGTAAACCAATCTCAGTATCAGTCACTGATATAGCACTAGGAGCACCCAACATAGGCACAGCTGTAGTCATAGCAGTGATAACACTTGCAGAGCCGTTACGAGTCTTACGGCTACCAAACTTCTGTTGGAACCATCCACGCTTACCAGAGATCTGAAGTTTAACGATATACTCAAAGATAGAGTTAGCAGTTAACTGTAAAGACCATCTTGAAGTATCCAAGTTAGGAGAGTTTTTGTTTTCTTCTAAGTTAGATATAGTAGTCGAAGTAGAAATCAGTTTACGATAAAGATCGTTGATCTCATCTTCAGATACTTGTCCATCAGGGGCTACATAAGCATCACGTAAACCAGCTGGTAAAATCAAATGGTTAGTCAGTAACGCTTTGTTTTGATACTTCTCTACTAGATCAATACGTAAGTTACGTACGTCTGAGTTGTTACGCTTAAATACGATATCTGGAAAATGCGAAATAAAAAAGCTAAATCCAGTTTTAGCATCTGCACTGTCACTAGGATCAAAGTCTTTATCTACTTCGTTCCAGACAGCGTAACGCTTACCACTTATAATGCCTATATATAAGGCACGAAGTCTTTTTAGTGTTACGAATACTTCTGGATGTAAAATCGTAGTGTTTAATGCTACGTATGAAATAGTTTTATCACGCTCTGGGGAACCTTGACGACCAAAGGTCTCCACACTAAATAAACCGTCGGGATGGAACAGACTACCACTACTATCAAAGGTGTCTAATACCCTTACAGACCTTGTAGATTTTAATGCTTGAGTTTCAGGCGTAATCAACCAAACGTTAAATGGTGGTAGCGGATGGTTCATGCTATGTTACTCCCTTTATATGGAATGTCATTATGAGTAAGAAAAAGAATACCGATTTAGACGATTTTGGTCTAGATGATTTCGATGAATGGGATGGTGACTATAGTGGTACACCACCAAAAGACGATAGAAAACCAGTTACCAAAATGGGTAGCGGTATATTCAAAGGTATCGTAGAAGAAGCGAAAACACCTTCTTTCTATAAATCTATTTTAAAAGATGCCTTACCCAAAGAATACGGTTCCGTTTGGGATTCAGTTGACGACGTTACGTCAGAAGGCGTCGGACTATACAATGAGCTAAAGAAAGAGATACGCCCAGCCACTAGGCAGATGAAACGTTTCATGCGTTACGTGAAACCTAAAGTCGAACCTGTGATGCCTAAGTGGTTCTCTAAGCGACTAGATCACTTAATAGAAGACGATAGCCGTCCTTCCACTCCTACGTTGTCTCAAGAACAGATTGATGAATCTAAGATAGCTACTGAGTTAGGTGAGATCTTTAAAGCGCAGACTGAAGCGCAGACTGAAGACCGTGCTCGTGATACCATGCGTGATTTGGTAGACACTAAACGTCACTCAGCTACGCTAGAATCTAGCTCTGCTATTCAAAGTAATTTAGCCCAACTCGTAGCATATCAAGACACTGTAACTAATGCATTCCAAAGAAAATCTTTAGAGCTAGGTTATAGAAGTTATTTTGCTCAGCGTGATATGCTGAAGATAGCTACTGACTCAACTGGTAAAACCTTAGAACTGTTACAAAACATTGCTAAGAACACCGGGTTACCAGAGTTTGTTAAACTGTCTTCTAGTGAAGCCGTTAAACAACAATTCCGCGATGCTTTAACAGGTAAGATCCAGCAGTCTATGACTAGTGGGTTTAGACCTTTCGTTTCCCAGTTCTTTAATAACTTAAAGACAGCTGGGCAAACAGGTATTCGTAATTTCGTAGGTAACGTACAAACAGCAGTTGATCTAAAAGAACAGTTCGAACAAATGCAGCAAATGGCTGTAGATGGTGGTGAGGACTCAACTGAAGCTACTGGTAAAATGGTAGGTGGTGTACTTAGCCAGAGCCTAGCAGGAATGGTAGGCAGCAAACTTAGACCATACTTAGCAAAAAATGAGAAGCTGGTAGGTCGCGGTCATCAGTTAGCCAGACTTAGAAGTTCTATCCCTAACAAAGTCAGAAAGTGGGCACAGAGTCCTACTGAAAACTTTGGTTTGTGGGGTAGCATTGTAGATGCAGTGAAACAAGCTGTACCTACTCAAGGTAGAAACAGAGAAGTGGCTCAAAGTAACATCAGTGACCTTATGGGTCCTAGCATGTTCACTAACAAAGCTCACTTAACCTTGGTTGACATTATCCCTGGTTTACTATCTAGGATCTTACAATCAAGTGAAGGTATTAGGACAGGTGAACTTCCTGAATTAACTCGTTGGGATTACGAGGGTAGAGGGTTCATTGGAGAATCTGCATTAACAAGGAAAATAGCTAGCAAGATTTTCAAGAAGGACGACTTAGAAAACCGCGAATGGCAAAGTAATTCTTTCCTTGAGTATTTCGATGAGAAAGCATTTACCCCAGAGCAACAGAAAGCCCTTAAATCGTATCTACAGCAAAGAGTAACAGAGAAAAGTGAATTCGATCCATTAGACTTCATTAAGGCTGGTAACTTTGCCAAGTACACTACGGACGAGAATGCGGCAGCAATCGCCAAGCAATTCTTAACTTCTCTAGATTTAGATGAAAAGGGAGAAACCAAAATAGGTTCAGTCGCAGCGCAAAAGCGACATACCTCTTTAGATACTTTATATCGTAACATGGCCACCACTGAAAATGGTGCTCAAGCTAACGCGACATTGTATTACAATTTAGGGTACCAAGATATTGTCAGAAAGCTAGGGATACTTGAAAACGACAAAGGGAGAGAATCGTTAAAAGAATCCTCAGTTAATGAATTTCAAAGAAACTATCGCGATAAGGATCAAGACTATGAGAAAGTCCTTGATACGTTATTGGCTAAGCGCAGCGTGGATGATAGTTTTGATAACAGCAGACATGGTGGTCTTTCTAACGTGGGTCCTGGTAGTTCTCCTATACCAGCTGCCGCTGCTAGCCCTTCGGTGGATTCGGAGGTTGTGGCTAGCGGTATCTTCCACAAGTTAAAGACTTGGATGCTAGGTGCAGACAATGCCCCTGGTACTACCTCTACTCAACAGCAATCAGTTGCTTCAGGTAACATGGAGTTAGACGCGCACATTGATCGTGTAGTGACAGCAATTGAAGCCGCTTCTAGTAGAGAGACTTCAGTCAGTATGTTACAAACGCTAAATGATATCTTAGCTGCCGTAATGAATATCGGGGTAGAAGGTAATGGTGGTGGTACTGGTGACGGTAAACCTATAGGTAAGCCCAAGGGAGGTTTCTTTTCAAGGGCTGCAAAATTAGGGTGGAGAGGTGCAAAACGAGCTGGTAGTGCTGGATGGCGTGCTAGTAAGTTTAGTGCTAGAAGTGCATGGGGTTTAGCAAAGTTACCACTTAAGGCAATTAAGTGGGCTGGTAGTGCTCTTTTCGGTAAGGTAATGGACATCAAGATCCCTGGTAAACAGGATCCTGCATTAACTGCTGAGGGGATGAGAGCTGGCATTTATTTTGATGCGGTAACTAAGAAGGTCATTAAGTCCATTAATGATATCAAAGGGGCTGTAGTTAAAATAGTTGATGGGAAAGAAGAAACTGTACTTACGTTAGAACAGTTTAAAGCTGGTCTGTATGACAGCGCTTGGAAACCCATCAAAACTGGAGCTGCAAAGTTATTTGACACGGCTTTAGGACTTGGAGGTAAAGCTGTAAGTTTAGCTTTTGCTCCTGCTAGAGGCATGTACAATGTTTTAAAATCTATTAAGGATAAGGTACTAGCTGCTCCTGACATCTTTGTGCCAGGTGAAACTAGTCCAAGGATTATTGGTAAGTTGTTGGATGGCGGTCAAACGTACTTCGACACAGCTGGTAAACCATTGTCTAGCGTAGGGGAGATTAAAACAGATGTATTCCACAAAGATCAATCAGATAAACCAGTACTGTACTACTCCGAGTTCGTCAAAGGCGTAGTTGATTACAAAGGGAACCCAGTACGATCGAATGGTGATCGAGCTCTTGGAGTGTTATCTGCGCCGTTTAAATTGGCAGGTAAAGCTTTAGGTGCCGCTAAGCGTGGTGCTGGATGGTTATTGGATAAGGCAGGAGGCGCGTTATCCGGCTTATTTGGAGGCATTAAAGGAGGCTTTGGTGGTCTAGGTGGTGGGATCTTTGGTCCTGGGCGTGCAAGCACTCATTACCAGATAGAGAACATCAACGTACTAAAAGCCATCTATAACTTACTTTGTTCAAAGTACGGAATGGGTGATCCCATGGAGCCTACTCCTAGCGATGGTTCTGACGGCCCAAAAGGTCCCGGAATCAAAGGGGTCTTCGCTGGAGTTAAGAAAGGGTTTAAAGATGGACTTAAGAAGTGGCGTCGCACTAAAAGAATACGTGACAACCTGAAGACTAAAGCTAAAGAGTTTAAGGATGCTAAAATAGCAGAAGGTAAGGCTAAGTTAGCAGAGCATGGATTTGACGACGAAAAGCTAGGACAGTATCGTGCTAACATAGATGTTACTGTAGCAAGCCTTAGAGAGAAGAGAGCTAAAACTGCGCAAGCCATCAAAGATAAAATCGGGATGGAAGACACTGTTGGGAATACAGTTAAAGGTATTCGTGGTAGAGTCATGCGTAGAATGGCATCTGACCGTAAAGAGAAAGGTGAAGGTTATGGTAACCTAGATAAACTGAAAAGTTTATATGGTAGCTTGAAAGACCAAACTAAAACCTCTAAGCCTTATACGTCTATTCGTGATCGTATCAAAGACCGCCTAGCAAGCGATTCTACGAGAGCAAATAGCTATGCCTCAGTCATGGCTGCGCGTAAAGTAAAACAGGCTGAGAAGGCTAATCCTGCGTTCACAGGGCCACATAGACCAGACGTTAAGGAAGGTAATGGCTTAATGATGCCTTTAATGGGTATCGTCAGTACTTTATCTGGTATATGGAGTACCGTAAAAGGTATTGGTGCTGCGCTAGTGGCAGCTAAAGGTGCTGGTGCAGCTGCGGATGCTTTAGGTGAATTAGGCGATGGCCCTGATGGGGATAAGACTAAGAAGAAACCTAAAGGTAAAGCTGGGTTGCTAAAACGCTTAGGTCGTGGTGCTATGGGTGTAGGTCGTGGTTTACTATCAGCTGGAGGTTGGGCTTTGCGTGGTGGTATCTGGGCTGCTGGTGCTATTGCCTCTGTGGTAAGCGTCCCTGTAGTGCTAGGAGCGGTGGCTGTAGGTGCTTTAGCAGTGGCTGGTTATTACACGTATAAATACTTCAAAGGACAAATCGGATTACTGAATCAGTTACGTATGGCTCAGTATGGTGTTAGTCTAGAGGATAAAGATGCGTGTACTCGTGTGGCTGAACTAGAACGGTTGTTGGCGAAGAAGGTAGTATGGGAAGGTAATAAACCTGTACGGATTTCAATCGATAAATCTGAAGGGAATAAAATCCTGGAGGTTATGGGTTGCGATACTTCTAACCCAGTTAACGTTAAAGCTTTAAGTGATTGGTACGAAGGGCGCTTTAAACCAGTGTTCTTAAGTAACCTTGCTGCGTTAAAGATACACGACGCTGCATGTGAGTTGCTAGATGTGGATAGTAAACTAGTGGAAGCTACTAAGTACGCCTATGCTCAGAAGACTATGTCTTCTACTGGGTTCATGGGTCCTTATTATGTTTACGCCAAGAACATATTCCCAGATAGTGAGATTCAACGAGGGACTAGTGTGATTGAAGGTCTCTTAGAGAAAATCAAACTTACAAGTGATCCTAAAGCCACAACTAAGACTAACCAAATCGGTAATGTTCCTACCAAGGACACCCGTAGCGCGGAGGAGAAAAACATTGAGATGATGCGTAAGCGTTCAGAGTCACAGAAAGCTATGTCTACTAACACTGGTCTTAAGTCACAAGCCGAAGCCTACGTGCTTAAGAACCAAGCTGATGCGGCTGCTAAGAAAGCGTTTACTCCCAACTCTCCATTGTTACCACCTAACGTACCAGTTGCTCCACCTAAGTCGGTACAGGACACGGTACAGGAGGCTATAACGCAGGTAGGTGATACAGGTAATGGTGAAGGTGGTATCTACAGAAACATCCCAGTTCCTACAGGTGATGGTTATGTACGGGTACAACCTACTATCAGTGCGGCAGCTAATGCCGTAGGGTTTGATGAGAAGATAGCATTATCAGTAGCTGGGGTAGAATCTAGTTACCGCATAGGTGTTCAATCTAGAGATAAGAACGGTAAAATCGCTAGTAGTGCAGTTGGGTTATTCCAATTCACTAAGGACACCTGGAAAGAGCAAATGGGTAAACATGCTGAGAAGTATGGGATTCCTAAGAACGCTACACCTGATGATCCTGTTGCAAACAGTTTGTTAGGTGCGGAGTATCTGAAGTCCAACAAAGCTTATCTAGAAAGAACTACAGGTAAGTCAGTTGGTGATACTGAGTTGTACGCTGCGCATTTCTTTGGTGCAGGTGGTGCAACTAAGTTCTTAAATGCTGATCGTAATGCTTCTGCTGCTATGGTGATGCCTGCGGCTAGTGCTGCTAACCAAGCCATCTTCTTCGATGGTGCACGTCAGCGTACAGTGGATGAAGTTTATCAAATCTTAAATGCTAAGGTTAGTGGTGCAACTGGACAAGTAGCAAGCCGTAAGTCAGCTGGGGTTAGCCCTAGTGCATCTGTTAAGGTTAAACCCCAAGCAGAAGACACAGCGGTAGCTATGGCTGCTCCTGAAAGAGGGAATCCTCGTAATACAACAGCAGAGGCAGTTCAAGCAGCTTCGGCTACTAGAGCGCCTGCTCCACAACAACCATCAAGACCTACTGCTCCTTCCAGACTTGCCGCGATTGATCAGCGGGAAGAGTTAAGACGTAACCAAGCTGCTTCGCAGCAAACTCTATCTAGTACAGCTATGGCTGAAACTGTCCAACAAGTACACTCTGTTCTTACAGAGAGCTTGAGTGTGCAGAAAAGCATGGCGGCTAGTTTGGATAAAATGGTTGCGGCTTTATCTGGAGTGGCTCCACCGTCTAAGCCTAACTCAGCAAGACAACCGAGTGATGCGCCTAAACCTGCGGTCTCTATGGCTCGCAACGTGTGAAACTGATGAGGGACTTCGGTCCCTCATTTTTTAAGGAGTGTATATGGTTTCGCCAAGAATTAAAGACAGGCATTGGATGAGGCAGGCTTTCTTACTGCCACCAGACATGATCGATAACATCGATAAAGAACGCCGAATGTATAGTAAAGGCAGAACTAAATTCTCCGATACTACATTGGGTGGCAATGCTGCAATTAACCCTATTCCTCAAAGTACTCGTTTTTGTGATATAGAAGAGGAACGTATATTTTCCCAGGTGTCATATCCCATGGGGAGATGTTACTCTGAGATACACGACGACAACCAAGTTATTTTAAATGTACGTTGTGGTCACCCAACCCACACTGCGTTATCTGATTTCTTTGGGATCTTCTATAACTCTCAAGCAGCGTATATGGCTAGAACAGGTAGAGCACAAGGGTTATTCTTTAACCTAGGCTTACTGGGTGGTACAGTTTTAACTCTGCCATTCAAACCGTTTATGCTTTTAGGTGATATGTGGAACTTCATGGTGGGTAAACAACGTACCAAGTTCTATTACCTAAAACCATCTATGCCTGTTTATTGGAACGCCCTGAACGGGTTAGTGAACTCGTATGCTGCTGAACGCGGTATGCAAGATGGCTCTGAAGTAGATCCTACCTCATCTGCGGCTATAGCTAAGCGGGATGCAGGAGCTGCGGATTATCTTAACTTGATGTTCCCTTCTGTGTATTCAGGGGTGAAAGGAGAAGATGGACAGCTGTATCAAGGTATCGACATTTATGCAGTTGCCAACAGATATCAAGTTTTAGCTAACGCTCAATACGTGAAAGCTAAAAACTGGCGGGATAGTTATCAAGGTAATTTTGGTTCTGCCGAAGCTGCTAAGTCATTTAACGCGGCTATGAGTGGACCTATCGATCTTAGAAACAGAAGTGCAGCTTTATCTGACATCCTAAAACTGTGGGCTAATAATCCAGGTGGTAAAACTGATGCTAACACTGAAAAGGCTTTAACTGATAAAGAGGGCAAGCCACTAGAGCAGAACTATACGTTGTACGACGTGGTAGCAGAAAACACTAGTAGCATATTAGGTACCCCTGGCACGGCTGCCCCATTTGCTGGTTCTACTACATCTTTCTTTGACTTGTTAAAAGCAGAGATGCGAGATGGTTCTCAGTTTATCTCTTTCAGGGTAGATGATCCTGGTGATGGCTCTGAGAGCTTCTCAAACTCCACCAGAGAGTCTGATTTAGCTTCTACTATCAACGGTATGTCTAATGCGTCTAGAGCGTTTAAATTCAACTTTGCGAACGGTAACATGTCTGATAACATGGTCGTTGAAATGTTGGAAGGTGCTGTAGGTGCAGTTACATCGTTTATATCAGGAGCCGCTTCTGCTGTTGGTATCTCTGGGTTAGCCGCTCTAGCTGGTAATGCTAATATCGACATCCCTAAGTACTGGGATAGTTCTACGGCAAACTTACCTAGACAGACCTACAGCTTTGATCTTAAAGCTCCGTATCAGTCTGAGTTAGTACGTATGCAGACGTTGATGGTTCCACTGTTTGCGTTACTGGCAGCAGCTTTACCTTTATCCACTGGTGGTGCTTCTTATACTAGTCCTTTCTTAGTAGAAGCATACTGTCAGGGTAGAGCACAAACTCGTACTGGTATCATCGACAGTTTAGCTATTACTCGTAGTGAGTTTACACGTGATGGTCGTCCGTTGTCGATCAACGTACAGTTTAGTATTATTGACATGTCTACCATCATGCACATGCCACTTACTATGAACTTTAACCCAGTGACTACAATACTGGGAGAAGGTTTAGCTGGTTGGTTAACTACGGATGACTCTGCGTTTTCTGACTACATGGCGGTATTAGCAAGTTCCTCTTTAGCAAACCAAGTTTATCCTTGGCGTAAACTAAAACGGAATTATAATAAAACCATGGCTAACTTAGATGACTGGTTTAGTGCTACACACGCTGCTAACTGGGTAGGGGGTTGGGATGTTTCTAGAGCCATCTCAGGTTTCTGGAACGCCACAGACCGAGGATAGCAAAAAAAAAGAGCATAACGGGAGAGAGCGAAAGCTCTCTCCCTATGCCGTTATAACTTAACCATTAGCGGGTATGACTTCTTAAGTACAGCATTCAAATCCACTTTCTTATAAGTCAATGCCATGGCCATAGGTACATCATAGTCAGGCTGTAATTGCAATATAGACTTAGCTGCTCTGGATATTCTAGTGAACGGATCTAACTTACTCACTAGAACCCCATTACGACGCTCTCTATCCCACTCAGAATCGAGTTCTTCCAATAACCCTAGTAACTCTGCCCTTAAACCTGGATAGTCCTTAGGGAGCGTTCCACGAGGGAAATTGTACGCTGCTAGAATATACACGCAAGCGTCAGGAACTTGATCTACTACTGCTCTAGCTCCAATATAAGAAATGATTTTCTTGATGATTGGAATGTCTGCTCTAAGGACTGCACCTCTGACGTTAGCTAAGATGCGTTTACGCTTTAACTTATCGTCTTTGATTTTACCTAAGAGTACATCAATAGCATCAGGAATCCCCATTGATATTGCAGTATCTAGATAAGCTAACGCACTTGCGGTGAATGAGTGTTGGTCAGCTATGTTTGCAAAGTCTGGGAAATCTGCAAGCTTAGCTATACCTTTCATTAACCCTGATGCACTTGAGGTGTCAATCCCATTACCGATCTTGAATAGCTTACCAGCTTTGTTTACAAGGTCAGTATTATCACTACCGATTAACTCCCCTAAATACTTTTCAGCTAACCCAGTTTGGGTTTTACTTAATCCAGGTATCCCAGTCAAGTTAGGACCAGCTACTCCACCTACTCGAGCTCCTAGTCCCTTTTTCAATAACCCTTTAGTCATTATATCTTTTAATGACTTGGTAGATAATGAAAATTTACCATCTTCAACTGATATGGCTTTAGCTAAAGCTTTTGGGTCAAGAGCTGTCTTTTTAGCGGTGTCTATAATGGTACCACCGACAGTGTTAGAAGTACTTAAAACTTTACTTAACACCATGTCTGTTGTAGTGCCATTAGCATCTACTGCTATTAGCGAATCATCTGGCCCAGTAGATGCTGTACCTTTGGCAATTTTACTAGCCATATCCACTCCTACAGGTAATTGTCGTCTTTAGTCCTCCTTCTTTTAAGCAAGGACTGAATGTTGTTTACTTCCAGCACATGAGTTAAAGGTGTCTTCTCTCTTACTCGTCTGGCCTCCACAGTAATTTTAATATCTGTGATGGCTAAGAAATCTAAACCTTTTAACCACGTCTTGATACTCATAATATCCCTGAGGATTGACTTGTTAAAGTTACCTCGTTCAGATGCTGGTAAGTTGTGACGTTTTATATAACTGCTTAATAGTCTGTCGTATACGACTGGACTTATGTTGTAGTTCACAAGCATTATGCGGAAAAGTTTACTTAGAACACCCTGAGAGGAATGTATACCTTTATCTCTAGTCTTAAGTAATTCGTATATTCCTTTTTCTTTTCCTTCTTCATTATCGTTCATGTGGTATTCCTTTTATATTAATAATGAATAGCTTTCAATGCTGATATGAATTGATGGACATCACTTATAAAGTAGCTGCTCTTTCTTTTCACATAGTCCACATAGAAATCATCTTCATCTTTACTTTTATCTAATGCGGATTGTAGCTCCTTTAGGGCTTTTAAGATCTTAGGTGCCATCTCTAATAGTGACACATATTCATCTTCTGTGGTTAAGCACCATTCGGAAACTGAACCTCCTTTTAACGTGGTGTACTTAGTGGGGATATACAAGGAGCGTTGTACTTCTACATCGTCCTTTACACTCATCAACATAACGGGGAGTTCTACAACGTTATCGCAATGAGCCTCAACATTAAATCTATCTTTAACAAAGGTACTTACATTTACATTAGGGGTTAGTTTAATCAAAATTTCTAATTTAGCAATAGCTCCTAATATATCTAATCCTTTTATTTTATTGTAGGTTCTTTTTAAAAAGAACTCACGTATCACTGTTAACATAACTAATCCTATAGATGTTTATGCAATTAGATAATATATACATTGAATTCATTGGAGGGGCTATGAGTGTTGAAAGTAATCTTAGTTTCACTCAACGTATAAGAAAATCATTCGTTGAAGAGTTGATGGTAGACGGCAAAATCAGAGGCGATGTTGTCAACGATCCTAAGATGGGTAAGACCTTCTTATCGGCATTAAAAGACATGGACTCGCAGGAAATCAGCCTTAAGCGTTTAGAGCAAGAAGAAGATTCTGCTGGTAAAGATAGAGATTTGTTATTACAACAAAACAAAATCTTGGAAGACTTGCAACGTACTACTGGTAACATCTTTGAACGTACTGCTGGCAATGCTCGCGCTGCGATCGACGGTGTTGTGGATCACGCCGCCTTACCAGCTATCAATCTAGTGGAAGGTCAGATGGATAAAGGACATTCTACATTGATGTACGACGAATTCATGGCTGCGCAGCGTGAAGCGGCAAAAGACAGTGGTGAAGAATAAAACGACATATGAAGAGGAAGGGGTTACCCTTCCTCTTTTTGCTCGGTTATGTGCGCTAAATAAAGCAAACTGCAATACTCGGCGACTGGGTAATACTTCAAAGCTAGTACTTCCATTAGCGCTAACTCTAAGCATTCCCACTTAGAGTATCGTTCTAATAGTTGTAACATAAGTTCCGTAGGTTTTTCAATTACTTTAGCACCTATTTCCTTTAACTCTGGAGCTACTACAACTACCTCACTTAAAGACAGTTTATAAAGTGCATCTATGTGCAGCTTTACCCATTTCTCAAACTCATATATCGACACTAGACCATAGCAGTTCGAAGCTATAGTTCTAGGAGATAATGCCCCTAGACTAAAACTCCTAGTGGTAACTTTAACTCTACCGTGTAGCTGAGCAGATACCATTAACACAAGATCTTCTTTCTCGATATCGTTCAATTTATACGGATACGTGTTTATGTACAGAAAGAACTTTCTATCTGGTAGTGACACGTTGACATCATGAACGTCATCTAGAATCAACTGCATTGCCGTAGCAAAGAACTTAGATACTTGGGAGGATTGCAACACTTCTATGTCTCTTGCCTCCCATCGTTCCTTGTACCCTGGGATAGCCATTAGGAAACTTTCGTCTTCACGTTTAGCATAGTTATCATGCGTTAGTGAATCTACTGCATCATCCCCTAACAAACTAAGTACCCCTAGTCTGGTATCGAATAAGCTATCTAGATCTAGTAAGTAGTTACTTACTAATGGACTTAACTTTACCATTTAGATTTACTCCCAGTCGACTAGTGCCATAGGACATCAGTACTATAAACACAAACCAGTGGTTTGCTTCCACTAAAGCTTCTGCTTGCTGCGTAGGGAAAACCTGAGTTCTGGTATCTGTGGGGATAGCAGCATAGAGTTTATCTGGTTCAACTGCGTCTTGATAGCGACCTTTCACGATAGTGTTGTATGTACAGCTACTACCGATATGACGACACAAATCACTCCAGTCATCCACAGATAACCCACTCAGTACTTTAAGCTCAGCTGTACATTCAAGTATAGTAGCTTGACCTTCTTCATACTCGTCTAACTTAGCCCACAGTTCCTTTAGCCCTGAATCACTGATTACGCTGGCTATGTAAGTGCCTTCACGCAAACCACGAATGAGTGCAACGAAATTTAGCTGATGCTCGTGTTCAGGATTCACTGCTCGACGATTGATAATCCAATCACAGATCTCTACTAATCTACGTGTATCGATCATAAGTTATTCCCTATGTGTGCACAGGTTAACATCGTGGATAAGTTAACCACTGAGGTAGGTCTACTGTCTTGACTAACCGCATCAGTAAGTGATGCTACCCCTGAGTTGATGAGATCTGAAGACATCTTACGATACGCCGTTTCATCACCACCACGGACTTTCAAATACTCTATTAACACAGCCTTTAAGTCATGCGAGTAAAGGATCTGTGCTTCTGGGCCAGAGATACCACTACCTTTAGACTCATTAGAAACTTGGCCAGTCAAGTCATCGATCGAATGGTCATCTTTAGGGATACTTTGTTTATCTTCTAAAGTCTGAGCTTGACGGCGTACTGGTAGTTTGATGATCAGGTACTTCAGTGGTGTTAGTTTAACTAACCCTGGATTAACAGGATCTGTAAGCCATACCTGCTCTCTGAATTCATGCCCCCACTTACGACCTAGCGCGATGTTGCGTTTAGCATCTAGGTTAGCATCTTTCCCGTTAGGTAACACTAACGGTAATACCAAGTCCTCGGCTACAATGGCATCAACCATAGCTTCGAATTGTTTATCATCTAAACTATCAAAGAACGGCACATAGAAAGTTTCATTCCCATGACCTGGACAGATAGCATCCAGGTCGGCTAAAAAAGATTTAACGAATGCTGCGCGATTGCCCATTATGCCGCCTTATTACGTTCTGCGTAAATTGTTTTCCAACGAGCACAATAATAACGCTTCTTAGTCGCCACGATAGGTACGATCATGCGCGTTTTATTTAACTCTTTGGCTAGGCCACTAGAGTGTTTAGTACCAGTTGATTTACCATCCCAGAATGCTACTACGTGAGTGCCTTTAGCTACCAATATTTCATTGCGCTTCATACCTGCACCACGATCAGTTGTACCGTCTGGTAATTGCCATACCGCTGGGATAGCTTCGAATTTATGGCCACGTGATAAAGCCCAGTCTTCTGTCATCTGATCAATACCAGGAGCATCACCACTGTAGACCTTGCGAATGTCATAACCAAAGTGAGCGATGTAACGATCCATGGTCTTACAAAAGAACTCATAGTTATCGTAATCGCGGTTTCCTACTACTACTAAAATAATTTCCATACATACTCCAAATTTTATTGACTTTTGTTTGTATTTGCATTTTAATTACCCATTGAATATTAGGGGCAGAGAACTGCCCCATGGAATACTACGCAGCTTTTTCCAAATCCTTAGAAACAGCTGTATGGACAGCGCCGATTTGTACAACATTACTAACGGCAGGTTTAATCTTGGCTTTGGCGTCTTTAGGTAACCAGTAAGGTACGTATAAGCCTAAACGCATACGAATTAAATCCATCGTACTTAAGAACGGTTTAGTGAATTTAGTCTCATCTTCTTTAAAGATCCAATACCCACGAGTGTTTAATAAGACATCCCAGTCATAACCCATGGCGATTAAATCGTCATATAGTTGTTGTGGAGTGCAAATAGCTGCTCTAGGTAGGTTAATGATCAAGGATTGAATCTGCGCTAATTCACTAGTGATTTCCATCACGCGTGCTAGTTTAGTAGATTCACGAATTCTTTGTCTCACTGTGGTGCGCTGTAGTTTGATCTCAGGAGCCAATGCCATGTAGTAATTGCGATCATTACCTTCGATACCAAAACGACCATTGTCTTTACAGTAATCGAACTCAGAGAGTCCTACTAACAAACCTTCAGTTTGAGACATTAACAGTTTGTACGGTACACCACTAGCACCATACTTACCACGCAAGTTCTGAATTGTAACTTGCATTAAGTCACTAGCAGATCCAGCATTGTCAGAAGAGTATGGATACTCAGCCAGTTTGGTAGTTTTGTTGTTCAATGGGTGAGCACTAAAACAATACCACAGGTTGTTCGGTAGGAACAAGAACTGGTTAGGCACGTATTTAAATTTTAGCTTACTGTTTAAGAATGCTAACTTAGCTTGTGGTGGAGCATAAGGGTCTAAACTTAAAGCATCATCTACGTGTGCCGTCATAATAAATGGCATGCACGCCTCTTCAGTCAACACAGGCAACTGAATCAACATCTGGTTCTTAGCATGTGAGCTACGCAGAGCTTCGATGTTGTTACCACTTTCACCAATAGCGTTAGCATCCAAGATAGTATCGACTGCTGTGATTGGAAAACGTGATACCGAATCTATCTCTACTGGAGTAGGGAACATTGCTTTGAATGGAACACCGTTACTATCCACAAAAGGTGTAGTACCCCAAGTTTTAGATTTGGCAGCGCTACACTTTTCTTTGGCGTAATCTTTGATTTGATCAAAGAACTTATCACCAGACATTACGTTAGCGTCAGTAAGGGCTAGACGACCGCTTGAGAAGAGTTCTACGGCGATTTCTGCTGCTTCAGGACTCAAGCTACTGAATAGATCGATCAGGCGCTGACGGCTCATTGAGAGCTCTGCATCGTATACAATACCAGCAGAACTAAAATAACGATCCACAATACGCAGTAAAAAGAAATGCGCTAAAGTAGACTTGTATGTGTTAGCACGACCGCCGATACCAGTGATACGAGCTAAGCCACCATTCAGAATACTTTCGCCATATGCACCCATGGTGTAACGACCGCACTGTATGTCCATCAAGCAACCTACGTTGAACAATGGCCGAATTTCTGGAGCAGTTTGAACGTTATTACTAAATGATAATTTATGCATGCTTTATCCTACATTAATGTTTACTGTATGAGATGTTTTGATCCGTACATATTATCCCAATCAAGGAATTTATCATGGCCCTTAGACCACAATTTCGTATTGCGAAGCCCATCCCGATAGACAAAATGCATTACACTTTGCTGTGTATTGGCAATGAAGCTATGGCAGCTTACCACCCTAATATCAAAATCATTAATAAACTAAGCGATACCTACGAAGGCGTCATTAGCTACATGAATGATCAATTGAACGGGTTGTCTAACATAGCTAGTGTTCTAACTATGTCTAAGATTGACAGACTTCTTCAAAAGTATCCCTATACAGAAATTATGGATATTGAGTTACCATGTATCTCAGGTCAGAGTGCTGACTGGAATACCATGATGTCTCAGTTTGAACATCACCTACAATTGATACTGGAAATGCCGGAACGTATCTTCCAACCATTTGCAGTTTATGTAGGCAGTGCTTTGAATGATCCTACTAAGCTGAACTCTGTTACTTTCCGATCTGCTTTACGCGTTGCAGACACAGCTAAACTAAAAGCTGATTACGGTCATCTAATCCGTGATGGTGGGGCTGCTAAAACTACATATGGTAACTTAGTTTCACGTAATGCGGATTGGGGTTTAGCCAGAACTCGCTTAAATGTGATCTTAGAAAAAGCTAAATCTGTACCTCCTGAATTAGTGGATGAGAAGGTCTCTGAGATCAATGGTGTTTTACGTAAGTTGTTTAAAGCCATTCAAGATCCAGGTACTAACTACCAACCTACTTCAGTCGTAATAACTGAATTTGTTAAACTCATCGAAGGTTTAGCAGAAGAAGTTACTATGTACGCAGTGTTCGTAAACCTTCTAAATCAGGCTAGTAAAGCCATGAAAGATGGTGAAGCATTACTGGTAAAAGAACTGTAAAGCGGCAAATATAAGAGAGTAGGGTGTCCTAGGACACCCTACTCTACTTTATGCGTGTTGTACGGAATACTTCCGCAATTTCAACACGTCTTTCTTAAGATCATCACTTCGAGCATACCGCATCCAAGAGGGCAACTTTTCTAACAATTGTGATATCTCATCTTCTGAAACATCACATATCGACTTACATGTCAATCCAAGAAAATTACCCTTAGCTAGCTTGGCTGGAAAGCGTAAGGCCGCTGGATTAGTTTTGGCTAACTTAAGTGCATCGTTAAGCTCCACTAAATCCTTGTAGGTCAACTCTTCCCCTTTGATAGTACTTTGGTACAACGCCATTATGAACATAATTCTCTTCATGTGCCTAGGAATAGCAAAGGCTAGAAGAGCGTATATGGCACTTTTGAAAAAGCGAGTAATTGTTACCATCATAAATCCAAATTAACATAAAGGTTAGAATACACGGACGACCATATACTAATGTCATCCACCGTTTTGATAACCACGTGAACTCGGAACGCGTTTGGCCCTTCGGTTTGTGTTAACAAATAAACCTTGGGGTCCTCGGCTGCTAACGCAACTAAGGTATTTCGGTTAGGCATATCCAGACCAACGGTTAATTTAACCTTCATCTGTTGTTCTACACCTGACAGAATACAACTTACCAGCACGTCCTTAGACTTAGTGGACTGTTTGAAGTCTTTTCTTAATTGCGATATCTCCTTCTTCTTGCTGGTTACCATCTCATATAACTCACCCGTAATATCCATACTGGTGCTGAGCTTATGAGAACCGTTTATGAAATCTTCTAACAACGCTTCTAAAGAACTGAAAATACCTTGAGTACGGAACACCAAATGAGGAGTACTGCGCTCAACTGATATAACACGATCTTCACAATCGTAGATGGCTGCGCCTTTCCTTTCTAAGTAAGTACATCCGTTTTTAAGGATATCGTCATAATTATAAGGATTAAACGCGGCATCCAAAGATACCTTAACTACGTTAGTGTAAGCGTGTTGCGTTGTCTCGTTGTGGTATTCCCTGACTTTGTCCAATACAGCTTCACGGTCTTTCAAATAAAGAACAGCGAAGGATGTATCGTTAGCGGCTTTCCCATCTATCTCATCTTCTTTGGTATTAGTACCAATGTGATAAGCGTAGTGTCCGGTACTAGTCGTGTTGTCGGTATGCGTATTGCACACGAAATACCACCTAGGGTACGCAAAAATACGATTGTGGCAAGAAGATTTATTTTCATAACCAACAGGACTGGACAACATCGTATCTTCAAACTCGATACCTTTTCTGCCAGCTATGATGGCACGACTAGCTAGACGATCAGCATTATCGTTACCTAAATCCCCACTATGTCCACGTACGTACGCCCACGACAGATCCACATAAGATTTAACATCATTATGCTTAGCTATTAAACCTTTCCATAAATCGGCATTCGGAGTAGGAGTACCATCCATTTTAACCCAACCCATGGATTCCCATTTAGGGTACCATTCGGTTATGCCTTTTAACACATACTCACTGTCTAACAGCAGATGAGCTTGCTTAGGTTTGATCTCGGCAATGATACTTAATGCTTTTTGAGCAGCTGTAAGTTCAGCTATGTTGTTGGTAGACTCAGGAATCAAACTACCGAAGCTATCTACATAAGTGATGGGTTGGTGACAGGTAACTATTTCACCTTTCTTATCAGCGCTCCAGGTACCATCCTCTTTATATCTAACCGTTGCACCATTAGTATCATAGTACCCTAGATTAGTGATTGCATTTACTTTACGATTAGCTTTGTTAAGAGGCTCTAGATTATAACTATAGCCATGGACTCCCCAACCGCCAATACCACGAGATGGCTTACAACCGCCATCCGTATAAAGGACTACACCCACATCAGTTAGCGGTTGTTCGTTTTTGTCTGTCATTTACTCACCTATAAAAGTTGCAGGACTACATTTAATATGCTATCCGAATAATTTATAACCCAGAACACATTTCATCTATCTTTTGGTTGTGTCTATCTACGGCAGCATTGTAATGTCTAATCTCTTTTAGTACCGCGGCTAAATGGTCGATTAAAGCATCTACTACTTTATCATCTGAATAGCCTACCAGCTCAGGGAGTTTAGTAATCACTATGCGATTCTGCTTCAGTACCGTAAGGCAAGGCTTAGGATCAGGAGTGGTCTTTAACTTGTACTGCTTAGCTATGAAGTCGATGTACTCACCTAGATACACGTGGTAGATCGTCAACATGGCATGGTACTGCTCCACCGTTTCTTTTTGTGTCAGTACTACATAGTCTTCTGACTTAGGTGGAGCAGATAGGGTTGGAAAAGTAGGTCTAGCGGTGGGTGTAGAGATACACCCACATAAAACAAAACAAAAAAACAATATCCAATGACGCATACGCTAGTCCTTAGTTCTCATACTTTCCAAACGTTGTCTAGCTTTTTCAGCTAAGGACTGCGGTAATGTAGGAGTAACAGTGTTAGTTGAACATGTGGGCATCGGCTTAGCATTACATACTAGCAAATCAGATGAGGTCATGCTCAACTTTGTTTCTAATGAAATGATTTCATCATCTAAATCTTTTCTAGCTTTTTCACAAACGTATAAGGATACACTCAAGTCTTGTACCTTAGATGATGGTTTGTGTGCTTCTTGTAGCTCTTTGGATATCTTATCTCTGTCTTCTATAGTAGTAGCCAGAATATATCCCAATGCAGTGATTATAAATAACAGGACAGTAACTAATCCTGGTCGTTTAACGTCATCTCTTTCAAATGAATGAGGGTGATCTTTACCTCCAACTATAAGCTCGATTAAGAAAGGCCACAATGTAGGAAATAATTTAAACAGTATAGCAGCCATAAGTAAACCCTTTTATAGGTAATTAGTATGAAATTTCAAAATTTTCTTCTAGGAGCAGACCATGCGCAATCTTAGTGCGTTTATCTCAATGAACGCAATGAATGTAAACCTATTAGGCGTAACCTCTCCTATAGGTGAACTGTCAAGCTATGCCACAACCTTTAGCCGTGAAGTAGGCAAATACGGTAAAGTAGCTTACCCTGATGTATTTATGCACTCGTTCGATAGCAAGCTGGATGGCGTCCACTCCGTTGTCCCCGATGCGATGGTTGCTAAGATTCTGGCCATGGGGCAGTTTCTTTTCAACACTTCTATAGACGGCAGTCTATCAGACAATAAAGAAAGTTGTCAACAAGCAATTACTGCTGAGTTCGCTACAGACCTCGAAGTTCTAACTGTTGGCGCTATGGAAACTAACGGTATCTACTGGTTACCTACTTACGTTTTCTTTAAAGTTTTAGGTAGTGACAACCTCTGTCGTGTTTGGTTTAGTGATCCAGCTTTCCGTGCTCAGTATGACATCAATGAAATCATGGTGATCCCTCCAGTGATCCCTATGGATGACTTACATAAAGAGCGTGCTATTGCATTAGCTAAGTTAGATGGCATCAGCATTCACGATATGATTACTCGTGAGGGTATTCTAACTGGTGAGATCCCAGAAACTAAACTGCACACTGTAGAGTACGATTGGGTAGATAAGAACGATCCATCTATTCGTGTACCTACTCCATTTATGGTTGCCATTTATGGTGCCAGTGGTATTAACGATGACTTGATTCGTCAAGCATTAATCGATCACATTTTAGCTAACAGTGCATTTGATAGAGATGAATGGGAAAAGATTTTTCCTGATTTGTTCCGGCCTACGGAATTTTACATTGGGCCTATTTGGGATCGTTATAGTTTACCTAATAACACAATCTCTGCTGGTTTGTTTAGTCCTGTGTTCCCGATTCGTGATACTGCTAAATACGCTGGTAGTTTCTTCCCAGCGATGGACAAAGCGTACTTAGATGCTAACGTAGCTACAAGTACGACTGTCTTTAAAGGTTTAGCGTTTATTGCTATTGGTAACCCACGTAACCGTGGTAACCTGTTCCGCTTTGAAGACCTATGGCCTAACTACATTAACTTGAGTACTAGCCATGGTGACTTTGATCGTATCCCTCCAGTAACTCAGAAGTTCATCATTAAGTTAATCACCATGCTAGAAACAGCAGAGAATTTAACTGAGTACTCTGAGATACCAACAGGGATGACACGTATCACTCGTGAAGGTATTCGTTATTTGGCTTCTAGTTACAACAAGGTAATGTACTTGGTGGCACTAAAGTCTAACCCAGTAACAGAACCTGAACCTGAAGTACCTGGTCCTCAGTAGGAGTTAACTCATGAGAATGACACCACCGATACAATGTAGGGGGCGTTACGTCCTAAGAACTCCTTGGGAAGCAGTTCCTACAATGGTGTACACTACCATAGCTCTAAGGAAGTTCAGGGACATAGAAGAGTTAGGAGACGATGTCTTTGAACTCTATTATGAACCAATGCTCCTATCTAGAACTGACTATGCTGCTGATGCCAGAGATGGTGCGGTTATTGTAACTCTAGTGGATGAAGTGGGTAATTACATTTATGTACCTGATACATATATCGTAAGATACCCAGACATGGGGGATGTAAAATACCAACATGTTATCTTATCCATAAGCATGGGAGCTATTCCTGAATACGTGCCGTTAGATGCACTTAAACAGATGATTAGTTCTCTAGCTAGTGACATGATCGGTGTCAGTAACGTAGTATCAGAACACATCGGGCCAAGTAGATCATTGGTAACTCCAGAGCAACATGAGTTAGCAGAAGCAGCTAGAACAGCAGCTATCGTTATGCGTACAAGTGAAAGATCTGAGTTATTGAAAGAAAAAAATAAACGCATTGCCTTAGAAGAGCAGAATCTGGTATTGATTCAAATCCTCCGAGACAATGGCTTATTACCTCCATAGACAGCATAGCAGAGGAGCTCCTAGGAGCTCCTCTTATGCCGTTTATCTGTTACTAGTACTCTAGGTCAGGTGCGTCTACTTCCTCTGGACAAGGTTCAGTAGAGGCATCAGTGAAGGGTTGATGTTTTAACCAAGTTTCCAATACCCATAGTAAGGTTAACGTTTCTTGATACTCTATTAAAAAAGAATCGTTTGTCTCGGCAATTTCCCCAAGTTTTTTATGCTGCTGAATTAAAAGCTGTAGTTCAACTAACATTTCTCCTATTATTTTCCTAGTGCTTATGCACTTTGGTAGACTGTAATTGCGCCCTTTCTGCAACATGTGGGCTAGCTCATTCCAAGACAAAGATATAGATTTATGGATACGCCCTAACGAGGTATTTAACAGCTGATTAACCCCCCAGCGCTTTTGCTGCATAATCTGTTTAGTGGTAAGCTCGTGATTTGCTGTCCTTATTAATCTGAGTTTACGTCGGGGGAGTTCTCTCTGCACATAAGACGATACATCTTCTATCATCTCATTGGCTGAGTTGAGTTCCGCGGAATCGTCCTTGTCCCCACTACCATTTATAAAGGATATATTACTCATAACCTCGCGTAAAGTATCCTCTGGATTAACTTCATGCTCTTCCTGTACGTGTTTATACATCCGTAAATACCACTTAGCCGTGTAGTGGCATTCTATTGGGTTGGTACAGAATGTGAACAGTTCTGGATGCGCTTTAGGGTTACCTGTGTCTGCTATATACTGCATAGTTTTATAAGGCACTTCCAACACTTCCATTGCCCCACTACTAGGCTTAGCATATATATCCACATATACATCTAAAGCACATTTATCTTCCTTAGTAGATTGATCCGCAATATACAGTTTCCTATTACAACACCACGCTACTAAACAAGGGGCATATACCTCACATTCATAGAACACCGTAAGGTAATACTCAGCTGTAGCTTTAACCTGCTCGTGGGTTCTACAGAGGATAAACAATGAACCTAGATAAGTATCATTGTCTACCACCTTAGCACCACTTACGATCTGATTTAAGTGTACTATCACCATTGGTACAGGATCCCTAAAGTTCCAAGTTTCTTTAGGAGGATCACTCAAGGAACGTCTAACATTATTAGACGAGTTTTCCTTAATCATAGGTAACGTAGACTTTACGTTTTGCATTCTTAACTTTTCTGATTTACGCTTTTGTTTTTGCTCTTCTAAGGATAAAAACTTGTTATAGCTTTTATCTCTAGCAAAGTCATTACGTAACAAAGTGTGCCATAGGCACACAAAGAAAGTAGTTAATATATCCATTAATTACTGCCCCCAGTAGGATAAAAATGTTTTAGGTGGTTCTTTAGAAGTTATCGAGTTCTCCATACCTTCGGATGTAAACGTTCTAATTAAATCTGCTATGCTGTTAGGTGGAGTAGTCCGTGCGTCTACTTCCACCTCAACTACACAGAAATGCTCCATATACCACGCAGCGGTATAATGCCGTTCTAGTGGAGTGTTACATAAAACGAAGTACTCCTGTAGAGATTTAGAATCCCCACTGTCGTGCACGAAACCTAACTTTTTATAGCTGGGAGGTTCAAGGTCTTCGGCGATGGCTATTGGCCTGGCATACGTGTGAATGTAGATATGATCGGTTATGTTGTCTAACTCGGTAATTTCACATTTCACTTGTTCTTCTCTATCCCTAACCCACAACGTGATAGTATCATTCCACTGGCTAGGGTTGTCTAATAAAGAAAGGTAATACTCAGCTGTAGCGATCACTTGTTTTTTAGTCTTGCAGTTTACAAACAGGTCATATAGGTAAGAACTTTTAGTAACAGTTTTAGTACCTACCATAACCTGATTCAAGTGTACTATAAAAAAAGGAATTGGAAACCCTAAGTACACTAAACCAGATCTACTTGGACAAGGGCGTCTACTTTTAGAGAATGAATAATAAACATTTTCTAAAGCCGATTTAACATTACGTCGTGCTTTCTTTTCTGATTTGCGTTTTTGTTTTTGCTCTTCAATTGCAACAAACTCTTGGTAGCTTTGTTCAATAGCAAAATCATTGCGCATCAAAGTGTGCCATAGGCACACAAAGAATTTAGATAGCAGTTGCATAGCAAATCTCCTTACTTAGGGATGCCTCTGAATTTCAGATAAGTTGCGGTTAGGGCTTTATCGTAACAGTGGAACTTACCATCAGCATACCAAATCTGCTTTAGTAAATAATTGGCCGTCGTGATAACTTTATCTGTGTCGTACACACCAGATGGTAATTGGCAATAAGTAAATAAGTACTTTGCCAAAGTATCTGATTCGTTTACTGTGTGGCTTACTAGGGTAGCGTGTAACATGTTAAACAAACGCTTAGCCTGCGTAGGTGTTAACACAGGTTTCCGATAGTTCTCCAGCTCCTTAGGAGAAACCAGATTAAGTTTAGGGATGGGGATCTTCTTACGGGTAAAAAATGCGATCAATCGTTTTAGCATACTACATTCTCTTCTATTTAATTTGCAGACATTTGTTGGCTCCAGGGGTGACTAATACACCTGTAGGATCCATCACGTTAACATCTGCATGGGTTAAAGTTTTATAAGTGGATTCAAAGTGACTAATAACAAATACTTGACATACTAGCCCTGCTTCTATTAACAGCTTAACATAGTTGTACAAGTTGGCTCTATGGGTTTCATGGAAACATCTACCGACTTCATCTAGGTATAATGGATACTTACCATAACCTAGGTAGTGTCTGGCCACCATCATAAACACAAAGTCGATTAACTCCAACTCACCTTCACTAGCTTCAGATACATCGGCACTTCCATTTTGATTATCCTTAGACTGTAATGGGAACTTGTAATTAAGATCAGTAGAGTCCATACCACACGGCATAATAAACAGTGGGGTAGTCCATACTTTTCTGATCAAGTCATTTAGTTGAGCAGTAAGAGTTTTAATGAATCCTAATAACACGTCGGCGATCAAACCACTTGAGGGTGAGATATGTTCGATCAACATTTTATATATTTCATTATCTTCTTCTAGCTCTACTTTTGAAGCGTTTAAATGTTTTAAGATAGCTTCCTTGGACTTAACATCTGAAATGGTTTCATTCAGTTTAGCTAGTTGTCCGTATAACACATCTAGCTCTGCTGTCAACATTACATCTAAATCAGTTAGAAGCTTTTTCTTACTAGCCTCTATGAACTTATCCATAGCTACTAGAGTAGACTGGTAAGTTTGTTTCAAAGTTTTATAATTGCGTAAGGTATCCTCTACTTGTACTTTTTGTTTAGCTAAGACATCTACTTGTAAATGGCCTTGTTCAATTTCTTTTTCTAGTTCTTGTAACCTAGTGCGAACAGATACAGTATTAGACTGCTCTTCACTACGACGACGTTCTAGAATACTGGTGTTAAGTTTTATTTTTTCCTCTAACTCAAGTTCTTCTACTCGTTTTTGTACGTATGATACACACTTAGGTAATATATACCTAAGTTGCTCTGGAGTATTGAAAAACATCCCGCTAGTTAACACGTAGTCAATAAGAAAATCTAACTCAGGGAAATTCCTTTCTAACCCTAACAGATATTCAAACTGACGGTTCCATTTAGCACAATCAGTTATCCAGACTTCAATGTCAGCTAACTCTAACTTTTGGTTTTCTATTAAACTAGTAGTGCCTTTGATGAAAGCTTCCACTCTAGCCTTTTCAGTCTCATCATGATTTAACAACCATTCGTGACCGCACTTACCACAGTTAACTTTAATGGCATTGTTAAGTTCATCTAGTTTGGAGTGAGCTCTAAGTAAGAAGTTTTCATTCTTAGCTATCTCTATACCCAACTGATGAGCAGCTAATCGATTACCTTTTTCCTTCTCTGGATTAAACAACGTTTTATCTGGGTTAGGAGTTACATCACTTAGGTTATCTAAGAACCCGCCCATGATAGCTAGAAGCGTTTTCTCTCCTTGAACTGGCAACTTAGGTTTGATGAAACCTTTGCGATCATAACCACACTTGAGAAATCTACGGAAGGTCTCAGTTTCTTCTTCTATCTCTTCGTTAGTACGCCCATCGGAGTAAACTATGTTACTCAGAATTTCTTCACAACGTTCAAACTCCTTTAGCTCACTAGTCAATGCTTGAGATGCTTTAGCGTGAGCTATCGTAATGGCATCTAATTCCAATTCTAACGCTGGATTATACTTTTCCCTTACCATGGCCTTCTGTGCTACTAAAGTCTTTCTCAGGCTTTCCGCAGAGCCTTTAAAGTTACTTATAGTTACCTCAGTGGAAGGATCCACAGGACTGTTAGTTTTTAAGTTATGCAGTTGCTGGATAGTAGCGATTAAAGCTTGTGACTGCTCTTGTAAGGATTCAACGACTTCAGGAGGTAGTAGTGCTGCGGTAGTCTCTACTATCTTCGTAGCGGTGTGCTTAGAAGCTCCTGCAACGTTTCTAGACTGTACCAATAAGTCTTTATATAAGTTGATAGCATAACTCACATCGTTAGGCGACAGTTTAACTAACCAGTCTTTTCTTTGTGCCGTAGTCATGCGAGTAAATTTTAGTTTTCCTAACAGTAGCGCATGTATATCGCTGGTGTATTGGAAATGCTGTTCTACTAACATTTTCTGTACGGAAAAGGTGTGACCATCGTTAAGTTCTACGCCATCTTTTAAGAACGAATGGTATGGCGAGCTTTCGAAGTTACTTATGAGCTCATACTTAGATTCGTTAAATTCAGCAATGACGTGCTTGGAACCTCCTTTCCTATAGTTCTTGGGAACCCCTGGTAACACGGACATTTCTTCTGCTAAGGTACTTTTACCATAACCGTTGGATCCTAAGATCAACTGCATGGGTGACTCTGGTGTGTAGACAACCTCCATAGTACCTTTAGACAACAAACGACGGTTTTTAACTAAACGCAAATATAGAATTTTTAATATAGACATTACAGATACCTATGTGAAAGGTTACATTTAATGTGGACGTCTAATAAATTATGATAGGAGACAGCGATGACTGCTGAAAATCAATCTAAACTCAGATTATACTCTTACGGCAGAGTGGCTGAAAATAAACCTACCAGTACAGATGTGGCGTTAGTTATCCCTATTGAGATTCTACCATTATTAGATGGGGAGTTAGCAGTAGAAGACACCGAACTAGAAACAACTGGTGTAGATGAAGAAGGGAAAACTTATACAGTTAAGATTGTCACTAGACAAGCTATTAAATGTAAATGGTTGCAATGGGGTAGTAACCGCAAGTCGTCTCCTGACGTGCGTAGAGACGAGCGTGTAGCGATTTATAGATTTGCCGATAGCGACTTATTCTATTGGGTTAGTTTGGGCTTAGACGATCACCTACGACGTTTAGAGACTGTTATATACAGGTTCAGTAACTTACCTGATGGTTTAAGTGATGACAAACTAGATATTGACAACTGTCACGTGTTTGAGATCAATTCCCATAAGAAGCTGATCAACTTAACTACGTCCAAATCTAATGGTGAAGCGTTTAAATATACTTTCCAGTTTAACTTAGCTGAAAGTTGCGTAACTTTATCGGATGACGACGATACCTGGATCGAATTAGACAGCTCTGAGACTAAGATAACTTTACATAATAGAGATTTAACCGAGGTCTCTCTTAATAAAAGAAATATCCACATGTACGCACCGGATGACTTCATCTTTAAGTGTGATGCTAATTACACTCTAGACGTAGGTGGTGACTTTACGACTACTGTCGGTGGTAATTACAAAAACATCGTAGAAGGTAACGTAACTTATAGATGCGTTGACTGGTTTAATAAGTCTGATACGTTTTTAGTAGACAGTCCTACTGCTGAGTTTACTGGTTCTCTAAAGGTGACTGGGGGGATTACAGGAGGTGCTGGTCTGGACATAGCTGGCTCTAGTACCTTTGAGGGGCCAATGACTGCAAATGGTATTACCTCTAGTAAAACCATCCAAGGACCTCGTGATTCAATCTAAAAAAATAGGAGCGCAATGCTCCTATTTTTGCCGTCTCTTAACTTTAGAAGTTAGAAGGTATGGTTGGGTTAGATCTTACTGTAACAGATTTGCCGCCAGTATCAATAATTAGGTTAGTAGTCACTTTAGGAGACTGTAGTAACACTAATTCTAATTGATGGTAAGCTATCACAACCCAGTCAGGTAACCCAACTACGTTAAACATGGCATGATAATCAGATACGTTCATATCGCTGCAAGGTGCCCTCTTTTCAAGGGCACATGCAACACTAATGAATGGCATGTAGTTCACCATATTAGAAACGTTATCAACCGTTTCTTGCAAGCTATGGTTAGGATTAGCTCTCCAAACCAATGCTGCTACTGCATCATTAACAGTTGTTGTAAGGTTAATGGGAGGATTATACCCCATCGGCTCTGCTCGTATTTCTAATTTGGGCATCTCTGCATCCCCTAGTGTTCGTTTAGCCACCACATTAACCAATTCATTAATTTGGGTAATGATAGCTTCTCGCAGTGGTATCATTAGTTGGATACTAAGTACACCAGTCACAGTAGGGAATGTATTCCCAGACAGTTCATATGTACACTCAGCAGCATAACCAGTAAACGCTACTTCCTGCACTTTTATCAGAACTTTATCAGTCGGCAATAAATCTAAACTCTGAGCGTTTTGTATGTCCGGGTATTTAGTGATAAACTCAGAAAACACTAAGTGTTCTTTGGCATTAGATTTAAAATCTAGTGTTAGTCGATTGCTAGCTAGTTTTGAGTTTAGGGCATCTCCCCAGTAATACTCACAACTTCTAACCGCACCTGACTTCCTGAGTACCGTAGGTAAGAACTTACCCACTAAGTCTAAAGTATCCTGAACAGCAAAACCAGCTAACCACTCAGTGTTAGAGTATGTAGCAGTTGGAAATAACCCGCCGAAAAAGCGCAAAGCGTATCCAACTACTTCTGTGCTACCATAGCAGTATAAAAGAAATACATCATAATGGTAGTTACAACCGTACTCACCTCGTTTAAATTTGTCTTGTCCTAATTTACGTAGAACATTAACCCCAGATAACGTTGGGTTAAACATAAATAACGCCATGACGTAATCTAAGTCTCTAACTGAGATACCTTCGTCAAGACATAGAGATTCCCCAGGGCGCATTCTCTGAAGTTCATTAATTATTCCGTAATCCATAACCCCTCCTAGAATGGTTGGCTTAATATGTATCTGGAGGTTTTATCCGGATAGTTAAAACTCACAGACGCCAACTTAAGTTTGTTGTCATTAGAGAGTCGTAGATATTGGATCAGGTGGAAAATAGCCAACAGATCTGGATATTTATACCCTACATCCTGGAACATGTTAACCACATCATCCATTTCTGCATCTGTACGTACCAATGCAGTACCTTCCACATTAACAATTGGGGTTATGAAAAACGAACCTTTAATGTTAATTATAAACTCTTCTAAAGTACCATAGTCGGTGCAACTAAAGATCAGTGCAGCTACTAAGTTTTCCCAGATACTATCAGTTTTTGTGGTTTTGATGGAATCTGTGAATTCATCTCCATCGAAACTAGCTGATGGCAACGGCAGTAGGGGTAATACTGGCAGTGGATATAACGCGTGTAAGTTAACTGGTTTTCTTGTAGAAGAGTTACGTGTAGCCAAATTAACCTGGAATATAAAACCTATCTGCGGAGTGTCACTTTCCGAACATATGTAAATGTCTAGTAAGTGGATTTTATGGTTAGGGTTATCTATATCGAAATCGGCATCTACTAAAACGCCTACTTCGGAGTCGTGGTTACGACGTAGTAGTTGATGTAACGTATATGCATTAATTGGTAAACTAATGATCTCTTCTACTGGTGCACCAGCACCTTTGTATACATAAATTACTTCCGCCACAGATTGGAAATTTTCGGTTATGTAAACTTTACCATCTTCTAGCTCCCACATAGGGTAGTCGCGCTGTAGGACGTTTGCTACCACTTCAAATAATTCTTTTCCTATAGCGCCTGAAGCTAACCCTGGTATATCTAATGGGTCAGTTACGTGCTGGACATCTGCTTGTACTTCGGTTAATACAAATGACGCGCTTAAGTTAACTACTTTATTACCTTTCTTACCTGTAGGTACAAAACTTAGTCTAAAGGTAAAACCAATACACATTACGTCATTGTCATCTGCGTATAAACGTATATCCATTAAAGCTACGGTGTTATTTGGGTTAGTTAAATCGACGTCGATGTCTACAGGGGCACCAACCCCAATTAGACTATCCAACTTTATTAGCGCGCGGACTAACCAGGCATCTACTGGTAATGTAATCCATTTCCAATTTACTTTAGCTTGGCTCTGAGCAGATTGTGCCACGTAAACTTTATTACCTACCAGTTCCCATAAGGGAAAATGCGCTTTTAATATTTTGTTTACAGCTGCTAATTCCGCAGGTGAAGTCATTTGTAAAACTAAAGCATCTGTTACTTTTGTCATTGTGGTATTCCTTTTATTATAAAAAGTGGGTTAGTTGTGTCTAACCCACGGAGTGGTATTTAACTTATGCGTTTGATTTCGGTAAAGCTTGCTCGCATGCGGTCAAGAGTAAACGTGAATTCTAGATCTGGAAATATGCCGTACTGCTCTTTTCCATTTAAACGACGAATTTCTAACATGTAGAATAAAGCGGTTAACAAAGGAAACTTATCCCGCCACTTGGCAAATAGTTCTATAGCTACGGATACATCATCTGGGATTTTACTCACATGGCAATAGAACACAGTTTTAATAGTTGGCGTTATATTAAAAGCAGCTTTTAAACTGTTCATGTACACATTTAAATCCGTAGGTTGTGCACAGTACCAAAGCAGCACGCTTACTAACTTTAACCAAATGTCTTCATCTGTTAATGGAGTTTCAACTACAACCTCTGTGTTTATTTGCTCCCTTTCAGAAGTTGTGAGGATTAGTTTACCGTTATCATTCACTGTAGAACTAGTGATACGCACATCTGACGTTTCTGGTTCTAAGTCAACCATATACTCCATGTGATGCAGACTTTTAGCTTTAGAGTGATTGTTTTTGTAATAACTAATGATGAATCGGAAACACAGTTGTCTAGTAGGTAATAGATCAATGCTTACCAGAGCAATAGTTTCATCTACTATTCCTGTACGAATAGCATCGTCTTCTGGACGTAACTTCACCCCATGACCGATTGCTAAATTTAAAGACACGTCTGTACGAGTGCCCGTGTTTTTGTACACTGGGAAGTTTTCCACGTCTACGGAGACTAACCCGTGGTCACGTCTCCAACATGGGAAATTGTTAGATAACTCAGCATCTAACGCTCCGATGTCTTCGGCTGTGAAGTTATCTAAGTTTACTACAACTGGGATGTTTTTACGAGTGTGCGGTTTAACAATTTTAGTAGCCACTTCAGTATTCCTTTTATTATTTTGAGTTTCTTGTGCTACCCATGGGTATTCCATGGTAACAAGATGTGATTTAGTATGCTCCCCACCGTAATGCATAACCTCTATTCTACATATTACGGTAATAGTGCATTTAATTGGAGCATAATTTTTTAACTCTATGCTGCCTGGTTTTATACAGACACTAACTAAACCAATAGTGTTATTTGGGTGTTTGCAATTTACTTCCGCTAGAAAATCTTGCTCCTCTGTTTGATTGGCGGTAGATAAAATTAATTTGCATAATTTAAACGGCAGCGATAAGATTCCACTATTACGGTACCGTTTATTTTTATACTCTGGTTTGACAATGATGTAATTCTGGCAGATTTCCCAAAACTCTAACTTAGGTAAGATTGAGTCTTCCACAAATTTAAGCTGGGCTTCTGTGAAGCGTGGATTGTTACGGTTAAGGTCAAGCACCAACGTGTTACCAAGAGACATAACGGCATTCCTTTTATTTTAATACATGACAAAACTAATCTAACAACTCGTGGTTAAAATCTGCAAACATAGCGTCTGGAAATATCTGTAGCTCGCAGGTATATCGGTATTGAGCACCTACTTCCTCGCCAATATCACTTACCATAGCACGGTATTGCTCATGTAGTTCCAATGCATTTTTATTGGAAATTACACAATTTAAAGTGTGTACGTAAGCAAAGAATGCAATCCAATCCTCACTTGTCATATCACGCGGGTCATCTACAGAGATCGTAAATGAAGTACAGTGCAATTTATCTAATTGCTGTATGTTGGCTAAAGCTTCTTCTTTGGTTATAGACTTTACTGCAAGTGCCCAGACTGCGGCTAAAAATAGATCTGTGTCAGACGCTTTTTCGGGAGTGTTTTGATTTTCCATTATAGATTCCTAATTTGATGTGACGGCATAGAGGGAGACCGAAGTCTCCCCAGGGATTATTTACCAGAGAATGTCCAATACCCACCACCTTGTCTAGACAGGACGGTATCGGCTTTATTGAATAATTCACTAGTTGCAATTTCGTGAGGGACAGATGAGCTCACTAAAGCATGAGCTTCTAAAGTAGCTACTCTAGGTAAGGCAACAAACCCTGTATAAGTAAGTACTTTTTTACGATTGACATAAACCGTAACCTCAGTCTTCTTCGTGTTAACCACTACGCGTAAAATGTTAATCACTTTTACTTTACGCATAGCTTCTTGCGCTTGTTCTACGGCAATAGCATTTTGACCTAGTAAGGCTTTAAGTACAGCCATAAGCACATTAGTCTCAATAGATCGCGGTATATGGATTAAGCTCATGACTGCTCCTTAATGGACAAACGTTTCTTCGTGGAAGGTGAACGTACAAGATACACTTGAACGAGACACCGATTTAAAAACAATAGATATCTGCAATAGATCATAACGATCCACTGTGTCTAGCAGTTTTGCGATGTTGGCTATAAAGATTTTACTAACCCCCATGTAGTTAGCTTCAGCGCCAGCTTCTATTAAGCTTTTAGCACTATCCCACCAACTAGCGTATTTATACGAGCCCAAGTCACGATGTAAAAACTTAGGCTTGCGATAAGGTACAGCTATCCAACCAGCTCGTTCAGAACTAGCTCTTCTGAGGTCTCTCCAGAAAATAACATCACCACCTTTATCTAGCGCTTGACGAGTGACTTCATTAATGCTATCGAAGTCTTTAGCTAGAAAGAACTTGTGCGCTAACCCTATAAATCTAGGTAAGTCATCCTTACCTAGATGCATTACTAAAGCTTCCATACACGAACCTTTTATTTTAATTGTGTTTATCAAATCTTGCCATCATGTTGATGTGGGGTTGGTGCAAAACTAGGAACAACCTTAGTCTTAATCTCACAGATGTCGAGTTCTGGACGGAAGACAATTTTACCTTTTAAGTGTGGATTATAGCGCACCTGTTCTATTCTAACAAACAGATTATTAACCACAGGTAAAGTGTCTGCCATGAGTCGATAGATCTCGAGGGTATCATTATACGTTAGTGGAGCTTTGTTAATCTTAATTTTTACTTTTTCCGTAGGCCATTTAAACTCACTGATATACTGAGCTAAACTTACGTTAGGAAGTTCGGCTAACCAAAAGAGCGCCGCTAAAGAATCTAGTTGATTCTTTAGTTTTTGTTCGATGGTATCTAATTGGTTAGCCAAAGCAGCAGCCCCTTGGTTAACAGGATCGGTTTTAGGGACAGCTCGCATAAAGTATGGTGTACGTTCCATACCTTCTGGGACCGTGAATTCCAACTTAATTTCTGGGCCTGGTTTAGGTTGCATATTTGCACACAACCAATCTGGGCTAGACTCACGCTTAAGATCGACTACCATCTGGATTGGAACTATATCGCTAGCTCCGTTATCTGGGTTGTAAATGAAACGAGTGGTAGTAGTTGGGGAAATGTTACCAAGTTCATAATAACATCTAGCACCACTTTTTTCCCAACCTGGATACTGCGCATTTAAAAACTCGATTACGTTAGTAACACTTAACTGTAGATCGAAGTCTCTTAGAAAGTGTTCCATTAGGCACTTTGGTTTATCGGCTTGATAGAACATAATCCCAATAGCGTCATTGGTGGTGTTAATTATTTCTTCTGCAATTTGTACTTTGTCCACAGGTAGATTTCCTTTTAGTAACGTGCGTTGTTTTTCATCGAGCTGGGTGATAGTTACTGCATCGACTGGTCTGGTTGGAGGATGCACAACAACACGTATTTGGGTCGGTGGTGTATGAATAGTAACAGTACCCTCACTTCTAAGATATTTGTAGCAACCTTTTAATTCAGGTGAGTGATTACCTAACTCGTATGAAATGTAACTTTTCACCTGAGGGTGGGCATATGGAAGTAAATCTATCAGCTTGTGGACTTCGCTAACACTTATACCTAGAGTGAAGGTTTTTAGATATTCCTCTAAAGAGGATTTAGGAGCACGTAGTGGATGCAGTAGTGTTCCTATCGCTCTAGTAGTGTCTAGTATCACTTTCTCTGATATCAGGCTTTGTTTGATTCGAGCTGCTAATTTCTTTGCTCTATTTACTTGTGGGTTCATGGTACATTCCTTTTGTTTTTAGAGATAACGGGAGGGTTTATCCCCTCCCTCTAGTATTAGTTTTAAATCTCTCTTTATATATAAACAGCATAGACGACTACGTCGTAGGAGAGCCTTCAAGATATAAAGATACATAAATATAGAGACTCTGTGTAAAATAAAACACATTTTACATTTTAATCTATTAAATAGAAAATAAACGCAATTGGGATTACCATATAAGTAAAACTGTTAATATACTTAAGCCACAGTTGCCCAATCTTAGTAGCCATCATCTTTGGATTCAAAACAGCTAAGGTATTAGACATAAGGAAAAGACAGAACAGCAACTTAAAACTCACTGACCACGATAGTAAGGGTAATAAGAAAAGTGCTATAACTACTGCTCCTACCATAGGAGAAGATCTAAGGCGCACATCAGAATAAGCTGTTTTAATGTTGTACCAACAGACGATCAGGTAAGATAAAACTAATAGTATTGTTAACGGAGTGGTTTGCATCTAAGTGTTCCTTTTATAATTAGGGTAGTACACCAAAATAATATATACTTGCATATATTTGCAAACGGCATACAGGAGGAGCTAAGCTCCTCCTAATTATGCTGTCTAACTAAAGTAACGCTGCCAGTATGTTCGACAATCGCGTCGTACCCGATTGAACCAACCGTTAGTGAACTTCTCATTAGCTTCACGTTTCTCACTGATGTCTACGTAGTGATACGTCTGCATGCAGAACATCACATACTCAACGTTACTTAAGTTTTCATCAGACATCCTCAAACACGTTTCTAGCGTCCGGTATGTCTTATCCCCCCATCCTCCATCAGGATTAAGATCTGGCCACAAGCTTCCACGCTTGTTCATAACGTTTAGGATGCGCTGTAACGAACGAACAGCATTTGCCCTACCTGCGTTAATCCCAAAGTCGAACATGCGCTCTGCGAGCGAATCAGAGAGGATAAGCACACTATCCAGTCCCAGTCTTTGCCACCAACCCAAATCATAAATCTCATAAGCCAATTCACGTGGCATGGTACGCATGTCACCATTCCAGTTGTACTTAGGCCACAAGTGTTTCCACTCTAATGAAGTTTCTTGGGTGATACCATGATGGGTAGCTTTACCTAGGTCATCAGGGTCATCCACATGACCAGCTTCTACAGCTGTTTTGTCTTTGATGATTTCCCATTTAGTTAATTTTGCCATTTACTGCTCCAATGTGGTAACTCGGTCTTGTAACGAACCAAGAGCCAAGTTAGTTTGAGTCGAGGCCGACAGTAGTGCTAAAATTTGGGCTTGGACGTTAGCTAACTGAGCTAAGAGTTGTTCTTTCAAAGCCACATCTCCATACTTGACAGCCTCAGTTAAGTTGTCGATGGAGTCAACTACTGCTTCCATACCGTACCAGTCTGCTACGTCATGTAGATGAGGAGCAGGAGGGAACAGTACAGGCTTATCTAGAATGTCATCCCAGATAATGCTTCGACCATCTAACTGTAGAGCGTCAATCATCTGCTGAATGGCTTCTACGTTCATAGTCCAGTTATCACCGATGGTCTGGTAAGTATACCGGAACTCATCTGCGTATAAAGGATTATTTACGTAGATCAAACTACAGACTAATTTGCCACTAACCCGTGTGGCTTTTTGGTTCATTACCAGAATCTGATAATCTACCCCTGGCTCTAACAGTTTCCCAGTAGCCACATGCCATAACTTGAACGACTCAGCAAAGAATGGCCCATAGCTAGGAGCAAAACCACGGTTATTAATTCTGGGTAGAAGTTTAACCTCATTGGATACTAAGTTGGTAGGGTTAATACCAGTTAGATCCTCTGGGTATTTTAATATATCTGCCATCGTGGGCCTCTTAAGTTAATGTAACAATTGCACGAGTCCATAACCATCCAGAGTACACAATCTCTCCAGTAAGGTCGTTACGGACATCGATGATACCGTACCATCTAGTTTCACGAGTACCCGGAGAATTATTCCTGGGAATCCTGCATTCAATTCTAACATACCGTCTAACGTTAGCCTTCTGCCAAACGGAGGTAATGTTTACATCTTGACTACCAACTATTATTGTGGTTACATCCCTACAACGTAAGGAATAGTTAGCCGCATTAGCTCCGGCTGGTAACCACCGTCCAGATCGGTTAAATCCAGCGTTAACGTTATTAACGTCTTGCCAAGTACCATCAGTATTAAAGAAGGTTTCTTTAAGTGTCCAAGCCTCCCCGTTGTTGTTAACCGCCACATACGACTGTATCCCATATGTGTACTGCCCTTCAGGGCTAGCCCACAATCCAGGAGGTGGAGGTGGAGGTCCCACTATACTCAACGTGGGTACCAGTTTAATAACTCCAGATGCATAATCCAAGTGATTACTTTTCTTTCTTACCGTTAAAGTGAACTGCACCCAACAAGTGGTGTCCCCGGTGGGTGCAGATTCATCTACGTTAATTTCCATGCTATAAAGCAAGGCTTTTTGATCGAAAGAAGATAAGTCTGGCAATGTAGACCAGAGGTTAACGGCTCCAAACGTTAGTATGGAGCCAGATGAAGTCAGAGCGGAAATCTGATATTCATAGTCACTTGAAGTAGCATTTGTTGGTATTAAGGCGGCCTGTTTTTTCTGTGTGTTGCTCATGGTGATGAGAACATCCTTGTAATAAGAATATTCAACACTACAGTGCGTGCCCATGATACGCGACATACGTTACTCCTTATCTGTGTGAGGTAGCTGCAACCACCAATTGACCAGTAATTATCTCACCGCTAACGTTGTTACGGATTTCTACTGTGCCAGCCCAACGACCGTTGTTATCCGGTTCACCAGCAGGCGGACGGTTAATAGAAAATGTAATTATCCGTTTAGCGATCAGTGACTGCCAAGTACCATTAATCGTAGCCGTTGAACCATACGTGGCTATACCAGTGGCTCTAATGGAGTAATCGTTACCAGAGGTTGGGGCAGCAGCCCATCGTCCATCATGTTGCTGAGTATTCATTCCATTACCAGCCCAGGACCAGGTCCCGTCACTAAAGAATGTAAATTCCCAGTCTGCCACTAACCCGTAAGTATCACCCCGAAAACTACCAATCCAGTTCTTGTAAGAAGTTTGCACTTCCACAGATGTGGTGTGATAGTAAGTGCCAGCCCAATTCTGAAAATCAGGTCTAGGCCACAGGGTTAGATTAGGAGCAACGTAGTTAATGCGGTTAGTAAATGTAACAGTAGGGTAAGTGAACATTAAAGCTGGTTGAGATTTCACTCGTACTGATATATTCAACTTACCTACGCCAGTTACAACATCCCCCACATTCTTAGTGGTGCGGTTAGCACTATAGAACGCCACAAACTTCAGGTCAGTTACGTTAGCCCATGTGCCAGGCGGCAATACCGCACCAGGGAGATAATACCCTGCTTGGAATTTCCCGCCTACCTCAGAAACAATATCATATTTCCATTCGAGGTCATCCACATCCCAGTTACTTGGAGTGAACCTAGCATCCACAACGTTGTCAATTTTACCTGGTACCACATCAGAGCCATAGTAACTGTGTTTGTTTAAGAAACTGTTTACCCCGCTATCGTTTACAGCAATTTGGTAACCAGTTGAACAAACGTCAGCATCAGACTCTCCTGGATAGTTTTGCCCCGCACCTGCGTTAACCGTAGTAGCATGGTCAGGTAAAGTAATCATCCCCCAAGCAGGACCATTTTGCACAAGTACAATAGTTGGTTCTAACTTACAGGTAAACGTATACATTTGACTAGGATAGGCTTTACGTCTAACGTCGATGGCTATAACACCAGAACGTTTATAAGTACCTGCACCCATACCGTGGTTAGTGGTAACACCTAACTGTACGCTATAAGACGCATTAGACATCCCTTTCCAAACCCCTGGATCAACGTTATCCACATTACCAGAGATTACACGGAAAGACCATTCAAAGTCAGCTGGACTCCAACCATCTGGAGTGATCCGCGTGTTAACTACCACTATATCAGAATCTATGCCATCCGGAGCACCAGATATCTGAGTGTCGTAAAGGTGATGACCTACCACGTTCTTAGCTGAGGTGCCAGTACCATAATGCATGATGTAGCTAACCATAACAGTTTCAAACAAATTCGGTCTCAAATGGTCTAAGTCTTTAGTTACCGTGTAAACCAAATCTGGTAACGTCATACCAGTCCAGTTAGGAGCAACTGGGGCAGTGATTTCAGCAGTGGGAGTTAAATCCACGTTAAACGTAATGACATCACTAGGGTATAACTTACGACGCAATGAGATCGTGCCTGTAAAGTTACGAGATGAGGCCCCTAACCCAGATACAGCAGAGTTGTGACTAACCTGTACCATCAGATACTTAGAGCCAGTTAAAACTTGTGTCCATGTCCCCAATTGGTTAACATCAGCACCAGCAGAACCAGAGAAATTACCACTTACTAAAATTTCTACATCACTAGCAGCAATCCCAGTAGGTAACCATTTACCAGCACTTAACTGAGTGTTGTCAGCTGAGCCATGCACACTACGGTTAATAGAAACGTTACCGTTACTGCTAAAATAAATACCAATCATTTCAGCAATAGCGTTAGGGTTCTCCGGTGTGAAAGGTACAGAGTGTTTAGCAGTTCTAACCCCTGCCCAGTTAGTAGCAGGCCACTGATAAGCAGGTGGTGCACCATACTCTACCTGAGACCATAAACGTAAAGGTATAGTAACCACATCACTAGGATATGATTTTCTACGCATCTGGATAGAACCCTGATACTGTCGGTAAGCTGAACCTACGGCTGGAGTGATAGCAATAGAAGATTGCAACACTTTAGTACCAGCTGCAAATGAAACCCAATTAGCTTTCAGTTCATCCCACTCAGAACCAGTAGCATGTCCTGCTCCAGTTCCAGACGCCGTCATTACTGACCGCATTTCTATTTGGCTAGGGTTAACGCCAGGCGGTAACCAACTACCGCTACCTAGTTGTTTCTGGGTGCTACCTACAATCACAGAACCGCTGGCATCAAATGTAAGTCTAATGGCTTCACTTAACGCCCCCGATACACCTGGGTTGAGTTCAACAGTTTTAGTCTCACTGAAATCCCCACTCCAACCAGCAATACTAGGCCACTCTAAAGGTAGAGGCGGTTTAACAACCACAGTGTTAGATAGTACGAAATCACCAGACACAAAGTTATCTGGTAACAGCGCACCACCTTCTCTATAACCACGAGTAGATCTTTGACGAACGCTTAATCGAATGGTGCGGGTGTCTGTGTATGTACCTGGAGCAGCGCTGTTAGCAGCTGCACTAGACAACATAATCACATAACCTTGCGTCACTTGAGTCCACGCAGCAACTGGGTTACCTAATGAACCGCCACCCGTTATGCCGACTACTTCACATAAAACATCATAGTCAGTTGTTGCTGTCTCTGCGTCATCTCTTCTCCATCTAGTACTTAAAACTAAAACCCATGCTCCAGTGTGGTTCATCGTGAAGAAGTTTAAAGTACCGTTTAGGTTAAACTCAGCTTTGGCGTTAGCAGGGAAACTACCAGTGTTACCATCTGGATTGTGATAGTTAGTAGCAGCATTGTTAGTACTACTAATAGTTTTAGTCCATGCACTAACAGGAATGAATAAACTAGGATTAACTGACAACGTTAGATTCGCTGTGATAACCCCAGAGGTTTTGTTAGTGTTAGGGAAGTCAGTTCTACGTAAATGTATTCTGACTTTAGGTTGAGATACGATTGACCCTTCAGCTTGAGTAGCATGGTTGTAAACTAACTGACCACGTAAAGTAGTCCCTGGATGCCCAACGGTAAGTCTGGTCCATGCATCAAAAGGAATGCCCCCATCTAGAGTCCAACCAGTCCCACTAACTAACTCGTAACGTACTTCGAAGTCTACACCTGCTGGCACCTTAGCTTCATCCCACAACGGTGGTTGGGCTAATGAATACAGCACGTCATTTTTTCTTGCATTGGGGTTGCTGTGGATATCAGGGGATTGTGCAGTTATCTCACAACGGCCATCTGCTAAAATACGGCAAGCTAAATCCACTTTGGTTAACAGTGCTCTTGATGGCTGTCTATAAATTACCGGAGTAGTTATAGGGCCAGTATTGTCTAACCATGGTAAAGGATTAAAACGAGGTACTGAACCTAAAGCGGCAAAAATGTCACGCAAGTCAGTATCTAGTCTAACGTGACCAACGTTTTCATGGTAACGATCACCTAGCGCTAATTGCGCGTATTTGTCTTTAGCATCTACATTGTTTTCACTAAAGAAACCAGTGTCCAGGGGATAACGAGCATCCCCTGGAGCTAGAGGTTCAAATATGGTGTCTAGGTCAATTACGCGTAATAGGTAACCTGACATTAAACAGTCCTCTTTTTAATCAACCTTAGAACAACCACCTACTAAACTCAGGTATAGAGCTAGTTTAGTTTCGTCCACTGAAAGGAATCCGTGTTCTGGGGATTCATGGACAAACTGCGGCAGCACTTTTTGTACATCTTGCGCTAGTACACCCCAACCTTTAGTGCCCCAGAAATGTTCTGGTACACATGGATGTTTCTTCCACACCCATTCGTAGTAAGGTAATGCACCCTTATTAGAAATCATTTGGGTGATGTCCTTAAAACGTTTATCAGACATAAAGGTAGAACCACTATGCATAAACTGTTTGTTGGTATCGAAGTAGGCCATGACTTGACCAGCTGCGTTAACAAACTCCATTTTACCATTAGTTACTTGGATAGCACCAGCTGGAGTACCATCAGCACTAGTTAACTGTAACTTATGACCAGTCCAAACAACCCCATCGTCTAACACCACAGCAGCTCTACCGCGTTGCTTAGCAGTAGTAGTAGGTTCATATGTGGCAATAGCATTAGTGACTATGTTTACAGTGCCTGGAGCTGGACAGTAATACACTCGAGAGAAATGGTGGTTCTTATAGAAACGACCTTTCTTCAGAATGTCTTTAGGTGTCTTAGCAGTTAATACATACGTAGTACCGTTCCACTCAGATACTTGCTGGTTGTGAGTGGCTACGATAACTGGGTTAGCACCTGTTCTACGTAAAGTTTTCCACTTAGCTGCCGCTTGAGAGAAAGAGACATAACCTAAGTTAACTGCACCAGCAAATACTTGAGTTTGCACTTTAGAGTTTAGGTCATAAGCAACTTCTGGTAAATAGTCGCCACCTGGGTTAGTGGTAGACATATACAGAACAGTACCTACTCGGCGCACTCGCAACTTAACCACACCTGCTGTATAGCCTGCCCAACCATTAGGGTAGTTTAACAGACCTGGAATAGTAGCTAGAGCCGTAGCTCCTTGACCACCAAAGTCATAAGTTAAAGTCATACTAGCAATAGCTGTAGGAGCCCCTGATGATGTAGGGTTAGATGCAGATCTCAGCAAAGATAAGTTACGCATCTTGCCCTCTACAACGGCTAAGCCCAGAGAGATACCGATATAGTCATCATCAGCATTAGTAGAACTTACTTCCACTTCAAAGACGTAGTCACCACTGACTTGCTCAGGACACACTAACCCAATCAAACTGTTAGAGTTAATAGTACTGAGCACCGCATCTGATGCAGCGTCATAACTCCAACCAGTCAACTCACCTGGAGTACCAGTCAGACTGTTACCACTCATTGCGATACGTTGCCATGAGTTATACACCTGAAGGAAATTCTCACGAGCGGCTAACTGCGTAGTTAGATCAGCAGCATTTTCTACTACAGCTACGTTGTTTAAAACGTAATCGCTGATCGTACTGAAGGCTGCTGCTGCACCTGTGTAATAAGCTAACTGTCCTTCCTGACCAGACTTACCTACTATGTCAATCTCTTTAGATATCTTTTGTGCTAACTGATAAGCAGTAACATAGTTAATGTTACCTTCACCCTTTAACACTGCCTCTAAACTTTCACGATACACGTTAGCAAAACGATCAATGCCTAATTGCACCAACGATAACTTATGCGGGTTTAAACTGTCGCCAGCATGAGCAGAGATACGGTCGTTTAGTTTTGAAGATTCTAAAGTGAAGGCTGTTACTAAGTTTTGCAAAGCTGTAACCATAGCGTCATAACCGACACTACCACTCACGTGATGTAAGTGAGTTAGTACATCATACACTAACGGCGCATCAACAACTTTATCCCAAGTAGTTAAACGTGGGTCTAACAGTTTGTTAGCCAGTACTTCTAACGCTGTAGTTTCATCGATGGTATATTCACCACCCAGCGTTTGATAAGGCTCTAGTTTAAATGTGCCATCTAAGGTGTTATCTAAAAGTATGATAGACCCATAAACCTCTGGGTATGGGGATGTATTAGAAGCAGCAACAAAACGATGTCCTGGAACCCAATCAATCCCTTTCTGTAAAGTCTTACCAGTACCTGGATGTTTGACTACCATACTGCGAGCAAAATAAGGGGCTGCTTTTGGAACGATGAATCTAAAATCTCTACCATTAGCCGGGGTTATGGTATGTGATTCTGATGGGATTTTATTACTGAATGCTAATCCAGACGGATCGAATGGATAAGTAAAAACTTTAGGAGTCATAATCTGGTTGCCTCACTTTTGGAGATTAAAGGGTCGCATACAATTGAACACGACTTCTTCCCTATATTGTACTGACACTTACTCATACAGTAGCTGTGGTACCGAAGAGATTTTATCATTTTACGAAGGAGCTACTTATGTATCAAATGCTTTCAGCCGTAGGTCTGCTAGATAACCTAGATGGTAAGTACCATCCAGTTGATGTTGGCAACATGTCAATGGCTGACATTTACACTAAATACGTTAGTGTGTATCTTACCTTAACCCATTCGGTTGTAAGTGGTAAGTTCATTCTCAACATGGCTAAACTGCCACCTGAAGTTAAAATCCAGCATTATACTTTAACGCAGTATTTACAATCTATCGGTAATACTACTTTACCTGTAGAACCTACTGAGGTCGCTTTAGATTATAAAACGGTTAGGTCTTTGCAGTTATGGAACTGTGGTTTTAGTTTTAAGCCTATGAACAGATCCATGCATCCAGATATGGATATCTCCTGGGACCAACAGAGAGACCTTTATGGTACTCATCCTACAGGTAATAAAGATAACCTAACTAAGTATGGGTTATTCACAGTTAACGGGTTTGTGCACTTAGCTGATACTGTAGCTGAAGGGGTCTGTATTTATGACGGTTGTAAGACTGGACGTATTGGCGATGATACTCAGGTAGGTCTCTTAGATTTCCAATCTATCGGTGCTATTAAGTGTTATCCAATAACTAAGAGCATGTTATTTAAACGCTCTGAGTCGGCGTCTTATAAAGAAAGCGTTTATATCAAGTCACCAGTTAGCATGGCAGGCAAAACTCCATTCCTAGTGTTAGGTGGCTTCCTACACGCACTAGATGGACTCTATTCTGCTGTTAGTGATAACGTATTGAAGTTTGATTTCTATCGCTACAGCTGGGTTAAACGTTTTAACTTAGCCAAAAAAGATATTGATCTATCGCCACTTAAGGTAGAAGTTTTACCTAATGGCACGTATGCTTACGCTAGCTTAATGAGCGACGCAGTTATTGCAGAATGGTTTAGTTTATCACAGTCCTTTATTGTATTGATAGATACCAAAGACTTGAACGTAAGTACTATGGAAGTTGAATACTCTGGGTTACCTGGAGTGTACTACACTTACACGAAACCTAGATACCCATTAATCCTAGGTGATGGTAAAATAGCTGAATATAGTATCTCTGACCAACGTAACGGTTGGGTGCTTCGTACGGCTAAGTACTTACAAGATCAGTTTGCCTTTGAGCTGACCGATCGTGCTGGTTGGACTGGTACGCCAATGCATAGAGTTACTACCGAACCTAAACTACCAGCGTTAGCTAGGTTCTTAATTATTTCTAAAACGATTGAGGTTCCTGTTGATGATACTCCTTAAGTTTTTAAAAGACAACTGGTTGACCATATTCATTTGCTTAGCGGTTGCGGCAATGGTCGCAAGTGCTTATAATTTAGGTAAGACGTTCGGTAACTTAGAAAAGTACATGGAGTTATCACCGATCATAACTGCGCTGGAAAACGAAAAGACAGTTAACTTGGAAAAGAACCTGAAGTTGCAACAAGAGGTTACTAAGCTGACTAATGATTTTGCTGATCAACTGAATGTAGCATTTAACCATATAGATGAAAGTTACCAAAAGGGGTTACAAGATGGGAAGAAGAAACCTGAAGCTATTATTGCTGAGTATGCTGCTGCTAATAAGCGGTTGTCAATCGACCTCAAGCGAGCCAAAGTTAGAACCAGTTGTGATACTGACTCCAATGGTAGTGCCACCACCTCCGGCCTCAGTGATGATACCGAGAGAGCAGAACTTTCGGACGCGGCTGCTGGATTTCTTATCACCGAAGCCGATAGAGCAGACGAAGTAGTTCTACAGTTAACTGCATGTCAAGCTGTATCTGCTAAGTACTACACTAACCTAGTAGAACTTAACAAAAAAATAAGTGCTTTAGAAAAGCGGTGAAAAGGAGGGAGCATTAGCTCCCTCCTTATGCCGTTAAGTTACAGAATCAACGCCCAAGCTGTATCGTAGTTACGAACCCAAGTTAATGCACTTTTCTTGATGAACGAACCACCTTCAGGGACATCTACTGTAGATAAACCAATGTGCTTTAACTGACAGGTGACTCGGTCAGGTAAAGTATTGATTACATCAAGGTGGCTGAGTATAATTTCAACCCAACGTTTTTGTTGTGCAGATAGTGCTAACACTGGGGTTTTGTTATTGGTGTTTTTAGTGTGAATGAATCGCACCTTAGCACGAGTTTTAAGCTGCTTAGTACTTGCATCAAACGCATCTAAAGTTAAACGCAACTCTAACACTGCATCAACCTGATGGACAGGTAGATCAAATAACATAGACCAGATATCAGTAGGCATAGCAACTTCTAACGCTTTCCAGAAATCCCCAACAGGGTTAGGTGTGATAATCTCGTCTAGCGACTTAACCTTAGCCAGTTCCACATATTCAGGATGAGCTAGCCTACAGGCTCTAATCCCCATTTCCGTAAGTTCGCCATTACGGTAAACTGTAGAGTCCTCTGAGTAGCGATAATACTCATCAAAGGTTTTTACTAGCCACGCGTAACCCTCATAGGTAACCTCAGACCAATCCCCAGTAGCTTTAGCTGTAGACACTGAGTTCATCATCGTGCAGTGTACTAAATATTCCTTAGCTAAATGCAGCATGGTAGGCATATCTAACTTAGCAAATGGGGCTAACCAAGGTTTTGCCACATATAAAGAAATTGCTCTTTCAATACAAGTAGCATGCTTAGACACTTGGTTAAGTGCTACTACTGTTGCTGCATAATCATCAGAAATCATTTTAGTAAGTTCCATTACAGAATCCTTTTATTTTAATAGGTAAACGGCATATTAGGGAGAGTCAACCTCTCCCTAACTAAATTATTTTATCCATGATCCAACTTTTTCTTTACACATGTCCCAAATATCAGCAAAGCTCCAGATAGGTATCTGTGCAGCTATGGTGAATATAATGCGCAGAGCGCTTTGTCGCCACCCGTAGTAGTCTTCGGGTACTTTACAATACACTACTTCAATAGGGTAGCTTTTAACTAGTTCTAAAGAGGTAGGTGATACCATTACATCAATACGGTTTTCTGGATCTGGTTCCTCATTACGTAACGCTAATCGTAAAGCATCCATAATCATTTTCTTAACTTCCACGTCCCATAAGAAAATCCCAGTAACTCCGTAATCGAATCTGGCAAAACAATAATTATAGACTGGCACTTTTACGTAAACGTCGGTGTACTGATCTAGTGGACTGTAACAGAAGTTATAGAATTCAGTACTGTTTCTAAAGTGTCCAACTATGTTAATCCCTGGAACCGCATGTCCTTGGTTACGGATATCTAACAGCTGTTTGCGAGATAGGGATACCTTAACCCACACAGCGCCAAACTCATGAGGTAAGAGCTGCGCTACTGCAATAACAAGAACTGCAACCATCCCTAGGATAGTGAAGAGGATGTAACCTGCGTTAAAGGTATTCTGGAAAATAAAATGCAAGAGTACTATGTACCCAATGAAGCCTAGCAGTAAAGGCATTTGTTTTATGTGTAAGAAATCTTTTAACTTGCGCATATCGGTATTCCTTTTATTATAGGTAAATGTCAGAGCGAGAGTGGAACCATTTTAAACAAACCACTATTGAGTTGAATATGTAAAAGTCTAGCACGGATTACCTGTTTATCCACCTTAGCGGTATAAGACTTATCAGCAAATCCCCACACTACTAGTTCAGCAGCTGCATAAGGTTCATGCATACTTTTAGCTACTTTAATGTCTTCCCCTATTAAATCCCAGTCTACGTTCTCATAAGAAGCAAATATGAGAGCAGCTATGTTTTTCCAGTATTCTAATTCTAATGGCATGACACAATCCCCAAAACTAGGGAGAGGTTTCCCTCTCCCTATAAACCATAATAGTTAGTCGATTAAAGTAACACGGATTGAAATAGACAAGCCGTGGTCATCATCAACTTCTACGATTTCACAGTTTTCAGTGAACGTAGTACCTACACCTGGCACACGAGCAAAGAAACGCTCTTTAAGGCGAGTAAACGCTTGTGCGTGTTGTGCTAGTGCTACGGCAGTAGTAGTTTCATCTGGGGCTGTAATGGTAGTCCCTACAGTTAACAGGAACGAGAGCAACTCGGTTACTGTAGCCTGTTTAAGCTCACCACGCATTTCAGGTTTCTTCATGTTGGTTACAAGGACACCGTCCTCGTTAATGAAGTCAGATACTAAGAACGGCATTTTGGTACTTTGCAGATTAACGACGAAGTCAAACTCCTTGGCCGCTGCTTTCGCTGCTTGCTCACGAGCAGCTCGCTCTGACTCACGCACATCTAAGTCAAACTCAGTTTCTACCTTAGCAATCTGATTTTGAATGTCAGCTTCAGACTCTTCTTCCAATGTAAACGTTAAGTCTACACGGCGGAAAGTGAACGCCACGGTTAAGTAACCAATGTTCATTGGCAAATACGTAAACGCTTGGCTGTGAGCATTTAAAACATACTCACGGATTTGTGCATAAATCAGTGGGTCAGTTAGAGCTGCTTGAGTTTGGTTAGCATACTCTTGGTAATCTGCTAAATTGCCCCAAGGGTAAATCTCTAGTTCGCCTAACCATTCGCTTACACGCTTAATACATTGCGCAGCATCTGGCGATTCAACGGTGAGTGACATCGACTCAGCCCAATCGATGTCTGTACCAAATGCTACCATCTGGTTACCATTGATTTGAATTGCGGTAGTGATTTGTGGTGTAGACACTGGAACGTTTTGTGAAGCTTCCATTGAACATTTCCTTTTAGAATAATAGGATATAGTTAAGTCTATATCCTAAGGGTGATATATATCTTGGGGTATTTCGAATTAGTCGTTCCTGACTCTCCTAGAAACCTCAGAGAAAACACTTACTGGAGTAGGAGGTGTTCTTCCTATAGCTGCCATCAAGAGCTCAGTTCTTTCTTTGTTAATGATACCGAAGTATTTCCATATAACCATACCTGGTACACCGAAGGGTAGAGCTATCTCTGTCCATCCAGGTAACGTTTTCATATGGTAACTTACGTATGCCATACAGAGGATGTAGGTAATGGAACTAGCAAATACCAAGAACGTCATAATAGCTACAACGATACTTCTAGATAGTCCAGACTTAGAACCATCTACAACATTCTGTAACTCTTTCCTGTAACTCGTTAAATCTAATCCATCATTGAGTTCTGTCTCCAATATCAAGTTGGCTTCTGTGGGTGGTAAGTCGGATATCATCTCTAAGGCAGATGACCCAGTGAAATGAACAATGTCATAAGTGTTAGGGCTATATTTGTTAATAAGCTCCAGCACTTGTTGTCCTTCTGGTTTAACTATAGATAATGGTTGAACATTGATTAATTCTAATAGCTGTCTAACTTTCATGGCGTGAATCCTCGTGAGTAAATCACACCATGTTACTTAAAGTCTAGCTAGTTTAGCCTTTAGACTGTCTTTTATAATAATGGTAACTGGAGTAACTGGCTTCTGAGGTATCAGGTCAATGATATCAGAAGGTGCAGTTGCAGCGGCATTGTTTTGCTTATCTGTCCACCCAGACCACACGTTAATGTAATCACGTTTAACGTCCGGAGGTAGTTTAACAGCAGGTTGAATCTCATAAAGTTCTTTAAGCTTTTGTATCATTGCCCTAGGAACACTATCCTTTCTTCCAGCAAACCTTACACGCTGATGCTCTTTAATCTCTATCACTAAGCAATCTAACGCTAAGTCCATAATAAAGATTTTTCTGTTAGTAGTTTCCATGTCAGATAACACAGACCAACTACAGAAAACAAAACGAGAAGTTTTTAAAGCTTCTCTGAGCATCATCACAGTTTCAGTAGGTCCTATAGCCCCATACGGTGTAATTGATACGGCATTAGCTTTCGGCCCATATGTAGCACCAGCAAAGATTTCAGCATCTACTACTTCTGAGCACATAACAGAAGGGACAAATATAACCGTTGGAACAATCATACTAACCCTCCTGCAATAGGTCGTATATAGCTTTAGTAGCACCACCCATGGTGTTATCTATTTCGATGTAACCTCTAGTACTACCCATAACTTTAAACCCTTGCTGACGTCGCATAGCTTCTTCTGCATCACTAGGGTCATAAGAGTTACCCTCACGACTACAAGCCAGACGACGTTTCATTTCATCTGGGGTAATCGTCAGTAAAAACTTAGATACCTTGATGTCAGCAAAAACGTCCCCTACTACTAACTCGTCTAGAGCGAGAACGTACTTTAGGTCGTCGGCTAACAACCCTTGATACACGAGTGACGTTAAATTGAACCTGTCGTACAGTACAATCGTATTGTCGTCTTTCAATAACGGCAGAACGCTTTCTCTTAAGGTAATATCCCGACTCGCATAAAAGAGCAGCGCTTTGTACTTTTTTGCTTGCTTAAGACCAGCGGTATCAAAAAGCAATTCCCGAATAGTTTCAGCAAATGGGTGACCGCCTGGTTCTCTGTATATGTGTACAGTATAACCAGCGTCTGTTAAAATCTTAGCCAATGCTGCCAGCGTAGTACTTTTACCTACATAGTCAGCTCCATCGACAATAGCAATTTGTCCCATTGTCCTCTCCTTAGACTAAACAGCATTTCTTGTACTTAAGTCCACTGCCGCAACGACAAGGTTTGTTCCTAATAGTCCCCTCACCTGGATACATCGCGTGATGCGGACGATTAGGGGTTTCCCACAGACTGTTATTTTGTCTAGACAGTTTACGCTTTTTAAGTTTTACCATCGCAAATCACCTTTTATTTTTATGGAGACAACATTTCTTGTATTTGAGACCACTACCACATTCACATGACGTGTTACGCATTTTACCTTTGCGAGGTTCCCATGCAACATATGGTTTTGGTTGTGGGGTATATTGGCTACTTAGTGCAGTTGCTTCTTTACTATACTTAGTCATCATACCTCACCCTTTATTATTTAAACAACACTTTTTATACTTGAGACCGCTACCGCAGTAGCATGGAGCATTGCGATTAGTGCCAGCGCGCTTAGGTGGTTCAGCAGGTGGAGGTGGTTCAACCTCAGGTTGCCTTTCATTAAGTCTGGCAATAGCTTCATAGATAACCATGTTGTTAAACCCACTAGGGGTTCTAACATGACCTATGGTACCCACTAACACACTGTTGGTCTTATGACGTTCTTGGTACTCTTCTACAGTAGATTCCTTTTGCATAATGGTTGGCCACTCTATTGTAACTTTGTCTAAGATTTTATCTACCACAGTACTTATAGAACGTTGTGTGTTATTCACCACATGTACTCCAGGCATAATCGACTGAAGTGTTAGATAGTAAATGTGCACACTTAGATGCTCATGAAGTTCCTCAGTAGACACGTTCTCGGTTAAACCTAAATTCGGTTGGTTGATGTAAAAAACTAAATCAAACTCCCTAGCTTCAGTAGACTGGTATTTATACTCATGCGCATAAGCTATTACAATAACTTCACCTTGAAAGATACCATGGGCATCGTATTCAGTTAATGAGGTTAAAGAACCCACATACAACGTGGTACACAAATGAGCATTCATTAAGCTGCTAAGATTTCTAGCGATTAGATTTAACTCTGCAAAAGGTGGTCCTCCTACTATCAATATTCGCGCCTTAGGCGGAATATCGTTTACTTGTTTTGGCATGAACATGGCAGATGTCCTATAAATGAATTCATTACATACTACGTATGAATAATTTATAACTGTTCTTCCTCCTTAAACACCCATGGGTATTTAGTTTTAGCTAACCAGTAAAGTTCATCTGTGGTTAGGTTAGCTATTTTTAAAAGTAGATCAAATACATATTCTTCATCTACATCTTCAGATGCAAGGTGATCTCTTAAAGAGTAAAAAAGTTTAACTAGTCCTGGTATAACGAATTTGCTATCCCAGTAAGTATATGTGATAACGGTACATTCCTGTATAGCTTGCAAAAGAACATCCCCATCCATAACTAAAAAGTACATCGCTCCACGATATATGGTGCCTTTTGTTCCCTTACCTAAACTTTTTGAGATTTCTCGATAATTATCTTTACCTGTCAATAACATTTTAACTTTAACACGACGAGTATTGTGTAGGTATTCTAGCACATACGGATCATACCCGCCATGCGTGCAACATTTACGAAACCCTAATATTCTTTTCCCCGTTAAGTCAATTTCATTTTTTACTTTTGAAGATTTGTATGCTTTCCAAGCCTCTTTTCTAGAACGTACTTCTTTAGCAGTTGCAGTTAATTCCATACTTCCCCCTTGTTTATTCCATTGAGGCCACTAACGTAATCCAACCAGCTACCAGTGCACTAACGACCTCACGAAGATCAGGAGGAAGAACGCTCAAACTAGTCTGGTAATGTAACCTTCCACATTTGCCGTAAAACAAAGTCATTAATGCTTCTCCAGTTAATAACAGTATCTGGGCTAACTCTGTGCGGTCAACATCCTGCGTTTTTAGTAGGTTACGCATCAGTTGTAAGACTTTATTATGCCTGTGAGTTACATTATCGATAAGGTCACAGGTAGGTCTCTCTGCTACCTGAGCAAATGACTTTGTGGGTAGTACCAAAAACCCATAGTCATTCACACTCAAATACAACAGTAGTAAATTTTGATTATACGACAGGGTGTGGTTTCGTTGTTTCTGCTTTATTTTCTCTAGTTCCCGTACAGCAGCGGCAGGTAAAAATAATGAATCGACGTGTTCCATGTTGAAATCCTTTTATTGTAGTTTACTACTTAGGTAATATATATCTTCATTAGGTTGCACAAGACCGCAAAAAAAAAAAGCCCCGAAGGGCTTAGACGTAAGTTTTACAAACCGTCAAAAAGTCCACGATATCCTGTGGTACCACAAAGAACAATTTGTCTTCAGCCGACATATTGTTTTCAAACTCATCGATGA